TCGGGACGACGGTCTCGTTTCCGATTCCGCCAGAGAGACTTCTATCACCGACAGTTAGATTCTGGAGGATCTTAATGAAAACTCCTTCCCAAGACTTTTTCTTGGTAGTTGCCCTTATCCCGTTTCCACGATGAACCTACAAATCCGTGGATACTCTCAGCAGCATTCCCTCAGTGGTATGAGGACTCATGCATCGAATTGCTGGACGATTCTCAGAGGTACCACCCTCCTTAACTCATCCCCTCTCTTAGTTGGGCGGCATAGTGAAAGAACACCACTTTCCCAAACGAGGTTTTCTCTACCGCGTGGCTTACACCATTGCGCTTAGGGGTCGGTAATACCACCTAAGTTTATAGACCCGAGAACTGGGGTCTTTTTATAATGTTAAAGAACGTAATAGAAAAGATTATACATAGATAATTTTTCTTGTACACATTTTTTTAATAAATTATGTGCTATTACTTCTTCTGAACAAACGCGTAGAGTTTTTCAGCCTCAATAATGATATCTTCAGACGTAAACGGATCTATTGGCTTGCGCGCATAGTGCCGATCATTATCTGCAAGAAAGTGCTCATTAGATTCAAGTCGGCTGACTCTCTCACTGACGATACCCATCGCCATTCCCAGCAGTTCTGTTCGGAGCTGGTACCCGCTTTTGTTACTATCACTCATTTTTTCTCCTTTGTGTGTGTGTTATGAGTATTGAGCATACGCTCTATTAATACTAAACAAAAGAAATGTCTTGTATAATAAGTTTATATTTTTAAACAAAGACACTGGATCGACCCACCAGATTTTAGAAATTCTCCTACATCAACTGGTCTTGTTTTTATTCCATGGTTATTTTTTAGAACTTTTTCTACTTCTGAGTGTCTAGATGGTATCAATAGCGTCTCATTAACCAGCATAGAGTTACACATAAACAACCTGGCATCTGCTTCACTTATAGGAATTAAATTAATTACTTCGGACAGTTTTTCTATTTCTCCGGATTTGAAAGCATCAGGAAAATATATTGCATGAGTATCTGAAACCTTGCAAAAACACGTGTCTAGATGATAATATCTAGGGTCTACTAATTCTAAACTAATAAGTTGCAACCCTAAGGCGCCCGCAGTGATCTCTAGAGATAAAAGATCAGATCTATAACCATAACCACCAATTAGCGTGTTAGAGTGTATCAGAGAATCACCACAACCTTCGAATGATAATCCTGGAACTATATCGACAACAGAGAACCCCTCGTTGATAAACCACTTTCTAAAATGGGTCGATTCTCCCTTTCTTTCATCATGTTTCATAGAAGAAATGACAAAAGTCTTTCCAGAAACGATGCCAGCATTGGCAGTAAAAACCATATCTGGTAAACCGGACTGCGGAGAAATTGTTTTTACAACACCACCAGATTCCTGTATTGCTTTGACAAGACCCAACCACTGATCTTGTGACAATCTGTTGTCTACTGGATCTCCTGTCATCCATGGATTGATAGAATAATCAATTTTAAAGTGATCCGGTGGGCATAAAAGAAAAGTATCCATATTATTAAATATGGAAAATTATATTATCATTCAATAGATTGAATAAGACCTGCGCTGATCCAGTCTTCTAGACCGTCCTGCCAAACTAAGGAGCCGTCCGAAGACAATCCTGTTAGTGACATAATAGCAGCTGTTCCTAGCGTAACTATGACAGGTCTCAATTCTGAATCTGAAAATGTCTGAGTTGGATTTTCACAACTCATTTCACAAATAGAATTAGTAGGATTTTCAAAATCACAATGGTCTGAATCTACAATCTTCACAATTTGATAATCGGTCATCATTCTAAACAGGTCTAATCCATTATTTTCACCATTGCATGTTGACGGTTCACCCATGATAAAAAACGCCGGAGAAGATACGTGGTCTGCATAAGCCCGGCCAATAAAATCATCTACACCAGGAACGTCCTCTGTGTCTGTTGTATCTAATCCTAAAACACCGATAGCATTGCTGTCTTCGGCCGCGGCAATAATTGCCGCCAGTCCACCCGCAGAATGCCCAGCATATACTACGTTTTCACTGCCATGTATCATAGCTAGCTCAATCATATTCTGGCCGTTCATTTCGTGATCAACACCAAAAAATACGTTGTAATGACATAATGTAGGAAGTAAAACTTCAACACCCCATGATGCTAGGTGTTCTGCCCAGCCTGTCATAACTCCAGAGCCCCGGGCGAAACCATGTCCTAGAACAACAACCGGTGGATCATCAACATCAGGTGTATGTATTTCATATTCCATGCTAGAACAGTTTGTTACAGTAGCTGTTCTTATTTCTTTTGTTGAATAATAACCGCCAGATTGAGAAAAATCGGTAACAGGCTGATCAGTATCTTCAGTAGATTCAGGGCTGGCCGAATCTTCACTTTCAACAACAGTTTCTTCTTCTTCGGGAATAGAAGTTTCTTCATTTTCTTCCGTAGTATCAGAAAATATATCACCTTGTACCTTTTCTGAATCGTGAGTTATTCCAACTTCGCAAGCTGTTATCACAGCAAGCAGCAATACAATACTGGGTTTCATTTCAAATATCTCCAACTGCTGATAAAACTACAGGACAAGGGAAATTAAGCGCCATCTCAATCAATACACATCCTGCGCCCTGACAAGACTTAATAGTTACATCGAAATCCAGATCCATTTCTTCTTCTGAAACGATCGTACCCCGCATAACACTCTTGATCTTTAGCGTTGCGCTACCTCCCAACGCCGTATCTTCAATGTGCGTTTCATCGCAGACAAAAATACCACCATTTCCGATCTCACAACTTGTGTCATCGGTGTTGAACTGTGAAAGACTTCCATCTTTTACTGTGAATTTAGAAGGTACCATTTCGGTAACGTCTTGATACGCATTCACACCGCAATTATCGCTAACTGACCTTGGGTTAGAAACAGACCATTGCCCGTCTATGGGCACCAGCTCATTTTCGTATGTAGAAGAGTTAAGAAGATTTTCATAATCTCCTGTGTCACCCAGCGGATTCTTGGCTGGGGCGCAGGCAAATAGTGTCACTAAAAGAAATAAGGGATTTATCATTATTCTATAACCTCGCTAGCATCAAGTGCAGCCAAAACACCATCGATCGTCCAGAAAGCAGTGTATATTTCAGCATCAGCGACCCAAGACATGCCGCATTCAATCCACCATCTATTGTTCCATGACTTAGTACGGATGGTTTGATAAGAAAGTGTAACTGTGGTGTCTTGGCCAAATGAATTGTCTATCCAGTCACCAAAAAAGAAACCATTTAGAAGATCTTCTGCATCAGTATCGTAATAATAACGGAGGTCTTCGATGAAATCAGGAGTAATCTCTATCATCAGTTCTCCAAGAACAAAATAATCGTCCTTGTGGTCTTCAGTTGTCTCAATGGCAACCAAAGAGTAGGGAAGGTCTAGCGTAAGATGTGCAACCATCGCGATGACAACCGCTCTGGTACGTGAGGCTTCTTCGTGGTCTGCCAGATAATAATAGTGGTCCCACGCGTAAGAGGGTTCACCCCCAAGCAGCGCTTGCTCTAAATTCGCCAAATACCTTGATGCAAAGTCTACGACAATTCTTTTTGCCCAGTCCTGATCTTCGATCTCGCCACGTTCAATCGCTTGAATAATACGATTTGTTATATGACGATAAGTTGTTGGAAACATACCCCACGGATCATTACAATACTCGAATAAGCTCGCAATCTCATCGATTTTTTCGTAAATGTCATAGATGTCTTCAGATTCAGTTGTTTTTGTAAGGCCTACAATTCTATTGGCAGAAGAAGATGAAATTAGGTCGTTGTTGCACAGAGTATCATCATATAAAAGATCACCACCCGCCTCTTGATAGTTTGTTGGGTCTACTTCTATTTCTCTATTTTCGATGTATTCGACACTACCTGAATCTCCTGATTCTGGAACGGCACAACCCACAATAATTGCGCTAAAACATAAATAAACAGCTCTTTTTAACATATTTTAATCCAAAAAAATAGGACACCTGTAACCCGTGCCCTCCTGCGGTTTTCGACTACTCAGCAGCGGAATCGCCGGTATCAACAACTTCAGCAGTGTCGGCACCGGTGTCTTCATCTTTATCACCACATGCGCTCAAAAATCCGAGTGCAGCAATTGCAAGAAAAAATTTCATTATTCACCTCCAAGGCGAAAATATACTCATAGGTAAATTATTGTATATAGCTAACGAATTTTTTATTCGCTTTTATTTATAAACTACTCACTGTGCCTGATGACCAGTCTATTTCTGCGAATTCATTTACTGTGTTATCCCCTGTTATCACACGGGTGTCTGTCCATGTTAACATCCCATTGAGATAAATGTTAACAGTGACTTCATTGTCACCATAGACATCTGAAGTACTGCCTTGATAGTCATGAACGATCACAGTATATGTTCCGTCTATTTGAGGATCCAAAATATTAATATTTTCTGGTCCAGTCCCTGAAATATCGTCTAGGTCAAGTGAAGGATCGTCACCTTCGTATCCTGACAGTCCCCAATCCATATCATGTAGCCATTCGATAGACGGAGTACAGTTAGAATAATAACAATCTGTAGAAATATTGTTATAAGTTCCGCCTGGCGCTAGTAAGTGAAGATCCATGTCGTCGTTTGGAAACTCCCAAAACATCTCGATCCAAAGATTTTCAGCCGGAGTTGAGCTCAGTGTTACTTCACAAGGATCAGAAATGAGACCCAAATCATTAGTAACTACTAACCTTCCTATGTAGTCTCCTGCAAGATCGGGTGTAAATGGATATCGATTTGACGATCCAGCTGGCATCAAAGCTGTAGAGCCTTCTGGAATAGAGATTAACTCCCAATTATAGTCTATAATATCACCGCCGCCTGGATCGTATGAACTGTTTCCAACCCATGTTGCTGACTCAAAAGGAGGAGATACCGGGTTGGGTGTAGCATCACATAGTGCTATCGGGATTTCTGGATCTGGGTCTGCATCACCCGTCTCTTCTCTATCGGGAGGAAGCTCTTCAGGTTTGTCACCAGTATCTATCGTTGGCGTAGCTGTGTCTACACCTTCCGTCATTCCCTCCCCAAGGTTTTTTAAATCATAGTCTGAACAACCCAACAGCAAAAATAAAAATAAAATCGTGTTATTTCTCATGAGAATTACATATACAGCTTTCTGTCTTTCTACAGCATTTTATGACAGCCTCAGGCTCCTGCAAGGCTTCAGTGGACTGTGATTCTTTTTGGGTATTGTCATTTTTATGTGCTATTTCAAGGCTGGCAACAAGTAAAAATGTAAAAATAAATACCACTATGTCTCCAAAATGGTGGACCCGGCGGGAGTCGAACCCGCGTCCGCAATAACTTCAAAGTCGAGTCATTCACAGGTTTGTCTAATTTATTCCCAAATTAGAAAGGTAGCTACAAAATTCCCTTTTCCTATGTAGCCTTGGAAAACCACCTGTTTCCAGGGTAACCATTCTGATTTTTTATTTTTGCAGGATCTCTACCTGTTATCTTAAGTTGGGTATCAAGGTCTTAAGAAACCCCGTCGAATTAAGCGGCTAAGCGCTGTTCGTAGTGATAATTGTTGTTGGCAATTAAAGTTTTGAAACCGCGTTTAAGGTCAGCTATTTCGTGCGACCACCTGCACTCTCATTCTCCACTACCCCGTCGAAGCCGTTTCGGGCCCAAATCTCTACTTTTTCTCAGCTGAGATCGTGGAACGAACTAAATTCGCAGCTCTTGTTTTGAGATCACGCAATCCACGTCGTGCACGAACTCCTGCAGATTTATTTCCACGGGCGTTTTTGTGAACATCTAGTTCAAGACTTTCAACGAGGACCTTGATCTCTTCCCACTGGTTAAGAATGTTATCAGTTTCTGACATTTTTTTACTCCTTTAACGTCTAAGTGACATTATTATATATGCACACACAAAAGATTTTATCATTAATTATTGACAATCAGCGTGCTGCCTTTATTGATCTCTCCATCTGCCACGGCTTTGCAAGCATTAGAAAGATATTTCATATCCTTGATATTTTCAAGCTCCAAAGATAGTAGATAGACTAGCTGAACAATTTGTTTTTGCGAGACGCCAAAATTTAAAATCTCTTGTACTATTTCTCGACATCTAGCGCGATCTCTGATGTCCATCTCATCATCTGTTTCACCGTAAGACGTTAAATCACTCATTTCTATCCTCAAATACTTCTTCTCTTGTAAAAGATTCAATTTTAACTTTTGTTGATCCCAACATATGAAGAACCTTACCTGTAACAGTACCTTTGAATTCCTCTTTTGTTAAAATAATGGGCGGGGCCTCTAAATTAGTCTCATAGTAAAACTGAACTTCTTCCCAAACAGGGAGGTCACATTCATATGTTTCCAAAATCTTTGAAAGATTTGCAGGAAGTGATAGCTTTATATCATTTTTAGTCATGACTGACATCGACGATTCGCGCCCTACCACAATCTCAGACTTACAAAGATCATGAATTTTATGAACAACGCCACAATTGTTACAATGGCAGAATTTTTCAATCACTTTGTCTTCATCATCAACAACAGAAAAAACAACAAACTTATGAAAAAGTGGGTCCTTCATTTTTCTGTATTGAGGCAAAATACAGTGACATTGAATTAAATGTTTAAGTCCTCTCATAATAATCTTCTCATTTTTCTATTTATGGCTCTTCTTTCTTTTCTATTTACTCTCTCTAAAAAAGTAATTCCATCTAGGTGGTCTATTTCATGCTGAACACAAATAGCTTCTAAGTCTTTGAAGACTCTTGATTCTCGTTCTCCGTTGATGCTTAGATAACTAATTTGAACTGTACTGTACCTTTGAACAGCAACTTCCACACCGGGAAAGCTTAGGCATCCTTCTTTTTCATAAGACTCTCCTCGGCCTTCTCTGATTACTGGATTAATAAAGCATAAGGGCTCTTCTTGATCTTCTGAGCAGTCCATCACAAAGATCCTATTCAAATATCCTGCCTGATTTGCCGCTAAACCTACTCCCTTTGATTCGTACATCAAGTCTAACATTTTATCAATTTGAGCAATCACCTTGTCGTCAATTTTTTCAACTTCTTTGCAAGGCGATGATAAGGACGGATCTGGGTATTTGAGTATTTTTTCACTTTTCATTTTGAATGTTTGTCCGCCACAGCCGACGAAGCCCAAGAATCAGGTTTAGTTCTTATAGGGAACCCTGTGCTTTTAGCATAACCGGTGAGTTGTTCAGCGTATTTACCTGTTGCGCCTTTATCTGGAGAAGTGCTAATGTCTAGGTGTAGTTCTAAATTAGCCTCTGGGCACGTTTCTGATATCATCAAGGTGGTATTTACTGTTTTTGTCACTTCTTCTAGCATTCTTGTAACAAGCAGCCTAAAAGGGCCCACAGGCACTCTGTCTCTTTTAAGAAAATACCTTCCACCTTGTTGATTTTCTGCACCATGAAGACAAACCGCAGTTACAAAAACGCATATGTCTTTTGTCATAAAACTATCAGTACCTATAAAAATTCGCCCCTTGTCTTTTGTGTGTGCCCTTAATTCTACTATCAGGTCATCGATATCGATTGTATTTCCTTTTGGGTCAAACCAAAAATTACTTTTTAACAGGCTCATTTATTAAAGCTCCAGATGTATTTTTAATTAGAAGTGCACTGTTATGACAAACTCTCATACAATTAATAAAGCTACCAGCCGGAATCTTTTTTACTCTATTGAAAAACTTTTCTAATCCCTCTATTATAATAGGGTTTTCTTTTTTATCGTGTGCAGCAGCAAAGTCTTTTATTGAAAACATTCCAAAATCTCTAGCTATAGGGATTGTTCTAAAAGCAGCATCAATATTGATTTTAGTCTTTCTAATTTCACTATCAGACGTGTTTTTTGAAGGTGTAAAATGAATGCTTCTCCCACTCAGAGCCTTCATCCTGTATTGCATTGTCCTGTCAAACAACTCTAAAGAGAAAGGGTCTAAGTTTTTTCTTTTTGCTTCAGCGTTCTTTTTAACTCTGTTTAAATGGTGGTGAATCTGTGCTGTTTTTGTATTGTTGATAAAGATAATCTTACTAGGCTTTATTTCAACTCGATCAACCAGTTTAATTTCACTATAATCAATAGATGATATGAGATTCCCTTTCAAGTATGATACCGGGTCAGTGTCACAAACAACAGACATGTCAACAAAAGAGTTGATCGATTTTTCATCCTTTAATAGTTTTACAGGAAATATATTTAAAGCCTTTCTTTGCATGTTTACAAACAGTGTCTGTAAAACTTCATCTGCGTAACCTTGTGACACAATAACCATGGGATCTGTATTTTTAGATGCAAATTCTAATATGTGGTGTATCTCAGCTACGCTTTCAATGACACCATCAATAATTATCACTTTTGCAAAAGAATGATCCCAACTGTTACTCTTAATAAAAAATTCATTAAACGTCTCAACGTCAAAAGAAAACGCGTTTTTTATTTCAATAGTAGGATTTTCTATCTTTGAATCTTCAACAAAGAATTTACCAGACAAGCCTGTGGATACGAAAGCCTCTTCTAGTGCATGGCGTGTTATTTCACACCCAGACGCCTGGCTTACAAATTTTATAACTTCTTTTTTTCTCGTAGGAGAAACTATCTTTTCAATCATTTCAAATGATGGGCATTTAATATCATCATTTGATGACTTAAGTAAGTTAATTGTGTACCATAATCCAAAATCAGAAAAAAAGGGTGCTTTATAAAAAAGCTCCAGGCTTTGTTGCGTCACAAAATCTATAATGGGTCGTGAAAGATTTTTCTCATATGTGAGACATTGAAACTTGTCTGATATGTTTGAAAGATAAAATATTTTATCGTCCGCATTCGAAAACAATGCGTTCCCTGTTTGAAATTGATTCAGCCTGGACCAAATTTCATCAATAGACTTTCTATATTCATCTTCATACAAGTCATTAGACAGCACGTTTACAAAGCTCATAAGATACTATACCGCATTAAATGCCATGGTTAAAGTTATCGAAAAAAGCCTAATCGTCGTCTGATCTAGACTTGCCGAAACCTGAAAATGCTGACGCAAGTGAGTCAGTTGCATTTCTAAGTCGTTCTGCTTCACCCTGCTTGGCTTCGGCTATCTTTTCTTTCTCTGCGGCCGTTACAGCAAATCTCATAATCGCTGAAGACACACCTAACGTAATTAAAGTTATGCCCAAAGTGCTCAAATCATATGCACCAGCAGCTGCCGTTCCACAAACAACTAAGACCTCAGGGAACTGAAATCTTATTCCATCATTTTTAATACCAAATCTCATCGTATACTCCTGTTTAAAAATACACGCTAGAGTCTAATTGTATAAATCAAGAATCGCGCCAGAGGTTGTTGCTAGCATACGTTAGAATTTCTTCAGCTGACTCAGGTGTGTAACCGTATTCATCAATCATGGTCTGAACCATCTCATTATACTTCTTCTGCTGATCATCATCCCTTGATTTGCTCTTTGTGACGACACGCGCAAGATCTTTAATAGAGGTCATGAGATATGATTCAATCGCTTCTTTTAGTGGCGCGTAACTTGTATAGTCGATTCGCTCTTTTCTTCTCATTTTAGCAAACATATACGCTGTAACGTCTGACCTAAAACCATCCCGAGCAGAACCTGTAATACCGATTGTCTCTTCTATTGCACGCATGAAGTTTTCATCAGGATCCATAGATTCTTTTGTAACTCGATTCTTCATGCTCTGCTTAGTTGTAAAAGCCTCAGCATTATCTAGATAAGTGTCAAATAGTGACTGTGCTTGCTCTTCGTAAGCAGTAACAAATGCTTTTGCAATTTCATTCTCAAGCATTTTTAAGTACTCTTCTCTGATCACTTTTCTTAACAGTTCTAAGCAGTGTGCCCTGAATTCTGCATCGATTAACTGCTCGTTAACTTGTCTGATAAGTGAATTCATCACTGAGATGGGTGTGATCATTTCGTTTTCTGAATCACTCAAGGCATTGTCTACGGCTTTCATTATAAACCTTGTAGAAATACCATTCATTCCCTCGTCTCTTGACTCATCTCTCAGATCTTTAATGTCTACCTTCTTGACCCTGCCCTTTTCAATTACGTCTTCGCCGTTATAGATCTTCATTTTCGTCATAGGATCGCACTTCTGGCTTGTGTGAAGCCTAGAAAGGACAGAGAACATTGAGGCAATTCTCAGTGTGTGAGGTGCAATGTGCGCATTAAAGTCAGATCTTGAAAGAATCTTTTCATAAATTTTAATTTCTTGATCAAGTTCTAAAACGTACGGAACGTTAATTTTTACTACGCGATCTAAGATAGCTTCGTTTGTATGTTCACTTTGAAATTTATTCCATTCAGCTTCGTTACAGTGAGCAACAATCACACCGTCGAAGTATATCATATCATGCTTCCCTGGAGATGGAACCCTCTTCTCCTGCGTCGCAGTGATTATTGTATGGAGAAACTCAATCTCATTTTTGAACACCTCAACTAGCTCTACAATCCCTCTGTTACCTACATTGAAAGCGCCATTAAGGGACAGTACTCGAGGATCATCTTCAGCATATTTGTCAAGCTTTGAAATGTCTTCTGACCCTATTAGAACAGAAACATCCTGACTGTTTGCATCCATGGGTGGGACTGAAGCTATTCCTCTTCTAGCCCTTTGAGAAAACGTTGTTTCTTTAACAACAAAATTTTCGTATTCGCGGCCGTACTCTTCAAACAGCAGGTGCCTGGCAACCGGTGATATGTCACCCTCTATTTTCACACCCAGCAATTCCTCAAACTGGCTTCGAAGCCCCCGGGGTATTAAGTGTAAAGGCTCACCCCTCTGAGGATCACCTTGTAAATAAAAGTATCTTTCACCATCTAATGCACGCTTAATATGTTCTGTAAGAGCCGACTTACCAGCACCAACTGGACCCATCAAGAGCAATACTTGTCGTGATTCCTCACCTCTTTTAGATGCAGAGTTTAGAAATCTCATAACCTTGGCAATAACTTTTTCCATCCCAAAAAATTCAGATTGAAAATAATCATATGTTTTCAATGATTCGCCACCAAATAGTTTGTGACATCTTTCATCATTCTCATTCATCGACTGGACGCCGTGCCCTTCTATTGCTTCTGTAAGACGCTTATGAGCTAATTTTGCGATAGACGGGTTTTTTCTTATAATCTCTAGATACTCAATAAAAGTACCTTCAAACTTATCATCAGTCTTCTTAGCTCTTTGCTCTTTGATTATTTTTAAAAAATCTTTTGATGCAGCCATTATTACCTCTCAATTTTATTATATTGGGTGCGTTTTAATTATAAATTAAATTTCCCAAGGTTCCTCTTCAATTATCGTATTTAACTTTACGACATCTTCCCAAAGCTCTGATATGCTCTTAACTACGTTTTCTGCATATGAAAGCTCTAGATCTCTTCCGTCGTGATCATGATAAAGGACAAGAACGTTTCCTGCCTCTATTTCCGAAACACCGATCACCGGGATACTGTTTACTCCCGTATTTCTTATCATGTCTTCTCTAATTGGTTCCCATCCATCTTCATCAGAAATTTCATCGATAGTGTATGCGTTTTTCTTGGGGGAGTAACTAAACAAATTCAAGTCTTCAAAATCTTGACGATTCATTAATGCTCTAATTGCAGCTACGTCATGGAATACTTCTCGAACAAAAAAGCATTCATCTATTCCTCTTTCTTTTTCTAATCTTTGAAAGAGGTGGAAGCCGACATGATATGGGTTAATACCACCCACATGCGGTCTTACTACTTGATTGTGTGTTTTTAGAAAAGGTATGTGAATGTCTTGAGGTACTTCGAGTTCGTGCATAATCTTATAATGCCAGAAACTAGCCCAACCTTCATTCAGTATTTTTGTTTTGATTTGAGGAATAAAATATAGAGATTCTGTTCGAACGATATCAATCAAATCTCTTTCCCAATCAGAGAGATGTGTACCATGTTCTACAATAAACCCTAGTAAATCGACGTCATAAGAAAGCGGGATTTTTTCTATGTCTACATTCTTGTATTCACCCTTTTCATCGAATCTTATTTTTTCTGTTAATTCATTTTTGATTGTATCGTGAGGAATTCTTTCCTGACCGTCTCTGTACGTTTGAAATCTAATGGTGTGAGCAGCATCTAAAATCTTTTCAACCTTTTCGATACCGATGCTGGGATCTTCGATATAACCCTGTATTCTATTTCTAGCATTTCTAAACCTAGAAATAACAGTTTCGGGTCGAGTATCTTTAAATTGAGGATTATTTTTAAAGAAATCACTATGACCCACACAGTGTGCCATAATCAACACCTGCATAAATAGTGGGTTTTCTCTCATCAAGTATGCTATTGATGGGTTGGAATTGATAATCAACTCGTACGGTAGGCCTTCGAGACCCATGTTATACATTTGATGGGTTCTTTCAAACGATTTGCCGTAAGACCAGTGACCGTAATGAGACGGTAGACCATGATAAGACATGTGCCCAATCATTTCGTAGTAGTCACATATCTCATAATTGATGGGAAACCAGTCTAGATTATAATCCCTTGACATGTCAATAATACGACTATCCCAGTTTTCTAAGTCTGATATTTTCCAATCACTCATCTATCTTTCCTCCAAATATTCTTGAAAAAGCCGGCCAGATGTCATCTTTTGAAGTGAGCATAATATTTTTAAACTTTTTGTCGACCATGTGCTCATATTCTTTAGACATAAGGGACTGCTCAAACCGACTCCACTTTGGCTCTTCTTCATGCGGCAAGATTTCAATAAAACAATATAGCTGTGCCAGGTTTTTGATCTTGAGTGACTCATTAATAGCCCTAGGGTTGTCTTCAGGCCAATTATCACCATCTGAGCAGTGGAATGCGTAAATATTCCATGAATCAGGATGATAGCGCTTAGATATTATTTCATTTGCAAGCTTGGGCGCGGATGAAATGTAAGTACCTCCGGAGGTCATGACTTTAAAAAAGTCATCTTCATTTACTTCTTTTGCTTTAGTTGTATGAGCGAGAAAGACAATTTCTGTATTTTCATACCGATGGTTGATAAACTGATATAATAGGAAAAAGAATGATCTTGCTATAAACTTTTTCTTTTGTGTCATCGAGCCTGACACGTCCATCATGAAGAATATTACAGCATTTGAATTTTCACGGGGTGTAGGTTTAATATAGTGATACTTTAAATCATTTTGATGAAATGGAAATCTTTCCTCTTCTTCTGGGTCATAGTCACCTGTTCTCTGCGCTGCTTTTTTTCTTCTAATTTTGTTCTTAAGTGTTTCTTTCTTTGAAAGTCTTGGCCTAATCCCTTCTGATCGATAGCCCTTTCTCCTGAGCTTTTCTCCCATGATGTTCTTCATCTGCTTCTTTTCAAGCTCAGGAAGGTTCAGGTCGTCAAACAGGTAAGCCGCTAATTCTTCGAGAGATATTTCTACTTCGTAGATTTCTTCGCCCTCTTCATTGCCTGCCTTGTTACCTGGCTTTTTTTCTTTGCCCTTCTTTTGAATGGATTGCCCACGAGTGATGTCTGCACCAGGTGCGCTACCTACTTTTCTATTTTTAGAATTTTCACCATATATGAATCTATACTCTTTGATACCTCTGACTGGTATCTTGATCTTCTTCTTGCCATCTTTTCCAATAATAGACTCATCTGAAACGATATCATGAATACCTTCCTTGATGGCTCTTTCTATCTTTTTCTTGTGTCTAGATCTGTCACTAGCTGAACGATCTGAGTGTGTTTTATGATGTTTAAAAATGGACATAATAAAATTCTATTCCAATATTGAGTTTTGTATCAGCTCATGAATATAGGCTTCACTGTAACCCCTTAGTGTAGATTTTATCACCATATTCTTGTCAATAAACATAAATGTGGGCCATGACTCCACTGGTGGGCCCGAAATACCATTTGGATCCAGCATTTCTCGATCACCACCCAGGACGAAATGGTCGTCCAATCCGTACGTGTCAGACCATAATTGTAAGTCTGCTAAATCTACGGGCTGACCTGACAGATCATCAATTAAAATTGTGATAAATTCTAGGTCTTCTTCTGCATATTGGTCAGATATTGATTGTATAGATCCAGCAGTAACTCGACAATAACCGCACCACATTGTACTAAAGTCTAGAACAATAGGTTTTCCAATGTGATCATAGAGTTCAAAATCTTCTCCATGTTGGTCTGTTAGCTGCAAATTACACATGTGTTCTTCCTGGGTGTAACCGCAGTCGTCCCAAGTAACAAGGCTTTCAGGTTCAGATGGTGAAGAATCTTTTGAGTTGGATCCGCATGATTCGCCGCAGCCAACAAGAAAAATTGAAAAGAAAAGTGCTTTTAAGCTGAGATTTGATAACATAATACATCCCTCTTATAATATATAGGATGTTTTCCTAGACCTTGAACTTTCTCCAAGCAAATCTTTTTCTTTTCGCCAGGTAGTTTACATCTACATCATGGTCGTAAGCCTCTTGTTCAAACCTAATTCTATAGTAAGCTGTTTCCTTGTTTCTATATTTTATTAAACCGTGCAGCCAGTCCCACACATAGAGGACATAAAAACCCACGACTAAAAGTTCACTGTACTGTTTGATGTGTATCGACTCATGGTTTATAGTTCTGTCATTCCCTTCATCTCTAATAAAGATAAAGGGCCAAAGAGTGATTGCATATGCATTAATAACCCAGCTCAAAGCCTTAGGCACCCAACTATTTTTTACTATAATGGGTATTTTCATGCTTGATCTCCTGAAATTTTTAAATGGGCCCACTCAATTGCAGGTTTTAAATGAGCGTGACATTTTGAGAGCATAGTGTCATAATCGACCCAATCCCAACCATGATGTTCATACTCTCCAGTCTCTGGGTTCTTTTTAATTTTCGGTGTTTGTGAAGTTTCAGCTATCCAACATCTTGTCTTTGGTGTATCAAAAGAATCTTCACCCCACCTAAAATCCAGAACGGTAATGTTTGCCTCCTCTTCCACTTCGCGAAGAGCTGTTTCAAAATGGCTACCATGATCGTCTGTATCCATCCTGCCTTTCGGGATATCATACTTTCCATAAATTTTAAGACCTAAAAATAGGCCTTTTTCATTGATAACTATGATCCCTGCACCTTGTGGGCTTTCAAAAAGGTATTGAAGTGACTCATTTACCCCCTCTTTAGCAATTTTTAAAATCATGTCTAAGTGACGTTGATCAATTCCGGGTGGCGTACCGCCATGAAAGTCCAAAAGTATATTGATTGCATTTTTATATTTATTCTTCTGTTTTTCAGAAGGTGAGGAAGAAATATTGTGAAGCATATCTGCTAGCTTCACTCTTAGTGCTGTACCAGAAAGGCTTGTCACGTACTGCGAATAGTCAACATTTTTATCATGTGTTAAAGAACGAACGACATCAATTACTTCATTTTTGACCTGTTCGTTTTCGATACTTTGACCAATCCTATCTAAGACTTCTTCTTCAGACTTAAATACACCCCCTTTTTCATAATCTTCTAAAGCATCATGTAGTAGTGCAGCTAGCTGGCCTATTTTATCTGACGGATAGAATCTCCTCATTATGTTTCTAACAGCCTTTGGGTGCTCATAATAAGGTTCGCCAGATCTTCTACGTTGATCTCTGTGTACCTCTTCACCTGCTCGATAGGTATCTGCATAGGTATCAGAAGTAATAACCTCAGAAATGTATTCTCTAATTAATCTTGACATGTTTTTGCTGACCACCAGGAATAAGTATTATCTGAAGAGGATTTTTTAATATGGCAACAAGAACAAGAAACTTTGGTGCAGGTGTTGTAAAAATTAACGAAGGGCTAATAATTTCGGGTTCTGATCCACAAGTATACGTCAGTGGAAACATCAACATAGACTCGCTCACAGAACCTCGCATTCAATTTCAAATAGGCGGTGAAGACAGAGCCAAGATTCTTGTCAATACGTCGAACAACCTGGTTTTCCACAATCAATTTGTCAATAAACACATTGTTTTTAAGGCGAATGATCAAGGTGTCACCCGAGAGGGTTTTCGTATCGATGGGGCAGTACCTGAAGTTGTTGTCAATCAGGGTTCAGAATCAATGATTGATTTTCGTGTAGAATCAAACAACAATACACACATGCTTTTCGTGGATGGGGGAAATGAAAAAGTAGGTATTGGAACAGCTTCTCCCTCCACCACATTTCATGCATATGCTAATGTATCCAATGCGTACGTAGCCACAATTGACAATGACCAAGCCTCAGCAGGACATGTTCTAAAGCTTCTAACAGACGGAAACGGATCTGGAACACGAATACTAGAAATGGAAGACGGCGACGGCGATGTTATTTTCCGGGCCCGCGCCGATGGTCGGTTTGGCTTTGGGCCCGACGGTGTCAGCAGTATGGGCGCCGGCACTTTCGTAGTGGGTATTGATAATTCTTCTCATACAGCTGACATAGCGATATCGAAAAGACTTCAGCATCTCGGAGACTCAAACACGTATCTAGACTTCCCTTCAGCCGATACCTTCAACCTTGTAGCAGGCGGCAATTCTTTCCTTAAATACGATAGTGGAAATATTCTACTAAACAATGCAAATGCAGATGTTGACACAAAGATTATGGCTGATAATGGCGCTGTAGTGCTACATGTTGATGCTGGAACGAACAGGGTTGGTGTTGGTACGACTGGGCCCGATCGGGCGCTAGATGTGCTAGATTCATCAAACCCGCAGATGAGATTGTCACACACAGACGGATCAAATTATGTTGATTTTCAAGCTAGTGCAGCTGGTGATCTAATTCTGACAGGATCGGCTTCAAACGCAACATACATCTTTACATCAGCTGGAAATGCAAAGATCAACGTACAATCAAATGCAGGGGACGGCGATGCCGAAGTAGGATTTAGTGTCGATGCAGGAGCAAATATTGCGTGGTCGTTAGGTGTTGACGATGGCGACTCAGATAAGTTTAAAATAGGTGGATCAACAATTGGAGCAAATACTCGCCTTACAATTGACTCTAACGGTCATGTAGGAGTAGGCACTACTAATCCAGCTAGCACGCTCTCAGTGGCAGGATCAATAGCAGTAAACGTTACATACTTTGGTCAAGCGAATGATCCAGGAACAACGTACACAATGAATGCTACAGATTGTGTTGTTATCGCCAATACACGACCAACAGCACAGGGTGGTATCGATAGCGCAATAACGATAACACTTCCAGATGCATCTGACTTCCCTGGACGCATTGTCACAATCAAGGATGGCGCAGGCTATAGTGATGTAAATGCTATCAATATTAACGCAGCATCAGGCGACAATCTAGACGGAAACCCATCAACTACTACTACGAATCTACCTACTCCAGCAAGCTTTAAGACACTAGTATCTGACGGTGTCAATAGCTGGTATGAGATAGGTAGCTAGAATTCTTCATCGTGATTTGAAGAAAATGGGAACTTTACTACATTCTCTGGAAGTATAACATCGTCTTCTGCTTCTGATTTGTCGATTGCTTCGAGCAATATACCGTTTTTAATCAATTCTTTTTTCGAACATGTTCCAGGTGCCAGTTCTATTCCAGAATTGTCATACAAGTAAATTATTTCTTTTCCAGGAGTACCGACATGAGCAATTCTTACAATTCCTGTGCCAGGCAATAACCATAGTTGTCCGGGTAATACAGGAAAAAGTTCATTTTTTTGATAACTCTTTATGACAACTGTCATACCTAAAATCAACCCTATAAAACTAGATCCTAGTATTAGCATTGACAAAGTGATGGGTTCTATATTCATTTTAAAGTTATGGAGCCACTGATAGGGTTCGAACCTACGACCTGCTGATTACAAATCAGCTGCTCTACCAACTGAGCTACAGTGGCAATTATTAAATTATTTTCAATACTTCCCATGATGATTCGCGAGTGGGAGTTATTACTTCAAATCCGTCACCCGGGGCCAGTCCCAACATGGCTTTTCCGAAAGGTGAGACGTAACTTATCTCACCCTGCGAAGGGTCTGATTCATGAATACCTACAATAGTAATTGTTTTAATTTCATCTGTATCTAAATTTTGAACCTCTGCAGACCTACCAAAAGATACAACATCACTAGACATGTCGGGTGCTGTAATAGAAGAAGTATCGATAATTTCTTTAAGATCATCTATAGACTTTTCAACTTTTGATCTTTCATTAATAGCAGTAGCATATTTTGAGTCTTCTCTAAAGTCACCATCACCCATCGCATCAGCGACTTCTTTTTGAGCTGCCTTTAATTTCTTATTTAAGTTTTCAAACTTTTGTATAAGCTTTTTATAGCCACCACTTGTTATAAGGTGTCTATTCATTTGTCTGTTCCCCCTCTTTTGCCTTGTAATAGAAAATAGTAAATCTACCATCCGAACATACTAGAGGTAGATTATCGTCAAATAGTTGATCAGCAAACATTGTAGGTATTACTAGAAATTCTGAATCGTTCCAAAAACTATCTGTTTCGCTGTAATCTTTTTTGCAAGAAACCAAAATACCTCCTGTTCCTACTTCCATATTGGGGGAAGAACAAAAGTCTTTGTCCATGTTTACTAGAAGGGCATCTAAGCACATACTAGACGTGTGTATAAAATCTTTGCCTGCATATTCTATAATGTTTTGCTTAATGCAACCAGTCGCGAAAACTAACGATAGTGAAAATAAAATTGATCTCATGCATTATTATAGTATGTAAACTAGAAATTTATAAGTCTTTTTGCCTCTCTACTAATTCGCTACTACTTTGGATTTTTTGACCACCTAAATTCCAAACAAGTTCTATGCCTAATTGATCACAGAGGGCAACTTCAGGTGTGTTGTTGTTTTTTCTGTCCCCTCCGTTTCCGAAGTAGTCAATGTCCATGGTATTTTTAAGATCAGCAATGGATTCACAAACAGAGTCGTCGTCATCCTTACCTTGGATTACAGCAACGACCCCCTTGAATGCAGATAAAATTTCAGCTCTTTCAGACCATGGCATAAAAATATACCCCTTTTTTCTTTGAAGCCAATCATCTGAATTTGCGATAATTACTACGTCCCCAACATCAGCGGCCGATTGAATCATTCTTACATGTCCTACGTGAACCGGGTCGAACCCTCCACTTAATGCGATCTTTTTATTTTTCATAAGTCACCACGAATAATAGTTACTATATGATGCAAGGAATCTATTGTGTATGATTTTTCAAAAATCAAGAAATTTTTTGTAAGTTTGACAAAGAAAACATTAAGAATTTGTGTACTGGTTTCCTTAGGTATTTTTGTAGTGTACCCTACGGGAATTAGCACCAAAAGTGAAATATATCAAAAGAGGTCAAATATACCTGAGACAAACAATCCTTTCCCTTTTGATTCGTTCGCATTCATATCAGTTGAGTCTGAATTATTTTCTGGCAATGAATCAGTTGGAGGAATGACGTCTAGCGCATCAGGTATTGTCGTCATGACAAATGATCAAGTCCACACTTACATTTTAACAGCTGGTCATGTGTGTGACCCAGCTTATGAGACAAAGGGTGTGTATCCCATCAACATGTCAGCAAAATCAGACGTGTCAGTCTATGACTATTTTGGCAATCTTCATGAAACTGAAGTATTAGGTGTAGACTATAATCACGATCTTTGTCTACTGCGATCCCCAGATATCTGGACACCAGGCGTTACGTTGTCTAAGTATCAATCAAAAATAGGTGAAAAAGTATACGCCATCTCTGCTCCACACTCAATATTTTCTCCTGGAAATGCGTTGCTGTTTGACGGATATTTTACAGGTTTTGACCCTGGAAATAATGCCTTCTATACAATTCCAACAAAACCAGGAAGTTCTGGTGCGGGAGTCTTGAATGACAGCGGAGAGTTAATAGGAATAATTCACAGCGCTCCGGGTTCATTTGAAAATCTTGCAATAGCCTCGTCGATCAAAAATGTAAAGTACTTCTTATTTGAATACGTCAACCCAGTAGTGACTTTCTAGACCTTTTAGGTTTTTCAAAGCTGCATTTTTCTAAAAGGGCAATTCGCTGTCCACGCTCAATGGTCATGATTTGAACGCACGGGCCCCATTTTTCATCTATAAAAAAACCAGTAATTTTACCGGACAGTACAGTGCCGCCATAAGCTTCGAACCATATCTCATCAAGGAGCTTAAAACCCTCCATTTCTTCGATAGCGTCTTTCTTCACTACCTCTTTAACTGTTTTCTTCTTTTTACGTGCCATGATCTTTTAACTTTTTGATTAATTCAGTACATGAATCCGATAAATTAGTAGGTACTGCAATCCCCACCTTGACATATAGGTTTCCCGGGGCAGTTTTCATTCCCGGCATTCCCTTTCCACGAATCTCAAATACTTTTTCACCTTTAGTTCCCTTTTTTATCTTTATAGTTTCTTTACCCCACAAAGAATCAACGTTGATCTCTCCCCCAAGTACAAATGTTGAAAATGGTGCAGTTGTCTTTGAGTAAAGATCCTTTCCTTCTCTTTCAAATGATTTGTGCTGAGCTATTCTTATAACAACGTATGCATCCCCCGGCACTCGAGAAAGATTAACATGGTCTCCCTTCCCTGATATTCTGAGCCTATTTCCTTCCATCACACCAGGCGGAATATTGACATTAACGATATCAGTTTTTCTTTTGAACGCAGAGCCATTACATGATGAACATGGGTTAGTGATTACCTGACCTAATCCATGACATGCCGGGCAAGTCTGATTAAAAACCATGAAGCCTTGTTGTACTCCAACACGACCAGATCCGTTACACTGTCGACAATCTTCCGGTTTTGAACCTGCTGGATGTCCTCTACCGTCACAGGTATCACATGCGATTGATCGCTGTATTTTTACCTTTCTCATCCCGCCAAAAGCTGCTTCTTCTAGAAGAATGGTTTTCTCTGCTAAAACATCGCCATTTCTAAAATCTTGACGGGTTTCTTGTGCACGGCGCCTCGCATCTCCAAACCCTCTGCCAAAAAAATCACCAAAATGAGAAAAAATATCTTCAAAACCGTGAAATTCATGAGCACTGCCGCCACCACTGTCGTAGTGAGCCCTCTTTTTAGGATCAGACAGTACTGAATAGGCTTCTGATACTTCTTTAAATTTTGTTTCTGCCGTACTATCCCCGGGATTTTTGTCAGGATGGTACTTTAGAGCGAGTTTCCTATAAGCTTTCTTGATAGTGGTTTGATCAGCATCTTTTCCAACACCTAATATGTCATATAAATCATTTTTCATCGACTTTAAATTTTTGGATCACGAAGTCTCTGACCATTGATTTTCTAGATGCTTTCTGATATCTATCAGGATCGCTACCAGGAGGGCCAAACCACAAATTAAGCTCATATTGAGACACCCTCATGTCTTTCTCTAAACTACTTCTTAGTTTTCTATGAATCTTTCTAAATTTTCTCTTTATTTTCCTGCATTCATCATAGGAAAGGTTGGAAAAATTTTGATTCAATTCAAAAGTATTAAGGGTTGGAATAATCCCAAGATTAAGATATTCCAACCCTACTAAAATACTTTTAGCATTTCTATCACTCATTAGCCTGTTCATCTCCCTTAAAACTGTTCCTGAACTATCCAAAACAGAAAGAATTGCTAACTTTAATAGAACCTCACCTAACATTTCTCCCGAAGGGTGGTTACTAAGACCAGTCATCTTTTCACCTTACTTACTAGTCGTTATCAATTACGTTTGTAATCGATAATGAATTATATCTACAGTGTGGTTTTCTGTATAAGAGGGATTTTATTATTTTTTATTTCTCTAATCACAAAAGGTTTCATTGTTTTAATAACATCAGGCTTTGTGAAATTAACAGAGTTAGGTGCTTCTAAATCCTCGCACCTGTCTTGCGTCCCGTATTCCACATGAGCGATTTGAGAAGGTGCTTCACTACCTGCGGAAAAAGATGAGTAAGATGTAAGTAAGCCTATCAGACAAGCAGTAATAATAATATAGCGCTGCATTTTGCTATTCCTATTTTTTACGTCTTAAGTATTACTATTGAGGAATAATTTCTACATCTTGGGAAAACTTTTTTCTCTGGTAAATCTGAGCTTGATTTTTCATCCAAAAATTTGCCTCTTCCCCATTTTGAAATTCTTTTTCAAAAACTTCTTCCCATTCATCAGTCGCTTTATTGTATTCTTCTATGACAACGTAAGTAATTCCGGAACCTATGTGAACATGGGAAGACACACGAAACCCTTCTTGCTCCATCACATCCATGGGATCCATGTTCGGCGTGTGATACGACCTCCCGGGCTCTTCTTTAATGATGCCCTCGTCCAACCAAGCGTCCCTCTTTTTCATGATATCAGTAAGTTCCCTATTCCACGGCCCATCAGTTCCAGACATTGTGCACTTCGTCAAGACCTCTTCGGCTGTGAACTCTTCGACAACCTCTGGCTGAAACATGTCATAGTAGACGTCTTTCGGTATACCGTCGGGTTTTGTTATCTTTGTCTGGTCATCTAAAACCATATCACCCATCTCAACCCACGCATGGACAATCGGTTTGGGTGGCTTCTCCCACTTGTCTGTTACCTTTCCGTGAACGACCTTAAACTTGCTCAAATCATTAAGATCGGGATGTTTTACTCCGTCGCCTTCAGGGTCATCTGGCCTTGTATAGTGTTGTTCAAACCACATCTCAGCTTTTTGAACTGTAAAGGGGAAACATTGACCTATAGCAATTACATTTTCTCGAAGAAGTGCTCTTACCATTTCTCGAGTTGCATTTTCTTTAAGATGTTTTTTCAATAGAGTTAAAAGCTCTTCATCTTTCACTGCATATGCTCTCGGCCCGCCCGCGGCAGCTTCAATAGCCTCGATAGCTTTGCGCTGCTCATCAGCTGTAAGCATTTTAATTACATCTTCAGGGTGTTGTGTTGCTCTTAGCCCCCCGAGATTAAATGCATTTTGACGCCTTTCCCATGCAGCCATTTCTTCATCAGAAAGCCATGAAGGTCGAGTTGCCTTTCTTGTTCTGCCTCGGCCAAAACTTGAATCGTCAATTTGATCCCAAAGCTCATCTCTGTCCATGCTCTTGCCCAAGAATTCAATTTCCTTTCCCGCTTCGTTCCACACTTCCTCAGGGATTAGAACTTCAGAGCCACTGTCATACCTATGAATGCCACCTGACTTTTCTATAACCCAGTGCGGTACCTTATAAGCATACACATTTCCCGATCTTCCATGATTCATCGCGATATCAACTGGGTTAGGAGTTAAGAAAACACCAGACTTAACTGGGTTGTCAAGCCAATGTCTTTCCCAAACATCAGTCCCAGGAACGGTTACCATATCGCCCGTTCTTTCTCCAGTATCCGGATCTACGGCGTCACGATCCCACATTCGAAGGTAAGACATTTTAGTTTGAGGTCTCGCGGGCCGCTTATTAATATGGTATAAGACTCTTTTAGTTTTATCGTTACGACCGGTTCGTTCACTAAGAACTTGTCTAATGTACTCGTGAAGGAGATTCACTTGCAATCTCCTGCCTTAACTAAGTCTTCAACACCATCAGCATCCCAGATACAACCAGATGCCACATCCCACCCGTAATACCACATAACATCTCTTTTCTTATGTAAGTAAGGGCAAATCTCTATACCTGAGTATGCTTCAGCCACTTTCGGCCAATCAATCAGGTCTTCTTCTCTATCGTCAGGAAATACGGGATGAGGAACACTATATTTTTTAACAAACTTGTCAAAGTAATACTCGTCTGTTATGTGAAGTATATTGTATCCTTTATCTTTAAGTATGACGTTATAAGTCCCGTCATATTTGCTGTATCCGTCTGACAGTCCTGTTTCACAAAAAGCCTTCCAGTCCATTGCACTTCCGTCCTGGCACTCGTACCATAAGCCGTTTGGTTTTCTATCTACCTTTTGAGTAAATCCTGATATTTGCGGTTTGTCATCTACCCGAGTGCCCGGGCGACTATGATGTATTCTAAGCTTGTCTTTAGCGTAGATTGGAAATCCTTCCAGGAGAATGCTTCTTACAAATTCACGGATTAGAGCCTTTTGTTTCTTCTGAATTGTCACTTCTTTTCCGTCTCCTGTCTAGTTTTTTCTTCAATCTTTTAAGATTTTTAATATCGTCTTCTTGAATTTCAAGGGTAATAGGCTTTTCCCACTCAATAAGACGGTTATTAATAATATCTATTTTCCTTTCTGTAATATAATTCTTCCAGGCGATCCATAAAAGAAAAATAATAGCATAAAAGTCATAGATGTTAGCATCTAGTCTCGGACCGATTCTGGCGTTGACGAAGACAAAAGGAACCAGCCAAGCCATCGCCCAGGCGACTATTCCTACCTTGATAGCAGATGCTACAGGTTTCGCTAGGGCTCTCAAAGCCCCGGCGACGGATTGGAGACGAGAAGACCAGGGACGCATGTCTATAAATATAAATGTTTCTAGGATTTTATCTGTAAGCTAGAAAATTAATTTATGGGTGGATAAAAGGAAAAGGATCCCCAAAACAACAGGGATCCTCCAGGAGTCTTCTAGATATACTCTAGAGTCTATTCGACGTCAAACATGTCGGACAGGGATAAAGTTGAATATTTTCCGGTCTTTCGAGCCTTCTTCACGGCCCTCTCTACGCTAGCGTTCGCGCGAGAAGCCATCGGAGCAGGTGCAGATTCTTGTTTAACAACCTTCACGTTAAGTGGGCTCATGTCATGGGCAGCCTCTTGACCCTCTTTCTCTTGAGCGCGGTCCATTCTAGGAATTAAGTGCTTAAAAACCTTCTGGACTAGCTGTTCTGCCTGGACAAGATAGATCTGGACCCATTCAGGTAGATCGTCTTCATCGTGCAAGTGAGCACCCAGCAGACCTGAAAGATAATGGATTAACATTAATTGATCACGAGCGTACTGGCCTTCGTGAGCATCGGACTTCTGGTCACCATAATCGAGCATCATCCCTTCCCCGGGGATAGACGATGTCGGCTTTGATCCACACCCACATGCCTCGAGGATCGCCCGAGATGTAACACCCTCACTAGTTGGAATCAATGATAGAACATCATCTACCATTCTTTGCGCTTCGTCTTCGGAAACACCCATGTTCAAAAGATATCTCATGAGTTGTGTAAGCTCTTGAGTAGTATCTGGGATATTGCTAAGGTCGCCTCGCTCTACACCTCTAGCATCCGCAGGTTCTTGATCTTCGCGCCGTGCCGGATCTTTGTATGGTAGCTTATAAGCTTGCTTACGGGTCTTTCGCGCGAGCTGCCCTGTTTCAGCAACGATAGAGCTGCTTTTTTCCGCTAGCGTTCGAGATTCGGGCTCTCTCGCGTCCTCATTGAGGTCGCTCGAATCGCCCTTGGACTGGTCAATTCCTGTTTCATTAAAATCTCGCCAGCCATTCCAAAGATCATACGAAGAAATCTTCTTAGTCATTGTCTAGCTCCAGCTCACCATCTTCTGGTTTGACAATTTTATACTCAAGATGATGCTTCACCTTGCCGATCGCATCAGAGATGATTGCAATTTTAGATTGGCACCACTCGGGGATCTCATCTTCATCCTCTAGCATATTCCAGAGGTCAACACCGTATTCAGCTATCTTATAGAGTTGTTGGCGTGTCATACGAGACTTACCACCGTTGCCGAGCTTTCTTCCACCTTCGTCAGGTCCCATGCCGTCGCCGTCATGGTCAGGTTTAGCACCTTGGACTTTTGTAATAACACCGTGAGGAGGCTCCTCAGGAAGCATTTGAGGTAACTCCTCTCCGGGTTGCTCACTATGTCCGCCACAAGCTTCAATCAGCTTAAGAAGCTCACTTCTATCCATTTTTCTTGTCATTTTCTTCCCCTCATTAGGTCGAAGTGCTCGATGAGCCATGTATAGGTCATCCGAAGCCGCTTCGGGCCCGATTGACTCGAGAAATCCCACTAGAACTTGGTGGGAAGACATACCGCTTGGGTCTTCGTCGACAGCAATTGCTTCAAGCTTTTTATCGAATTCTCCAGTAGCATACACATCATTTCGCAGGAGGTCAAGAATGTGATCAGCAACTTGATTTGGAGTTTTCGCCCGTTGACCAAAGACTCTACCGAGCTCATATCGAAGACTATAGTAGCTTGTCTCTACATTAGGGTCAAGCATAATGTTCTCATTCATCTCCGCAGATATCTCTAAGATCATTCTACGTAGCTGTTTTGCTTCGAAGTGGTCAGTAGGCATTGATTCTAGTCCTCTAGAATACCAGCAAGCTTAGCGAGACGACGGTTATTGAATGATTCTTGAACGGGTTGACGTCCTTCCTCTTCTTCCGCAGCTTCGATGTGACCAGCCATCTCACTAGTAAGCGATTGTGTCTCTTCAAGTGCCTCTACTGTTGGACGATTCGGTTCGGTACCGGTTTGAGTATAAACTTCTTCAGCTTCACCCATGCGACCCACATTAATGTTGTCATGCCATGTTTCGCCGGCCTCAGCTCCACCGCGGAGGGCAGCAAGGACTTGCTCAATGCTGGCTCTTCCAGATTGAACAGCATTTCTCAAAGTTTCCAGAGCAGCATCAAAGCTGTCATCAGCCGCCGCGCGACCTTCAGGAGATCCGTACTGGCCTACGCCCTCTTCGACTTCGTCGACTTCATCAAGCTCTTCATTTTCAAAATAAGATTCTTCAACTTCGTCGAGGTCTTCATCCTCTTCAGTTTCAGCATATTCTTCAGATTCGGTAAGCGTCTCTCCACGAACAGCCTTAAGCTCTTCGAGGATCATCGCTCTCAGGTCCTTATTGGTAATTTTCATTGTTTTGCTTCCTTATAATTTCGAGGCTAAGCCTCATTGTTAAATACCACAAGCTATATTTATCATCTCCGGGGAAACTATTCCCTCCAGATGCTCATTAACAGCTACTATTTGTGTGATTTTTATAAAAATTTGCGTTCAACGACCTTCGCCGCTGCCTCCTTGTGCGTTCAAACCACTACGATCATGCCAGTCGTAGCTCGTAGCATCGTCAATGATGGGTTCCCCACCAGCGCCGGCAGCCCACGTGTAACAGGTACGAGCGGAATGGCACTTAAAGTGGTGCATCCAACAGTACCCAAGCGTTTCCCAGCCTCTCCCCTCGTCCATGGCGTCTTTGATCTCGTCCCACGTCATAAGCTCACCAGGCATGCACTCAGACATGCGAGGCGATATGTCAAACGCGGCACAATTCGAGCACTTCGATTCCTGCGCGGCTTCCGGCGTCGTACTCCAGTGATCCGCTAATCTCTCCCAATAGTCTTTATCTGAGGGGTTAAGCGGACCATACTGGATGTGCTTAGCCTTGATAGCGCTATCTCGATTCTTCGTATTAAGCTTTAAGTTTTGTGTTGCTGGGGGACACGCGAAGTCTTTTGCACGCCGCTTTGTATCTTCGACTAAGCGATCCATCTCTTGTTTAATAATAGACCTGAGAAGGTTTGGGCTGAGCTTCACGTTTATCCCCGTGATTATATCTTTTGGGTGATCGTGTTGTTCTTAAAGTCGCCAGGTCGCACCGTGTCTTCTTTCCCGGAAGCGAGGATCTCTTCTGCGCTAGCGTAGTACCTTTCCCCGGTGAGTGATGCGTTCATAGCGCTTTGGAATGAGTCGTACGTGCCGATCGCCTTTGGGAGTACGAAGAGCTGATACTGATCATCGGGCGTGCCTGGGAATCCCTTTCCTAAGATAACGTTCTGCCCGGATCTGGCAACGCCTCCTAGACCCTTAGGAGAATTAACTAGCCAGATGATAGGCAATTCCTTCTCCACGCCGTCTACCTTAAGCGTCTTTCCCTCGCTTAGAATGTTACTAATCTCTTCCTTGATGATCTCTCTAATTCTACTCTCTGAAATAAGCATAGTGTTTCTTCCTTTTAGTTGCTTGTTTTCTTCCTTGACACCTTGGATGAACATCTTAAGGTCTTCTGGATCCATTGGTGGCCTCTCTGCACCTATTAACTCGAGTATCTCTGTTCTTATTGCGTCGTAATCTTGACTTCGTTCAATATACGAACCAATTGCAGACTCAAATTCATCCGGGTCTTCGGCATCTAGTCTGTGGAGCTTCTCTGCCCCGATGTGTCTAACGATGTCTTGTGCACTCATCTGCATGAAGATGTTCCTCCGATACAATTAAATATCTCTTTGGTCCCTAAAAATTAATAGGGAGACCCTATTTTCAAGGGCCTCCCCCACGGAGCGATAATCGAGGTTATTACTAATGGCCGTCCGTATATCTATAATACTGCACCATTAACGCCTGTGTTAAATAACAAAAAGGGGGACGCCGAAGCGTCCCCCGAGTACTAGACTTATCAATTGATGATTAGCCTACTTGAACGTCACCATTGTAGCCGAACTCACTGTTAAGGAAGCCCTGAAGAGCCTGTGCCTCGCGAACCGTCATGGTGAGAGAGGTCTGGCTCGTGCTATAACCGGTATCCGTTGCTGGATTGGTCGTAATAGTGAGCGAGTTGCCCCCTGCCTTGTGAGCTGTTGCGTTGCGGGTGATGCCAAAGCTGAAGCGCTTGGTAGACTTAGTCTTAGTGTAATTACTCATGTGTTCATTTTCTCCTAAATTGTTGAACGTTGTGTCGGTATTTTCCGAACTCTGTAATACTACTGCAACGGGTCACCGTGTACAACTAAAAAGTTTTCGAAATTTTCTCCGGAAGAAATTTTTGAGTTTTACTTTTTTCCATTTTGAATAGCGCAGCTATTTTAGCTCTCTTCGTTGAAGGGGTAAAAAGTTTTCGGCAAGTTCTCCGGAAAAAAATGCGTAGACTTAGGCCCATCCCAGGGGGTACCCCCCGACTGAATACGGGGGCTGGGGGGCCCCGCCCTCTGGGGCCGGGGGCCCTAGGCTCTAGATAGGGGGGCCTGGGGTAGGGCGCCCTAGGTCTGCACGGGTAGGGGCCCCCGGGGCTATGGTAGGGGCGCCCTTACTGTCACCGGTCATGTAGATGGGGCGCGCCCTAGGCCTGCATGAGCCGATTGTATGTCTCCCTAGGGATGAGCTTTCCCTCTACTGTGCCGTCGTAGTTCTTAAAGATAACGAAGTTAAAGCGATTCGACGGGACAAGCTTAACCAGCTCGCATGCCTGATGCTCATCCTCGGTTGTATAACTACCCATATCCCACAGGATGGTGAACCAGCCGTTGCCATGAACCTCTGTGACCTTCCCTTGATACTTCCTGCCACCGGCATATGTGATTCGGTCCTCTACCATGTCGCCTACTTTAAGCATTGTCATACTCCTGCATTGCTTAGTGACATTCTTATTATATCCCGCGCCGCGGCGTCTTACATTTAGCTCGTGACAACTGTTAGCCTTTTTTGCTCATGAACCGTTGTAGTGTCGCCTTCTAAGACTTCCCATGTACAGTACTCAGCATCGTAAGACAGTCGCTTGCGCCGTACGACGACCCCCACCCTGCCAGTGTCCAGCCTTCCTCCCCACCGAGAGACCTTCCAGATCTTTACTAGATCACCGACTTTCATTGATAACCTCTGCATTCACAAAATCAAGATCACTGCGGGTCCACGTATCAAATTCGCCATCAATAAGAAATTCAAACTTATAGCCATCTGCCCATGTACAAACACCAATCCAGCTGTGGCGATCCATTTCAGTGATATAATCTACTTTGACGCAATCACCGACTTTCACTGATCACCTCTAAATCACGCAGAGAAAATTTCTCGCCACAATGCAGGATTACCCACGGGTGCCTTCGCGCCATGGGATTATCAGTAACAATCTCCATAATTATTCCAGTTGTTCCATTTTTTAGTCTTACTAGATCACCGACTTGCATCGATCACCTCTTCAATTTGTGTATAGTGAAAAGCCTTCAACACACCGTCAACTTTGATAATAGGGTTCTTGAACGAATCCAGATCGACGACTAGTCCCAACTTGCCAGCTGAAGGACCGTTCCTTCGTGTCGAGTCGTGAAGCTTTACTAGATCACCGACCTTCATTAATCACCTCAATCTGAGTCTCTGGCCAGACAACCATCGATCCATCACAGTCTAGAATATCCCACCAGCCTTCTGCAAACTCACCATAACTGACTAGCACTCCGATTCGCTCTTTGTCGAAAGAGCCCATAAACTTTACAATGTCACCGACTTTCATTGATGACCTCCATCAGAGATACCATTGACTGGGTGAAGTCTCCGTTGTCCCAAAGGACGTCTGCACTCAGTTGCTTCCTCGTGCGACCACTGGTCCAGACCTGCATGACGACACCTGTCTGTCTCTCACCCGGTGTCACCGTCGATCCCCAAGTGCCTTTAAACTTTATCAGATCTCCAACCTTCAGCACACCTTCTCCAACTCATCCTCGTCAAACTCAGCGACCTGACCCAGAACCATGACTTTGGCTGCGGGAATGTAGAGCCGCTTTGCCAAAGCAATGACCACACCGATCTGGCCTTCTGCTTCCGGCCATGCAGAATGGACACTGTTGTCATGAAGAATCCTGACCATGTCTCCTACAGCCAACTCCACTTCAGCACCCCACACAGTGCATGCACCATGGCATGTTGCAGGCTACCGCGATGATGGCGGGAACGATTGCGATGATTGCGAGTGTTCTAGTGATGTCTTGAGCAGCTTGTGCCATTTTGAGTACCTCTTGGTGAGAGTGACGTAAGGCGTTTCCTCCTTACATTCTTATAATACCACGCTCACCCGAGTCTTACACTAACTCAAGCCACTCCGCCTTGACACACCACTGGCGTCCGTCTTCCCACATAACGAGAATGTTGTCGTCTCTCATAAACTTCGGGAGGATCTTGACAACCAATCCGGAATGCGCGCGGTCTGGTTTGTGGCTGTACTTTACTAGAGAGCCTTCTTCGATTCTGGCTTTACCCATACTCCCTCCTTCATCCAGTAGTCGACGTCGCTACGAGAGACACCTTCAATTGAAGTCTCCAACGTCGTCCCCGGGATACCTGACCACAAGACCTCTACCCAATCACACGCTTCAGCGAACTCTTCGTCCGAGTCATAGGGCGTGATGTCCAGGATCACACCCGTCTCATCACCGCACTGCACCAAGTCACCGACTTTCACTGACTACCTCCAAAAACATTTCTTTCACTCTTCGCGTTGTCCCTGTCTCAGGCCACATGACGTGTACGATGTTGTACATAGAGTGCAGCCCTTGATCCTCATGCTTGACGACGATGCCGTGACCAGGTGGGTAGGCATGGATCCGACTCGAGTAGTTAACTATCTTTACTAGATCACCGACTTTCATCAATCACCTCGAGCTCCACCACCGGGATGTTCAATTTGCAGTCGTCGTACATCACAACTGCATGCAGCTCCGGGTCTACCTCTCGCCAGTCAATCATTGGACCCAGCTCATCTGTCCGCCAGACTTTCTTCTGAATCGTGTCGACAACAATTCCCGTACGGGTCGCGACCTGTTTTTCATCGATCTTCTTTAGTCTTACCAAATCACCTGTCTTCATGTACTCTCTCCACTCTTTCTCGCATAATCCAGTTGCACCTGCCATCAGCCCACAGTACGACTGGGTCACGCCTCCCCGGCCGTGGGTCTGATCCTTGATTGTCTGACCAATCGATAACAACCCCTGTCATCCGACTCTCCGAAAAGAGGTTCTTCACTAAGTCACCAATCTTCAGCATGCCAATCTCAACTCGTCTTCCCATACACCAATCATATGCCCATCGTCCCAAAGGATCACGCAGAAACAGTACTCACCGTTAACTGTGTGCTCGGTTTCGACAACAATGCCAACCGGAAGTCCTTCGACCCCCGGTTCGCGTTTCATCTGTACGAGATCTCCTACGTTCACTCAGCTCTCCGTCAGTGTCCTGGGCAGTGCATGCAAAGATCGAGCACTTCAGCCAAAACGATGATTGTTGGGAACATAGCGACGATCACCGTTCCAGTGATCTGATCTTGATATTTCTTGAGTGTTTCCATTGTCTCTTCCTTGGTGAGGAGGTTACGTTAGTAAGGTTGTTTTCCTTCCTTACATTCTTATTATATCCCGCGCCGCGGCGTCTTACACTGGATTACTCAGATTCCTTTACCACCTCGAGCCAGTCAGCCGGCTCCCAGTCTACGACCAGAGAGTCACACCACATCACACCGACTCGCCGCATGTTCCCACTAATCTTCTGGCGATCGTCAACAATTAGTCCAACCGATGGCGGCTCACCGCATGGGATCGATTCACCCGGCATTATGACGAGATCACCGGCTTTCACTTACGCCTCCCCCGACGCAGAGGACGACCCAGTCTCGGGTTGCGCTTCTTTACGAAGTTCCGATCGTGGTACCAAGCAGCACCGCAAGCCAGCAACACCGAGAACATCAGCATCATGAACGCTGAGAACTGAAAAAAGAATGATACTTCAGGACAATACATTATGCTGCTACCCTCCGAAACTTGAGGCGCACGTTCTTCGCTCCGCGACTGCGCCAGATGTTGAACTGCCTGAAAGCCTCATCGCAGCTGTACGTGCCACTGTAGTGGCCACCGATAAACAACTCGTACTTGACCCGCACTACTTCACCTCAGTGAGCGCGCTGGGAATGTGACGAGACAAATGATTTGACATGTCCCACTTGACGAGAATGATCGGGGTCTCATTGCCCCACTTCTTAGTCTTCGCCAACACCCGACCAATTTGGCCGGGATAGCTGACATGCGTTACGCGAGCTCCAACCTTCATGAGATCACCTGTGCGATCGCCATGCAAACGCCGAGCTCTGAGACGACGCCGAGGTATCCGAGAAGAATGTAGTTTCCGATTTGTTCAGTCATGTTATTTCCTTGGTGAGGAGTTGATTTGTGGTAGGACCATCCCTACATTTATATAATACCACAACTTACCAAGTCTTACATGAAAAAGCGAGGGATGATTCGTCTACCAACGTCGGAAGGCAGCATCCTCCGAATCTCGGCTCTCCCTCGGGAACCATTACTGTTTATTATCTTCCTGTTTTCCCATTGGCGTATACCAGCTGGGCTTATTTTGCTCCATAATGATTGAAGCCTCCTTCATTATCTGCAGAATCTTGTCCGCTTGCTCCTCTGCTGTGCCGTTCACAAAACCTTCCAGCTCCTGCGGATGCGCTTCGAAGTAAAGCCGTCCGACCGTCATCTTCTCAGCTTCGGTCATCGACTCAACATTCCAGTACTTGTCTATGGCACACTTCTTCTTCCATGCGTAGTAAGCAGTGCACCCTCCAATAATCAGCTCTATCATCGCCGGGACTGCCTTTTGCGCAGTCGCTTCGAGCTCACCGTCTGAGGCAATCCGTTGCACAAGATATCTTGCACGACTTCTGAGTATTGCGCTGTCACGTACGGGTCACTCGTTACAATAGCAGCATCATTATTCCATACCGCCAAGTCACCCTCAGAAAAACGAGGCTCAGTCAGGGTCTTAACAGCACCCTTGAACATGTTCTTGAGGCGGGACAACGCGCGGTTATCGAGAGTCCCGTGTGTGTCGTAGAACGCTTGAGCTGAACGATACTGCCTATAGTGACCCTGACGATGCTGCCAGTACCAGTCACCGCGCTTCGTCCCATAGATGAGAAGTGCCTCTACGAGTCGTCGCTCATCATCGGTGAGCACGGGCAGACCATTGTCAGCCAACTCTTTGGCTTGTTCCAAGAGGCTAGTTAGAAAAGCCTCTTGCTTCGGGGAAAGTCGCCAGCCCTTCGACAACTTGTACTTGAAGTCACCGAGTGGTCCGGCCATGGCCTCCATCCCGGGCGTCACCATTGCTCGCTCAATCTCCGCAGTACGGTCAGCGTTATGAACGACAGGAGCACCCTGCTCGATCAGGCTGTCCAAGTACTTACGCTGGCCGGCCGAAAGACCCTTGTTGCGCTCGAGACGCGCGATCATGTCAGTCACGAATCGAGCCGACTTGTCATGCTCCATCCCAGCGTCAACCCAAAGCACTAGCGTCTCCTTGGCCTCGCGCAACCGAACTTCCCGAGATTTCCTAGCCATTATCGACCTCCATCGATGAGAATAAAAAGTGTCATGACAACCGGTAGCGGCCACCAAAGTTTCAGAAGTTTCAAAGCGACCTGTCCCATCAGGATCCAGGTACCAGCATCAGCAAGATTCTCCACAGCGTTCTCCTTACTTTCTAATAATATCACGCTATGGCTTATCTTACACTAAGCTGTCATCATTTCTTTGGGTACTTTAGCTTTTGTCTCAATCTCATTGAGGAGCCGACTGAGAGACGTCACCTCGTCGACTTCTTGTTCAAACGTAGCACCGTCAGCTAGTCGCTGCCTGCATGCTTGGTAAGCTTTATTTAGTTTCGTCCAACGCTCGAGTTCTGCGAGCCCGAGGTTCGTGTATACATACGACGCAGCAGATCCCATCATTATCTCCGTTCTAAACTAGTTTGATGAGTTTTATCGAATTGAGCGCCTGCTCCAGGTAGATCCTTTGTTGTTTGAGTTGTGCTACCTGTGTGTCAATAGTGGCACCTGACTCATGCAGGCAACCGAGTGGTGCCAAGTCTGCTTCTGTTCCTTTGCGCTCGAGTTGATCGACTACAAGTGAGATCCGCGAGCGAATGTTTGTGAGATTTGTCTTGAGCGTAATCGCAGTCTTTTCAAGTGCAGCTCTAGCTTCACCCATCTCCTGCGCCATTACAGCCAGCTTGTCATAATCTTCCATGCTTTATTGTATCGTGAACACACTATAGTGTACACCTGAAAGCAAACTTTTTATTGAGTCGCCGACTCCGCCTCATCTTCTTCGTTCCACATGATGAAACAACCGATCGTAGTGATGGGAATCCAGAAAACTGCAGGACCCCATGACACCCAAGAGTGAGCATCGACTCCAAACAGTTGCACGAACCATGCCCAACCGCACGGTGGAATCCAACAGGCGGTGACCCATTCAACAAAACGAGGTGGCAACATTACTGATCTCCTTGATAAACAGTTTTATGCTTTTGCTTTCTTGTATACTTCTTAGGGCTGTGAGCACCCGCTCCGGTTCTGAAGTGCGCTTGCACAGCGACCCAGTTACGGGGCTTCGGAGTCTTTGGTGATTTCTTCTTCTTCTTTGCCATTGCAAGAGTCCTTTCCTAACTGTTCTATTGTACCATAGTCAGGCTCGCAATACACTAAAAGATCAGATAAAAGTTGGAGCTCTTTCTGATACATGTGACACTGTTGTGCGCGACGCAAGATATCATTGTTAGAGCCGTAGTAACCGTCTTCTCCTCGCGATTCTATGCGTCTCTGCAGATCGTGAGCCGCGTCGAGCAGCCCTTTAAGTGATCGATCGACTGCATCTAGAACCCACCTCTTGCGCTCTAGAATGTACTCAGATTCTTTCTTCTTCTCGCCCATGTATCAACTCATGTCACTCCGCAGGAGTCATCTGTGTAGCACGTAGGCGGTCCAGATGTACTCTCTGGAGTTCACCGTTACTAAGCACGTCGTACATTTCGTCTTCGTACCATTTCATCGGTCGGCCTTCGCCCCAGTACGACTCGACGACTCTTTCAATGACAAGACCATCAACCCACAGCCACTCGTCGAAGCCTTCTAGTTGAGTAGTAGCAACCCAGACTTGTTCGCCCAATTCGAATCGCCAGCGGTTGTTCGCCGTAAACTTCTCTTCTGCGTTTTTGTCTCTCATTTTACTGCTTTCTTTTTGGTAGGACAGGCGGGACTCGAACCCGCATGCTCATTCGAGCGAGAGATTTTAAGTCTCTTGTGTCTACCGATTCCACCACTGTCCCGAGTTTTGGTAGGCTCACCGGGACTCGAACCCGGAACCCGCAGTTTATGAGACTGCTGCTCTAACCTGATTGAGCTATGAGCCTGTAAGATGTGAGACACCTGTTTGTTAGTCGATAATAGTTGTATGCGCGTTAATAACCGACTGCTAGGCTGTGCCTCCCTGCGCCCGGGCGAGCGTTTGTGTCCCTGACCTAATGTCTCCGCCGCCACTCTTTATCGTACCGCGCTCCCCGTCAATGTTCATGCCAAAAGTAATGGTGGGCCGTCCGAGACTCGAACTCGGAACCTGCGGATTAAAAGTCCGATGCTCTGCCGGTTGAGCTAACGGCCCGTACGATAGAGTTCCCAGCTTCTCTATCTAGACACAGCCTGTAAAGTCAGTACTTCGACTACGCTTACGCAACCACGAGATAGCTTACTGCTCGTAAGTCTTACCCACTATCTCTCTGGCCTGTGTCCCCCACTATAAGAAAGAGCTTTGGTGAGTTGGCACGTATCCCAGTACCCGTTCGCTCACCCTTGTGTTTCGGAAGTGCTCTACCCTCCCGATCTTCGCCGCCCCTCCCTTGTGCACAGGGAATGGCATTGAAAATGTAAAGTGAAGAGGAGGTAGGAATCCGTTTAGTTCGGCCGAGACATGCGGTTGGTGCATCATGCCTCTCGGTGCCGCGGACCTCTTGTGACCACCAATACGTCACTCACCGTCAGCTTCTTTGTTCGACGACTGCCGATTCCTACCAGTTCCTCGGACCGCTAAATCCAAGGCCTCTAAATTGTCAAAGAGCGGAGAGGACCTAATCTTTCGATTCCAGACGGCTGAACCATCAGCGCGAGCAGTGTCCTTTCCTTACTTTCTTATTCTACCACGTTTGGGGGGTTTTTACATCAAAATGGCACGCCCGATAGGATTCGAACCTATGACCCTCGGCTTAGAAGGCCGATGCTCTATCCAGCTGAGCTACGGGCGCTTAGTTCATGTCGTAAATTCGTCTTCGATCCAGTCGTCGTCGTCTTCGTCATCGGCAACGTCTTCGTCCCAAACCATCGGCTCTTCGTCAGCTGACTCGCCCAATCCGTTCTGTCTGTTCTTCTCATCAATGACACCAGTCAACAAAATGATCTGGCCTTCGTCGTCGTAGACTATATCCCAGTGAAGCTCGCGAGCCATTTCTTCAATATCGCTGATCGTCATTCTGTCACCGACATCGGAGTATCTGTCTTCTTCACAGTCTTTATCAAGCCCTCAAGCAACCCAGCAACCTCACCTCTCTGAGCACGAAGCGTATAACTCCTCCCAAACCGAATGATAATGTCCTGAGTAGCCTTGCACTCCTCGACTGAGACTCTTTCTGTACCCGCGTCAGTAGCCACTGACATTTGCTTAAGCAGCTTGTTGTATGTCATTTCCTGCCTCCACCTCTATTCTACCGTGCGTTTCTTCCGTTTTACACGACATAAAACTTTTTTTGCTTTAACAGCGCACATCTTAACTTGCAGCTGCAAAGCTCCGAGGACCACAGCGCCTGCAACGATAGCCGTCATATAGAACGGTACCGTCCGCTGCTCCTTCCCTGTTTCTCTTCTTTCCCATGGTTCTGACATAGATTCATTGCCCCGAAAGGGCCGCCCGGCTCACCAAGGAAGAGGTGACCCACCGGGCGACAAGAGCGTCATTAGCCGACGCTCACTCGGGCCACCTCCTGAAAACCTGTTGCGCGCAAGTTGAGGTAGAAGATGTGACCGGCACCGCCGAAGCGATTCTTCTCGGTCGTCAGAACACGACACCCGAAGAGGTCCTGGTCCTTGCGCTCCACGTCCAGCGCGAGCTTTGCATCTACCATGTGCTTGAGCTTGTTGCTACCAGCCATCTGGCCGCCCTTCGTCACCTGACCGATGATGATGGCATTGACCATGTGGGCCTTGCAGTAGTCTGTAATCATCTGAAGAGCGCGCTCAGCAGTCGCGGTCGTGATTCGACCGGTGTTGAACTTACCGTCCTCCATGCACTGCAGCGAGTCCACGATCAGGACGAAGTCCTTACCCGGGTTTGCAGCACGAACCGCGTCGCAGTTCGCCAGTAGCTGGGGAACGTTTGTCTCCTGCCCTGCCACGAAACCGCTCCGCAGCTTCAGCCGCTCTGCAGTCATCCGTACTTGGTACAACGACTCCTCAGCTGTGTTGAACATTGCAACAGCTCCCTTGCGGGTCAAGCTGTTAGCCAGCGTGAGCATCATAGTCGTCTTACCCGAACCAGGGGTACCGGTGAAAAGATAGACAGCCGAAGGAGTAAGTCCCTCGCCGCCAAGAGCGTCGTCAAAGAATTTGACACCGGTTGGGATTCTCCGCCGCAGTGCGTCGGGCACCTCGATCTCGAGGATGTTGGTTCCAACTTTGATTCCATTGTCGCGTACGTTGAGCTTCATTTTTGATTTCCTTGGTGAGGAGTTGTTAAGCGTAAGTGTTATTCCTTACTATCTAATAATACCATGTGCAGCCGGGCTTTACACTAATTATGCGCGTACCCTGAAGTAAGACTATAAACTGCTGCTGTTCGCTGCAACTTTTCGATGGCTTCAGCCTTGTCGACTTCTGCTGTGATCTTGACTTCCTGAGGGAGCTCTTCGAAGAGAGTGTTCCCATCGAGCTCTACAGTTGCGCGCTCGACCAGCTCCTGGACAGAGCTCGTGATCACAAGATTTGCGGCAAACAGCTCGGCTCGTACCTTCGACTGCTCAAAAGGAGTAAGCTTTTCGATCTCTGTAATCTCGCTCATCCGAACACCGCGTTGAAAGCACCAATAAAGATCCATGAGTAGATAACCCACAGCAAACTGATGACAAGCATAAAGCCGCCAATGTAAGCACATGCCATCATCATGGCAGTGTCGATTCCCCAGTTAACCCAATCTTTCATTGTTTCTCTCCATCTCCGATCAAAAGGTTGGCAAAGAGCTTGAAGCCCTCACCACAAAAGTAAATGAATATCCAAGAGGCGAAAGTCAGCGCCCACATAATAAGAAATACCTTGAAAACGAACTCCATTGCCGCCTCTCCTTACTTTCTTATTCTACCACAACTACGGGTGCGTTACACGAAGTTTCGCATCATCAAACTCAAGGACACGCCCTGCTTTCTCTTCGAAGTCACTTAGCTTGCTAATGCGTCTACTGAGAACATCACAAAGCTGGATGCAATCGACTTCCCACTCACCCTCTTCCCCTGCGTCGTCCAGAGGTACCGCTACCTCCATTGTCCGTGCTTGCCCAGCGATAGCTCCCTCTCGGAAACGATCGAGTACTTCAAGTACAAGACCTGTCGTCTTCACGTCACCGCGATCTAGGAACGTAATAGTATCGCCCGCTTCAATGAACGGGCTCCTACCAAAGTCTGGTTTGATCAGCATGTCACCCCTACCAGTTGATTGGGTCGTTGCTAGGGCGACCCCAAACGTCTACTTTCTGCGTCTCCGAACGATTGGCTTTTTTCTGTGCCTCACGTGCTTCGACACCTGCATCGAACATGTCCTTCTCGCTTTGGGTGTCCAGCGCACCTTCAATGAAGAAACTGAAGGTGTCGTCCTTCGACCAGTCATTGTCGAACGCAAGACCGTAGCCGATAAGCTGGACAGTTTCAGGACAGCACTCCGCGGGTGCGTCAAACTCCTGCACTGAGTAGTTCAGGTCGCCATCAAAGCCTTCCTGCTCTACATAATCCATCAGGTCTTCGATTCCCTCGAAGTCGTCCATGCTACCAATGATAAAAGTATAGGTCTTCATTCTATTTGCCCTCCGCTTGCAAGCGCTTCTTGTATCCCTGTGCCTCGCTCCGGCTCAGACCGCTTACCACCGGCCGAATGAACGGGTCACAGATTGGGCTACGCATCCCCTTGACGTCTGAAGAGCGAAACACCGCCCAGCTGTAAGAGTCATCTCCCATAAACTTCTTGATTGTGTACATTGTGTACCTCCTTGGTTCTATCTAATAATACCACGCTGCGATGCGTTTTACACTAAAGCACGGGCGTGTGATTGGGGTCGTCGGTCACCAGGTCTACAGCTGCCTTGTATCGGGCGTGGTCATATCCTTGTGTGTCGATAAGCAGCCTATCTCCCATCTGATGGTCCGGACCGTCGAAGCACTTTACGATAAACTTCGTGGGGTCACCCGCCATCTTACGAGCGTGAAAGAGCATCGCGAGGTCTTCGAACTCAGGCAGCCAAAAGACCAGCTCGCGGAACTCTGAGTACGGCACAAGCAGCTCCACAGGGACCAGCTCCACCTCCTTACCCGGCAGTCCGCATCTCCGCAGAACCTCCGTGATTGTCGGGTACTGCTCTTCATCTGCTTCGACACACAGACACATGTTCTCATCAAACATCGTGTGCTTCTTCCGATATCCCGCGTGTTCTACTACAAACATTATTCTTCCTCGTCTTCCCATGGCATTCTAAGGTCTACGCCAGGCATAGAGATCACTTGATTGCCTACTTGAATGGTAACTCGTTCTCCACCGCCGAGTGTCTCCAGGACAATCCCAAAGCTCCCAGTGGTCACTCCGCGGGCATTCCATGGTACCCGCTTGATCTCGACTAAGTCCCCTTCTTGATAAGGGAACGTCCGAACTTTTCGAGGCCCCTGCATGCGTGCGTATGCCTTCGCGCTCCGCCGCTGCGATCGCCGCTCTTTAGCTGCCGCCGGGTCGTAGCCCTCAGTCATCTCGAGCTTCCGCTCGGTGACCTCAATCTCACCCTCAGCCTCTAGAGCTTTTTTCTGTGCCTTGATGGTTCTGAGTAGATTGCGAGGAATCTTGGGTGCCACTGGGTACCTCCTTACTTTCTTATTCTACCATGCTCCCACGTATCTTACACGGAACCCGTGTGTATCATTGAGCGAACGGCAGTCCAGAACTCGATCTCATTAGTATGGTGACTCAGCTGCCTTCTCGAGTCATTCACTGATGTCCTCGATCGTTCGTCTAGCTTCTGAAGACAGGGCTCGAGCATTTCGTTGCCCGGCCCATAGACAAGCTTTACCCTGACATCCCCCGGCCGGGTGAGACGATGAAGATTGGTCAGCCACTGAAAGAGGTAGTACGACACAGTCCTCGCTTCTTCTATGTTTGCAGCCGGAATGTAACCAGCAGGGGTATACCCAATAGTCACCTCATAGACTCCGCTTCCGCCCTCTTCTGACCGCTGGGTCACTAGAGGTTCTAGGGTGGACCATATCCTCTTTGCAGCTGTCCTCAACTCCTCGCGATCATCATCCGGCAAAGACCATTGACTCAGTAGTCCAGACCCTTCAGGCCGGTGCTGCCAGACTTCTGTAAACAGCCCAGTCTCCACGTCATAGGCGTTTCTCAAATTGCTATCCCAAGCTTCGTCGACTGTAGGGGCGTATGTGATGTCCTCAAGCATTGTCTTGAGCAAGGACACTAGACCCACCTGTCTAGTCGAGTAGAGTGCTCGAGCTTAGTTTCCTCTTCCTCTTCAACCTCAACCGGTGTTGGCTCCAGGTATGGGTCTAGACTATCGCCCCTGATCCACATCCCAAACTGAGCACCCCACGTCGGATGAAGGCTGATAGCAATGAGGAAGCCCCAGACTCCGAATCCGATGATAGTGAATAGCGCTTCAACCATTACGCCGCCTCCTTGCTTGCATTGCCCTTCAGCTCCACGACTGTGTCACCGCGGTGTGCGTCGAAGTACAGCTTGCGTCCCGGGACGATCACCCATGCCCGACGCATGCGGGAGGGACCAGGGTCGGCAGCCTCCCCGTCGGTGCAGACGATGTAGCCATCGAAGCGGTGACGGTTCTCTTCAGCGTGCCGAGCAACTGCCCTGAAGCACGTGCCGCCGCAGCGGAAGCGGTTGAGCTTCGAGCGCGAGCCCTTCTTCCAGACGATCTCATTGTCGGTGTCAACCGTGCTGTCGAATGGGTAGAAGGTGAACGTTACCTTGCGTGCCAGCTGCTCCAGCTCTGCGTAGAGCAGTGCCAGCGACTCATCATCAACCGAGCCACTCTGATCGACGTAGACTGCCACGTTGGCGCTGTGACCAATCTTGCGGCCGCTGTGGATGTAGGGGTACTTGCGGTTGAGACGCTTCATGGTGCGGCTCTTGTTAGCGCGCTGACTCATGCCAACGAAGTTACGAAGGACTGCGCGCCAGTCAACCTCATTCGAGCACATCCGACGGAGCTCGCTCCGCATCTCAGCGGGCACCGAGCCCCACTGGCCCTTGCTGTCACACTTCTTGACTGCGTTCTTGAGGGCTTGCTTGACCTTGCCCTTGACGAGCTCCTTCTCAGCGTCGGTAGCACCCTCGCCCCACTCACCGTGGTCGTCCATGGTACCGGGAACGCCGTCTCCCTCTCCGGGCTGGCCGCCTTGGCCGTCGCCACCAGTGAGATCGTCCTTCATCTGCTCGTCATCCATCAGCTGGCCGAAGTACCACTCCGCGCTCATGTTCGGCGGGAAGCTTTCAATCTTTGCCGAGATGCGATCGAAGCGTGCCTTGGCCTGCTCATCGAGCTTGGCGTACGCATCCGGATCGATGTGGATGGCCTGGCCAGGAATGAGACCACCCTTGGGAAGCTCCTCCACTGGGATGATCGAGTTGATCGCGAGGTCGGTCGCGTAGTTGTGAACGATGTGCGGGGTCTTCTTGCGGCTAGTCGTGTGCTCGAAGACCAGGTGGTACACCTCGTGCTTGAGAAGTCCCTTTACTTCTTTGTTGCTCAGCGAGGCGAGGAAGCGGCGGTTCCACCACATCTTGATATCACCGTCCTTGGCGAGCACGCCGGCGGTCGGGATCGAGTCCGTCTCCACCTTGGTGACGTCACGAAGCATGGCCGAGAAAAAGGGCTCATCCCACATCAACGCTGTGAGGTGGTTGCCAAGGTCGAAAGCAGCGAGCTCCGCGTCGGTCAGCTCTGCGCCTGGTGCCACTGGGATGTCGGTCGAGGTAGTGTTGTCAGCCATTTGTTATCTCCTTACTATCTAATAATATCACGCTGCGCCGAATCTTACACCAAAGCGCGCCAGCTCCACCACAGAGCTGACGCTTTGGCACACCCTCTAGCGAGGACTGAATCATGAACGGCTAGCCTGAACGGCCTCGACGACCTTCTTACCGATGAGCTTGTGAAGCTTCTGGATGTTCTTCAGGTTGGAAGTACCAGACACCTGGTTCCAGAGGTGAACGAGCATCTCGGAGCTAGGAAGAGCGTTGGCGAACGCGGCCACGTTGGCAGCCTGGCTGGCCTTCCACTCGTTGTCCTTGCAGTGAGCTGCGAGCTTGCCGATCAGGCCGTTGACCTTGGAGGCCTCGAAGCCCTTGATCTGCTCCGCCACTGCCTCGAAGTTGTCGAGCACGTCCTCAGCGGACACCTCGTTCTCCCAGTTCTTGGCGAACTCCACCAGCGAGATGGCAGCTTCAACACCGACCATACCCAGAGCGACCGGGTACCACACGTCGGAAGGCTGCTCCACCTCACCCATGTGCTTGAGGCTCAAGTCAAGGCGTTCCCACGAAGCGGGGTTCGGGGCGACCTTGCCAGGCTCCGTCGCTGCGGTAGGACGAAGGTGCTCCTCGTGCTGACGAATGAAGTCGACGATGACAGGGGCCAGACGACCCTCAGCCCAGTCGAGGAAGTCAGCGTGAGTCGGCTCCAACTCAATGCTCCAGAAACGACGGAGAAGAGCAGGGTCCATCTCGTTGACCTCGTACTCGGCACCAACGTTGACCGCCGCGAAGACGCGGGTGTCAGGGTGCAGCTTGTGACCGTTGAGCTCCCGGTCCAGGACGATCTGGAACGCAGCCTGAATGACCTCGGGGGTCGCACGGTTGAGCTCGTCCATGAAGAGGACGACTGGCTCACGGCAAGCTTGAGCGTACCAGTCTGGCGGGCAGAAGCGAGTGGTACCATCGACCAGCTCGGGGAGACCAACCATGTCACCTTCGCTCATTTGCGACAGGCGGCGGTCGATCACCGGCAGCTCCAACCCGGCTGCGATATCCTTGACGAGGTACGACTTACCGATACCGGTAGGACCTTGAATGAGGACCGCAATCTCTGCGGGGAGGCGAGGGGCGATGTTGTTGAAAGTCTTGATGTCCATGCTAGTTTCCTTGGTTAGAGGGGGTGTGTTTTTGTTTCCTTACTATCTAATAATATCACGTCGCGACGGGTCTTACACCGTTTTCACCGCTTATTAGTAAGTATTCTGTTCAACGGTGAAACTCTGCGGTGGAGCTGCCGCTAGGCAGCGTCCTCTTCGTCGTTCTCGAGAATGCCCATCGTCATCGCGAGGGCGAGGCACGCCTCTTCCTTCTCACGCCGGAGGTTCGCGAGCTTCGACTCATGACGCTCGATCTCGTCTTGGATTCGCTGGTCGTAGCGATCGGCGCCGCTGTTGCTCTGAAGTCGCTCAGCATTCGCGATCGTCGGGTAGGTCTCCCAGCTGATGCGCATGCGATCCGGGTCTAGACCCAGCGGGCCGACGAGCATCGCGCTCGCGAGCTGCTCTGCTTCTGCGACGTTCTTTGCCGGAATGTACGCGATGGTACGGTACCCGCAGCTGATCTCGTAGAGACCGATGACAGTGTCTTCATGACGATGCTGATAGTTGCGCATGTACCTCACGCGGTTGTACACGCGGTCGTCGAGGCGGTTCTCGCGGCGGACCTTAGCCTTGTACGAGCTCTTCTTGCCTTTGCGGCGCTCCAGCTCATCCGCGTGCCAATCCACCGCATCACTCGAGTTCACGAAGCCAAGGGCGTGGATCTGATCGAACGTGTAGCCCCAAAGCTGACAGTCGTCATTCTCGTTGACGTACTTGTCGCGGTACTTGTTGTACCGGTCGCACCAGACTTCTTTTCGGACCACGCGCGGCGGTCCGTGCGGGCTCCTGCCCAGCGTGCCCTTCGGCTTCGCCTGCAACAGGTCGTCAATGATGGCGAATCGGGTCGCGCTCGGGGTCGGTACGAATGGCTTCATATGTCTGTTCTCCTTAGTGATTCCTTACTATCTAATAATACCATGCGCCGGCGGGCTTTACACCAAACGCCGCTCCGCTTCAGCGGTGGCAACCGTCGTCACGCCAGACGATCGTCCCACGCTTCGTGTTCATGTAGTCACTGATCACCAGCAGCTCACCATCGGGGTGCGGGTGCGCGGCGACCACGCAGTAGTCGTACGCGTCCAGGACATATGTCTCGAAGGCATGCAGAGTCCTCGCCTTGTGGGCCAGTACCCGAAGCTCCGCCGCTGGGATTCTCTGTCTCTTGCTGCTCATCACGTTCTCCTTTGTGCGCATTCTTTACGCTCCGTATCCGTACTCTTCTGCCTTCGCCTCGTAGATCTCCCACTGCTCCAGCTCATATCCACCATTTGGGCGCAAGCCCAATGCGACTTCCTCACGGTCCTGCCGCTCCTGCTCAGCCAGCCACGCCGCCTCGGCCTCCCACTGCTCCTTCGCAGTCTCCGCCATGCGCACGTTCGCAGCCCAGACCTCTTCGAGGGTCATGTCCTCGTGGGGCATGCGCTTGCAACCCCACACGTCCTTGTGCCACTCACAGTACGCATCGCGAGCCGAGCTCAGCTCCAACTCATAGACATTGGCGTACTCTTCCGCCAGGTCTTCCGACATGTTGGTCCAGAAGTCCCAGCCCTCCGCCACTGCCTGCGCATCGCGCGCGGCGTTCTGCGCCCGGATGTAACCCAGGACGTCAGTGTTTCCGAGGAGGCCAAGTTCGCGGGTGGTGAGGGTCATGCTAAGCTCCGATTCTGCGCCGGCCGAGTTGCCGCCGATTCCTTACTATCTAATAATATCACGCGGGCTCGAGTCTTACACAAAAACGCGCGTTACTCCGATATCAATATCCGGGCAACATCCGATATCACCTCCCGCCGGGAACACGGGAAGACGCTGAGCACGCGCGCTGCGACCCTGCGTAAATATTTTGCGCCCCTCACCCGGTGCCGCGCGGTGGTGGAGCTCAGACCAGGAGACGTTGAAAGTGATAATCATTATCAAAAACTAATGAATGAACATTCATTCACTCACACGTCCGCGCGGCCCGGGCCACCCATGAACGCACATTCACTCCGGGCCGCGCTAAATGTTGATTCGACTCAGCTCTGCTGATGCTTACGCAAAGGCTCTCGAATCCAGTCAGTAGCTTCCTTACCGATCGGGAGCCGGCCGAGCACGGGTTCGTGTGTACCCTTAGAGCATGCCAACACCCAGCCGTCGTCGACTAATCCCTTCGCGTGCTCCCACATAACGTCTGAGTCGTGTGGGCCGATGACGCAACGATACTTCAATTCAACGCTACCTCGCTCAACAAATATTACTGTCCAAATCAACACTCACCTCAATAAAATTAATTTTTGCCCACCCTGAACCCGTGCCACTTTATCGGTCGAAACCGGTGCACACCACGCCACTACTTCGCTCGGGGGATGAGCTTCAGTGCACGCCAAACGTCGATGCCCGAGGGTCACCGCGAAACCTCCTACTCTTTATCTTACCGCAGGGAGCGACAGTGTACACTTTGCGAGTCTTTTTTTATTTTTACAACAAAAACGTGTACAATATGTGAGCCCGGGCTAAGTACGCTAGTCCCCCGATTCCCGTCAGTTTTCGACCTGTCAATGCGTACGCTGACCCGAGTACTCGCGGAGGGGGCGTGTCGAGGGCTGCTCTACGGGCTACCATGCGTGGCCATTTAGCCACGTGCCATTGATCATGGGGAGTACCCAAGTCCGCTTTTTTAGAGTGTACGAAAAGCCCGGGCAAAAGTACCTCTGGTCGACGAAGAGAGAGATAGCCCTCGTTACCCAATGCTAGTGCGCGAGTAACGGGTCGTCGACGAGTAACTTGCGGGCATTAGTTACTTGCGGGCCCGAGGAAAAGTTACTTGCGGGCAGGGCGCAAGCGCGAGCAAAGCTGGGCACAAGTTACTCGTCGTCTGAGGAAAAGTTCGAGGAAAAGTAACTTGTCGAAGGGTCGCGTGTCGTTCCCTCTCTATACGAGTATGAGTACGAGGACGAGTTACTTGTCGTCCCCCACTCTCTTCCTTTCTCTCTATAGCGTTTCTTGTTTTTTGCCGCCGTGATTGGGCCGGAGTCGGGCTGTTAGCTTGACGTCTCGGCTGATCACTGTCTTGCCTCGGGTGTTGGGCATGGTCGTTAGCTTGAACTCCTCCCACACGTCTTCTCGATAGAGGATGATCGGGTCCTGCCCCTTGAGTCCTGTTCCGTTCCAGTTGGGTGACTTCATGACCCACTCATCAACGGCCGTCTTGACTCCTTGCTTCTCGCTTTCTTCTCTCTTTGTCGCCTTGTCGTTGCCCTTGTACTCATCCCGATCCGAGTAGTACAGATCAGTCTCAGCCCACTGCCCGTGATAGTCGTCACAGACTATGATCGACATGGGATGGATCACGGCTTGAATCAGCTCGAGCTCCTTCATCACCGTCTTGTAGTTGTGGTCTCCATCGACTAACACAAGGTCGAACTTTGACTTTCTATTTTGATTAAGCTCAAGCCACTCGAGACTGTTAATGTGTTGAAGGATGACGTCCCTTCCCCTTCTCTCATCGAGCCCAAGCAAGTCAACATGCGCGTACTGTGATAGTTGTTCGATCACTAGCTCACACGGAATGATGTCGATTCCCACGTAAGTAAAGCCCTTGAACAGGCTCAAGTTATGAATCAGGGGCAATGCAGTCTGCCCTCGATGAACTCCTATTTCTAGTACCTTGGGTTCCTGATATCCTGCGAGATACCCTTCACATATTGTTTTAACAAAGCCTAAGTATGACATGACTAGATTATACAGAGTCTGTGTTTTCTTGTATTGATTCTAACGAGAGAATATTTACTTTATATGAGCACGTGGGAAGAGCTAAGCGAGAAACACAGTCCGATCGTCTGGCTTCCCACACGTGAGACTTGGCACACATGTCGCTGTCGATACTATGTACACATTCCCAAGACAGGAGGCAAGATGTTTCGATCACATGGCACGCCTGACTTCGGTAGTCGGGGTTTCGAGTTCAGCCGCAAGCACGTGTGGGACCCGCGAGTAACTTATCCAAAACAGGGCGCAAGTTACTTTTCAACTGTTCGCAACCCATACGATTGGCTCATTAGCATGTGGTTCTACAATTGGGGTGAAAAGGTAGGTGCAGGCCCTCAGGACATGTACCTGTCTCTTGAACACTTCCTTTATGACTTTAACTCCCCTAAGCTGACGGGCAAGAACCAGTGGGACACGAGAGAGCTTGGCGCGACCAAGCATATCATGTGGCCTCTAAGATACTTTCAACTTGCGCAAACATTCGATCCTTTCGATTCGCCCGGAAGGAAGGAAAGCTTTGCTTCTTTCTACATCAGGCTTGAACGAATTGATAGTTTTTTTAGAGATGCATGGTCATGGACATCTAAGTCTAAGCCGCCAAAGACTAACACATCGAAGCACAACGATTATCGTACATATTACACACCTGACCTCGTTGATCACATAGCCAACTGGAGGGGTCAAGAGCTTTCACTGATGGGTTACGATTTTGATGGGCCCAAAGGTCCTGAAGTTACGTTTTCGATAAGAGGTTCTTACTATTATCAGCCTGAATGATCTGGAATGATAAAGGGGCATGTGACTTTTATCGCCCGATAATCGTCCATGGGCCCATCAAAATCATAACCAAGCATGTGAAGCTCTTGTCTTCGAAACTCGGATATCACACTTATCATCTCGACATCGTAAAAGTCCCGATAGTCACGCCTCTTTCTTACTTTTGACCGATTAAGCCATAAGACTTCCTCTGTCTCTTGATCACCTCGGAGATAACGTATCACTTCATCTAAGTGTTCGAATCGAATGTAAAAGTCAGCAAAGCTGTGGGAAAGCAATCTCTTTTTTTTGAAAGACTGGAACGTCTGCCATGTCTGGAGATATCGAAGAGGCCATCGGGCGTTGTCCCAACCCCTCGCTGACTTCCTATTCCAGTACGTCATTTGAGTCGGACCGGGTTGATGCATGTCCATGATGAAGTCTTTGAAACTCGGGTATGAGCCGCGGATTCCAGCTTGACCCCATGGCCCGTGAAACCACATGCTCAACAGTAAGTCGTATGGGTTTCTGATACATGAGAAGATTATGTGCCCTTCCGGGCGTGCTTTGCACCAGTCATGATTTGTCTTGCTAACATATGATCGCTTACCTGTAACATGATTAAAGATAGACTCGAGTTCTTTAGATATCGTGTGCCCTGCCGTCTTGTGTATGTGCACGAACATGTTTTTCTTCGGCCCGCACAACAGAGCGTAAACTTCTGCCATCGGTACTTCTAAGGGAAAACCTCCTGTTGTGGATGCTCCACTATCTCTGACTAACTCATAAAATGTGCTCATGTTTAGTTACTCGTCGCCATCGTCACCGATAGCTTCAACTGGGCATGACTCTAGAGCCTCATAGCACTGGTCTAGTTCCTCGTCGTTCTCGGGTTGCTTGTACACGATATCATGATCCTCGTCATCACTTATGCGAAAGTTATTGGGCGCGCAATCAGAACAGACGGAGCAGATGATGCACTCCCGATCGACGTAGAATTTTCCGGGGACGTTGTCTTCCCACTTATCGTTTTTATCTGCCATGTAGATATCTATCGAGCCTTCGAGGATTAGTAACTTGTGAGAAGTTTCGGTGCATGTGATGCATCGAACTCAAATGGAACATCTATGACAAATGTTTCATATTCGTCGACCGGCCCTTCGATATCGTAGCCCAACATGTCCAGCTCTTGTCGGCGCCACTGTTCGATGTGATCAATCAAATCAGTTGTGTAATAAGACCTGTAATCTTTGTGGGCAGAAGCATTCTTTTTTTTCAGATTGTCGACACCCAACCACGTACCGAGCTTCTCCAGGCGAACATAGAAGTCAGCAATGCTATAAAACTTACCTGTCTGCCTGAAAGGCTCGAATGTTTGAGCCATCTGAAGATGCCTTAGCTGCCAGCTAATGTAGTCACCCATGTCTGCGGGCCCATCCCAAAACTCATTCTTGACTATCTCGTCTGAATTGAATCGAAAGAGAAAGTCCTCCAAGTTTTTAAAGACATCTCGAACACCCGGATACTTTTGATTCCCGGGCCAGCTATAGTGCCACATACTTATGAGCCAAGAATAGGGATTCCGAACTGTTGCGAAGTAGGGACCGTCATTCGGATTATACATTGGACTAGTCGAGTGCATGGTTGTTCGCGGTCGTAGTACACTCTTTAATGTGTTCCCGCCTGTCTTGGGAATGTGCACATAAACGTGATGATCGATATCGTTTGGAGGTCTGTTCACCGGTGATCGATTGGGTACCCAGCTGGGTTGATACTCAAGCTTTTCTGCCAGCTCTAAGAATGTGCTATGCTTGCTTGACATCTAGGCTCTTGTCCAATCGGGCAATCTCATCCAAGCTTTCGAGGATTAGTAACTTAACGTCATTGTTAATCTGTACGCTTTTCATCTTATGCCGCGCGGCTTCAGTCCAATATCCCTTCACTTCGATGTAGAGATCGTGATCTGGGAGATAGAAGTCAGGGATATAGTTCCGGACTCTGCGTGACCTCGTGATGTACTTTAACTTAAGATTTGGGTTGCGTATCCACTTGATTCCCAATTCATCCAGCCTCTTCGCACAAGCCACCTCCCACGTGCTATCCATCGAGACAGTTGTCCCTTCAACTGTGACATAGTCCGATCGCTTACTCCAAAGCTTGAATCTTCTCCTGCGACCTCTGTTTCGTTTTCTTCGCGTCATGCGTATAAATAGGCTCCCAAATGTTGAACCAGTGCGTGGACGCCCGAGGACAAGTAACTTGTCGGAGGGTCGACACGTCACAACTACACTGTGAGTCCGGCGCCGGCGCTAGCGTATATTTGAAACACTGCAATTAGTTATGTTATATGACTCTGTACGAAAAGATTCTGAGAAAGTATAGTAGAAATAATTGGTGTCTTTTGTTACACCCATCCACTCACATAGTGCGTCAATAAAATCTGGGCGCTGATGGTTTCCCTTCTTTATTTTCTTTGCTGTATTCTTCCTAAAATCTACTCTTTCTCGAGTGTTGTCTTTTGAGTGGTCAACAGGGAGCATATAATAGTCTGCTTCCCAAAAGTCTAGTCCTGCAACGATAACGTTGTCATAGAAAAAAGATGCATAGCATATTGCACGCAATCCTGTATCCGGATTCTCGTTCCAGAGATAATCAAAACTCTTATTCTGGTCCGGGAGAATAGACTTGTCTATGTTGTAATACGCGTGGTTCGCCCTTATATCTTTTATATTATATCTTCTTATCGGTTTGTTCGTAGGGTAGGGGGTACGTTCTCCGAAGCGAAACTGTCGGTCACCAAGACTTGTCAAGAAGTTTGTTGTTTTCCCTGAGCGCTTTCCTCTTTCTATTATAGATGTAGGGAACTGACCCTCCCAATCATTTACAACAATCAAGTCTGTTTCTGGGTGCTTCTCCGCTAAAGCAATTCCATCTTGGGCGCTAGCGCCTCTACATAAAATTATGACTGAGTTTTCACAAACAACCGGAGTTGTACCGAATGCATAAGATCTAGCTAGCTCTCGAAAAGTCGACGACATGTTACTTGCGCTTGCCTAATATAAAACCCCATGGACGGAACTGAGATAGTGTGTTGCCGTCGATCTCTTCGATATCTCGTGTGTCTCCTACACCCCAGTCACATACTTTCAAATCTTTGTCGTGAAGTATCCAGACAAGTAACTTGCCGGGGTCGCCCGCCATTGACTGAGCCAGATCATTTACACAGTCAGCTAATGAGTCATATGCATAGTGGCGCTCGTGACGATATCCATTTGATCTGCGATTCCAGTTGCCTACGTGATAAATCTTAGATGTGCCGTTGTGGGGTTCTGCCCAAACACACACCATGTGTCCAGGAAAAGATGGCTTCCATCCCCACTTGAGCTCACTATCTTTGACGGCAATTACTGATAGTAGCATGGGAGAGTGCTGTTCGCCTATTGAGTTTGCGAGGTATCGAGCGTAGTCGTCGCAGTCCATTGGGCCGTCTGTATCATAGTCTTCTCCGCACTCCATTGCACGAATTCTATTTTCAATCACGCCCGGTGGGAGGCAGACATCGCCTAGCTCTCGCTTGCCGTCGGGAACGTATGGAAGTTTGAGCACCCGTTCTAAAGGAATGTGTATGTCTTCATCATCGTAAATCTCAGGTTGATATCTTCTTGTCGCTCTATCTACGTAGATAAAAGCGTATAGATTTGCCCATATTAGATAAATTTGTGTTGCAGGACCGAACCTCATTAGAGTTCTGGCACCCCACTCATATATTCTTCTCATAATGTCTTTTAACATATCACCCTCCGTTATAGATAATTATCTTTCAAGGGAAGATACTTAGTATAAAGAGGTCGCATTATGTCAGAAATGAAACTCATTATGGAAGGCTGGCGTCAACACCTGCAAGAAGGTGAGAACAGACAACGTATTTTAAACTACCTGGCAGAAAACAACATTGTTCTTACAGAAGAGCAGATCGAAGAAGCAATGCCAAAGTGGCTGAAGAAGCTTGGCGCCGGGGCTGCTCTTACGGCCACTCTTGCAGGTGTGCCGTCAGCTGCGTCAGCAGCACCCGGTGGTGCTCAAGGCGCTGATACTCAGACGGTGCAAGTTGATGCAGAAGATGCTAGTGAATCAGACGATTTCAACGCTGCGCTAGGACTTCTTAAGGCATACATCGACTCAAAGGATTCGACTAAAGAAAAGATGGACCTAGAGTTTAAGCTGATGAATGTGCAGAAAGCTCTTGACAAAGCTGCTGATGGTGATTCTTCAATGCTAAATTCACTAGGCAAAGGTGAGGCTTCGTTTTTAGATTCCGTCATGGGAAAAATCAATAAGTACAAGGCACAAGATCTAAAGTTATATAACAGCTACAAAGATGCCGGCTCCAAAATCAACATAAGGTAACAGCCATGTCAGAAATGAAGCTCATCATGGAGGGATGGAGAACATTCCTCAACGAAGTTAAAGGTAGCAGCCTCAAAAACGACGAAGGTGCCGATATCGGTCGTCTTCTCAGCGGAGTGGTTGAGACACCTTTTCTAGGCCATGGCCCTCGAACCGTTGTTGCAGTCGACGTCCAGGGACACGGACCAATCGCATTCTATAGAAGCACAGGGACAGGAACACCTGAACTTGATACCGGCGACATGTGGTTGCCATGCGGCGGTGCATCGTATTCATCCGGGTCGAAGCCAGGGACGAATCCAGGCGATCCATGGTTGGTCAAGTGGAAAGGAGGTAAGGTCCCACCAGAAGGTCACGTCTTTAGAGCAGTAGGCGTTGCTTTGGCTAAACTGATTCCTGAGAGTGAGCATGGTCGAAGTCTTTGGCAGTGGGGTTCATCAATGGGATATCCGAGCATGGAGCAATTAAAGAAGACAGTTGGAACTACAGTGTTCGGACCCATGCTGTTCAACAGGTGGCTAAACAAACACAAAGCATTACGACCTGACTGGTCACCTCAACCCCTAGCAGGTTCTAATCAAGACACGTACGTAGGACCGTTCAGCCAGACAATTGAGATGATCAGACAAAAAGTTTCACAATTGTGAAATAAATCCGAATAAAAGCAGCCCTTCAAGCTTATAATACATGTAGCCTTTACTACGGGAGATAAAATGACATTAGTACTGTTAAGCGCGCTTGGGCTGCTAAGCGCAGGTTGCACAGCTCACGCTCACCCTCAACATCATCATGTAAAACGACCAGCTGGGCCTACGATTCAAGTAACGCTAGGTTGGACATGGGTTGATGCTCGTTGGCATCACGGGCGTCACATCAAAGGATACTGGCGTCATCCTCACTACGGCAAATCATATCGCGAGTTTGCACATGGTCCGCCAGTAGCAAGGCCTCACCAGAACGCTGTTTGGGTGCCTGGTCACTGGAAGGGTCGTGGACACAGACGTCACTGGGTTAGAGGTCACTGGAAAGTCAGAAACTAGTCTTCTTGATCAACAACGAGGTAGACTCTTCCATTAGGACCTCTTTTAACCATCCCTCCCCAGTTGCAAAATGTGTTGTTTCGAAAGTCTTCTCGGGAATTCCATGTTCCGGAAGCTACTACCGATCGACTGCAGTGTGCGTAGCCCGTCTTTCCTGCGCAAGTCCAGCGCAAGTCTGAAGAGCACTTGGGACAAATTAGCTTTTCGGTCATGTACTTACTAGGCATATCTCTATTATAAGTATACACCTGCTGCAAATACTTTCTACTTCACCTCTTGCAAGATGATGCCTTGATAAAAGCCGCCTCGTTCTTCTTCTTTTCTTTCAGCAGCTCCGAGCGCGACTTCCCATTCCAGCCTGTTTAAGTGACAAAAAGCTTTGATTACTTCAATCATATCAGCGGCTTCTTCATAACATGGATTGTCCATAAACTCCTGGGTTTCTTCTTCCATTTTTGCTTTTAGAAACACCATGTGCTCGTCAGGCCCATGAACAGTTCGAGTCAGACACCACTTGCCATCTGACTCGATTATTTCTGGTATACAATCTCTAACTAGTTTCATTCGTCTTCCATTTCATCAAGTAACTTTTGAACGGTTTTGTTAATCTTCTTGACCCTTCCATACTCCAAAAAGAAAAAAGTCCCCCAGCCGACGATAGCCATGACTAGCGCCGCCCAAAAGATACTATTCATCTTCAACCCAGTACATTGGGTCATTCATTCTTTCTACAGTCTGCTCAATGCTCGCCTTGTTGCGACCAGCTGCGTAGCAAACAGACTCATCAGTCCTGCAAAACTCTTGCTTTAGAAAGATTCCCCAGCGATCTGGGCCTACTTCTCTTACTTCCCATTGCATATTCTTCTTAGGCATTTGTCAACTCCAGATTTTCAAAACCTTCGTCTCTTGAAAGATTGTGTGCAATTGCCCTGTGCCCAGGAGCACGAGGATTCATATCGTTGATTAGATGACGATCACCCATACAAATACCCATAATAAGCCGATCCCATGGAACAGAGTTTAATCTGAGTTCATTCTCAGTATGCTCTCGCATCGACTCAGGACGTGCTGTTGTCAAGATAATCATGTGACCGGATTCAGACCAGTGATTCATCTTTGCCAAGACACCTGGCAAGACTTCTACAGGTGATGTCTTAAACGTTTCAAACTTACGGTACTTAAAAATCGTACCGTCGATATCACAAAATATCGTCTTCGCAAATCTATTCATTTGTACTCCTTAAATCTATTGTAACACAGATATTAGAGATTTACATTTAAAAGGCAGATTGATAGTCTTGCCAATCTACATTTGTTGTGTTGGGCCCAGAGCCCGCTAGCTCGGGATACATGATATGACCCTTCTTGCGGGAATGCAACCAGCCTATGGCATGGCCAAGCTCGTGTTCAACAATGTACTTTTTTTTGCTCACGTACGTATTTTGAAAAAAGACTTCTGACTTAACCAGATATGTCGGGTCCGCGGTCAGTGCGTACCTTTTTGTAGTTGCTAGGTGAGATCTGCTAACAGAAGCAGAAAGCTCTTCTTGAGTAGGCAAGCGAAATGTGATTGCTCCCCACTCTGAAGTACAAAGCGTTGCCGTTGACTTGAATGTTACTTTGCCAAAAGAATAACCCAATGCTCTCCAAAAGTCTAGGCCTTGTTTCAATCTTTGTTCGGTTATGGGTGCACCGGGACACACAGTTACATCAGGAGGTTCATCAAACCGGCCAGCAAGAACTATCTTTCGTTTGTACTTGTCGTTGTCAGAGACATCAACAGTTGATACAGTCGGTATCTTGAACATGTCATTGTTATGCTCTCTTGGCTTCTCTTCACTGTAGCACCCTAATCCTGCAAATATCAAGAAGACGGCGACATTACGCGCCATCAGACTCACGCTTAAAGTAAAGAACCAAAGTGTTGCCAGCTGCATCTTGAATTTCAAAACTGTCTTCTGGATTCTTATGTTTCTCACACAAAATATACGGTCCGTCTTCAAGATCTTTCTGTTTACTTTTCTTGACCTGTCCTGTCTTCCAGTCTCTCACAATAAACTTTATGATCTTAGTATATTTTCCATCCGACTCTTTTCTGAAAGACGTTACTCTCTCTTCATGATTGTCCGGGCCTGCCATGTCGATACTTTTTCTAGATTTTAAACTCACGTAATAATTTTCTCAGTTTTAATTAGTTTGTTAAAGAAAAAGAGCAACAAATAACCACACACCTGCGAGAAGTGCGAATGCTTTGTAGCCGCTTTTTTTATTATCTAAGGGTTGCAAACCACGAAGGAGTGCATCCCAAAATGTGGGTGGTTCATACATCAGAGCCAGCCCTCTCAACAGGTATGGGTCGATGAAGCTCATCAACTGCAACAAAGACTACTCTCTCAAAGTTTGCTATTAGAGTACCCGATGTGTCCCGAACTGTCGCAGTAAAAGTCATGCTTGTTCTTCTTGTCTCTACGTGTCGAACTACGACTTCAACGATATCACCTAACCGAACCGTTGACTGAAAGTCTATTTCTTTTATGTGTCTTGTTGCTACCACAGATTTGCTAAGCAGCCTTGCTTCGATCCCACATACTTCATCTACCCACTTCATTAATATGCCGCCGTGAAGTGTCCCATGGGCATTTAAGTGTGGCTGCGTTACTAAGAATCTATAGATCATGGCTTCTCTATGTATCTTCTATCTACGTTCCTATCCCAAAATAACTCAAACCCATAGTTTAGAAATGTAAGCAGTACATGCAAACTGATTGAAACGACTGTTGCTTCTTTCACGTCTCCAATTACAGCCCACATGAATGCTGTCGTTGTCACAACAGAGACAAGTCTCCAGGACAACACCTTGATAATTCTACTTTTCATCTGGCTTTGGCATCTCACAAGAGATAACTGGGATTTCTTGTGCTTTGTCTTTTACAACATAGATTTTTTGGCCCACTTTAATTTCGCAGGGAATAGCGGAATTCTGCAAGATCCCTACCGAAGGACCACCATTGGTTGCTGGATTTAGATTGAACTCCACAGTTGATAAAACAGCGTCATGAGATATCACTGTGCCTATCAATACAAAAGAACTAAGCGTCACTTGTCACCTTCCCTTCCTTTAATGCGGCGATATGCGCCTATTGTTTCTGGAAACAGATCTGTCGCTATTTCTAGACAGGCTTCTGCAACTTTCTGTATTTCCCACTGTGCACCGTCATGAGTCCGAAGATCTACGAACTTCAAGAGATTGTTGAGATCAACTGTCCCATAGTACTCCGTGTACATATTTTGTGGGAGTATTCCTCTTGCTTGCTCTCGACAGACGCCGGCAGCAATTAAGTCATTGAACATTCTGAGTGAATGTTCATGATGCCTCTTAATTAATGACGCTGCCTGGAGTTTTCCGCCGTCTTCGTAATTGTAGATAACAGGATTTTCTAATTCGTCTGCATTACTGGCTTGACGATTAGACTTATGCTGTGTCCTAAATGATTCAGGTTCATAAAAGCCAATACCTACATCGGTATAGCGCCGAGAAATCTCGTTATAAGACCACGTTCTATGACGATGGTGCTGAGAACGTACGAACAAAGGAACGTTAAACCGATAAGTGATAATACAGTGCTCCAAAGTCGAAGTGTGCTTGTGCCGTATGAGATAGTTAATGAGCTTCTTGTCTCTTTCATCTAGACTCTCCTTTTCTACTCCGAAGGAAACACGAGCGCTATTGACAACAGTCAAGTCAGTACCCATGTGATCTACGTAATCTACACTACCAATGTCATCACTGTAAATCTTAATCGACTTCTTGTAGTTCATTCTTTTCCTCTTTTTGTTTGTTCCATGCTTTATCAGCCTTGCGACCTACTAGACCGTAACCGATGGCTAATGGTACTGATCCTGCTAAAAAGGTTACATGATGATACCAGCGCCAGGATGCTGGATCATCTGGGTAGTTGAACAAATCAAACCACCTATAAGACCACTTTACCAGAAACTCTCCCATAATAGATTCTAATCTGGGTTATTGAATTGTTCAATATCTTTCTTTCCCGCCTTCTGAACATTTTCTGCACGAATCCGTAGTACCTCGCCTTCGTGTAAAATAGTGGCGATCTTCTCCCAGGTGTGATATTCAACAAGCAACCCTATGTTCCAAGCTTCATATCTTGAGAAGAAAGATTTGGGCTTGACTTTAAATCTTACTAAATCACCAGCCTTCATTCTACTTGCTCCATGACACTCCGATTCGGCCGTCTTTGTCAAGTACTTCAAGAAGCGGGCCAGATTTTTGCCAACGTTCCCAAGCATCGTCAACGTCATATTCTAGCATATGATCATCAGCCCTATCACAGTACTCTTTAAACGTTAAGACTCTAATTACAAGCAACTCTCCATCGTCAATCAAGTCCCCGGGTTTTAGATCCACCTAACACCTCACAGCGATGCCTAACAACGCAATTATGACTAAGCATGCTCCAAAAGCTTTTCCAATCAAAACCCAGTCTTCTTTATCGAGATATTTACCCATCACCCCTTTCTCTTCTTTCACGAATTTCTTTTTGTAAATCTATCAAATCATACGGTCCAGTGCGTTTTTTCCTCACTAGGTAAAAGAACATCACAAACGCAAACGAAACTGTAAATGCAGCTGCTACAGCAAGAAGCGACTCAAGCACTGATCACCTCCAACCTTCGTGACTTATCGGTCTGTATAGACCCGTCTTGCCACATCACCTTAACATCTTTCCGACCAGCATACACACCCACCTCAATAATCATTCCAACCCAGTCATATCCGGTTGGTGCCCATTTCTGGGTTTTGAAATCGAACTTTACCAAATCACCGACTTTCATTGACTACCTCGAGAGATTCTGGGTATTCTTCTTCAGCTGGATATCTATCGTTCCAGCACACTACAGCATATCTTTCTTGTGGGTCTCCAAAATTGTCAACATCAGTATGAAAATCAATTATGACACCCACCCATTGCTTTTCATGTGTGCTTACCCACGCGTCTTCTTTTGGTCTAACTAAATCCCCAACTCTCATGATCGGACCTTCATCACATCATCATGATCAAATAGCTCGCCAGTATGAATTTTTACTCTGTCAAGGTCGAACCAAACAACAATGCCTAAAGAATTATCTCGTACAACCTTGATCAAATCACCTACTTTCATCACATCCTCCGCATCCGTGGTCGATTTCTTTGTCGATTCCTTTAAGCTTAACCCACCCGCTCCAGATTATTGGGACTGCAAGCCAGTGTATACATAGCAACCAAGAGGCTGGTGCACCGGCGTAAAAGGCGGGATGAACATTATTTCCGAGAAATATAAAAAGCAAAGGGAAAAGCACATCTTCAATAATCTCCCATCCGATAATAATTATCACCAACGCGAGTCCGTGTTGCTTCATCGTACGTTTGATTGTGCCCCACCGAAAATGATCCAGCTTGTGGCCTAATCTATCTTTGATCCATTTTAACATCTTCGCTTACCTTTCTCACATATCCAGCCGGCCACCACTTTACCACACCGCAACAAAGCACATTGATAAAGTGCATGGTCCCTGTACTTTCTTCGGGTTTTGCCTTTTCAATCAGCACGCCGAGAATAAGATCTTCTTGGCCTTTCACGCCAACTTCCACTAAATCACCGACTTTCACTGATCAGCTCCAACCACCCTTCGGCAATATACCTTACCTCACACGTCGTTTGGTCAAGAACACCTACCAACGCTGTATTGTCCACTTTTGCTACCAAATAACATTTGCCAAACCGCTTGTGCTTTACCAAGTCACCGACTTTCATTTAATCACCATAAGGTAGCGAGTTGCGACTTCTTCGAGTATCTTAGTTTGACCGTGTGCAGTCCACAATATGCGGGCGGCCTTCCAATCAAATGGGCGAATGCTGAGTATTACACCAGACCCTTGTAGCGTACCGAATTTATGTTTTACTAAATCACCGACTTTCACTGATCACTAGCGTTCCAGCAATTGCACGACGAACAGCATCGGCCGCCGGCAAAAATGTCTGCCATAAATCTAAAAAACTTCTTAATCATATTACCTGTCTTCATCATCTTCTCCTCTAGCATAAATATCTCGTCCTTCTTCATATGCCTTTAGAACTGAGACAAGATTGAGAATATCTGAGCATGCGTCAATCCCGATGGTCTGCATCTCCATCAGGGCTTTTAGCTCCATCGACTCAAGATCTACAGCGACCTCACCGCTGCCGTAATCGACGACCATTTTCTTGATAATCGGCCCCACATGAATTCTATGCTCTGTTGTGGGCTTATGATTTGTGAATCCTTTTTCATACGCAAACAATTCTACAGCTTCCTTAGCCTCTCTTAGACCGCACTTCGTCTCACTTCGAACTGCTTTGATTGCAGCGATTTTTTTTGGGCTTGAATCATCGAGCCACTCGATTAGTGAATTATATGTCGACCTTCTAATTCTTAGAATCATTTGTCACCTCCAATAGTGCCTCAGCAAGTATCGCTGACTGTGTCACGTTCATATCAAAAGGCGGAGTTTCTCCAGATTCGACGCCGCCATGTTTGACAATCAAAGCTTTCAATATTCCAACTGGAACCCAACCGTATACTGTGCCGGTGGGGTCGTCAGGTGCCTCTGCGTATCCGATAATCATGGGCTCAACAGCTGATGGGAAACCCACCTCCACCTCAGTGTACGGGCCCTGATTGTCTCTGGGGTTAGAATAACTGGTATCACTAGCTTGAACACTCATGTTAAACCCAGATTTACAAAACAAACGCTTATACATCTTTCTCATTTAGCTTCTTGGCTCTCCATTCCTTAAATTTTTCAGTTGACATTCCACCGATGACGTCTTCTAATTGTGCATCGTGCAACTCTGTTTCGTCAGGGAAGATTGATGCAGATTCGACCGTGTGTGTTCTAAGTTTCTTCTTTAACCAATCCCTTAAGTTGACAATATTATTGACTTTCACTTACAACATCCCAATACTCTTTCAGGTCACTCTTGATCCTGCCGTCTGGCAGCATTACTTTAATCGCATTTCCCGAAACTTCATATACTAGAAAGGGCTCTTCTGTGTATGGAACTCCATGCTTGCTAGTCTTTTTCATCCAGAACGCAATGTACTTCATTTGCACTAAGTCACCAGCTTTCACTTAGATTCTCCAGTGTGGGCCGTGCCTCTCGTTTGAAATTCAATTAAGATGGGTTCACCCTTTTGGTCTACCATCTTTTGGAAATTAAAGTCGGCGGCGCCCAAGAAGACTGATGATCCATCGTGGAAAGTCACGCATACATGATGCACGTCTGGCTTTGCCTTCTTTATTCCATCAAACATTTTAACGTGAACAGTCAACTTAAATTCCTTTCTACAGTTGTTCCTCTAGTCTCTCAAGAATCCACAAGTCGGGATCACCTGTTCTGGCTTTTGCGATACCATAAGGCATTTCCCCTGAGTTGCAAAAGTATTCGTACAGCTTATCGTAAGCTGTCGTTCCATAGAAGTCTAAATCTCCTGCAATAAAGTCTGGCATCAGAGTGCTTTCATCGATAGTCAACCCAGCTCCAGCATAAATCTCATTTAACATCTTCACTCCTCCTAGTATACCACTTTAAGTTTAAGGTAGCCAAAAGACTGATCTGACATCTCAGCACTCATAGCTTCCAAATCTTCGACATGAGAATCATATTCAGCTGAGTTCTCATCCGTTGTCTTCATGATCTTAATGACTTCATTAAAGTAAGCGCGAGCTGACTCGCGGAGTTGTTCAAGATTGGCTTCTTCATTCATAGCTTTTACCTCCTGGCTATGATTATATTATACTATAAGCCGCTTGATCTTACACTAAACTGGATACTCAAAATTAGCTGTTACTATGTTTGTTGCTATCTCAGTTGCGCCATTGCGAAGATGAAATCTTCTAGCCATATCTGTCAGAGGAGACAGTGTTACGACCCTTTGGATTCCCCAGTCAGACTCCTTTACATACTTTAGAAGTGCATTGATTATGGCTTTCCCTGCGCCGCGGCGCAAACTCCACACTGTATATGGGATACAAATGCGGCCGTCGCTGAGTGTATATGAACTCAGCGTCATAATATCAACTGGTATGGCATGTGTTCTTGCAACACAGCAGAAAGCGACGTAGTCTCCGGAAAGATCTCTTAGACCAAAGACTTCTCGACCCGGGTACGTTTTAAAAGCTACTCCTAGCTCTGGTCTTACTGGATCACTATCACGCCATAGCTTGGGTGTATTGCTTACATTCTCAAGCACGTATTCCATATCAAAACTCGCTTAACTTCAGTGGTTCAAGTCTATCTAGCTGTGTCCACGAAACTCCTGAATGCCATAACACCTTGGCCACTCGGACCATCACTGATGAGTCGTCAGGGTGATGCATTTTAAAATCGAGCAGAACTCCGGCATTCCGGCCTCGTATGTCGACGTCATTTCTTTTTATTCGTACCAAGTCACCTATTTTCATCTACAACTACTCTCCCAGGATTATCAATAGCATCTCTCATAGTCAGGCCGAAGTGCTCAGCAACAGCTAAAACTATTCTTTTCATTTGAGACGACTTTCCAGTGATAACAATAAAAGGCACGTCGAAGTCATTACAGCACCTTGATATAATATCGGAAACATCTTTGTGTCTCACCCCATGAAGATCAACTGTTTTCATCGATCACCACCCGGAGTCTAATTGACTGATCATGTGTGTAATGCCATTCGCCAGGGATTCCCTCCCAATCGACTACAACATAGTCCTTTGTTATCTTTATAACTCTTCCCGATGCCACGTTGTGCTTCCACATAGGAGACATCTCAACTCTATCACCTACCTTGAAATTCATCACTCTGCTCTGTTGTTCTGGACCACCATGGCGGAAGATCTCCCGATCTCCACTTAGCAAATCTTACCTTGTCCTTTAAATAATATTCTCTATAGCAGTCAACAGGATCATCACTTACCTTGTAATCTTCTAACATACAAATTGAGAACGGTGATAATCCTTTCGACTGTAATCGAGGCGGATGATTATTGTGTAGCCAACGATGCACCCTAGAAGACTTGTGGGTTTTGCCATATCGCTTTTCATACTCTTCACAAAGTGCTAATCCCAGCTTAGAGTGCCAGACATAATTGTCTAAGCTCTCTCTAGTCCAAACACTGCATGGGTGATTGATGTGTGTCATCTTCCACTCGGGCTGAAAAACGGTGGGAACTTCTTGATAAAGAAAAGCTTTTGCTTCTTTCTGCGTTCTAAAATCTTTTATATCCTTCTTAAGGTAGTCAAGCCAGCCCAACCAGTGCGCTGTACACAGCATCTGGCCTGACTCCAGAATCATCTTCAAGACGTGCTTGTCACAGTGGTAACTAGCTGCAATTTCTGGGTCGTTGTCAAGAATAAAGATGTTCATATTGTTTCTTTTCTCTCTGTCACTATTCTTAGTGTGCTGCAATCAACCCACTGAATTTTGCCATCCCAAAGCAGTATTTCAGCAGATCGGGTAGTGGCGCCAGTTCGAGACAACCTCAAAACGACGCCAAGATCAACATCAAACTTTTCTCGCACATCATCTTTAGCTGAGTACCATTTGACGAGATCACCCTTTCTGATCATTGGAGTACCTTACTTTAGTTTTAGAGTTGCAACTTCAGTGTCTAGCTCGATTGAAAAGTTTCCAAAGTTATACGAGGTTTCAAGCAACGCTGCAGCCGTAGTTTCAAGATCGAGCGTGATTGAATAATTGCCTCGCTTAAAATCATATTGTTGCAACGAAGTGTCTAGGCCAAACTCATAGTAATCATAGGTTACTGCCTCTGAAATATCGTCTGGGACGAACGTCATTTGAGAAACAACTTCATCCCATACTTCATCTTCGTCAAAGTTGTCATCTTCTGGGCTTGTTAGATTGAGGTGCTTTGTTGCTTCGCTGAAGTCGTATTCATTACCTTCATCATCAATAAAGTAACCTTCTCGTTCAACGTAGTCTGACTCAGAGATTGCTTCGCTTATCTTCCCACCCAGCATATTTTTGTCAACACCTGTGGTCAAAAATTCGATAAACATGTCAGAAATACCAGAAGAATAAAACACATCTTCTTGATAGTCATCTGTGTAATGAGCGACATCTTCGGAGTACTCGTATGATAGAGTCACCGGAGTGTCTGGATTGATTCCCAAGGCTCCTGTCTTGATAAGTTCACGTAACGTTGTAATGCTATTGCCCACTATTACCTCCCATTTATTAATAGATGTAAGCTCTACATTGTATTCAATAGGATTGAAATGTTCAATGAATCTTAGAAAGAACATCTACATAAGACTTATGAAATGTCAAGAAAGCACCGTTGGAAAACAATACAGTAATTCTGTCGCGGCGGCGGCCGCTTATTTCCACGACTAGCCCGTCTCTTCTATTTTCTGGCATCATGGGATCATGCGTACCGTCTTTGATCTGGACATATGCTCCCGGCTCTAGACGCTTTTTCTTAATTGACACTTAGGACACTTCTGATGGTAATCTACTAATTATGTCTTCTATTATCTCGCATGTATTTTCAGGGGATTTCGTAGCAAATGCACGGCCGTGTCCGCCAAGCGTCTCATAGATGGTATTGTCGTTGCCGCCTGGCATACACTTATCTCCAACAAACCAGCATCGATAATCTTTAAAGTGATTTAGCGCATACGTTTTGTCCCAACCCGTCGGATAAATATCAATACTTGTTGATCCCCCAAGTGCAGCAGTCACGCTAACACCAGCGTGCTTGATCTCCTTAAAGATCTCTTCTAAATAACGCTCTCTTATGCTCTGTTCAGTATCTGCTTTGATCCAGGCTTCCCTTTCTTGCTGATTTGCTAGCCTGCCTACAGGACACCAATTAAGCATAGATTCTCTATAGTGGAAGAAAGTTCCAGTAAGGGGCAAATTGTTTTGACACGATATGACAATCTGGTGGGCCAACAGTGAAGTCAAAAGACTGTTGTATGCATCTTGGCCGATTTCTTCTCTCATGTCTCGAGAATGTTTAAGCTGCCACTTTCTATTCTTGACTGCATACTGATACAGCTTTGTCCCATTGCAAGGCATCAAGCTTATTCTAGACGGAGGGACTGATCCTATCTCGTACCATATCTCTCGGCACTGCTCAAATAAATAATCATAGTCACTACCCGTCACTATTCCTACTTCACAGTGCTCAGATAACTTTCGAAGAATGCTTATGATATCTCGGCCGACTTTTTGTCGAGGCTCAGTCAGTGTCCCGTCCATATCAAACAGGACTATATCTTTCACTGTTCTTCCGGGCTTGGCTCATTAGTTATTTGAAAAGTTCTCTCCAAGAGCGCAAGCTTACCATCAGCATCTGAAACTCTAGACAGCAGTTTGTCGCATGTGTCAAGAATGCTGCTGTGATCTCCCGTACCCGTAGGGTTTCTTAAGAAAACCATTAACTCTGCGAGTGCTCCCGCTCTGTCTGCTTCTAGGCGTGCTTTGAGAGCACCCACCATTTGAATGGTAACTCTTTCTTCAATCATTTCTACCTCCAATGATATTAGAAAGTTTACTCAATCTTTGCTATTTGTTTAACTATTTTTGAGAAGGTCTTGAATCATTTCTCTCACAACCGATTCATCTCTACGATCCGGGTCGTTGCTTCCCTGGAAGTCTAGGCTCATTTGTCTGTCTAGGTCGATTGTAACTCTGTCATTAGCTTGCTGTAATTCTACCGCTGTTCTACCCAGGGCCCAGCCAATTGTGAATATTCCTGCCCTGATATGCGTCAAGCCCTGAGATTTGCCTCGATCTTTTCCGTATCTTGCTGCAAGAACAGGACGGAATTCATCATCTTCAGGAACGTCGCCCTTTACTTTAATCTGTCCAGAACCCTTTAGAGAAAACGAGTATACTGGCTGAATACCACTGAACATATCTACCTGGGCTTGATTAGATTCTTTGGATAGTTGTATCACACCCTTTGTGGCAATACAAAGGTCGCAGCTTTCTGGGCTTGATTCACTATCACTTAAAGCTGGCCCATAAATTGCGCGTGCTTTTAAGCTGTCATCGTTAATCTCTCTATAGACTGCAGTTGTCAGCCTTCCTTCGGCAGTGTAGTCTATCAGATCCTGAATAAAAGACTGAATCTCAGGATGCGTATCTAGACCGGATCTACTAGAAATTCCTGACCATTGTTGTTGCTCTGATCCTTTGCTTGCATACTTTAGAGATATAAATGCTACCTGATTTCCTTCATAGTCTACCAACGCAGCATCGGCTTTTGGTGTCTTTGGTATTGACACACAAGAAACAACCCCGCGGACTGTCTTGTCCCGCCCTAAGTACAGAGAGATTCCCTTGGTAGGGTCGTAGTCATCATCATTCGACTCATCGCTTATTGCTTTCTGAATTGCTGCATTAATCTGATCAATTTGTATATCTTCTTTTTCGGTACCTGAATCACTATCTTTGCCCGTAACAATACTCTTGCTTATCCGCGAGAGGGGTGTTCCCGAATCTTGAAATATTTTAACTAGTTCCTTGTATTCATCAGACGCTACAGGATCCTCAAGGTCAGACATCTTCTCACAGAGGCTTGATGCTTTCGTTCTTTGAGCGGGTGTCATATCAAGCAGTACTTCTCCACCGTCTTTGATTAATCTTACTTTTAACTCTGGGTTCTGCAACATCTCAGCGAACTTCTTTAAATACTTTGGTCGCTTTGCAATTCCCCCTCTTCCTGATGCCCTTGTTTCTGAAAGCATTTTCTTTTTCCTCGTAGTTATTTCTTTAATAATTGTCTTCAATAAGAGTTTGGCTGACTCTGTCAGAGTTAGCCCAACATCTTGGAGATTTTGTGCTATCATTGCCCACAGCCACGTCTTTCCTTCTCTTTCATCTTCTACTTCATCTTCTGGAACGTATTCCTTGTAAGTCTGCCAGTTTGAATTAACCCAGCGAAGTATTTCATTCCTAGAAACGGGCGGTAAGTCTACACCCTTTTGAACAACAATATTGCTGTCTCTCATAAACTTTTGAATCACTTCGTCTCTAGCGGAAGGAGTCGTACTAAAATGAGTTGTACTTGGATGTGCAGGCTCTTGAGAGAGTTGACGCTTTACATCAGCTGCAGCAAAAGCTGTAGCTGCTCCATCACTGGAAAAGATGTCTATCTCTCTTGTGAGGTCTTTACTATCTTTCCCTAGAAATACCTGGGGTGGTCTATTTCCATCAAAATGCCTAAACTTTACGTATGCTATTTCTTTACCTTCAAGTGCTTCAGTACCTTGAAGACTGTAGTACACTGAAGGGTTCACGTCATTTCGCAAAGGTAGTTCTACCACTTTCATCTCAGGGATCCCGGGATATACTACCGATTCTATTGAGACTAGCTGGCTCACTGAGTTTGCATCGGCACGAGCAGCTTTCGACCACGGTACAGTAAATTTTATATACGCAGTCTTTCTATCGTTTTCTTCTGCACCCAGCTCTACACCAAAGAGTTTTCTGGTAGCATCTGTTACTATTGCATCAACATATCCCATCTCATCCAGTAGCTTCATAAATTCATCGTGATTGTCTCTAAACATTTGGAAGTAAGCTTGTTGAGCCTCTTGAGCTTGAGGATCTTTTCCCGGTGTCTTCATGTTGCCAAAGCCACTCTCCATGTAGTGTGTGTAAACTACACTAGTCTTCCCAGTCTCAAGCAAATGAGGTGCACCCTTCGGTGTCACTCTAAGGTATGAAGATCCTTGTCCTAAGTCTTTTGGTGAGACGCCAGATCTGAACTCTACACCGTAGCCTGTCCTTGCTGGATTCTTCGGATGCGGATCTGGCACGTGAACGTGTGGCCCACCTATCTTTGAACGCTCCCACAGATTGATAAACCTCTGATCAGTGATATCTACGCCGAGGTTTGACATTTCTCGGCTTAGCTCAAAAACAGGAACTTCGAATTCAGGTACACCTTTCTTGCCAAGCACCGGTTGACCAGATGAGTCTGTCTTAAATGTCAAGGTGGTTGTCCCTAATGTAATATTTGATGAAGCCTCTGGAGAAGTTGTAATAAACGTTTTAGTCTTACCACCTGATGTTTGAACATCGACGATTTTGTCACGATATTTCTTGTCAGCTGTCTCTTCATTCAAGATGTGTTTCTCAACAAAGCGCTCGATTGCTCGATAGTAAATGTCTGTGGATATGTAGCCTGATAGATATTGGCCCTTTGCCAGTTTTCCTCTTCCCAAGCCCCCCACTCTATGATCATCATTTAACTTTACGTGAATGTCTACATTGGTCAGTTCAACGTCTACCTCATCATTGCCAGGCTTGGGTTCTGAGCCTGTACCTGGCAACAACTCTACTTCTCCAAAATTTGCAATAGCTTCTGAAGCCAGGGACTTCATAGCGCTCACAATGTTTTTTAGCTTTAATAAATTCGCAGCTGTGTCACCAGACTCACCCTCAGTACTGACAGCGCTTTCAGCTCTTTCAAAAGCAGCGCTATATCTTCGATCTTTCTTGCACTCTTCCCATTCACCTTCCGTTAAATCTCCCGGGGATTTCGCTGCAAAGTAAACAGCCCACTCAGCGATAAAAGACGCGTGGCCATTCGCTGAGCCGGTAAATGGACTCCCTGAAACAGAAGAACCCAAGCCCGCTAAAGGCTTGGGTGACTCCGAAAGAATTGATTGTATTCTTTCTCGCAACGTTTTTTCATGATTACGTGACAACATATCTACCCGATTATAAACATAAATATCACGATCGTATTAAATTAGCTGCTAGAAAAGAGAGAACATAGCTTTTTAAATTCGGAAGGCGTGCAGTTGACAACCTTATTGCCGTTCTTATTTAGCTGATAAAAAGTATGGCCGGCGATTTTCGTTACAGACACGTCGAACGTATGTGTCTTGTTGTAACCCTTTACTTTTACAGACGCTAGTGTTTCAGTCATCTTAGATCCCGGGCATGAGGCTTCGACTCATCTGAACCTCGTGCGGCTTGCTACTTTTGGCTCTTCGATCTTCAAGGACTTTCTGTGCTCGTGCGTCTGATTCTTTGGCCGATTCGTTATCTTCGCTGACAACGTACTCGAGATTTAGTTTTACACCATTTCTCTCTTGATAAATTTTGTAGATATACATTATTCTCCTCCCTTGCATTTTGGACATGTTAACTTTACATTAGAATCCTGATCAATCTCGACATGCCAGTCAAGTTGTGATGTATCTTCGTCAGGTTCTGTAGTTTTCCCACAACTCCCGCAATGATCAGGCATTTTGTCAATTGCGTGCTGCAATTTCTTAAGTCGCTTCTTTGCTGCTTTCTTTTCAGCAAGCTGCTTCTTTCTCCTAATTGATCTCGACATAGATCCCATTAGATCTCAACCTCACAAATAAGTGACCACTGAGTGTCGTCACACGGTACATCGTTCCACTGGCCCAAGTCTGCATCATTTCGATTGATATGACCGCAGAATTCTGCCCCTCCGTTTGGTTCTTCGGGCGCCCAATTGGTGTATTCAAACGGGATACCAGAGTCCCACTGGTTCGACCCTACGCTGCTGATGTTTACCCATGGTCGCTCTGTGTCATCTTCTCCCGAATCCTGGAGCAGCAGGTTTATAGACGTTTGAATTGATTCATTGTAGATTCCTGCCAAAGAATCATATCCACTGTCTACACAAAGATCGTAAGATTCAGACCACGTTAAATCAAAATCAGGGCAGAAAGCGTAGTAAACCCCCTCAAACGTATCTGCTTCGCAATCAAGCGAATCACAGTCTTGATCGATGCCGTCACCATAAAAGTCTCCCGCAAATGGGTGGACTAGAACGTTTTCATCATCGCAGTCGCCGTCGTTAGGAGTGTATCCGTCCATGTCACAATCATCGTCCAGATTGCCGCAGGGTTCATCTTCGGGTGGGTCTTCAGTCTCTTCTTCTTCGGGTTCATCTTGAATGGGTGGATCCAAAACTTCCGCTGTATTGATTGTAAACTCTGGGTTTTCGTCTTCTTCATCTACGACTACTACTTCTTCATCAGCGCCACCTGATGTGGGTGACTTTACTTTCTCAAGCCCATAATCAGAGCAGCCAGTCATCACAAGCGTCAACGGAATATAAAAAGTCTTCATCATCTCTCCTATCGCAAATTTTCAAATGTTTGAGTAAATTTTTTCCAAGTCTTTTCTTTTAGGATAGAGTTAAACTCCATCGCCTTGAAGGCTTCTTGGATTGTGCCTTCATGTAGTCTTCCTTCAGAGATCAGATGATCACAAGGTCTGAAGTTTTCGATACCTTCGAATCTGATCAGCAGCTTGTTCCGTTCAAAGATCTCTTTCTTTTCACCGTCAGACAGAAAGGTATTCATCAAGGCTCTGTCACGAACAAGCTTTTCTGCTGTCTTAGCACCTACTCCCTTGATACCAGGGATGTTGTCTGTCTTATCGCCGCAAAGTGCCTTCCAGTCTAAGTAGTTGTAATCAGGTTTTTCAATATAAGTCTTCTTGATCGGGTGATAAATCTTTACAGCTGGATTGGTATCAAGGAGTTGAATAAAATCTGAGTCGCCTGAGATCACTACACATTCGTCGCCCATGCTATCATGGTACTGCGCTAAGTTCCCAATCAAGTCATCGCATTCCAGGTCATCATGTTGAACTACCCAAAAAGGAAAAGACGACTTTATCAAATTGATAATCGTTTTCTTTTGTCTGTGGAAACTGTCACCAGGAGAAACTCTGTCGCCCTTGTAGTCAGGAAGCGCAGCGATTCGATGTTTGGGCATGCCCTCAAGGACGAAATAAGCACGATCAGGATTGTGCATTTCTACCAATGGTCTCAAACCTCTGAAGAAATTGTAAACAATAGCGTTGTCACCTCTTGTGAATCCGCTTCTTGCACGATGTATTAGATTGTAGGCATCAAATAGCGCAACCTTCATTTAACTCTCCTTACTTTTTAATTCTACCACAACTTGGCTGGCGTTACATAAAATTTCAATATCATCACACCAGGTATTTGATATCACACCATTCGACCATAGAATTGAAACTGATGGTGGTATTTCTACATCTCGCCTTACTTCTAGTACTATGCCCGTTCCGTCTTCAACACCACAGAAAGTGTCATAAACTAAAACTCCCGGTTCTATTTTATTCATTGTAGTGCCAAAATCTTCTTCTTAATAGTCTTCTTAATCCCAGGATTAATTTGCTCCACGTGAGGCATCATAACATGACGAATATAGTTTCGACGATATCTCGTATCCACGTTGGTTACATCTTCTACAAATGGGACGCCCTTCCTCGTGCACCACTTGATCAAGTCATCCTTATCTGTAGAAAGAAAAGGCCTGATGTACTGATCACGCTTGTGTGGTATTAAGAACGGATTGCCATTGAGGCTTGTAAAGATCCAGTTCTCCACTACATCGCCCAGATGGTGTGCGGTGATGATTGGTAGGTTAGTTGTGGTTTCAAACCAATCATATCTTTTTTTTCTCCACCAGGCTTCAGATGAAACACCTTCGGGCATCAGGTCTGTATTCCACCCAAACTTGCTCTGAAGGTTATGCTTGTCTGCGTATTCTTTTACTAGCTGTGTTGCTTTGTCTGCGTGCGCACCGGTGCCATGATTAAAATGCAAAACAGTTACTTCTCGTGTTCTACGAAGAAAGTCAAGAACTGCCATCGAATCGACGCCGCCGCTAACAGCGATCGATACTTTTTGTGGAACAGCGCCTAAAATTCGAATCATCACTTATCTCCTAGTTTATATTCTAACACACTATGCAGTGTTTTACACTAGAAGTTAGTCTGGGTGCACAGGGTTATAGTAGCCGCCGCGGCGCCTACGAGCCATCTGCTCATATGACAGTATCGTTATTGCGATAATAGAAACACCGAAAGCTAACAAGTCCATGGCATTTTTTTTAATCTTTCGCTTACACATTATATTATTTTATACTGCGTAGATTGATAGTGTATAAATCTCACTAGACTGAAGAGATCACATGAATCTGTGACGCTTCGTCATCCAATTGAAGTGTGCAGAAAACGTCATCTGTAGAGAGTACTGTGACTTTATCACTGTCTATGTCAAGAACTATCCCTTGCTTTGGTTGAACATTCATCTCAATCATGACGCGTTCTTTGAGCGGGTTGTACACAGTGTAGCTTCCTGAAAACACTACTAGATCTCCCTTGTTCACTGGTACACCTCAAACTTGTGCCGGTCAGCACTGTCAAAGATTACTTCTCTCACACCATTGATATCTCTTTGAGCGCTCACTCTAAACTGGAACCCTTCATCGACAAAACAATAGACTAGCTCACCCAATTCAAACGTGTTTGTTTTAGCTATTACCCTAAGAACTTTTCCAGCATACATCTTCCACCACTATTAATGTGACGGGCCCGAAGGCCCGTCACAAATAACTCTAAGCAATCTCAATTTTTCTTGTTTTCGGTTCCGAGTTGTCAGGTACTACCTTTGGAATCTCCAAGGATAGAATACCGCTTTCAAATCCTGCGGAAATCTTCTTACTATCTAGATTGTCGTTTAGAGTAAAACTACGTCTAAATGAAGACCTCTTGATCTCTCTCTTTACATATTGAGAATCTGTGACACCTTCATTCTGATTGCTTGTTCCTACAATTGACAACACCCCGTCTGTTACTTCAACGTTAATATCTTCTTTAGATAGGCCTGGAATTGCAGCTTCAATTAAAATATGGTCTTCGTGATTTATCACATTTACTTTAGGGTAGCTCCCCTTGGAAAAGAACTCATCCCCAAACTCCCGATGAAATGCCGGGAACATGTCTGTTAACATATCGTCAAATAGACGATCAAATGGAGTTAAAAACTCCCTCTTGGTCAGAGAACGTGGATTAACACGTCTACGAATAATTGCACTCATGATTTATCTCCTATGTTTATGCTTACCTGAAATCAGTGTAAGTGCCGGTTGTTCACTAGTGATCCAACCGTAATATTAATATAAACACAGGAGTAGGGTTGTACACCCCCTTAATTTAACTTTTTTGATATGGTGCGTTCAATAAGCTGTCTACAACATCCTGAAGGTGTACTTTGATCGCATCGTAAACAAGTGAGCGTGCTTCATCATGAAAGCTTGCCTCACCAGGCCCGCCTAAATCTTCAGCTGCAACCTGAAGGACCGGTATCATCGCATCGCGAAGTGCTGCCTTATTCTCTTCACCAAACAGCGGGGCAATTGCATCAGAGAGTGCTTGAGTGTGCTGCGCTCGCAAGACGCTGAGACCTCCTTCGGGCACAGCCATGTGGCTTATCTCTTCCTTAATAATCTGTCTAAGCTGTCGTCTTGTAATTTTGATTGTTGACTCTGTGTATCTTTCAATCCTTTTTCCTGACGGTATGGACTCTGGTTCCATATCAGCCAGCGAGTCTAAACTATAAGGAATGTTTGCTCTGCTTCCTGGACCTCCGGTAATCATGTCTAATATGTCGTCAAGCTCATCTTGATTATAGGCAATTTCAGATTGAGCCCTACCGTTTAAATCATATCCCACCACAATGGGAAATTCAGCATCAGCAATGTTCTTCCCAAGATTATGCCTTGGATGTGCCATTTCTTCTTCAATAATCTTTCTAAGCCGGGATTTTGTAATTTTCATTTTATTTTCTCGCGGTGGTCTTTACTCATATCTAAAATCTCATGAATCATTATCGATCGTTTAATCATTGTCTCTAAAATTATTTGAACAACCCTTACTTTCAGCATCTTCTGCATAGAAATATATATTACCGAGCCCTGAATTATGCAGCACATCAAAGACCTTAATGTAGAAAGAATAAGAGTTATTACAGTTGCGAAGGTCGCTAGTTCCGCATTCTCTCACTCTCTCAGTGACAAATATAAGACTAGTCATGGACACTCACTAGCGCTTCTTAAAAAGTGTCTAGAAGAAGAAGAAAACACTCTTGTCATCTCAGGCATTAGAAATCCTCTTGCGAGAAATCTATCATACTTTTTCCAAACGTATTCAGACGTCGGGCGCAATGATGTAAAATGCAAGTCAAATAAATACAAGGGTGAAAAGTGCTATGTTATGGAAAAAGATAAAATATTAAGTTTAAGCACAGAAGAGGTCGTCCAAAAATTCTTTGATCAAAAATGGCACAACACTTTTAATGATTGGTTTGAAGAGTTTTTTGAAATCACAGATATCGATGTAGTCTCATTTGATAAAGAATCTGGGTATCAGCTCTACTCACTAGACAATAACAACTGGATTCTATTCTATACTTTTGAAATGTTTTCAAAGAACAAGTCAAAATTTGAGAGATTCTTTGATATTAAAAGACTCGCGCACACAAACAATGCAGACAAGAGAATTTATGGCGAAGTATATAGAAGCGTAAAAGCATCAATTAAATTCCCTAAGTCATACAAACAAAAGTTACTCAACACAGAAATTATCAATCGATTCTACAGTAAAAGTGATATTCAGAAGTTCTGGGCCATGTGATGAAATTTAAAATTTCTGATCACGCTCTAGCAGTTCCTGACATGCAAGTAGGTGATCTTGTCAAGATAGGTCGCATCGGCAAAGAATACGGCTTGATCCTCAGCATTCATGACTCGAAAAGCATTATTCAAGTATACTGGCCAGAAAGCAATGAAATAGGCTGGGAGAAATGCGTTAGAATGATTGTTGTATCTAGAGCCTAAACAGGCTTAAGATCAGCCAGTTCTTTGATTGCTTCAAGAATCACATCTCGAACGAGGCCTTTTCTCATAACACCCTCGACTTGTGTCTCGCCAGAGGCTTCTACAGCCGTTGACTGCAATTCTTTTACAGCAGATTTCAGGTCTTTTATTCTATCATTTATCTGGTCTATCTTGTCTGGGTCTTCTTCTGCATCGATTTGACTGAGCAGGTCTTGTATCTCTTTGTTTGCTGATGCTACATTGTCTGTTACTACAGCTTCAATGTCCACGGGTGTTTCGTTGATTACATTTGTTAGCAAAGCTGCGAGATCGCTCTTTCTTATCTTAATGTTTTCTCTTACGTCGTTTGCGACAGGACGACCAAGACTCGGAGAATAAGCACTCAAGGCGTAATCAGAAGCAGTCACTCCTGCGCGCCAGGCATCCCATGGGCCACCGTAATCATCACTTGACATGTCAGCAGGCATCTTATCAACAACTTCATAATTCAAAGCTTTTGCAAGGTCCCTACTCCACTGTCCGAACCCAGAGGCTTCAATGTCTGCCATTTGGGCGTCAACGTCGTAAGAGCCTTCTTTTAGGTTTTTTGTAAGTTCGGCGACACGTGTCTTTACCGCTGAAAGAAAACCTGACGACGAGCCACCTATTTCATCGCTGGGAATCGGTGTTAAGCCAGAGCCTATGTCAGGCCCCCACATTTCGCCAGAAACCCAAGGACTGCCCGTCCACTTAAACTGATACGGCTTCGACGCTCCTGGGAGCGTTACTATGAACCCGATGTATTTGCCTTCTTCGTACGGGTTGTAAGAAGTCATCTTTCTTTTGTAGCCGCTCTGAGTCACCTTTATTCCTGAAAGTGCTTCTCGCACTTCAGTCACCTGATCGTCTGTTACGGACATTAAGCTTGCAGCCGGACCTGACCATTCGAGGCCTCGACCAGAAATACCCCAACCCTTAGATTGCCAACCGCCCTGGTTGAGAATTTCTTTGGCTTCTCGGGGTGCTGAAGCTCTACTCTGCCTTGCGATGGTTTTGGCGCCATGATATCTTTGTGCTCTTCGTCTGTCTGGGTGTAGATTGTCATCCCAGTCTCCTGACATCGCTTCACGAATCATCTGGAGCAATTCACCCTTAGAGACAGTCCGGACTGCACCTTCTGTTGTTTTGCTCTTAGATTGAAATGGTCCGCGGAGATCTGTATTAATATCGCGCCATAGATCAACATCATCGTCAAGCCCCTCCCGATGGCGGACATACCACTCGGAGTCGGGATCTGAATACGGCTCTAACTCTTCAGGTGTAGATCTTCGCCACTTCGGATTGTCTGCAAGCCACATGACAAAGTCGGCTTCAAAAACATCTTCACCATAGATTTCTCCAGTAAGCGAATCCACGATATCTCTCATCCCATGTTTTTGAGACAAGCGTTCTGCAGACGCTTCTAGGTCTGTAACTTTCTGGGTCCATGACTCGTAAACACGCTTTACTTGATCGTCATATCCCCAAACAAGCCTGTTATATTCTGGCCCTCGGGTGAGAATCTTTCCTTCAAACCCGGGTCGTCCATTCTTAATATCGTCTTCTTTAAATTCAACTTCTACGCGGTGGCGTGTGCCGGAGTTGTCGACAAAGAGGATTTCGTCGCCCACTTTATAGCTTACGTCTTGGTGCCCGTATCTGGTGAGCGCGCTCTCTCTGATGTGATTCTGTTGCGCCTGCCTTATAAGATTGCCTGCCAGGCCTTGTGCAAATTCGTGGGCTGACGCGAGCGGCTTAGCGTGGTAGTGTGGTGCGCCGTAGCCGCTGCTTTTATTGTCCGCTACGATCGCTGATGCATCTTCTTTTGTGTAAAGCCCTGCTACTCCGCTAGGGGTGCTAGGGTCAGGGTCTCCAAAGACAGGGCTACCGTCATTTCTAGAATCTCGCATGCGAGGCCACAGACTCTGCTGGCCTCGTCCAAAGTTTGCAATAACTACATAAAGGTCGTCCATGTCTTACTCCCTAATTTGAAAATGGTACGTAGAGGTTTGTGTTTAACTTGTAGCCTCCGGCTTCCACATCTGCTTTAGCTTCTGCGTACGAAACAGATCGTGTAGCATCTTCAGCACCTCCAGCGCTTTCTGGAATGTAGACGGCTGCGTGTCGAGCGCCGCTCTTTGGAATGACAATTATTACACCGTTATTTTGATTGTATTGCATGGGCCCGATGTTTCCGTCACGTTCCTGCTTAAGCAGCCACTCAAGATCGCTCTCTCTTCCCGGAATTGGTATACCAGAAACTGTTACAAATCCGCGCGGGATTCGAAACTCATTGAGAAGTTGAATCTCTTCTTTAATAATCTGTTGTAGTTTTGCTTTGGTTATCTTCATGGTGTTCTCCATTGGACCGGCAGGAGGTGCTGCAGTTGGTGGAACTTGAATCGTTGCGCCGCTCATGTCAGAATGAGCTGTTTGGAAGCTTACGAACTGCGGGTGCTGCTTAAACATTCCCTTGATCACGTCCTTGATCAGCTGGCCCTGTTGCATCATCTCATCTTGAGTGTATCCCAGGCTTGATAACCACTCTAACAATTGAGGCTCACTTCTGCTTTTCTTCATAGCATTAAAGACAATGTAAAGCCCCATGTCGACTTGGCTTGACCATTCAAGCTCTGCAGCCCCGTATCGAGGTGCTGATTTTCCAGGTACCGGTGATAGTTCGTTGTGTATTTGATGAACCCGTTCAGATAGCACGCGGCTCAACTCTTCTTTAATAATCTGTCTTAATTTGTTTTTTGTGATTTTCATTTTGCTTCCTTTGACCTTAATCATACATTGGGGGTGTGTGTCTGACTGGTGCCCGCTTCTTGCGTGGCTTGGCACCATAAGCATAAAGCACATCTTCAATTTGTTTTAGAGTAAATCCTGCACGTTGTGCTTGATCGGCTGTAATATTACCATAGTCGGTGCCGCCGTCCTTGTATTCAATATTAATGTTACTTGGCTCGCCACCCTTGCGACGGACCTGATACGTTATCTTCTTGATATCATCCTTAGCTATGTAATCCATTGTCAGTGAATTGCCGATAACTTCTCTTTCTCCTGGGTTTGGGTCCGCTTGATGCGCTGCATCCATGTCGGCACCACGCTGGTTCATCCAGGCAGACTCAAGATCTCTCATGAACTTACGTACTTTGTCAAGATCCCAGTTATCTGGAACGACAGCATCTTGAGAAAAAGACCCGTCGTTCCGACCTACCTTGTTTACCCATCCGTTCATTGCGTCAAGGTCTAAGTCAAGATTCTCGTAGTTAACCATTTCATCAGCAAGCGCACCTTGAATGTCATTCGTAAGTGCATAGTTTGCAACCCTGTTCATGGTATCCAGATCTTCATAAGGGTTTACCATAATTGGAAGCATTTTGCGCTCGCTGAGTATGGCTTCGCGTATAATTCTTCTAAGCTGTGACTTCTTGATTCTCATCTTTCCCTCTGTGGCTGGAGGTAAATCATAGTCTGGTAGACCATGATCACCTGATTCTTGCCACTCACCTTTTCCATTCCAAAATCCTGATGGATCTGCATCGGCAGGTGGTGGTCGTTCATGCCAGCCTTCTTGTTTAATGAGTGCTAATAGTTCGCTGTCATGCATCCACTCAGTTTTAGCACCAGGATTTGCTCCGAAAACAACAAGAACGTTTGCACCCGGAGGGACTGGATCACCAAGGTCTATTGCGGCACTCACTGTCTCAGGCGAAGCTATGTCATTGATATATCGAACTTCTCCGTCACGCGTGAATGTAACATTCCGCCAAGCAAAATGATCTTCAACCCAAGTGGGCACAGATACCACCTCTTGAATTATTCGCCTGAGCTGTGACCTCTTGATTCTCACTGTGATAAACTCCCTATGAATCCCATTACCATTACTACAACAAATACTGTTAATGGTATCATTGCTGCTGCCATCATACCTAAATCTTTTGGTGTGACTCCTCGATGATCCATCCAGTCTTTGAGTTTTTTTATTGGCTTCATTTCTTCTTGTCCTTGTTTTTCTTGACAGGGACGGGCTGAAGCGCTGGCTGCAATCCCAGCAAAGCTGCTAGATCATCAATAAATTCGCTCACCTTGGCTCGAATGTCATCAAAGATTTTCATTTTATCTAGCCTGTTGTTGTTGCGTACACACTGTAAATGTCGTACTGATCTAAATCACCGATTTGCTGTATAAGCGCAGGGTTGCGGCCGCGCTCTATCGCGGATTGGACGTTTCCTCTCACTCCTGGATCAGAAAGGTCAAGCAGTGTTACTGCCCTAAACATGTCTTCGGGTGTGATTGATGGTGCACCCTTTGGCACAAATTCCAACCAAGCTCTGTCCCGAGGATGAATTCTTCTTCCATCGAATGTGGTAGTACCGCCTGTTCCAACCTTCCCGTGATAAGGGCCTGAGAGAGCGTCATCCAAATAAGAATCGGATTCACTGAGGCCTTTTCTTTCACTCAGAAATCTTGAGACTTCCTCTTTTATAATCTGCTGAATTCTTGATTTAGCTATTTTCATTTTAAGGCCTTGGCGTCGTCGAGCTGACCTCGCTCGACTGTTGCTGTTAGATCCTCAATGAATTCATATGCAGCCGCTCGGCGATCGCCGGGATCGCGTATCGACATAAGAGCATTGATCACATCTTTCATAGCAGTACCCAAATCGTCTTCTTCGTACTCATACTCCTTGAGCATTTCTTGACGCTCAGCATTTGAGCCAAACTCTTTCTTGCTGGTCTGCCTGTTAAGTTTTGCAGCTTCCTCAGCAACAATTCTTTTAAGTTGTTTCTTGGTAATTTTCATTTTTATCCTCTACAATCTAATGTTTCTTAGTCTTCTGTCCCTGACTATTGCTGCAGGTAGTTCTCCTAGCTCGAGATCTCTCTTTACTTGTGTCAGCTGTTCGGGGAAGAGTCGACCCTTGTCGACTTCGAACTCTACTTGACGCAGGAGTTCTGCCTTTTGTCGCTCAATCTCAGCGTTTTCACTAAGAGCATTAAGCACTTGCAGCTCTTCTCTTACTATTTGACGAAGCTTTTTCTCTGTTAGTTTCACTATCTTCCTCGCTGCCAAGAATAGGCGAACCCATGCTTGCTAAAAAATGCGTTGAGCACCTCATCCAACTCGGTTTCAAAGCCTACCGGAAGCAGACCGTGCTTGAGATCAGATTCAATGTTTACACTCAAGGTGTGCATTCCGCCGGCTGAGGGCCACATTCTAGCAGATGCTGTGCTGTTCGATTCGTTTAAAATCTTTTTCTGCTCTTCTTGGATGATTCTTCTGAGTTGTGACTTTTTGATTTTCATGATATCCTACTTTGCTGTTTGCGCTTGAGACAGCATCGCTGCTAGACGGTCTAGCTTTTTTCCTATGTCTGTTTCTTCGCCTACATCGTCAACTAGGCTAAACAGTTCCTGTCTTACCTTTTCTATTATTTCATTCTTTTTTGACTCTGCCAACCGATCCTTCTCTTCTTGGATGATTCTTCTGAGTTGTGACTTCTTGATTCTCATTTTCTCTCCCAAGCTCCTCTTGAAGCTAAGTTTACTAGGGCAGGGATCACTTTGCCCCTCACGTACTCAAGTGCGTCTTGATAAACGTCATCGCCGTACAAGCCCGTGTCAAAGTTCTTCTGATCACTCTTGACGGCGCCGTCTTCAATCATCACTTCAACAATCTCATCGACGAGCTGTGCTACGCTGTGGTAGTCGGGACCAGCTTCGACGCGAGCTTCCTGAAGGTTGGCAGCTTCTTCTTTGATTATCTGTCTAAGTTGTTTCTTTGTAATTTTCATTTTAAGCTCTCGGTACCGACTTTAAGAAATTGTGCACTAACTTGAATGCCTTTTTTAATTCTAGAAATTTCTGAGGTGTCAGCTCACCCGCATCGCGTTGCCTCATTGCTAGCGCAGGAAGGACACTGCTAAGATCTACAGCTACATCGGACGGGTGTTTCTCGTGCGGCAAGTGGTCGTCCTCGATGTCGCCGGGGCGCGTGTACGCATCAGCAATCAATCTAGCCTGCTCTTCTTGGATGATTCTTCTAAGTTGTGACTTCTTGATCTTCATTTTTCTTCCTAGCAACAACTACAAGAGTCGCAACTGCACGTGCAGCATTCGCAGCACTTTGATTCTTTCTTGGGCGGACATGTTTCACCGCAATCTTCATCGTGGTGATTCGTGATCTTTTGATCTAAATTTCCCATCTTTCTCTTCCTCTACAGTTAATTGACCGGAGCCCGACGAAAATGGGAGATGTTCCGGTCTCATTTTATTTTAGCGTGGGCTCAGACCTACCAATCCCACGTGATTATAAATATGACGCAGCAATACTATCGTACCACCCGGGAGAGTAAAAAGTTTCGAACCAGCAAAGAATTTTGGAGGAATCGATACGTCGATTCTGAGAAATTCTGTTGCAACTCTATCTTAATCGCTTGCGTTGTCTTCGAGTTCTTCGTCGTCTGATGATTCATGTCGTGACTCCGGGACGTCATCAAATGCATCTTCTTCAAACATTAGTTCCTCCAACGCTTTCTTTCTTTCCTCGTCTGCACGATCAGGTAAATTAGACTTTGGGCAACCCATCAACACTAAAGACAGTAAAAACAATAACCTCATTGTATATCTCCTTGACTTTATACATATCATCTTTGTTGAGGTTATTCTAGACGCCCTGTGTGATTCTCTGTTGTTAACTAAATATCGATACCAAGAAGGTATCATATGACTTAACAAAGACGTCTGTGATTCATCTGTGTCCCCCTGATTAATCTATCTTCACAAGGTCATCTTCCTCCAAGAATAAAGAATAACCACATGAAAATCCTACAAGGCACATTCCCGGTGATGACTTCACATCTCCAAATATTTCTAGGACCAATCCTATGTCTTTCGAATTTTGACTAGAGTAATCATGGTTTATGTTTGTAAAAACAAGATCGCCCACACTTAGGTAAAAACCTTCGGTGGGCTTTAAGATATTAGATTGATATCGGCGGATTGACAAATCATTTTCCTCCGGGACTCAATTTAATTATTAAACATTCTCTAATTTTTCAGGATCTAGCAGCTCAACACCTGAGCACTTGTACCGAATATATGGATCAGTTCCCGGTGCCCATTCTTCTGGCATTGTTGTTCGATACCTCTTGTCAATAAGAAGAGCCTCATCTCTCGTAATGACAGCTGCGTGGAGATTGTCCTCAAGAATCTCTGAAACTGCCTCCCACGAACCGCCCCTTACAGCGGCATCTTGAAAAAGAAGATTTCTCAAAAGTGCCAGAGGAACAACATGTTCATGTCGAAGACCTGTAATCTTTCTTCTGCTTCGCGTGCCCTTGTTTTCAATTAAAGCCCTAGCAGCCCTGCTGTGTTTATGATGTCGTTCTGAGTACTTTACGGCATCGTAACCTTGCTGATCGGGTGAATCGCAAGTAAACGCCCAAAAATAATGTTTTAGATCTCCACGCTCTCGATCGAGTCTTATGTCATACTTTTCTTCATACTCAACAATAAACTTAATTGCATTTGCAATTCGCTTACATCTTTCGATTGCTAAAGGATGGCTAGATAGATAGTTTCCAATTTTCTTCATAATGTTTAAACTCGCTCAATAGATGACGAAGACCACTCTGACATAGTATTGTCTGGCCAGCGGACTAGATAACTGTAAGGCACGGCCTTTGAAAGCTTCCCTACTGTCTTCTCCACTTTGACAATAATGCCCACGCCTTCGGGTACATCTTTGTCTAGTCGCTTGATCGCTCTCACTAAGTCGCCCTCTAAGTATTTTGGCTGATCTTTAAACATGAACACCTCATTAATATTATAAACAGTGCAGAGGAACGTTACACTCTATTTGCCTATTAGCAAAAGCAGCGCCCGTCTTTGTCACTGAATCTGAGTGCACATCAAAGATCTCTTCGGTGTCTACTAGCATGATCTTTATGCCTATAGAAAAAGGCAGCTCGTCGCCTGTTAGCCGAAGTCGCTCTGCGTCCTCTATAGAAATTGGATCCGCAACTAGAACGTTCTCTTCCAAAATGTAAGCGATGTGTTCGTCACACCAGACAACGGTGTCGCCGGCTTTGAGTCTATTGGTCATTTTTCTCTCCTATTTTTTTTAAGCTCCAGTAAGGTTCCTCAAACTCTAAAACTTTGCCGTTAGACAGAACTTGATAAACACGATACCATTCGTCGCTGTCGAGTATTTTCTTAACTGACAGCAGGATACCCGTAGTGTGATAGTCTACTCTTGGATCTCTAGGGTCATAAACCTCTACAAGCGATCCTATGACAAGTTTTTCAATCGCTTCCTCCCGGGCATCTATTTAATAAAAGTACTGAACGCACGGGACGTGTATAAAACTTTCCATTACGCATGATCACTACGTGATTTCTTTGCTTGGAAACAATTATACCTGTCAATAAAACGCGATGCTCGAAGCAGTCAACAGACTTTGCGCTAGGTATATTATCAGGCTCCCAAAATCTCACCAAACTACCGATGTTCTTCATCATCTCCCCCTACAGGCTGAAAATGTCCTGGCTTTACCCATCTCGTTGTCCAGCTTCCATTTACGCTTAAAACTCTTGCTTGAATCGGAAGCTCTGTACCTGACCATGTCACTCTTATTCTATGATGATAATCATCATCGACAGCAGTCTCGTCAACTACGATACCTAACGGTCCGGAAGCACCTGTCTTGCCCCAGCCCTTATACCTTACAAGATCTCCTACGCGTAACTTCTTCATAATCAATGTATTCTTCTTTCTTTTTTCTTGACAGTTTTTTAAAAGCTGACTCTGCAATCTGAGCTTTCGATCTATTTTCATGCGTTTCAAAATAAATCACCGAAACAGGCGTCCTGGGCCTTGTATATTTTGCGCCTGTTCCGCTGTTGTGTTCGCGAGTTCTTCTAACAATCTCAGTGGTTACACCACAATAGAAAGACCCGTCGGAACATTCCAAAACATACATCTTCCAGGAGTCACTCATCGATCATTCCTAAAACACACGAACGTTGGAAATCGTAAAGATCCGTCTGGGGTCACTTCTTGATATCTCACTTCAATCATTCTCCCTACAAATTCTTCTTTATTCGACCAGATCGATGTCCTCAACTCATCAGAAAAGCCCGACCCTACCTGAACATCGACTCCCTTGTAGTTCACAACAACAGAGCCTAGTTTGCCAGAATGTTTTCCTGTTCCTTCAAGAAGTGACTGTATTGTCAAATCTACATCGTGGAAAGCTTTTAGCTTCATTACCTCAAAGCCCCTACCAAACTTATAGGGTGCGTCAAGAAACTTTACCATTGCACCCTCGTAACCCTCTTTCACATAATAATCATGCTGATCTTTTATCTCATCATAAACAGCATCAACAGTGGTTCTCTCCACGGGCTGAACCATTTCGAGGTCGATAGCGCTCTCTGCCAGACGGTCGAGCAGTGCTTCATATCTAGACTCACTAGGCATTGTTGACTTCTTAGATCTCCATTCTGACAAGGGCAAGAAATCAAATAAAGCAAGATAAGTCCCGGACGTATCTTTGTCTTCTTTTCTATACGCTTGACGCATTAGAGAGATGAAGTCAGAACCCATTAGCTCGCCATCATAACATCCGTCGCCTAGTTTTAAGAGTTCAGGTGCAATCGTCTGACTGAAGTTTGTGATCAACTTTCCAGATCTTGCGTACATCTTTACATCATTGTTTTCAACAATACAAAAACATCGAATACCATCTAGCTTGGGTTCAATTGCGACGCTATCCTGATCTTTCAATCTTTTCATGTCAAACTTTTGTGCCAGCGAAACTTCAAACGTAGAAATAAGCCCAGGATAAACGCTGTTTATTGTCTTGACTGATGCTCCTATTGCCAAATGTTTCTTGAGAATTTTTCTCATCCACACTTCTTCTTCTTTCGTGACTACACAAAAAGCTGATCTTATGGTTTCAATGGCCGCATTTCCCGTTACTTCTCTAGAAATACATCTGTCTACTGCGGTGAAAAAAGAGTCCCATCGATCTGCCTCAGACATTGCGATCGTCTTGTCGGACTCTTTGACTCTTGGGACCTTTACAACATTAAACACAATAAAAGGGTCGAAGCTATAGACAAAAATCTTCTTGAGCAGATCATTGCTATCATTCTCCAGAAGAATCGACTTCTTAAGATTAGACCCGGAGGAACTTTTAATTTGTTCTAGTATTTCTACAATCATCTTATTTTGGTTGAAAGTCAGGCATCGTCAAATCAACTGTCTCTACCTGTTCAAGCGAAGAGATCATGTCTTTTAACCTTAGCTTTAAAACTTTCAGCTCTTTCAATTGTTGATGCTCTCTAGGGGAGATGTGCCTTATTGATGACAGCTCATCTACCCGCTTGTTTATCTGAGCATGTCGCTCTTTCAAAATGTCTATTCTTGTCACTGATTTCTCTCTCATTTACTTCCTCTAACCAACGAATGTCCTTTCCTAAAACCTTGCACACTTCACCATTTATCAAGAACTGATAGTGGGTATGAGTGCCTCCTAGATTCATATCTGTTACCTTTCTACCTAAGTATACACCGCTTTTGTAGCTATTTACATTATCTTTTACAACCCAAGCGATTGGTATTTCTGTTACCGGGGAGCCAGGAAGAAAGAGCCACGTCTCATAGTTTATAAAAAAATACCTCCCGGGGACTGTCTTTACCAACAAACCGGGCCTTAGATCAGAAACTAACATCATTAATACTACAGCTATAGATCTACACGATAAACATCGCAAACGCTTGTATACTTGTCTATATACCCTTTCGATCCGTCGGGCCATAAAACTATCAAATACGCTTTATCCACACCGTTCAGATCAACACAATTTCTTTCTGCTACAACCAACCCTACTGTATCTTCGACAGCGCCTACGTCGTCTATTACATCTGGCTTGTAACGTACGAGATCACCTACATTGATTGATTCCATACATACTATATATGGATGTATATCGTTCGCCTCTATCACACAGCATTGTTACGACGATACCATCGGGCTGAGATTGCTGCACATATTTCTCAGCAGCCAAAACATTAGCACCTGAAGATATCCCTACTAGCAAGCCGTGCTTACTAGACAATTCTATGGATTTCTTTATTGCCAGCTGCGTCTCTATTTTTATTTCTTGATGTATTGCTGATTTGTCTAATAGAAAATCGGCGCCGTCGTTTACACCCTGAATGCCGTGGGATTTGTTTCCCTCAGCCGGGCTCATCAAAACTATCTTAGTTGTCAATCCTGCATCGCAGAGATATTCTTGAACACCACGTATTGTCCCACCTGTGCCGGCTCCTGAGACAAATGCGCTCCATGATCCGTGAGGAATGACTTGTTTGTGTATCTCAGGTGCTGTCTGTGTTTTGTGACATTCTACGTTTAGTAAGTTTTCAAACTGCGACGGCGTCCAAAAATTGGGATTTGAAGAACATATCTCATCTCTTAGCTGAATGGCTGCTGCGAAATCGCTGGGGCCTACTTCAACTACTTTGGCGCCATACAGGCGCATCATTACTTTTCTCTCTTCACTCATATTTGACGGCATAACAATCAGAACATCTAGACCGAGAGAAGCGCCAAACATAGACAGCGCGATGCCAGTGTTTCCAGATGTTGCTTCAACAAGCGTCGATTCAGAGTTTATCTTTCCAGAATTAATCGCTTCGTTTACAAGATATGATATCATCCTATCTTTGACTGAACCTGAAGGGTTGTATGTCTCTAGTTTTGCATAGATCTTGTCTGTCAGCTTAACTAAGGGTGTGTTACCTACTAGGCTCTTTAAGCTCTGGTATTCTTGCGTCGTTTCTGTTGTTTTCATTTTCTAAACTATAGTTGTACATGTTTTGACCTATTACATTGTTAGCTTTTTGTATGTGCCCAGCAGCGCCAGATTTTATTAACACATATATAAACAGCATTGCTGCTGATAGAGCTGAACAAATTGCTACCTCTAACAAGTGAGCGTCTTTAACCATATAAACTAATTATCATCTAGAACCTCTTGTTCATAAAACACTGCCAAATCTTTTAGTTCTTTTTCGTAGTTGAAGTTTGATCGAACTTCTGCTTCAAAACAGAGACTATCAATCTCAACAAGCGTATCGTAACAATCAATTGACGACATAGAAATTGCAGATCTAATCTCATCTGAAAGATCTTCGAGTACTTCGTGAATAGATTCTAACGATAAGTTTCGTACTTTTTTTGAGGCTTCTATTATCTTATTTTTCACACCTTGCTTGATGCTTTCTTCACTTGATTCTAATTCAAAATTGTCACTAATTTCTATAGTTTGCATGGAAAAAATTTACTCCTGATCCTTTTTTGATTCCAGCTATTTCAAAACATACTATTAATTCTTCGTATGTCTTTAGGCCGCAAGACTCGATGACGTCATAATTTACATAAGTAAAATCTTCTCCGTCGATACTGAGCCCGCATTTTTTTATCATTTTCTCATATGTCTTTGTACTTCTTGTCCAAACACAAAAGTACCTAATCGTTTTAAATTCCTTCGTCTTTTCATCTACATCGTCTTCGTGAATATTGAGGGTATCTGAAACAACAGCCCGAACAATAAGCTTGTTAAACCATACATCGACGCCAAGTTCATCATCGATGACCAACCTGTTCTTGTTGTTTTTGCGTATAACCGCGCCGGATTTTTTTCTGATAATCAGGGACATGTACCATCTTAAATATCTGCTGAACCCGTAATATTTGTACCGTTGTCTAAATTATAACCATCTAAAAGTTCTCTATGCGTGAGCTGAAACATGTTCCCCGCGCTGAAGATTGCATTCCCCATCATCACAGCGTTCTGAGCTAATGTCATCAGCATTGTCATTCTCTGAACTCTTTCAGTCATCTCTAGACAAAGTGTTTCAGTTTTAAAATTTTCCAAACCCGTCTCTGGATTTTCTCCCATGGGCATCAACCTGTTGACAATTTCATCATATATGAGGTCTGTACTAGCATGATAAATAGCGTTTGCCTCCATTATGTCTTTAGCTGTCATGTTCTCTTTGCCTTCAGGCAGATTCAACTGTTTGATTTGTGCTATTGACATGATTACTCCTTAGCCTTGTCACTGTCGTCAGCCTTAGATTTATCCTCAGCCTTAGCCTTCTCTTTCTTTTCTTCTTCAATTGCTTCGACTTTTGTCTTTATCTTGTCTGAAACAATTGAAAGTATTTCTGATTTGTGTGCATGTTGAAGCGCATCGACAAACTCCAACTGATCTTCGTCTAATTCTCTTAGATTGTCAAGCCACTTATTAGAGAGCGCAATATTTTGCTGCGCAGCTTCAGAGTTTTCATATGTTTCAAAAAAATCAAAGTCTTTATGCTCTTCGCTTTCTCTATAGGCGAGGACTTCTTTTAGCGGCACTGGCTTATAACTGAACCCAAGCGAATCATCTCTTACATTCTTCAAGTTTTCGAGCACATAACCAGCGACATCTTGCGACTTTAGCATAGAAACATTGTGCAAAAACTCTGAGAGCCCTAATTTATAATTTGAATCTGGCATTATCAAACTTTAGCAGGTAGAGAATCTCTGGAACACAAAATAAGTTCAACAGCAAAAAGAGTGAAAACCATCCGGTGTCTCTATTTCTCGCTGACCTCCACATTGCGTACCCTTTAACAGGTATGGTTAGCCACATTGTCCACTCAGGCAGTTGAGCTATATCAAAAACCATGCTAAATTTTTATCCTATTTAAAACAGGTGTATAATCAAAATAAATCTCGCGATGAAATTTCTTTAGAACTTTTTTTGTTACATCTAGAATGATATCCTGATTTACTTTTCCCTTCAAAAGTTTTTCAACTTCTTTGGTCACCTTTGGTTCTATCTCATCTTTATAGTATCTTCCCATCTCAGATCTTGCGAGTCTTCTAACCTCTTCTTTGTCTGTTTTTGTCAGAGCCTCAACAAGGGTGTACTCCTTGACGTAAGTGCGCAAGATCACTTCAGATTCTATTAGCTTCATCGCTTTTAGATAGTCAGAGATTTGAACATTGACTGGGATTTCTTTTCCGTTCTTTTTAAAACTTAAGTTTGACAGCGCTTTTATTTCTCTATCTAAAAATAGATTCTTGTCATTGCCCGGCATATACGACTCGTCTGGATGACTGCCAGCTACTTTTGATTTTTTTGACTTAGGCATAATGGTAATTATTCTTTAGTATTATATTTATCTCTCACTTTGTCAGAAACAGGAATTGCTTCACCATCGCCATCGATTCTAACAAACGTCATCTCTGTAGTCAGGACTGTCTTTTGAGAGCCATTATAAACGCTATGTCTCCTCGCCTCTAATTTAATCGTAATAGACCTTGTTCCTACGCGGTCGACTTCACCGTAGATTTTGATGATCTGACCTGGTCTTACGGGCTTATTAAAGACAACCTCTGATATCTTTTTTGTTACCATTCTGGGTGTGTCACAAGCCTGGCATGCGAATGCTGCTCCAGCTTCATCAAGCCAAGCGAGCATCGTCCCGCCGAATAGATTACCGTGATAACCTACATTAGCAGCTTTGCAAAAATGTGTAGAAATTAATTCCATTTCTAAGAGCACCCTTTTCCAAGATACGTATAAAAGTTATGCGCGTAAATCACAAACTTAAGGAAGGTGACTTAGTCAAGTTGAAAATATATAGAAAGTCATTTACAAGTGATGGATTTTCTACGCTAGGTTATCACCCCAACCCGATGTACGGTGCTCTTTACGAGTATATCAATATTCAAACCTACCCTAGTTGTAGAGACTTCTTAGGCAGAAGCGTTGCAGTCAAGCATAATCAAGAAGCGATGGTTCTAAAATATATTGGAAGACCCTTAACGCTACAGAACCCTGCATATTCAGACTACGACATTTACGAGGTGTTAGTCAATGGCTATACTTGCTATGTTTTTAATTACAACATTGAGCCAGTATGCATCAAATCGGAATAAGCGACAAACTAGAAATCAAGACATCTTCAATACAGGGTGCGGGTTTAGGTGTATTTGCAAAAGCCGATATTCCGGCGGGGACTATTATTGAGACTTGCCCTGTAAAGCTTCTAAGCACCTTCATTCTTGATGACGATGATATGCACAAGACATGGTTGATAGATTACACGTTTTCATGGAATGAAAAATTTGCAGCCGTTTGCTTTGGATGGGGTAGTTTTTACAACCACAGCGAAGAATACAACACGCACTATTCATGTCAGGAAGAGCCCATGGGAATTAGTTTTAAAACTGTCAAGCGTGTAAAGAAGGGTGAAGAACTATTTATTCGCTATCGTCACCCAAGCAGGTATCATGAGCTTGATTTTATCGAAATACAAGAGCATCAAAGCTCACCTGACAAATCGTATACAGATCGTACCAAAAGCAACATACAAAGAAGGCGTCTAAATAGAGATGGTTCTCTCAAAGACTACCTCAAGCGCTAGCTTTTCGACAAACAGCGCTTAAAATCTTTAGGGAAGAAGCTGGAATTCATTCTGTAGAACCTGTCAAAATCTGCATCTAGTATGTATGAAACTGCGTGGTCATCAGATGATCTCACGCTTCTGCCTACAGACTGAACTATTGATTTAGCTGTTTGAAGCGGGTACCACTTCTTCCACTTGTTCATTCGCTTCTTGACTAATTTGTCTCCCAAGTAAGGATAGGGCACCTTGCATATTATTTGAAATCTGCTTGCATCACCTTTAAGATCCACCCCTTCAGTCATCGAAGGTGAAAGCAAAACAGTGTCCTTGTCACCATGTATATGCTTATAAAGAATTTCGTCTCGATTCTCACTATTGTGAGTTAAAATTCTCGAACTTCTAATATTGCGTTTGAGATGGTTTACCACCTTGTAAGAGTGGCAGTGAATAATTCCCTTTTCATTCTTGTGAGCAGCCATTATCATCTTGACTGCTTGAACAATGTTCGGCAAAGATTTGTCAATCACTTTCGATGACATACTCCCGATAGGATTAAAAAGGATGGGTCGATTTTCTACAGGGAAAGGTGACGGTATACTGATGAAAGCTGTCTCTTCTTTCGGGATGCCCAAAGACTGGCAAAAGACTTCGTGATCAAGTATTGTTGCTGACATCAGCAAAACACGCTCGCCCAACCGAAACAAATACTCGGTCGCGTATCCTGAAACGTCGATTGATTTAAAGACAAACTTTCTAGACTTCCGTTCCCAGCTCACCTCTTCATCAAACACCCAGTTATCTTTGTTATAATATCTCAAAAAGTTTTCAAGCTTTGTGACATGACCTCGGAGCATGTCGTAATGTCGAGCAATAGTTTTTAATTCTTTCATTTTTTGAGTAAGATCAATCTTCTCTATTTGCTTTTCCATGTGTGAAAGCTGCGCTTTTGCTTTTGGAAAGTATACATCTTTCACCCAACGGAAAGCCTGAAATTGAGTTTGGTGCTTTGGCAAAGAAGTCTTCAAGACTGACTTGACAAACCTGTCAGTAATTGTCACTTCAACGAATCTACTTAATTCCGTTTCGACGTTGTGAGCCTCGTCGATTACTAAAAAACGTCGAGGAGAAATCTTTCCTGAGTATGCTGCTTCCGTCATGAAATATGGGAAATTACTCACGCTTTCACTAGATTCAAGGTACTTCTTTTTCTCTTCTTTGTAATTGCAGTTGAACGTGCATGCTTTAAAAAACCTTGAATCTCTTTCAGCAGTCTTTAGTAGCTGCTGACTCTGATTGCATGTATTGCGCTTATGAAAGCCACACGTGTAATTGGTTGAAGACTTGATGGATCTCATCTTTCCGGAAGGTGCCCCGAAATCAGAAACATACTGATGTTGCAGGATCTTTTGGGTAGTTACGAACCACGATCCCAAATCATAATCATCAGACTTTTTTAGGCCACTATTTATCTGTCGCCCTAGCGTCAAACCTATTGCAGACTTGCCAACGCCCGTTCCTGCCTCGAGGACCACAAATCTCTTACCAGAATTATAAGCTTCAATCGCCAAGTCAATTGCTTGAACTTGTTCATCTCTTATCTTTTCGTAAGGAAAGAACTGCAAATAGTTATCACCACTGATCATCTTGTCCCACCCAGTCCTTAAATTTTTCGTCACCGCCCCGGATAGTCCAGTCAGAATCTATCGTTAACTTAGACGATATTCCGCCGCGAGGGTTGAACAACATTGTCAATCTAAGTCTGTTTGGTTCATAAGCCTTCATAATATCATCGTAAACAACATTAATCAAGCGCTCATAAGAAATAATTGAATTTCGAAACTGATAAAAATATTGTTTTAAAGATTTTAGCTCGATCACTTTTTCATTGGGATAGAACGTCATATAAACTTGTGCATAGTCTGGTTGATTTTTCACACCTAAAAAAGTCAACTCAGGATTTTTTATTTTTATTTCGTACCCTTGCCTTGTTGGATTTACTATTGTTGTTAGGATCGACGGATCGCTCCACCTTCTTTTTCCTGAGTCTTGTTGTTTTGCCACCGTGAGTTTTCCTCCTAGATTCTTTCTTAATAATACAGCTGTCATATACAAATGTACTATCTCCTGGGCCTTTAAAGGGGATTGACCATTTCTTTCTCAGCAGGTCTGCTTCATGCTGATACACAACTTCTGACTCCCAACCAGAATATCCTGGCCAGCCCATTGACATTTTAAACCCCACACGCTTCGGAGGTGTTGGTTTGACAACGACTCTCTTTACAAGCCTTACGTGAATATGAGGAATTGCGTCTCCAGCGATGGACTTTACTAAGACTATATCGCCTTCTTTGTATCTACGTGTTTTCTTATCTTTCATCTGGTTTGCCACAAAACAAACAATTTTCGTATTGGTCTTGTGCTATCTCAAATTATTTTATTTGTCTATTATAAACACAATTAGAAGAATTTACAATGTATTTTGCTGATTCGCCAAAGGAATGATCGAATCATGATTCTTTCTAAAGGGCTTTGCGTTATGAATGCTCGTTACTTTTCCATCAGCAAAAACTCGATAAGTAACAGTGTCTGGGTCGGGTGTTGATCTCACTTCACATATCAAGTACAGTGTTTCGGACTTGTCGGGATTTATTACTTTTATGATATCACCAGGCTCTGCACAGGGGTGACTCTTGATTTGAGAATTCATTGGCAAACAACTCTTGGGGGACAGAGATAAGTATCCCTCCAGGAGACAATGCTACCCAAACTATATTTCTACCTTCTTCAAAGGGGCCGTCAATTAGAGTCAAGACAGCACCTCGAGAAACTTTTATACTCATTCTAGTATCAAAAAAATCTTGTTCTAAATCAATTCTATCGCCGACTTCGTACTCTTCCATTAATAGATTCCCTCACAAACTTACGAACAAGATCAACTTGAGAAACCTCAGTATGAATTTCATTTTCAACTGAGAGACTCTTGTCAAATTCTTTTACTGCTCGATCATAAAGTCGCTCGATATATCCAGTGTTTCTCAAAACTTTAAAAGCGAGATTTTCAGCTGAATACTCCCCCGATCTTTCAAGCCCAGACTGTCGCATATTCTTTATTTTTTTCTTTAATGCGTCTATCTTTTTTATGCTAGGATCATCTTTTTCTAAAAGATTGTCGATCATCTTCATTAATGCGCTAGCTTTTCTTTGGACCGCGGGTAAATCTAATTTGGCGGATTCTCTCTTCGGGACAGTCAACCATTTGTCTGACATTATACTGTATACACCCGTAGAGTGATGTTCTTCATTTACGTCTTGACCGTAAAGTTCAACATCGTGACCTTTTATTTTAATGTTATGCTTTTCGTTCCAGATGGATTTTTTAGCATTCATATAATTTTTTACTAGGTCGAGGTTTTCATCTATTTCACTAAAGTCAAAAAGAACGTGCAAGTCCACATCGCTGACTTTTGTATAGTTGTAATTTGCAAGCGAGCCCGTAATTATTATGTCTTTGATTGGCGCGCTAATGTCTAAAGAAAGATAAAATTCGAGAGCAATCTTATACAAGATGTTTCGAAGCCCTTGCTTTAACTCATTCTCTTCCCACAAAACTGTGCTTAGATTTTGACTAGGTTCAAAATCAGAGAAGTCGTCAGGAACTGACTTCTGAATTGCTGACTGTATTTCATCTTCAGATAGCATACTAGTAATTATTACTCACTTACAATAGAATCATGGCTTTTATTATCTACCGCCTTGTCTTCCATTATTTCCTTTTTTACATGATACCACAACGTGAAACTCAAAGACAGGCTTACAATTAATGCAATCAACTTGTAAATATCAAGTCTTGGTTGCTTCATCTTCTTGATATTCTGTTAGCTCACGAGCAGACGGATCGTTCACATCTGACCAGTTGGGCATCCAAAATTTTGGTATCGTTAACGTTGCAGGTTTTCCAAAGAATTTCTCAAAGACCTTCCTATAATAATAGCTTTCTTTCAACACGGGTGTGCACGGGTGAAGTCGACTCCCATGTTTTGCAAACTCACCGTCTGAGACTACAGTGTTTACATGTTGCTGAATTATTTTGTGCCAAGAGTTTTCCCTTGTGGATACTGCATCAGAAAAAGCGCACTTAGTTCTATTAAGCACATCAAGTGGCAAGAGGCCTGTCTCAGAAAAAGCAGATCGAAGCAAGTTCTTTTCAGGGACTTCTCCGCCAAATCGCTTTAAGCCCACTGGAAGGCTCATATAATAGTCTACGAAATCTCGATCAAGAAAGGGTGTTCTTGCTTCGAGGCCGTGCGACGATACAGATCTGTCTGATCGGAGGACATCATAGATATGGATTTCTCGCAATAGCTTTAAGTTTTCTTCAAAAAACGCTGCGTTGCTCGGTGCATTTATATTATAAAGATAGCCCATAGCAACTTCATCAGACCCATCTCCGTTGAACACCACCTTGACGTCAGTGTTCTCCTTAATATATTTCCCTACAAGATAATTCCCCACCGATGCTCTCACTGTTGTCGTGTCATACGATTCAATGCTGTAGATTACCGCTTCTATTGCATCAACAAACTCTTGAGCGGTCGCTTCAACAACATGATGGTCAGAGCCTATCCAGTCTGCAACCTTTTGTGCATAGACGACATCAGGACTGCCCGGCATTCCAATTGAAAACGTTTTTATTCTTTCGCTTGTCATAGAGTTGGCAAGGCTCGCTATCAGACTAGAGTCTAGGCCGCCTGATAGAAGACAGCCTATTTCTCTGTCAGACATCATTCTCTTTTCTACAGCTGATGTTAAAAGATTTTGTATCTGTGTCGTTGCTTCTTCAAAGCTTGCATTGTTATCGGGTTTATAGTCACAATCAAAATAACTGTAAAACGACTGGGGCGTTTCAGACGACCACCAAGAGCCCGGTGGAAAGTGTTGTATCTTTTCTGCGATATCAGACATTGCCTTGATCTCAGAAGCTACAAAATATTCACCAGAAGATGCTCCAAAGAAGCTTGGTCGTACTCCGTAACGATCTCTAGCTGAGTAAAGTATTCCTTCCTTTTTGTCGTATAAGGACAGTGCGAATACTCCGTCGAGCTCTCTACATGTTCTGTTCATTCCAAACTTAGCAAACATGTGTATTATAATTTCGCAATCAGAGTTTGTCTCTGTCTTGAAATTGTACTTCTCGCTGAGCGTTTTGTGATTGTAAATCTCTCCGTTGCAAATCAACCAGTACCTTTGAAGGTTGGCTTTTCTTAAGTTCATTGGCTGGCCGGACTTTTCGTCTAACCCATTAATTGCAAGACGATGGAACCAGAGCACAGCCCTTGCCTTTGATTTTAAAGTGAGCTTGTTTTTAAATTCTTCAAATTCTGTCTTGTCGGGTCCACGGTGCTGAATTTTTGTAAAATGCTTGTCCAGCTCCCGCAAACTTCTATTCCCTAGATAACCTACAAACCCACACATAAAAACTCCAAACTCCGTATTTATTATTACGCGAGCGCAAAAAAAGATTTAACCTATTATTTATTGTTTATGCGACTAAAAGACATAGCTGAAAATATTCGTCGCGATCTGGTTGATCTAACAGACGGAGCATTTCACGTTGAAATATCTAGTGACGACGGTGGCCACCACTTGACCATTTCAATAGAATTCCACAACGACGCTCAAAAGGTTAGAAAGTTACTGGATGAAAAGTATAGAAATACAAGGACAGTTATCCTTAAAGTACCAGTAGGGACACTGCACTTTATCAGAATCCCTATCGTCTAAAGTCAATCGTACTTTATCCATTCAATTACATTGCCACTAAGATCTCTGTCATAGTAATACCAAGAGCCGTCTCTGTGCTGCTTTATCTCGCAACCTTCTGGAAATTCTGAAAAGTCGCTTACTTGAAAAGCTACGTGAGGCGGGTGGTCGCCCTCTATTGTCAGAGCTATTTTTGTTTCACCTATCTTAAGCATCGCCCACGTTTGGTCTTCGTATTCGACAGTTGCTTTCATGTTTTCTCTATACCACTGAACAGATGTGTGAATACTTTTTACATTCAATGCGATGTGATCAAATTTCACTTCTACCTCATGATTATGTTGGGTCGATCATCTCTATAGGGCATTCATCTCTCATTAAACGCTTGCCCTCATAATAGCTATCTTTCTTCTTGACTTGCAGCATCCCTTCAGGTGTTTCTATAATACAAACATCCCGCTCACACTGGTCAACAGTACAAACGGGCAACTCAGGTTGCTGATATGTGAAAGCTAAAAGCATTATTATCCAAAACATGTTGTTCCTCTTTGTAAAAGATAATAACTATATCTGTTCTATTTTATTTGTATACTAAAATAATATGGAGCGGGTGATGGGACTCGAACCCACAACGTACAGCTTGGAAGGCTGTCACTCTACCAGTTGAGTTACACCCGCAATTCGTCGCTATTCTTGAATATCTACAAGCTCTATTTCAAAATTTAAAGTTTTCCCTGCAAGCGGGTGATTAAAGTCGATAACAGCTTCTTCGTCTGTGAAAGAGCTGATTACTCCTCGGAACGTTCCCGTCTCATTTTGTGCCTGAACTACTCCGCCTACAGCAAATTCCATCTCTTCAGGAAACTGGGTCCTGGGAACAGTTGCAACTGCTTGTTCGTCAATGGGTCCGTAAGCATTGTCAGGTTCGATTGTAACATTTTTCACTTCTCCTACTTGCATTCCTAAAAGCGCAGAATCAAATCCTCCAATAACTCTACCCTCGCCTACCTGAAATTCTAGAGGCATTTCTCTATCATAAGAGTTATCAAACTCCATTCCATCATCGAGTGTTCCTCGATAGTGAACGCTAACTGTATTTCCGTTTTCTACTTTCATTTTTCCTTCTTTCTTTTGTGCATTTTGCACGGTTATTAGTGCTTAACGCACAACTTTTAGTTTTTCTACCCAGACTGGCAAAGATAACTCGGACCGACCAGATCCGTAAATTGCACTCTCTGGTACTTTGAATGGTACTAGTTCGTCTGAACCGCCTACCCAGTGCAATCTATCTGCAACTACATCGAACAAGAGTGTTTCTTGATCTTCAGTGGGATAATAGAACCCGTTGTAGCCGCGCTTGCTCATTCGAACTGTGTCACCTTTTTTGATTGTAATTTTCATTTGATGCTCCTCAGCAACCTTTTAAAACGTCTATTTCTTCCCAGGCACCCTGCCAGTTTGTGTACCTGACTTTAGCTATCCCAGCCTTTTTCATCTCTTGCATGCAGAGATAACATGGGCGTGCCATTGTCCATCGATGATCATGCTTTGTAAATCTAATAACTTCAATTTCATCTCCCGGTTTTGCAAATCTCAATACATTCATTTCTGCGTGCATGTGCGAAGCCCATGTACCATCCTCATATTGTCGCTTAAACCTTGGGTGAGTCTTATCAGTATTTTCACCTATCTTCACGACCTTGCCTTTTCTTCGTAAGATAGCAGCCAAATGATAGGTTCTACCATTGCTGATCGCTTTTTCTTTAGCTCGATAGTACACTTGGCATGATGCCCTCCTTAGTGGCGGAAGCGGTGAGATTCGAACTCACGATACGTTTCCGTATGCCGGTTTTCAAGACCGGTGCCTTAAGCCGCTCGGCCACGCTTCCAGTTAAACTTTCCATAATCCTGACTGATTTCCAATACCAGTCCATCTTGGCCGGACGGTTCGTGAATAGAGATCCAAGTATGGACCTTTGCTTCTTTCCTCAACAAAAGAGTAAAATTCTTCAGGCTTTCGAGAATGCTGTCGCCTCTGAGCGAAAATATAATCCTTAGAACCGCACAGACCCTTTCCGTTGGGAACTGACTCTTTCTCATTTGTCCCTGAATACCTTGTTCTTTTTCCCATTCCCTTTCGATATCTTACAGCAAAAATACACATCTCAGTGTATCTCATTCCGTACGGGGTAGGGCTTCCCACATTTGACTTTACCCATGGGATCAAGCTGATTGGTTTGAAACCTAGCGCATCACAAACTTCAAGCGCAGGTAAAATCCCTTGATCTTTCCCAGCTGTAAATGAATTAACTGTCCACATGTACATATGGGCTTCAGGAGCGACAGGATGCTTCTTAAACCACTCTGATATCGTGCAAATTATCTCGCCCTTAGACTGAACATTGTAATGAGTCGAAGGTTGTAAAGTTGCATGACCCACACCCCCTGTGGTCTTTCTCCAAGGTGGGTCTATTACGATAGTTTTATACATAGCTTATCCATAAAATGGCTCCCCGAGCAGGACTTGAACCTACGACCCGCTGATTAACAGTCAGCTGCTCTACCAACTGAGCTATCGGGGATTATATTTTTTCAAACATTAGTTCGTCTAAATCTTTATATACTACACCGTCTATCAAAACTTTATAAAGAAAAAAGTCTTCATCTCCAACAACGTCTAATGTATCTTTAGTATATGACTCAGTAAACATCTTCTTTTCTAATATGATGCCTACTTTATCTGGGCTTAGCTCTAGCTCACCATCTTGTTCACTTGTCACCCACCACGAACCAAAAGGTGCAGCTGAATGAACTGTCTTAATTGCTGTGCCTATGTCATAAGGAGATTTCATTTCTTATTCATCGCCAAAAGCTCTGGATTATCGCCGATATACGTGTCATAAAAGAAATCATCGACTGTAGCTAGATTATTGGCCAGCGCTCTTTCTTGCCAATGCTGGCTTGTGTTTTGTAAAGCATTGCGCAAAATGCTATGAATTTTTTCAACAGAGTTTTCATTCAAAGCGTCTAATACGCGTAGCTTCAATATAGTATATTCGGCGCCCATACCGTCCTCTCAGAGTTACTCTAATATTCGAATGCCTGTTTTTACACAATTTGCTGAAGAGTACAACCAGGATTCACCCTGTTTACCGCAACAGTAATATCTTACACCCTTGTAATCCCAATGTTCATGCTCATGATGATGACCAAAAAACCAAGTATTGGGGTGCTTCGTCGCACCTTCGACAACTGCCTTAAAATATTGTGGGACGCCATTCTTCGACCATTTTTTATGATACTTTTGATGCTTTAATAGAAAGCTAGGGCAATCATGTGTCACCACGATGTCAGCTTTCTCGTAGTTCTTTTTAAACATCTCAAGCTCATTATGTGAAGGCATCTCTCTTGGCCACCAATTTTTTCCAAATATAAACGGAGAATCTTTCTTGCCTAAGTAGCTTTGAGCACCACCCATAAAAAGAATATTGTTGCCATTGAGGTTCATGAGTGTGCCGCGGCGAACATGATAACAGTTCTTTGCGACCTGTACTACATCGGGTGTGGGATTGCTTACCTTCTGATTTTCGTACATCTCATCAAGTACTGTGTGGTTTTCGTGATTGCCATCACAAAAAAAGAAGGGTATCTCTGATTTGTTATTTTCGAAAAAACTGCTCAAGCCATTCTCAGGATCTGGCCAGTAAATTCCAAAATCGCCCACCTGAATTATTGCTTGAACTTTTTTGTCTATTGCATCTTTATAGACCTGTTCTAAAGCGCTTACTCTGCCGTGGATATCTCCTGCAAATAGAATCACTTAAAATCGTCTCTCGTAAATAAGGATATTCCACAGGCTGCAAAAGATCCCAAGCTGATTAGCATTAGAGGCTTATCTTGTAGATACATGCCTACTCCGAATACCCCTAGATTTACGCAAAGCAATGCGTACCACACGCCAGCTGGAATTAGATTATTAATTTTCATGTTCATCATCTGGCGGCATGTATTCAACTTCATCTTCGACATTACTGCACGTTGTGCAATGATACTCTAAGATTGATGTGTGAAAATCCATGATCATCTTAAGATCTTCAATGATTCCACAAAAAGAATAAAAATCTTTGATGTGCAGCTTTAGGACAACCTGATCACCTACGGGTAATCGCAACATCTGTGTTTCTAAATCAATTGTTGCGCCGTGAGGAAGATCATGAAGTTTTGACATTTTTTCTAGATCTTGTTTTTCGCGTCGCGGGCTTCTTCTTAACGCTGTCAATGATTGACGATGTACCAGATCCCGCCTCGGACGATGTCTTTGGCTTGCGTGGTGCTCTTTTTCGTGTCGCCTTTTTCTTCGGTGGCGGCTTTTCTTCCGGAGCAGGCTCTGGGGCACGTTCGCGTCTAGGCTCAACTGGCTCAGGCTCAGGCTTAGGTTCGGGCTTAAGCTCTTTTGGTGGCTGGGGTGGCGGAGCTGGTGGCTTAGGCGGCGCAAAGAATTCATTGTATTCTTCTAGCGTCGGTGCCACCAGACACTTCTTATTGATTAGCTTGACACATTTTTCATATGAGTCGATTTCATTGAATTCAGCCCATCGTCGTGGGTCGCGGCGTTTTCTTATAAAGAAACCTTTCCAAGAAAGAATAAATCCCATAGTTACCTCTTAAATATATATGCAGATCTAAGAGACTTAGTCAATTTCTGTAATCATTTCTGCAACAGCACTCTGAAACGCTGGGTGAATTGCCACGCTCTTAAGATTATCTGGTGAGCAGTCCTGACCGTAGAGTACACATACTTCTCTTGCGATCTTTGTCAAGCCCTTGACAAAAACATTTCTCGCTGTTGCATGATTCATCTTGTGACCTTCTTCTGTCATCTTTTCAGCAATAGACCGATAATCCATTCCAGACAAATCATTTACAGTTGCATAGCCTCGCTCAATCTTAGTTCCTTTAGGCATTGACATTTATTTTCCCTCCATGAGTTTCATATATTTTTCTTTAGAGATTGGATAATCAGAATGATTTGTGCTGTCCTCAGTAATTCCGAATCTAAGCCTGATTATCTTTTCTTCCCTAGAAGTCAAGCATCGCAAACCTTTGCGAACAGCTCCGGTAATTTTTTCCTTGTCCAGAATATCATCTAAGTGTGTAGCATCACTATCAGGGACGATATCTTCAAGGGTCCCGGATTCATCTTTCCCAATCGGCCGGCTAAGTGACGTTGTATTGGTCGGCGCTTGCAAAGCATCTTCAATCAACGAAGTTGTCACGCCTAAGATATCAGCAAGTTCTTCTTTAGTTGGGGCTGAACCGAATTCATCCTCATACTCTTCAGAGACATTTTTGATCTTAGATAGTAGACCTCGAGCGTGAGATGGAATTCTAATAGTCGACGTGTTTGCTGTAACATGTCGGCGAACTGACTGACGAATCCACCAAGTTGCATACGTAGAAAAACGAAAGCCTCGACGCCAATCGAATTTCTCAACAGCTTTCATCAAGCCAATGTTAGATTCTTGAATCAGATCAGAAAGATCACATCCAAAATGCTGATATTTCTTAGCGATGCTCACAGCTAGTCGCAAGTTTGACTCGATCAACTTCCTTCTAGCTTCGGGGTCACCTGCCTCGATTCTCTTTGAGAGTTCTACTTCTTCATCTTTGGTAAGAAGTTTAGACTTCCCAGCTTCTTTAAAGTAAACGTTAAGTAAGTTAGACACAAACACCTTCTCGTCAATGTACGCTGAATTGCGTTATATATATTTTACCACAAAAAATCTAGCTCTTACACTAAACTAACGAGTATTTTTATATCTACGGGACGTCTGCTTTAGATACTCTGCATGGCGGATCTTTCTGATCTTTCGCCACTCAGACTCTCGTTGAGCGTAGCAAAGCTCCACCTGGGCGCCCATACCATCGCGGCGCCGAGCGGCTGTTCTAAGCGCGTCGATCTTTCGATCGATTTGCTCATCACTCATATCATTCAAAACTTCACGTGTCAAAGCTCTATGCATCAAGCATCTCCTCTTTAAGCTTTTATATAATACCATAAGGGAGCGAGATGTACACTAAATTGTCATCATATCAAACAAAGTTTTGATGACAAGGCCGACGACCACTGATGACGTCATCCATAGGAACTTTTGATAAGATCTGGACCTTGCTTTTATCAGAGTAAAATCTTCAACGAGGTTCTCAGGAATCATTTGAGAACAGTTCTCTAGTTTTGCTTCAAGTAAGGCTAGTCGCGTTTCCTGAGAGTTTGTAACAGACTTTAGCTCTTCAAAGCCTGCTTCAAGCTTTTGAACACTTAATGACAGTGAGTCTAACTTGGTGTCTACACCAGCAGCAAGGATCTTTATTTCAGTTAAAGAATCTTGTAGTTTTGCAACCCACGCTTCATCAGCAGACATCGTGTTATCTCCCATTAACAATAACCAACCCGGCAGTTATATGTATTATAGAATTGTGGATTAAGCTATTTTAGCTAAAGTCTCACCAGTGAGTATTAGATTACCAAAGGCTTACCATTTACCATGTAGGGTTTGTCATTTAATTTGACAATTTTTACGATCCTTACATTTGCTGCTTTTTTGATAGCATTGCCTAGCTTTTCAAGAGAGACTGTAATATTTCCCTTTGCTGGTAAGAACTTCACAGAAATAGGCAAAACGGTCCTTCCCAACTTTGATCTTAAAGAATGATCTGTTTGCCCTACAACTGCAACGCCTTGAAGTACTCTTATTATTGTCATTGTGTCTGTTACACTAGCATCTCTATCAAGAAACAACTTCATATCACAATCAGCTAATCTTGATGTGGGCCCTTCCTTTTTCTCAAGAATTAGGGCTTTTACAGTATTTTTTAAATCGTCTCTATTCATCGAAGCAACTCTAAACCTGCGTATAATTATTACGAGAAAAGAGAAAGATTGGTCATTTAAAAACTATTCTTCAACCATCGCGCAGCCGACAGACAATAACATTGCAGCTGATGAAGCGGCGTTCTCCATGGCACATCTGACTACTTTGGCGGGATCTATTATTCCTGCCTCAAACATATCTGAGTAACATCCTAGCTTCGCATCAAACCCTACATTATTATCTGTATCCAAGACTTTGTCAATTACAACTTCAGCAGACCCACCCGTGTTCTTCACGATTTGAGTCAGGGGTGCTTTACATGCTTCTTTGATTATTTTTACACCCGGGTGAATATCATCTGAAAAATTCTCAAGCCTTAGATCTTGCGCGGCTCTAACAAGAGCAACACCGCCACCTGGGACGATACCCTCTTCGACTGCAGCTTGTGTCGCACTTAAAGCATCGTCTACCCTGTCTTTTCTTTCTGACATTTCCATTTCTGTAGCGCCTCCCACGCGGAGGAGTGCAACGCCACTAGAAAGCTTTGCAAGACGTGAAGACAGAACAGCCCTATCATTTTCAGAGCATCCTGGTTTAGATTGTTCTGAGCGCAAATCTTCGATCCTTTCTTTGATTTTCTGCGGGTCTCCGTAACAGTCAACTAGTGTTGTTGTACTTCTAGAAACTGTGACTTTCTTGCAAGACCCCAGGTCAGCAACTGTCAACGATTCTAAAAGATCAGTGTCTGCTTGCGTTACGATTTTTGTCCCTAAGAGCACACCAAGGTCATCGAGAAAACTATGCCTATACTCTCCCATCCCCGGGGCTTTAATAGCACATACCTTTAGTGCACCTCTTGTCGAATTAACAACCAGGCCTTGCATTGCTTCATTTTCAATTTCATCAGCAATGATAAGAATTGACTTGTTGGCTGCAACTACTTTTTCAAGCACCGGTATTATCTCATTCATGCTAGATATTTTTCTATTACTTAAGAAGATCGCAGGATCTTCAAGCTCGACGGTTGAGGTGTTTTCATTGTTAATAAAATAAGGTGACATGTAACCTCTGTTCAATCTTACACCTTCAACCACAGATAGCGTTGTCTCAAAACCCTTTGCTTCTTCGACTGTAACGACACCGTCCTGACCTACTGCATTCATAGCCTCAGCAATCAACTCACCTATTTTCACTTCACCGTTTGCACTGATTGTGCCTACTTGTATTATTTCTTGATCATTAGTCACAGAGATAGATGCTTCTGCAATTTTCTCAACAATTGCTCTAGAGCCTGCGTATATTCCCTCTTTGATTCTATCAACTGAGTGTCCTGCGGCTATCATCTTTATCCCCTCTGCCACGATTGCTTGTGTCAAGACTGTAGCAGTTGTTGTTCCGTCGCCGGCGGCTTCTGCCGTTCTTGAAGCTGCCTCCTTGATAATCTGGACGCCTAAGTTTGCAAACTTGTCAGAGAGATTTACAGATTTAGCAACAGTCACTCCATCCTTTGTCAATGTTGGGTAGCTTCCTGGATTCTCAATTATAACGTTCTTACCCTTGGGGCCCATTGTGACTTTAACAGCATTGGCAAGCGTGTCAACACCTCCAAGCAATTCTGACCTTGCGTCACTAGAAAATTTAATTACCTTGTCGGTGGGCATGCTTGACATTTTTACCCCTTTAATACACGTTTGTTTTCGGACATATGAGTCTGTACTTCTCTAACAACTCGCCGCTCTCGTGTTACTACATTTTCTGCGACGTAAAGATCGCCTACCTCGTAGAGAACTTCATCAGTAGAGATGACGCCTCGATCTCTCATTTCTTTAATAAGAGCTGTACTTACTAACTGTTCCATTTTAACCTCCCAAAGCTTCGGGTAACTTTATATTTGCAACTGTTCCATCTGAAAGGGTTACAACCTTTTTATCGTCGTTGCCAGATTTTACTGATTCATCAGCAGGCTCAGTAGTCTGCTGATGATGCTGAACACCAAAAGTTTCTGAAGCCGCAGCTTTAGCGCTTGAAACTATCTCTTGAACCACATTTGACACATTAGTCATTAGTGCCTCAGTTACTTCATCTGGGTCTTTGTAAAATGTGGCTTTAACTTTCTTGAGATCGCTTATGACTTTCCCGTTCGCTGTCTTCGCCACATAAGAAGTTTCTTCTCCTTCGAGTGTCTGTCGCACAATTCTTTCAGTTATCTGAACTGGCATTACAGACATTTGCTTAGAAGAAAGCGCGTACAAGACTTGTCCTACTTTGTAGTCCAATTTTCACCTCTTAAGACCGATTAAATTCTCTTAGTGCCTGCTGAAGTTCATCGGTCAAAACAAGAACTTGTGTCCCTGAAGTTTGAGTGTATTCGGACAAGTCAAGCTTGTACAATTCTGATCGTAATTTTGTCTGCTCTTTGTGACCCCCGTAGTTGTCACAAAGTCTTATAAGCTTTTCAATAACTGTGTCGTGTAAACGCATAAAATAATACCTCGTAGTTAAAATGTGTTCTACGAGGTATTATACAGAATTAGAAATGTTTGTTAATGACAGTAGTTATTTCTTCCAGTTTGCGAAACCTACACCTACGCCGCCCATATTCACTTGGCGACCAGTACGTTTTACCCTAGAGTAACCAGAAACTCCAAAGAACTCATCGTCTTCTTCGGTTTCATCTGACTCAGCCAACATTGCTTTCAACTCTTGACGAATCGCATCTCTGAGTCGTGACTCTACTAAAGCTGTCTTGGACTCTTTAATTGCGTATTCAACATCAATTTCATTGATGTCTTCATCTTCATTATCTTCAGAATGAAACTTCGACTCAACGGTCTGTTCGCTCTGATATGGCTGGTGTGTTTGAACTGGTTCTTCTGCAAGGCCTTCGTTCAAAGGTTGTGTCTCTTCACCTTCGCCTAAGCCTGCAAGTCTTAAAATTCTCTCTGAAAGGAATTCCATCACTGTCTCCTTGTAGTATTAAATATAACGCACAGACAGTTTTTTCTACCTAAACTCCTGCAAGAATGAACTTATATTTCTTATCTGCGTCTTGCCAGTATTCAGTTTTGTCGATAATTGTCTGCATTTTTTTAGAATGTCTTGACATCCTAGTCTCAAGACCTTTGGTGAGACGCTCTCTCTTCTTCACAGCGTTTTCACTGCAGCCCCAAATCTTTTTGTTTGTGCTAGCGACGTCCTGATATGCTGCATAGGCTGCATTAAAAAATCTTGCGGCTTGCTTGTTAATTTCGATCTCATTCATTACCTGAACGTCACCATGTAGTACTACAGATTTTTTCATTCCAACGTGTTTCTTCATCTTAACTTTTCCTCGGGCTCCTGGCGCCTCATCAGAAAAGTCATTTATTGTCAGACCCTCGAAAAACAAAACATTAAAAGATTGAAAATCGGGTGCAGCAAGAACATACAAATAATCAAGCGATCCTTTTTTCTTTAAAGTACTGTAATCTGTCTGGAAGCTATAACCTCCCTTTGGGCGCCGAGTGGTTATTTTACACTCAAGCTCTTTGCCTAGTGAAGGTATGACAATGTCAGGCTGGCCGGTTGCTCCGTCTGAAATCGCATCTTTAAAATAACTTGCTATCTCGTCTGCAAAAAACTTCTCTTGAGCAGCTGACATGATTATGTTTCTTCGTCCGGTGTTTTGAACAAAATCGAGTCCGTACTCCTCATGAAGAGACAACTGCTTATCGTGAAAGCTTTTCATTTTAGCCAACGCTTTTACGACCATTTCTTTAGTAATATAACTCATATGACACTCCTAGCATACAACTATATTATACACAAAGAGTTTCAATTTTACAATTATTATTATTCTTCTGTGCTGTCTAGAGTATTTGTTGTGGTGTCATCTTCAGACACGGCAACTCTTACGTTGCTTGTAATCTTCTGTCCTTTCATAGCTGCAGTCTTATAAGCTTCCAAGCCCAAAGCAAAACGAACGTTGTCATATTCCGCCCAATTTAGCTTTTCTTTTAAGACAGCCATGCTTGCATATTGATGAAGATCTAACTCCGTCACCGGTACTTCTTCGCCGTCCAGACCTGGCTCGAACTCCCCAGTGTCTCTAGACTCAAACATAAAGAGTATCTTTGGCATCTCTTGATCATCGGGAACATGAATAAAGGGTATCTTTGAAGTAATGCCGTCTTCGGCTTCTTCATACATAATTTCTGGTATCCAATTGGTAGACATCTGCACCTCTTAAAACTTATAAATCATACATCGAGGTTTTTAGAAGTTAATATATTATAGCGTTTAATTTAAGTCGCTAGATCTAGGTCGACATCTTCTTCTTCAGCTTGCTCCTCTTCAGCTTCCTCTTTCTTTTTCTCCATTATTTCGACCATTTCATTTTTTGCTTTTTCTCTCTCGGACTCTAAAACATCAAGGCCAGATTCTAATCCCTTGACTACTGTTTCATATCCGTCTTCAAATAAAATTGTAACCATCTGTTCCCACATCGGATCTTTGCTCGAATCATAACCTGATTTTTTTACTAAGCTTTCGTAAGCATCAAAATTGGGCGAAATCATGTCTTTAAAAGACTTTTCATCAAGTGAGTCCACAAAAGATTCTACATAGCTAGGTCTAAACTGTGCTATTATACGTGACATTATTTCATCATCTTGTTCTTCAATGGCTAGCTCATATGCTTCTTTGATATCATCTTGCTGAGAAAACACTTCAAAGCCCTTCTTGAACAAGGGTTGTGCAGCATTTAAATCAGACGTCTTTGCAGGCTTCAGCCCCTCAGCCATCTCCTCTCCCAAATAAGCTTGAATATCAGCGATTATGGCTTTCAAAGACTTTGCAGCGCCTGATGATTCTTTTTGTGCTACTAGGTTTAGCCATTCTAGGGACGTCAAAATATCTAAAAATAATTCATCATCTGTCGATGTTATGTTCAATTTTGACCTTAGATCTTCGGGCTCATCGCTGAAATCGCCCATTCCGCCGGCGCCTTTTAAAAATTCTGCAAACGCTTCAATATCGTCAAGATCAGCATCAGCTTTTCTATGACCTCGTTCCCAATTCTTCAAGGCGTCTTGCGACTGGTCCCAAAGTTTAGTTAGAGTCCCTGTCAGTCTCCCAGGGAAAACATCATTGATTCCGTCTTTTGCAGGGACGTATGCATCTTCTCTAGATAGAAGCAAAGCATGCATTGCAACAATTCTTGGTAGATATTTTCTCTCAATTGCTTTACTTAAATCTTGTTGATTCTTTTTCTGATTCTCTCCCGGATCTTCTTCGTAAATCGTTTTTAAGAGATCTTCTGGATCTATTCTTTCATTGTCAGAAAGAATTACTGAAATTGTTAGCTTGGACAGCCAGTCATCGTCAGCGAGATCACCTGCTACGGTCGCATCTGTTATTGCATTTTTAACTGTGGGATTTCCTCTCGCGCGTTTGACAGCATTACTTACCCATCGAGGTATTTCCTTGCCGTTGTAGTCATCTACAGCTGCTTCTGTCAAAAGGGCGCGCTCCCACTTCTCAATTATTAGAGCTGCGTCTCTGGTGTGAGATTCTCCTATAATTGATTTGTGAAGAATATCGTAAAAGTTTTTATTGTCTTCAGAGAATTGGTTGCTTTCCGCAGAATACTTGTCAAGTAGAGCCATGTATTCTCTTCGCTTATGCTCTCTCTCGAACACCTCGAGGCACCAGAATGAAGCTGGTGCGCCGACCAATATTTCTGGCACACCTATCTTTTTAGCACGAATAATAGAAGACTTCTCTCTATCTAAGTTGGCGAAGTGTTTCTCCAGGTCGCCTCGGGTGTAGTCAGCCACTTCTTTCCAAAAGTTTTTCCATCCGCCTTTTATCGCGCCTCCGACTGCTGATGCTATTGCTTGCCAGTTAGGTGCAAACCCCTTGACAATTCCTATAAGATCAGAAAGACCTGCTATGTCCTCATTGACAGCATCATCGTGATACATTGATCTCACATCCTGCGACTCTTTAATAGAGTTTCTGGCCCGAACAAGAGAATTTTTGAAATCTGGCTTTTTCATATTTCTTTGCACTCAACAATAAATATTACGCACTGCTAACAATTACACAGAATATAGATTTGTACATTAAACAATTTTTTTGTATAATTCATCAAAAGAGGTTTGTATGAAAATCGGTCTTGTTCCTATGTCAGCAAAACCCTATCATATCGGTCATCATAAGTTAATCGATATTGCTGCTAAAGAAAATGATGTTACTTTTGTATTCGTTTCTTTTTCTAGCAGGGGTGTCAAAAAGATAAAGGACCCAACCGATAAGAGGACAATCAAGCAAGGCGCAAGAAAAATTGAAGTGCCTAAAGACGGAGAGTTACCTATTTTTGGGTCTGATATGCGGTATATCTGGCTTAATATCCTCAAAGAAGAGCTTGAGTTCTCAGGACGTGTTGAACTCGTCTTTCCAAAAGAAGGCAAAAGTTTGATTCCTGTACTGTCAGTCCACGAAGCATGTGCAAGCCTAATTGAGTCGATCGACAATAATGCATGGTTTGAAATCGATGGTCAAAAATTTGAAAGCAGTTCATCGACTATTCAAATCTACTCAGATAAGCAAGATATTGCTACGAACTACGATAATCAAACAATGACAAAGTACTACAAGGATGATTGGTTTAGACACATCACTCTTGTGGGTGTCGATCGAAATGACACTGTCAATATCAGCGGTACAAAAATGAGGGCTCTGTTAAGCGAGAGAAAAAACATTGATGAATTCAAATCTCTGCTGCCCCCAATTAGAAATAATTCAAAAAATATTGTTGCTGAAATACTGTTTGACAGTGCTGGATCAGGTACAACTTTTAATTCTAGGTGTGTGCGTGCAATCCAAACCCCTTTGCCGATTTACGCTGGCTGACAAAAAATAGTTCTAAAGTCGCATACTTATAAAAAGAGGTATGCGCTCTTGAGACAGATTAAAATCATAGTGGTAACACTATTAGCCGGTGTGGCGATATACACTGGCTACGCCTTCTTTAATCATGGACATCAAGATGAATCTCAAGAAAAACAACAACAAAGCTATGTAACTGAAGAAGCTGTTGTTGATTTAGAGTTTATTGATCATCAGGCGTCTTACGCAGAAATAGCGTCTAGAAAGTCATCGGTACAAGTACACAACCCGGATTTTCGAGGTTTTGGCTCTGGTACATATTTTGTACAAAAGGGCCGCCATTTTATACTGACAGCTGCACACGTCGTAGACGATAAAGAGCACATGATGATCTCAGGCAGAGATGAGATTGTGCCCGGGCGCGTGGTTTATACAAATCCGGCTACTGATATTGCCGTCATAGAAGTCGATAAAATGAATACACGTGATCCTGTGCGTCTTCGTGTCAATGGTAACCCACACGTGGGTGATGCGGTTGCATACACTGGCTTTCCGAACGGTACAGATCTATTAACCATCACGGGAAGAATTAGCGGCTATAGGGGCAGCTGGGTTGTTATTCAAAGTTATACATGGATGGGTGCATCAGGAAGCGGCGTTTTTGACTCCAGAGGAAGGCTTGTTGGCGTTGTCTCAATGGTAGAAATTGGCCATTACAGAGCGCCCCAAGTTATTGAAGATGTTGGTTATGTTGCTAAAATATCTGAAGCTGATGTGCGAGGAATTAGAGGGTTGTGAGCGTTGACATAAAATAGGAGGGTCTAAAATGTCTTCGGGTGTTAAATTGCTGTTGTTGTTAGCCAGTCTTGGAATTGTTGGCTGCACATCTGACTACGCAGTTTCAGAAACAAAAGAAGTAAGAGTGGTCGTTGACTCTTACGTTCAAGCAGATCAGCTTGAAGAACTTGACGTTCTTGTTGTTTTAGACACATCTGGATCAATGCACGACAATTATGAAGATGTCGCTGACGGTATGGAAATACTAAGAACAGATATTGAGTCTTTGACTCTTGATTATCAGTTCGGTTACATTACCATGGATCCCACTCGATTGTCTTACGTGGGACCGTATGACTCTTCTTCTACAGCAATTGACATGCTTATGGCTCCAAGCCTTCTTCCTTCTACAATATTAGAGGAGGGGTTCGGAGCCACATACACTTTTTTGGAGTCAGAGGAAGGATTAGCCTTCAGGCGACCCGAAGCGGATTTTCTTTTGTTCTTGATTTCTGATGAAGACGAGCAGAGTGCGATATCCTCTGATCTATTCTATGACTGGTTGCATGATGAGTTTAAAGACGTAAATCATGATGTTGTGTCTATAGTAAACCCTGATGATGAAAACGCATCTTGGGCACATGAAATAGGTTATAAGTACATTGACCTCGCAAACCTTTATGGTAAAGATGTTCTTGACATAAAAGCAGAAGACTGGTCAATATGGCTATCAGACTCTTCATATTTAACACAGCTGCAAGACACTATTGCACTAACTGAGACCTATCCCATTGTTGAATCAATTGTCGTCTATGTTGATCAAGTAGCTATCTATAATTGGAACTACATTGAAGAAACGAATGTCATCAAGCTAGGTGACGTTCCCGATTACGGGTCTGTAGTAGAGGTGGGGTACAATGTATATGTGGACTAGATTACTGCTTTCTTCTTTTGTTGTGCTATCGATAGGTTGCAGCAGTGATTATGAGATAAGCAAATATGTTGAGCCGCCAGAGCCGGGCGTCACTGCACCTGAAATAGAAGTTGACCCTACACATCATAGTTATGGTGCACTAAGCGCTGGCAGTGAGACCCAAGACATTGTCATCAATATTGAAAACATCGGCAATGACGATCTAGACGTTTCAAACATTTACTTGCATAACGGTGATTCCAACTTCACATTATCTACAATGCCGATTGGTATCGTAGAATCGCTAGGATCTGTAGAACTTATTGTCACGTATGCGCCTGGAACATACGAAACTAATCACGAAACTATTAGTATTATTTCTAACGATGAAGACGAACCGGTTGTAAATGTAACACTAGATGGTTCCGGCGACGCACCTGTCATCACTATCACACCAGACTACCACGATTTTGGAGATGTCTATATAGGCTGTGACGATACACTTCCAATAGAGGTAGGAAATATTGGAAATTCAAATCTTATAATTGATGATATTGAGTTTTTTGCTAGTCTCCCTGTTGATTTTTCTATGCAAGACTATGAACCAGACTGGGGAGTTCTTCCTATTACTATTTCGCCTGGTGACACTATCAATCTTAACGTAGACTATATGCCGCTAGATGTTTTAGACGATGCTGCTTACCTCGAAATCTCGTCAAATGATCCGGCGACGCCTACTGCTCATGCTGATCAAGACGGTCTCGGAGAAGTGGAAGCTTGGATTACTGATTCTTTTAATCAAGACGGAACCGTTGATGTTGATATACTATTTGTCATTGACAACTCTGGTTCAATGGGGTCTAACCAGACTAACATTAAAAACAACTTTGACGCCTTTATGAATGCTTTTAACGCAGCTGGTGTGTCCTATCAAATGGCACTTATCACTACGGATAGTGCTGATTTTGTAGGTGATGTTATTACAAACGCAACAGTTGATCCCGTCACTGAATTCAACAATCAGATTGACTCTATTGGTACACGCGGAAGTGCTTATGAGAAAGGCCTGTGGTTTGCATACGAGTCAACAACAACAGGTGACGCATCTTCAAGCAGCCCCACTGGATTTTTTAGATCAGACGCAAGACTAGTAGTTGTATACGTTTCTGATGAGCCTGACTTTTCACACCAGACTTACGGAAGCGGTGGGTCTACAACCATGGTTCCCGCTGATTATTCAGCATCTCTTTTGTCTCTTAAGAGCTCTTCTGATCTAGTCACAGCGCATGCAATCGCAGGCGATTACCCGTCTGGCTGCACTTCTAATGGAGGCGCTCAGTTTGGTGACGGATATTATGATGTTGTAACTGATCTTGGTGGAACGTTTATGTCAATATGTGCTGCTGACTGGAGTGTAACAATGGATACACTCGCAAGAGAATCACTGGCTCAACTAGGATTTGCACTTTCAGACACACCGATTGAAGACACTATAACAGTTACAGTCGACGGTGTTCTGTCATCAGACTGGTCATACGAAGCCTCATCAAATACTGTTATTTTCACAACAGCACCTGCCGACGGCAGCACCATTGATATTAATTACGGTGTATGGGGTTGCGACTAACCCACGTAAAGAGGCACTGGTAGCGGCTTTTCTTTTCCTCTAGACTTAGAAAAAGCTGGATTTACCATACCTAAAATCTGATTTACTGGTGCAAACGCTCCCGTAATCTTATAAGACATTCGTTTATTTGGTAACGTAAAAACCACACCCTCGACAGTTGATGTTATAGTAAACACATCATTAGATAACTTCTCATAATTCATTGCCAAGGTATTAAGAGTTTTCTCTGACTCATTTTCTTTTCTTACTTTTTCTACAGCCGTCGCGACCTTCGTCCTCAATGCCTTAACCTGATCTTCTCCGTTGTCGACAAAAATGGAATGAGAGTTTTCAAGCAATCCTATGCCAAACTTATTGATAATCATCTCTAGCGGCATGATAATTTTTCGGACAATTGAAGATCTAGACCTAGCGATATCAGACAAAGCACTTCTGACTGCAGGATTTAGTGTTTTAACGATTGAAGGTGTGGGCCTTGTTCGAGGCACATCAAGCATTCTATTTAGAAACTCATTTTCAATTTCAGATGGCAACGTGTACTGCTTTAGATAATCTAAAGTAATCTGGTTTTCTAAGTACACGCTGATTGTATCTTCATCTTCTAAGTGATTCTTTACCATAAAATCTTTTAGAAGAAACAATGCTTCGTTCATTTTTTCTTTGTTTGCTGTCTTTGCCAAACTTATAGGGGTAGGCCCCTTAATTGTCCAAAACTTATCAGTAAAGGGTGATTTGACAACAGCACCAGACATTGCCTTTACAACTTTGTCAAACGTCTCAGGACATGCAGTCCCTAGTGAAGTGCCTTCTTGATATCTTGTAACACCGTGCATAACAAGATAGTTTCTATTGTATGTGATAACATTTGGATTATCAGTAGACATCACCTCAAGATTGACAAATGGAATGCCCCCTTGATCTTTATCAAAGATCTGGAATCGGTTGTAGTACACCAAATCAGACACAGATAGATTGAAAGCTGAGAGTGCGTCAGTAAATGCTTCTTTTACAAGCGTCTTTGTAGCGTATCGCTTTTCAAGTTGTTTTCTATCAACACCTGACTTTTTGATGTCAGTCTTGTTTCGTGCCGCGTAAGATGCATGCCCTCTTGGGTCATGAGTTAACGAAAGATTTTGTCCGTCGACTTTCTCGTATAGGGTTATTTTATTCTGAATAATTGATTCTAGAACTGATCTTAGTTCTCCAAAAGTTAGGTTATAATCTTCATAAAGATGATTGAGGTGACCACTATCGTTTCCACCAAGTCCACCCATTTAATCCTCCGATTCTTCAATTAACTCTATTTGACCTGTGCTTAAACCGTACCTGTGAGCTTTTTTCTTAAGTTCTCGCAGGGACTCCATACATCTTGTAATTCGATCTCTTTCTTTCCTATCTGTTCTTGAAAGTTGCTTTCTAACATTGTTCAACTCAGACAGCAAAGTATCATATACATTCACATGCGATGAAGAGCCAAAAGAAAGCTCTTCATTTTCAGTTGTTAGAAAAGTCTTGTTCTCATTTAAAGATAAGAAACTTTCTCTAAGAAAAGTTCTCAATAACTTGTTTTTCTGGTCAGACATTCGTCACCTCCAGATATAACTATAGCTTAAAAGTCTCTTCTTTATTAATAGCTGTATTTAACGATCCATAAAAGAACATTCGTATATGATCATCACTAACGGGTTGATCTGTCTTTAGATCAAATGCTTCGCGGATCTTATCAAGAAAACCCTTTTTGAATTCAACTTCTAAAATCTTCCCATTTGGAAGCTCAATATTTCTTTGTTCCATAATCGTATTATACCCTATTCTTTGACGGTTTACATAAAAAAATATATTTTTTTATTTTATAATCTCAGTGATGACGTCTCGTTTGTCCTGAGATTCTCCCACTTTAATTGGTGGGCTAAACTCTCTCTCAGGAGCAGACTTGTCAACTGATTTTTTCTTCACTGACTTCTTTATTTTTTGTTTGATGCTCTTTTTGTTAGGATCGGGTGCCTTGACCTTAGATTTAGTCTTAACGTCAACTTTCCCTTTTCCTTGATCGGGCTCCTGAACATCAGATCCCTCTACATCTTTTGTCAAAATAACAGAAATGGCTGCGAGAAATTTATAGAGCGCTATTCTGTCAGGCTCATCTAAATCATCGTAGTAATCAACTAGCTCCATCTTTGTTTCTGGGTCTTTTAGAGATTTTCCAGACCTTAGCTGATCGATCATTTTTCTGATATCTTGAAACTTTATCTCTGGTGGCACATCTAACTTGACGAACTTTTCGTCCTGTTCTGGCTCTTTTTTCGCCTCTTCTTCCCCTTGCGCCTCTTCAGATTCTTCCTCATCAACAAGCATGGGTCTTTCTGCATCGTAAGTCTTGCCTCGAAGGTCTCTTGCCAGTGATTTTTGGCGTTCTTCTTCTTCGGGATTCTCAGACAATGCTGTTTGAACTGCCTCTTTTGTTAGCTTTTTTAAGAGACTCTGAAGTTGCTCCGGGTAACTTATCACAATTACCTCACTTCTTGGTTGTTTTAGGTCTGTAGACTACGCGATTCTGTGGGAGTTCTCTGTAAAGCCTGTTGTACTTACGCTGGGGTAGCTCAGCATGTCCTTCAGCATACTCTTTTATCTTCTCTTTTGCAGCCTCTTCCCTCTTGACAATGTCATTCATAAACTTATCAAAGTGGAATTCTGGGATGTACTCTTCATCATGATTGTTGTTGTTGTTGGACATGTTTACCTCTTTAATTAAATATTATCTTTACCTGGTAATTTTCAGAATCATTGGGCTTTATAAGATTAATTTTGTACTTATTGACACCCACCTCTCCAAAATCGAACTTGGCCGTTTCAAACCCGTTGTCATCTAATAGATTTACGCCTAAGATTGGATTCTGATTACTTAAAATGTCAACTAGTGTCCCCAGCTGAGAATCGGCTTCTAGAACAATTTCTTCTAAGTTTGAGCCAAACAGTAACGACCGAGTGGGCATTACAAGCTGAATGTCTTTGAACAAGATCACAGATTCGAGGAGATCTGCTTCTCCATCTTCATACTCAAAATCACTGTATTCTTCACTTTGAGAAGAAAGAGACGATTCTGTCAATCGTCCTGTCAAAGAATTGCTAACAAAAAAAGTACTGTCGGACATTTTATCCTCTCACGTGTCGAGCGTCTTTGTAGATTAAATCTACTTCTTTAGCGTATTTTATATCTAAGCCTGTCACTTCGTTTAAATCATGTGTGTAAATTTCTATCTCAACGTCTTTTGGATTTATCGTTATCGTCCCATGGTGATTCATCTCTTCCTGAAATACAAGTACTTCTGCAACGAAAAAGAGACGCTGTTCAGGTGAATCAAAATCGAAGCGCCTATGGAGCTTATTGGGACTATCTGTCTGTGTCCAGGTTTGCTTTGGTGCTTCAATAGGTAGTTTTCTAGGCAATCCTATAGCTTCGTTAAGAGATTCAACCAGAGCTAATTCTGATTCATTCTCGTCAAGGTGGCCGTTAGACTTCATTATCTCTAGAATTGATCGACCCATTAGCTTCTCTTAGCAAGTTCTTTGTCTGCTTTCTGAGCTGCCTTCTTGAGCATTTTACCATATTCTTCGGGTGTGTAAGCCTGGATTAGCTCTTTGAGATCATCTAGGATGAATTTGTGCAAAGAATTGTTTTCACTGTGCGGCTTCCCGTTTCCATATTCTCTGCCGGTTCCTAATGTATGCCACTGGGAAACTAGATCCACAGAAGACTTTATTCCACCCGAGTAGTAGTCTGACAGTAGTTGATGTACGAAGAATCTAAAGACTTCACGAGGTGCTTCTAATTCTTTTGAATTTGTAAATCTGTCATACACAGGTAGTTGAGCGGCATCCGGATTTAGCTGCTCAGTCATATCTTGAAAAACAAGATAGAGAATTTTTTCAATCTCAGTGGCAGTGCCCATTACTTCGGGGTCAAGTCTTGTTGGAATTGCTGACCTACGAGATGGTCGCTTGCTAACCTGAGCATGGTCTCCTGCCTTTTTCATAAAGTCATATAAGACGTTAGTTACAGCTGAGCGACCTACGCCCATTTGAGCTGCAATGGCATCTATTATTTCTCCAATAGTTAAAGCGTTGGGACCCATTCTCAATTCTGGATCGAACAGGTCGACCGTCTTTAGCTCTTCGGGAGTAAGCTTAGCTCTCTTTTGAAAAGCTTGTACTATTGCTTCTTCATCAGGTTCTTCTTCAGAGTACTCGCCTGCTTCGTCATCACCTGAATCGATTGCTTCGAGATCAGCGGCTGTTGGGCCTTCGAGATCTTTCATCCACTCGGGCTCATCATCCATTTCGTTAACCACACTCTCTATGATTTTTACGAGAACCATCTCATCGTTTGACTGCTCTCTAATCTTCTTCACTGATTTTCTAAGCTTCTTATAAATAGTTGTCTGTTGGTCCTCTGTGAGTTTTGAAAGCAGCCTTCCTAGCTTTCGCATTGTTGGGTTTGACTCAAAAGCTGGTACTGATTTTAAGTTTCCCACTTCTGCACCGCTCACAGAAGGTTGAGGGCGGACAGGGACGACAGGAGGTTCGTTCACTACTACTGGATCGTTACCTGATGACGCCAGGCCCAACGTCTCTTTTATTAAAGCTTGTAGCTTGTTTCTTTCAATCTTAGTGGGCATTTATATCTCCTCGAAAAATCACACATATAAATATCATCTTAACATAGAAGATTATTAACTTATTAAGGATTTGCTGCCTGATTTAAACTCCATGCTGCGGCGCCCGTTATTACTATCCCACCGACGACCCCTAGCGCAAACCAAAGTTCATTCTTGGGCTTTGATGCTTTTTCAAGCCGGGTGTCGAGAAAATCAATTTGACCATTTTTAATGGCTAGCATTTCATTATAATTGGTCTCTAGACGCAAGGTTTTTGCACTTAAGTTATCGATCTCAAGTTGATATTCAGCCCTTACCAAATTTACTCTTCTGTCAACTTCAAGCTGGCAGCTCTCTTCAGTTAGCTCTATTTGAGCTAGAAGACTTGCGGCCGCGGCTGTACTGAACAGTGTGCCTGAATATGGTGCTATTTCACCTTTTTCCAGCGTTGTCACAAGCTTTGCTTGTTCACTTATATCATCAGCCTCGTCACCATAAACTGGTAACGGTGCTACTAAAAGTGCTATCGAAGTAATCCAAGCTGCAATTTGTCTCATCATATTAATCTATATCAACAACAGTAAAACCAGTTAAATCAGCAATCTGCTTGGTTATCTCATCCGGGTCTTCACTATTATCTTGTATTAACTTTTTAATTCTTTTCTTTTTTTCTGCATCTAGCTTTTTTGACTCAGACTCATATTTTTCTTCGATCTGCTTGATTGCAACCTGATATCTTTTGTTTGCAGCATCACGATCTTCCAGCTCTTTTTCATGAGAGCTCTTTAGAGCATTGATCTCATCTTCGTAAGCCTTCTTGCGCTCGTTCAGTATTTTAGAAAAGTCTACTGGTTTTCGGCTAATTATCAAAACTATAATTCCTGCCCCTACCAGGAAAACAACGTGACCGTTGACTTTAATCCAAGCCCAGGCTTTTTTTGCCCAATGCTTTAGCTTTGAAGCCAAGGTCAGCGCTGTATTAGCAATGCTTAACGCTTGAATCATTTTCCATGCTTCCAGGAGATCGCAGCATCAATAACAGTCTGGCCTCCAATGTAAATCATAGCAATCATTCCCCACGTATCTGCATCTAGGTAGTTATAGCCTAGCAATGCTGTAGCTGTCAAGAACACAAAGAATTTTCTAGAAATCAATCTTCCCATGATCTGGTCGATTAACCCTAGCTTTTCTCCTTCAATAGCAGCCTGTACCTGCTTAACATCAATATCATTGTCAGCCATAAACATACCTTATTTCTCCTACTCTTCAGTAGCTTCAGCTTCAGCAGGCTCAGCCGCACCAGTAGTATCAGTTCCCTCTACTGTTGTTGCAGCAGGGGCTGTTGCTTCTGTTGCTTCAGCTGTCTCTGTAGTTCCTGTAGTTTCTGTATTGCCTGTAGCTTCTGTGGTCGTCTCTTCTGACGATTCTTCGACTGCAGGTTCTTCAGCAGCTGGGGGTTCGTACGAGCACGTACCATAAGCAGAAGCGACTACTAGTACACCTCCTACTACACTTATTTGAACCTTCCATCTGTTCCATAGTTCTTTTGCTTTATCTAACATAATTACCTCTTTTAGTTTATTAGATCATCGTCGTCATCGTTTGAAAATAATGATGGTAAACCGACTCCTATATTCTTTCTGCCAGAAGAAGATTGTAAACCCTCATAAGACATTGCAACTTCCAATGCCAATTCAGCGAATGACTTTACTAAATTATCTAGCAACTCTTTATTTTTCTTCTCAGCCAACCTATTTTGGCTGGACGCATATACCAAATCAGAAATTGTTTTTGTATTAGAGCCTATTATGTTTGATATCTTTCTCATCTGCTGAGTTAGACCATAAACTTGCGCTCTCAAATCATCTACTTCTTTTTTTGTAGTAAGACCAAATATTCTAGCAAGATAGCGTGTCATGATTAAAACGGACTCTCATTTTCAAGTAGATCATATATCTTATCAGCTTCTGTGCTAGAAATTTTCTCAACTGTTTTGTTTTCTTTGTCGCGCTTAATTTCATTAAGAAAGTTCATAAAATAATTTTCTTCAGATGCTAAGGCAGTTGCACATGCAGAAAAGAAATCTTGCATAGTTAAGTCCTTTTTAAATAGTATACTCCGCATATCAGCATGCGTTTCTTTTTCTATATTAACATGGACACTTTTCTTGCTTGCTATTACTCTTTTTGTTTTAGACATAGTCCTACGCTAGTTTTGATGCACCCGCTCCTACGGCAATTGGTGTTTCAAGATCATCATTCATAGTACCGCTAGGACGAGTAAGTGTATCAAGTTTTTCATCAACTTCATCGGCGGACGCTTTGTCATATCGATCTAGCATAAATTGTCGAGCTCTATTTTTAATTGTCGTCTCAACATTAATCAAGTTGTTAAAGTTATTAATTAACCGTGAGATTCTCTCAGCAAAAGCATCAGCGTTAAGGGGCTGCTGAACTTCTTCTCCTGGGTCATCAACGGCTACTGAAGAGTTGTCCACAGTTAGGCGCACATCATAGCCTGCTTGCTTTAATTTCTCAATCATGTTTTTAATGTCATCATCGGAGGCTGCGTCCGGGTCTTCTTCAGGCGTCGGTTCAGCATCTTCAGCTTCTTCGCCTTCTTCTTCTTCAAAGAGGTAACCTAGTGCTGATCTAAGTGTTTTAGATTCATCAGCTCTTTCCATCGCTGAATCTGCTTCATACTGTAACAATAATGCATCAATCTGACGATCTATCGAATCTTGCTCTTCAGCAGCACCCTCAGAAATCAGTTTTAGCTCTTCTCTTATAATTCTTCTCAGTATTGCTGCTTCCTTTTTCATTTTAGCTATCCTGTATTCCAGCTCTTTGCTTGCCCAGTTCAGCACCCTTACCTAACTTCTTGGCTTTTGAAGTGGTTACATTTTGCTCTACAAATGTAGTTAACATATCATCAAAAAACTGAATTAAGGCCGGGATTTCTGTTGAAGTTATGTTCTGTGCGCCTCGAAGTGCCTTCATCATATAGTTTCCTGCTTCTGTTTTATTTGTAGGCATCTTTGCACCTTGCAACTTCGGCTGGTATTCTTTTCCGGCGGCACCTAGTTCAGCTTGGTCTCCTTCGGGGGCATCTTCTTGACCAGGTTGATTCTCAGATATAACTCTCTTGGACAGCTCATTGAGCTTCTTAATCTGCAATTGGTTTCTAACAATCTTTCTAAGTTTTGATTCTGTAATTTTCATTGTGTTCTCACTTAAGTGCTTTTGCGATCTTCTCAGCTCGCTTAAATCGGTCCTCGATGACTTGCCAGTTTAGTTCCTTCATCATCGCGTATACATAAGACTTTCTCTTTGAAAGATAGTCCCTGTAATATGAGTGCTCCCACACGTCGACGACAATCACGGGATAGAATCCGACCGGAACATTAAGGCTGTGTAAGTCGATTACTGTGTTCATGTATCGTTGCGTGTATGTGTTGTAGCCTGTGACTACCCAACCATTTCTGGCAGACTTTGCACATGCTATAAAGTCTTCTTGCCATGCATCGAAAGATCCGAAGTCTCTCTCAAGACGCATAAAAGAGAGTGTGTCCATAGAAACTTCGCTTTGGACATCGCTAATGTTGTTAAAGAAGAGCTCGTGTAGATAAGCAGCGTTCATGTTGTACGTTTCATCCACTTTCAAGCTTCGGAAGTAAGAATGATTTAAGCCCGCCTCATCTCGATTTGCGGCGTCGAGCTCAGCTGAGACTCTATTAAATGTTTTTACATAGTTCTCATACAAGCCCTCATGTGCGTGCTTGTTCTTTTGGGTTAAAAGCTCAGTGGGCAAATCAAATTGCTTCTTTTGCAACACGAGTGCTTCATTAACTTCTTCTTCTTCGATTCCCAAGGAATCTCTGATTATTTCTCTTACACCATCTTTAGTAATCATTAGTCCACCACATATTCTTTTTCTAAATCTTTCTTGCTAACTTCTAGAGATTCCACTTCGCCCGTATCCGGATTCACATACTCTAGATTGACTGAGTCGGGGCCGATATGACTAACTGTGTACTCATACCCGCGTGGCCCGCCATTGGGTAAATGTGTTACTCGGGTATCGAGGCCAAGATTGTCCACCTTTACTCGAGGTTCTTGGTCTTTCGGCTTTTCATCTTTCTTTGTGTCACCCGGGTCTTCAACAGACTTGTCAGCCTTCATACCATCAGCCGGCTTTTCAGAAAGCTCCTTGATTACGTCACGAAGATGCTGATCATACTGATCACGCATCATTCGAATTATTTGTTTCTCTGTTAATCTCACTTTCCTTCCCCTAAACCTGCTAGTGTCATCCATCTTTCGTCAACCTGAGACTGCTCATGAGCTCTTGACTCTGTTATTACATCTGTTGACTCGGGCCCCTCTTTAACAAGGCCGTATGTGACGAGCACATCGACGATTTTGTCTCTAGTTGCCTTGTCCTGGAATGATTGTCGGCGTTTGTCACCAAAAGCATTGCTTACTGCCTTGTTTGCTGCTGCTCGAGAGACCTTTGACTTGTTTGATACAAACTGATTAAAGATTTTTTGAACCAGTCTTTGTGTAGCTGCTTTGTTCTTGGCGCCTAATTTTGGATATTCAAACGACCCGCCTTTTGAAGTCTTTGATTTTTTATCTTTCTTCAAGTAGATATCAGAAGTAACAGATTTGTCGACTGTAAAGTAAGGTTCTACCTCGACACCTTTTCTGCGGAGATCGGGTGAACCCATGTCTTTCACCATTTGATCGTATGTTCTGTCTTTAACTGGTTTGTTTCTACCTAAGTGGGTCACACCTTTTCGTCGATCATCTAGATCACTTGAGGATGGCGTTGTATCTTTTCCAGTAATGCCTTGATCTTGTGCCGCTTGGAATCTTTCTTTTTCAGTTTCGTATCGCTTGAGTGTAATTCCTCCTCGAGTCCGGTGGGCGTGAACGCCGTCGTCGTCAAGACGAAGAATTGCTAGTCTTGGTTTATCATCACCTGGTTTTGGTGGTACGGGAGGTACGGGAGGGTCGTCTTTTCCGCCAGTTCGTTTGTCATTAAGCGTGAACTGGCCGTCTCCGACGGCACCATCGAGCATCTCTTTGGTAATCGGCCCAAATTCTGGGTGCTTTACTTTTAATAGCGCGTTCACCCACTTGAGAAGTGTCGGATAGTCGTCAAAGTTTTTGAAAGACGCACCAAACGTTCCCTCATCTTCTGGGTAGTTTTTAGGTTCACCCTGCCTGTTCTTGAATATGAACTCACCTTCGTGAGCTTCTGAAAGCAGATCGATTATGGCATCAGGCGTTGTTATTCCTAATTCTACTAATGCAGGCAGGTTGGGCACATACCCAGAAAGATCTAGATCTACTTCCTCTTCTTCACCGGTTTCTGGATCTTTGACTGTTATTGTCATACGATTGGCAAAAAGGTCTATCACGATTTGCTCGTCTTCACCAGGCGGTGGAAGTGGAGGATCGTCTTCTCCACCTTCTTTACCTACATCCTCAAATCCGTCAACCATGACCTTGAGGATGGACATGCGAGAGCCGCGGATCTTGCCCGAACCTTTTTTACCACCCTTGCCTTTCCATCGAAGGAATCCACTAGCAGCACCTGCAGCTAGAAACCCTAACCCGAAGCCTTTGAGCAAGGGGCCGGCCCACTTCATAAGGCCGTTCAACACATCATTCCTGAACGTATCATCTTCAACTATTCTAGTCTGATCTGGCATTGACTGGGAAAGCGTCTGAGATACATTCTCTGAGAACTGACCTGGGTCTATTCCGAAAAGTTCTGATCCTGCTTTTCCCATACCAGATGTTGCGTCGCCCGCGCCGCCGACAAAAGCTGTTACAGGGTCTGCGTTTGATGAAATAAGGTTGTCCACAGCTGCTGGACCCTTAGAGTCCATCATCGATGCTTTGATCAACTTAAGCAACTGTGCATTCTTCCCGCCGCCGAAGACAGTTCCCATGGAGGGTCCGCCTGCTTTACCAAATGTGCCGTCTCCCGTTATTCTTCGAACAACACGGATGATACCTTCTTCAGGCTTGACTTCACCCAAACCTACTGATTTCGAAATTGTTTGGGTTACTGTTTTTCCTGGAACTGTAGTTGTAGTTACATCCTTCATTGACTGCATCAAATCTTGAGCAAAAGGTGTGTCAGCTGCCCACCCGAGTGTCATCATAGCTGCGCCCGTTCCGATAAGAACGAGAGGTAACTTATACCCATAAGCAGCTTCAAAGTTTGCGGCGACATCGCCCTCTTTCCGACCAATTGACTTTTCTTCTTGGCCTTCAACCTCTTCGAAGAGTAGGTCAGCAAGTGACTCTTCTTTACTCTCCCTATAGTAGTACTGGTCGTTCATCGCAAAGTCTTGGAAGTAAATTACTACCCCTCGAAGAACAGCGATAATGGTGTTGGCCGTTTTTGTATCAAGCTGCTCGGCGTCATGAGCAGAAACTACATCATCATAGATTTTTTGAAACTTAGCTGCTTCAGTCTTGAAACCGGATTTGTTTGCCTTGTTAGGGAATTCTGCTTGAACAAGCTCATCATACAAGTCTGAAAGCGGTTTATATTCTATTGCTTTTAGCCAAGATTCTGCTTCTCTCTTTGCATTATCTTTAAGTTCTTGTCGCTTCTTGATATCAAACGTCTCATTTCCCCCTAGAAGTGTTCCGGCTTTGTTTCCGAACATTCCAATGTCTTTGATCCCTTTGATTCGATCAACTGTCTTAGCAAAAAAGCCGCGGGTGTCTTCGCCGGCTTCTTCTTGCTTGGCTTTCAGCATTTTCTTCAATGCAGATTTTGACAAAGCTTTAAGTTCGGCCTCGTCTGCTTGTGGATCACGATCCATTATCTTTTTGATCAAAGTTTTCTTTCGAGTGAAACCCAGTAACTCATTCAGCTCATCGTCTGAAAGCCCATTATTTGATGCTAAGATTGCTATGTGCTCTTCTGTCAAGTTGGCAAAATCTTCGTCGTCGAGCTCAAAAAGCAAAGATTCTAAGTCGTGTTGATTCATTATATAACTCCGCGTGCCTGCAGCCTACAATCTAATTATTACGCAAAGAGACAAAATAATGACACACGCAGCTGTTTATTGGTAACTTTTAACAGACACACCTGAAGAGAGAAGCAAATCTATCCCAGACCTATCACGATACTCTTCGTCATAGATCACTTCATCAATTCCGGCGTTTATCATCGCTTTGGCACACATTCTACAAGGTGAGAGCGTCACATACATTATCTTCTTCTTAGGATTGTTATAATCCATTTTTAGAAGTGCGTTAATTTCTGCATGAATCATTCCCGACGCGCCTGGTTCTACTGACTCTACTTCATTAGGCCCGCCTTGATGGTTTCCGTTATACCCAACGGAAAGAACTTGTGTATTATCGTCAGTGACTACTATAGCTCCCACTTGATATCTTGGATCGTATGACCTTCTAGAAATGTTTCTGGCAAAGCTCATCCATATTTCATCCCACTCTGGACGCATCTGATTACCTCCTGTTGCAATTATATTATTGTCTATAGGATTGTATTAAAAAACACATAAGTGACAACCAGGATCATTCTAGATTACTTGTCAGTACTTTCTTTTGTTGATTCGCCAGCATTCTTATCAGCGCCAACATTTTTAGCAGCTGTCTTCTTGACAAGCTTCTTTCTTGTAGATCTAGTTCTTTTGGGCTTATCAAATAAATCTTCCACATGCTTGTTTTTGGGAAGCTGAAAACCTGACGCTTTTTTATGTCCGCCGCCGCCGTATTTCTTTGCAATCTCTGAAACGTCTACAGTGTCATGAAATGCCCTTAAACTTACTTTTGTTTCTTTAGACTCATGGTCCCAAAACCATATCATCGCAAAATCACAGTCAGGAGCTAGACGAGCGCCAATCTCAGACATCCAGTGTGATGCATTAACAACAAGGACATCCATTCCTCCTAGCTTTCTCTTTGATGCTTTCTCGCAGACTTTTTTCACAACTGTCTTGCTATACGCAAGTATGTAGGATCCTCGCTTGCACGCATCATCGAAAACTGAGTCGTCTTCAAATTTCTCAAATTCCTCAAATTCAAAGGGCACCATATCGAAAGCCGCACTGAATTCTTTAGAGTATTCAAGCTCCCACTTCCACAAGTCTCTATCCTGGATATATCGTATAAACTTTGGTGGCTCTTTTCCAGGGTGGAAAAACTCCCATGCAAGCATTGCGCCGGATTTTGTCATGTCAAAATGTGTATGAGACACGTCGTGCAACTCTACCATAGCTGACTTATGATGATCTATTACCAACAATGAATTAGCTTCTTCGATCATTTGCTTAGTAGTTGCATTATTAAAAGAAAAATCTAGTATTACTACATTCTTCCCCTTCACATCTGGGGGAGGTGTGCCGTGTTTGCACGCGTGATATTCAGCCCGATTGCCCAACTGCTTCCATGCAGAATACGCAGCACCAAAGCCGTCTGTGCAATCAGCATGATAAATAACGCAATTAACTGAAGTTGGTTCCAATTCTTAGTCCTTTCTATTAGCCCTATTGATATATCTATGCATTTCCCAACATCTTGGCTCGTAGAGGTCGGAGCCTCCAACAGCAATCTCGTCCAAGTCTTCTTGCTTTCTGTGGGTATAAAATGCATCTCTTCCCGTAATAGGACAGACAGCAGGACATATCTCAATTTTGGTTGCCCAGGGCATTATATCTCGAACTTCTTCAAAAATATTCCCTGAGGCTGACATCTGCAAGGAGCTTACCACTATTGTATAACCTTGTTGAAAAATTTCTATTAAAGCTTTCGCCACACCTGGAATCATAAAGGCTTCATCTACAGCCACTACATCGGGTTTTTCTGATGCATCTTTTATATATTTTAACACATCTTCACCCTTGTTTACACAAATCGCGTCCAGCCTTCCGCCTGAGTGAGTTACGATAGCATTGTTGTCATATCTATCGTCGATCAAGGGCTTGAATGCTACTATCTTCTTATTTTGATACCTGTATCTATCAATTGTAGCAAGCATTCTGGTTGTCTTGGATCCGAACATGGGACCTGCAAAAATAATGAACTTTGGATCATTAGTCATTTCTTTCTCGTGCTTATTGTTTCTCATCACAGCGACCGTAGTCGTCTTCGATTCGTACGCAGTTGCTTCTAAGATTATCACCTACTTCAATTATTTCACAGTCTTCAAGCGCCTCAATTCGGTATGGGCAACCGCTTTGAACGTGAAGAACGTCTCCTGCACTCATTTCTTGTGTCTGGATTGGGTTAAGATCCCCCGGCTCTTTCAACGAATATTCATTTCCAAACGTTGCTAAAGCTCTTCCTTTTAACAAAAACAGTGTTTCATTTTTTTGTGTGTTATATTTGAAGCTAGTTCTAAAACCTGCGTTTATTAATAGCGTCTTTCCGTGTACACCAGTAAACCCTGACCATACTATCTCTTGACCCCAGGGTTTCTCAACACTTGTACCCTTGGTTACCCATGCGGTTTTCTTGTGTTTTCTAGACATAAACATCATTCACCTCCGTGCAAAATGTGGGGTGTACCTTCGTATGATCCGGCTGCAGTCTGAATGCCCCACTTCGCAACAACGGGTATTTCGCTCAAATTATGTGCATTCATATAAGACATGCTACTTTGGATTCCTGACTTCAAATCCTTGATGATCGTCTGAGCGCTGGGCTTTACAGGCACTGAAGTTCTTACGCCCTCACCTACTGGCATATCTGCTCTGTCCCTATTTTTTCTGTCTATCATGGCAGATGTAGAAGCCATGCCTCGAAATATCTTTACAGGCCCTGTTGGAGTTTGAACTACCGATCCTGGTGTTTCCGGAGCGCCAGAAAAAACACTCCCTAGCATGACATAATCTGCGCCGGCGGCTAATGCTTTTGCAATATCGCCTGAAGATCTTAAGCCTCCATCTGCGATGATTTTTACGCCCAATGAGTCAGCTACATCACAGCATTTAATCAAGCATGAGAACATCGGGACACCGTGTCCTGTGATCACCCTTGTTGAGCAACAAGATCCTCCACCGATACCTACTTTAATGCAATCGGCGCCCCAGTCTGCTAAATCTTTAACTGCCTCTGGTGTGGCTACGTTTCCTGCTACTATGTAGATGTCACTACCGTATGTGTTTCTCATTACCTTGAGTGTGTGACGCATCATGGTGCTATGCCCGTGTGCTATGTCGACTATAAAGTTTCTAGCGCCTGACTCATAAAGTGCTCGTGTTCTTTCAAAATCAGACTCGCTGGCACCTACAGAAACAAAACAATCTTTTTCAGCAGCTCGGACTTGAAGATAATCGTCTACCGCACCTTGGATTGAATTAAATCGATGAAGGGCACCTACTCCACCCGCGCTAGCAATAGCAACAGCCATCTCGGGCCCTGTAACAGTGTCCATATTTGCAGATAGAATAGGAACGCCCAAATCGATTGTTCCAATAGTAGATGACGTGTCGAGTGATGATCTTGACGTACAGTCAGTCATTTGTGGTATCAGAAACACATCATTAAAAGTATAATAGGTCTCACCAGTCGGCATCAATCTAGCTCCCACCAATCAATAGTCCTCTCAAGACCTTCCCAAAATCTTACAGTGGGCTCGTAACCGAGATCATTTTTAATCTCAGAAATGTCTGCTTGAGTGTGCATTACGTCCCCTGGCCTCCAGGGAGCATCTTGAACTACTACATGAGAAAATCGATTCTTGAAATACTCTAAGATTTCTTTGTTTGTAGTCCTGTCTCCGCAAGCAACGTTGTAACACTTACCCATAAACTTCATTGAAGCGTTTGCAGCTAAAACATTTGCATCTACAACGTTGTCAACATAACACATGTCTCTAGACTGTGTTCCGTCGCCGTCAGACCTCAGGGGTTTCATAAACTTAGTATTGTTACACCAGGCTGATACTGCAGTCGAATACGGCGAGTCTCCATACTGCCCCGGACCAAACACATTAAAGTATCGTAAACAAACAATATCTAGATTGTAGAGATCTCCAAATAATTTTGCCACATCTTCGATGGCACTCTTTTGCCAAGCGTAAGGTGATTTTGGATCTTTTGACTCCGCCTCTGTTGTAGGAAGAGTATCAGCGCCTCCGTACACTGAAGACGATGATGCCCAAACAACTCTGTCAACAGCATTTCTAGAAGCTTCAAATAGAGCAACTGTCTTTGTTATATTGACGTCAGTAGTTTCAGTCGGATGCTCAACAGAATATGACACTCTAGGAACAGCGGCTTGATGAAATACTACATCGTACTCTCCTGATGCTACTAGCGATAATACTCTTTGATTAGCAAAATCATCTTGAATGACGAGAACCGTTCTGTCTGTAAAGGAACTGCTGTCTTTGGCTGCTAGCAAAAAAGAATCATAAAGCCCTGCATCTGGTACAGTTCTAAAGTCTAGGCCATCTAAAAGCTCAAGATGACCGTTTGACATATCGTCCACTATGGTAACAGACCATCCTTCTTTTACAAGCCTCTTGGCTAAGTTGCTCCCGATGAAACCGCAACCTCCCGTAACTAAAGCTTTTTTCATTGTTATCTCCTCTCCTATTCTACACCAAAATATGGGCAGAGTTTAAGTTAAAGCGCATTCTAACATCAACTTCTTTAGGAATTAAATTTAATTCTTTATAGACAGCATTTGTCAAAAAGTACAAAAAATTTAGATCGTATCTAAAAGTCTTTGCAACCTCAGACGACCTTAATACAAAATGCATGTCAAGCGTTGAGTCCCTATAAGAGGCATGAATTAGAGAAATACATGTATCATCTGTATATATAAACCGCCTTGATGTTACATGCTCTACTCTATTATACTCATTTTCTCCGCGTAACTCTCTTCTAATCTTTGTAATCATTGAAGAATAAATTTTCTTATAATAATCTTTTTCGTGCTCATAATCCATGACAGAAGGATCTACATCCTCAAAGGTCCCATCATCATAAAGTGTCATAGACAAGGGTGTAGCTTCATGACTAGGAGAGTTAGCAGCAAAAGTCTTGACAAAGTCTGCAATTAAATCTAAGTTGCCGTTTTCGATTGCTTCTATCTCGTTCTTTACGAGGCTTACATTGTAATCTAACTCTGATCCTCTTAAAACAGTGACATTAGGAAAGTGACAAAGCCTGTTAGCATGATTTTCAAAATCCTTATAGAGACCCTTGATATCTTCAAGAGATTGTATCTCATCTCCACGCATACTGTATCTTAAAATCACATCTTGAAAGTCTGGAAGCAGAATTACAAATCTATTGTTTAAGTTTAAGATTTCTCGAGACATACCATACTCATGATGTTTTGTGTCTCTCTCATATTGCGCAGCGTGAACAAGCATGGAAAGATATGACCTGTCTTGTATGTTCCACTTGTAGCTGGAATCCTTATGAAGCGAATTATAGAAAGTTGTTTTTCCTGAAAGGTCTGGGCCTTCGAGAATTATATAGTTTGTCGGAAATCTTGTCATGATACCACCGGTTTCATCTTGGCCCCTGATGTCGATGCTCCCCAGTCAGGATCATTGGTTACATCAGCCAGCCATATTGTAAAAGGTTCTGCTTCTTGGGGTAGGAATCCCCAGACTCTTAACCAAGAAAGATTATTTTGATCATCACAAACACGAAGCCTGAAAAATGTCTTGCCCTTCTTGGTCTTCTTTTTTATTATTTCCTGGATACAAAACCAGACTACAGTTCGCGTGCTCCCCTCAAGAGAGGTCAATCTAGGAATGTCTGCTTTTTCGATCTTGTCAAGTATGTTACCCGGATAGAGAAGATCTCTTGGAACTGTTGACGTCAAGTCGTAATGCATTGCGAGTTTTTCTGAACGTGTCCAATCGTCGACATACTCAGTCTTTGAAATCAGTTCTGGCAATATTGGCGGCGCGCTAGACTTCATTGCTTTTCGAAGCGTCATTCCATACATGCTTTTCCGTAAAATCTCGTAGTTTTCAATGATTATCTCATAAAGCTGCCTGTGATTATTGATTCTGCCGGTGGCAAAATCTTCCAAAGATGAAAAAGCATTAATCTTGCAAAGAGAAGAGAAACACGTCTTGTTCATTTTGGAATGCTTCCATTTACCTTCGTCGTCATACAATAGATTGTGCAAGCTCGTGTACGGTCTTGTTGCCATTATTTCTTGAACAGCGTTAATACCCACACCCTTGACAGACGTCAAAGGCGGCACGAAAGCATTGCGATCATCAGAGTATGCCCACTCGTCGCCAGAATAGTTGATATCAGCAGGAGCAAACTTATAACCCATTTGTTTGATCTCTGCAATAGTTTTTTCTAGACCCTTTGGATTGTTATTTTCTGACTGAAGGATTGTTGCCAACCAAGACTTTTCATGGTATGTATGCAACCAAGCAGCGTAGTAAGAATCAATAGCATAAGCTACAGCGTGCGACTTATTGAAACCGTAAACACTGAAGAACTCAATCCTATCAAAGAGTTTGTGCATTTTATCTTCGGGCAAACCGTGTAGTTGATTAGCTCCTTCGACAAACTTTTTACGTAGTGCATCTCGTTCCGCGCCTTTCTTACCAATCGTGTCAAGTGACTTCTTAACAAGAGTCTTGCGCATCTTATCAGATTCACCCGGAGAAAAACCTGCCAACTTTTGTGCAAGAAGCATAAACTGCTCTTGGAATGTAATGTGGCCGAATGTTGTACCAAGAATCTCTTCAATAATCGGGTGATCATACTCAATCTTGCTAGCATTTTTCTTGTCCCGAACGTACTTTTTATGAACATTTGCCCGCAGTGGTCCAGGGCGGTAAATCGCTGTCAGAGCAGCCAGCTCTTCAATTGATGTAGGCTTTGCTGCTTCGCAGAACTTTCTAGCACCCTCAGCAGTAAATTGAAAGACGCCAGTCTTTCTTCGCTGATGATAAACATGCTTCCATACCTTTTCATCGTCCTGTGTAACAAACCTACAATTTAAGTGCTTGTCAAAATAATCTCTAATATCGATAAAAGTCGGATCTTCATTGCCTTCACTCTTTAGGATCCGTCGAATGCAATTTTCAACGTCTTTCAAGAGTGTCAACCCCAAGAAGTCAAACTTGATAAAACCATTGTCTTCAAGATTTCGGAAGTTCATCCCTTCAGTCCAGGGTGTTTGCAACTCACCGCGAACTGAGACTAGAGGCATTGTCTTTTCAAGGTCTTCGGCAGGTGCTATAATCACGCCGCCGGCGTGGCGACCGATTGAACGATTTTGCATAAAGAGTGCTTCAATATGATCTTTTACCTTAGGGTAGTTGTTCATGAAATCCCGATAGCGCTTAGAATACTTCATACAATCTTCATGCTGGAGAACAAAAACAGACTTCTCGGTGTTTTCGTCGCGAGCCTGTGCCATTACCTCATCTTGAAGTGGCCCGGTCATCTTATTGACCTCTCCGAAATCAACACCGTAAAACTTTGAAATGTCCTTAACGAGAGATTTAAGCTTCAAAGTATTGAAATTGGAAACAGGGATTACTGCTTCGTCACCGTATAGTTCACGGGCTGCATCAATAAGGGCATCTCTGTCGCCTGCATCGGAATCAATATCTGGCCAAGATGTTCTATGTCTTCCAAGGAATCGGTCCCAAAGTAGGCCATACGGAATAGGATCAAGCTGGGTTATCCCTAGCAAGTAATTTACAAGACTGCCGCCGCCAGAGCCACGGGCTGGGCCAAAGAGAGTTCTATCTTCTGCTTTGTGGAAAACCTGATACATCGTCAAGAAATAGTTTTCAAAACCTAGATACTTGATATCTGACATTTCTGTTTTAGTACGCTCGACGTATTCAGGCTTTAAGTGAAGCCCTGTGTCTACGAGCCCTTGTTTTACAAGATCTAGTAGCTGATCAAAGGCAGACTTTTCAGGAGTGTTAAAGTTTGGAAGCTTAACTGACTGGTCGATCCAGACGTCTTCACACATTTCCCATGCAATATCATGTGTACGTTCGATGGCATCTGAAATTGTTTGGTCGTGCCCTTTATAAAAATCGTACTTGTCGCGGTGCAATGTATACTCATCCCACATCTGCTCAGCATTCTTCGGATAAAGCTCACATTTTAGGTTGTCAAACTCGGGCAGCGGTGAGGGGTTATCTCTCATCCACCCTAAACGCTTATACAACTCTCGTGCCTCCCACTTATTCGGATTATAATAATGAGAATCGGCTGTGGCCACCAGTGGGACACCTGTCGAATCATGCAGGCTTAGAAGGTGTTTGTTAACTGTGTGTTGCGCGTCCAGTTTATTGAATTGCAGCTCAAGAAAGAAGTTTTCATTACCTACACATTGAGTAAATCTATCCGTCAGGTTTTGAAGTTCCATCTGGATTTCAGCTTCTGATTTCTTTAGAGCTGTTCCGCGGAGAATGCGATTAGAATAAATCCCGCCTAAACATGCTGTGCTTACAACAAGGCCTTCGCCATGCTCTTGAAGCATATTAAAATCGATTCGTGGGAATCGATAGAATCCATGTTTATAAGCCTTCTTGATCAATGTAAAAAGATTACCAAGGCCCACTTGGTTTTTAGCGATAACAACCAAGTGATATCTACGCTTCCACTCATCTTTGAGGACATCAATTGTCTTTGTTTCGTCCTCGTCTTCAATGGTGTGCCCGGTAGCTTTGACATCATCATCAGCGTCGATGTCTGTCACCTCTAAAGCCTTTGCCTCAGACTTGGCGTCTCGGACGGCTTGCCGGTGAGCCTCGTAATCGTTCCTCCAGTCAGTCAAAGAAGGTACGAAATAAAACTCACAGCCATAAAGCTGTCGATAATTGCGTCCAGCCTTTTGCAATTTTTCTGTATGTTTCCGAGCGTGCGCCAATCCTGATCCGTTACCGTGATCAGTTAGGGCCCAGGCATCCATGCCGTTCTCCAAAACAAAATCGATATGATCAGCGGGATAACCCAAGCCGTCAAAGACCGAAAAACCTGTGTGTGCGTGTAATCCTACAAACCGCTTTGGCTTGATTATCATTGAAACTCCATGTTAGTGATAACATTATATACTGCGGTTTTGGGTTTTACAACTATCTCAACTGATAATTTTGTCAAGGACCAGAGTTATATTTCTTGACTAATGAATCGTAGAACTTTTTTTCAGGCCCTGTTTTTCCATTCCAAGGTTTCTTACTTCCTACAAAATGAAAAATTGCATTGCCCGATCTATGATAGTTGGCGTTAGAGTTGTAAATGTAAGGTGCATATAAAACATTGATTTTGTTTTCTACGAAAAATTGTCGCAAAAAAGGCTGATCGTCTGGAATACGTGATGCTTCTGAAATCTGTTTGCGAAGTTTTTGAAATTCTTTTGTCTTGAAAAACTCAGACTTGAACAAAAGAACGCCCGTATTTACGCCTCCAAAACTAGGATCGGTTGTCTCATACCACACTTTACTTTTTGCCTTTTGCTCAACACCAGAAATCAAGGCTTCAGAAGCTCGAAACTCACTTAGCCATCTATCGACATCTGTGTGGACGATTACGTCTGCATCGATATACATCATGTAGTCCGCTGAATGAATAGATGACTTTGTAAACGCGTCGAACCACCAGACATATTTGTCTGATTTCGAAGCTTTGGGTTTAAAGAACTTAGCACGAATTCCTAGCGACCTGATCTTTGCTTTTTGACTTTCCGTTATGTCGGGTGAAAAAACATAAAAATATAGCATTGCTGCTGTGTTTTTTGACAGAGAAAGAATTGTATTGACAGCACCTGGATAGTGATTTTGATCAAAAGCTAGGATCGCACTGACCGCCGGCGTGGTTTGAGTGTCAAATACGCTCGTAAATCCATGATCATATCTTAATTCTAACCATGTCGACATTGCTATTGTTCTGAGTTATATCTTGATCTCGCATCCAAAAGAAGTTTTATTGACTCATACAAGCCCTTGTCTGAATTTCGATCTGCCGTATACAGTGTATAAATTCTATCAACGAGTGTTACCATCTCTCCAAACGCTTCTGAGTTACTTAAAGACTTAAACTTCTTGTCAAAAGCTTTCTCTCTTTTTTCTAACTCTTTTGTTCTCTCGTTAAGACTTGCCACGTCTTGATCGTACTGATCGCAGCGCTCCTTCAGGTCACGCTCCATCGCTACAAGTTTTTCAATTTTCTGTTTTTCGGTTTCTGCCATGTTCTAATCCTCCGTATCTCCAAAAAGAACTCTAACTCTATCAAAAAATGTCACTTCAAATCCGGGTGGAAGAAACATTTCTTGTCCAGACATTGTAATCACAGAAAGAGGTTCTGTTAACACGACCTTCTCTGAATGAGGTTCTGGAAAAATATCGTATATGTGTATCTTGCCTTCTAAAACATTTTCAATTCTAAGAATGAGCTCCTTAGCATGTACTTCATACGTGAAATAAAAAGTCAGCCTGGTCTTCTCATTTTCTGCAAAGTACCTGTAGATGTCCATTCACTCACTTTATTCCTAGTCTAGATGACCACTTAACCCTTATGCGGTCAATCATGGCTTCTATATCCTTTGCAACAAATCCTTTGGCTGCAGCCCTGTCTCTTATTGTACTCATGTCAACTGATAATAGTTCAGACGGATCCTGGCCGGTTCTTCTAGCTCTTCCTAAAATTCCTGCGCTGTGTCCGCGGACTTCTGCGTCGCAACCATAGTATTTTTCAATATTTTTTATGCTGTCCCACCGTGTTGTTGGATCTCCACAGTCATCACTTGATAGAGTTTCTGTATCGTCGCAACTATGTTGAATTTCATGAGATAACGCATCTGCTAACTCGGCGGACAGCCAGTCTTGAAAACCTTCAATTGTCGGATATGATCTTGGAATATCTAGTGTCAACACAAGATTAGACTTTGATCGATCTTCAATCACACAGACGTAAGCAGCCTCTACGTTGGCAGAGCCGTCATCGGTGACTGCTATGCCTAAGTGTACTTCATTGATGTTTTTAAATTCGTCAAATATGCTTGTGGGTAAAACAAGCGTCGCTTCAACTCCAGCCGATAATTTTTGAAGCTCATCAAACGTGCTTCTCGTAAAAAGAAAAGAAAATATGGCGTCTTCTAAATCATCAACGTATTGAGTCATATCAGGATCACCTGATGCTGCTTCTATCAAAAGGCCTCTTACATACTCTCTTATGATTGATTCGTTCATAGCATCCTTTCCCCATGACGAATGAGAAAGCCATGCACGCTGTGTTTCTTCAGCTTCTTTTCGTGTCATCTTTCGCGCCTTTACCTGATTATCTAAATATATCGACATCAACTCTTTTACTGGTCGGCCAGTAGCATATGATTCTCCCCGGAAGCCAACGACAAATGCTGGAACCTCACAAGACGAAGTAAAATAATGAAACGCACTCTTTGAAGATGAGTTCGTCAAAGGGCAAGAAACTCTTTGAAAAGGTTGATCTTTCTGAGTCAGGTGGTGCATCTCATGTGGCACAACATTGTACAACTCGATTCTTAGTTTTTCAAGTACTTCAGAATCACCTAGTTTTTCTGGTGACAACTGAATGTCTATGTCGATTCTTGCTTCGGAGCTCTCAGTGAAACCTGCCTCACCATCGATATTCCACCCTGGATGACCTTCATCAAACTGATCAGTTCTTACTTTTACTTCTATCTCATACAGGGCATACCCGACATCTTCCCACAAATCAAACCAAACGTCAGGGTCGATTGGGTAGTCCCAGACATATTGAAACGTTTTTTGACCTGGCTTTTTTAGCTTTGAAATAAAGCTCAGAATGTCTTTGATGACAGGGGCTGCAGCGTCTTGATAAAAGAAATCTTCTTGATCGAGACCTATTACTCGAGATTCCATAACTGCACCCTCACATAGCAATAAATATCACGCTACTAGTAATAATCTGTCAGGTCAACACCCTTTTCTTTTGCGTCATTAAGGTGAATCAGGGGGTCATAAGTGCCTGAATCGGACGTGATTGTTCGCAAACTTGAAGCGATCCCAGACTCCAAAGTAATGTAAGGTCGCCACCCTGAGGCTTCTCTAAACTTTGCACTAGACAGAATATGATTGCCCAGATAATCCGTTTCAGGGTGCCACTTGATTATGCTGGAAACATCTTTCCCCACTATGCTTGAAAGCATCTCAACAATGCCCCCGGTGTTATAAGGCGTTTCAGCAGCTACATTATAATCAGCTCCAAACATACCCTTGACACAACTCATGAAGACTGCATTACAAAAATCAGAGACATGCATGTAGTCCTTAGTCTTGTTAGGATTTAAAAACATGTCAAGCGAATTAACGTCATTAAGAGCTGAGTATATTGTCTTTGCTATCAAAGAGTTCATGTCGCCGGCGCCGCCGTATGCAAAAAGAGGTCGCATAATCACCCAGTCTCGAGCTGTGCTTCTTACGATCTGTTCTCCGGCTAGCTTCTGAACGCCATAAAAAGTTCTAGGGTTTAGGTCTGAATCCTCGAAGATTGGTCTGTCTTGATACTTTTCTGTATCATAGATTACTGTGGTACCCATATAACAAACTGGGACGTTTGCTTTTCTTGCCGCCCTTGCAATATTATGTGTCCCCATCACGTTACTAAGAGAAGAATCCTCAGCATTCAGTGCGACGACATCTGTTCCAACAACAGCGGCGTTATGAACGATTACATCGATACCTCTATTTGAAAGAACACTCGACCATACATCTTCAGTGTTTCCCCACACACAAGGTTCGTTTGTCTTGTGTCGTCTAACAGCCAGATCCTCATCATCCATTAGTGAAACAAATTCATGATCAGTCGTTTGTATCAATCTCCCTAGATTGTCTCCGATGAATCCGCGTTCGCCTGTAATTGCAATTTTCATATACTTGAAATCCTCTCTATGATTGCCAAAGACCACGTATTAGAATTTGGGCTTGGCACATAATCGTATAGCACATGAGGTGCTACTTCATCATACGTGTCTAGCTCAAAATTTTCTATTAGATAGACGATTCCTTTTGTGGCCTTGCTGGCTTTTTTGTTTGAGTAATCTTTTTCACATGCCTCTTTGGCAAGATCTAGATGTGAATACACACCTATTGATTCATTCTTTTCTAAGATAACTCTGCTGACTAAAAACATTTGTGTTCCCTTGTTTAAAGATACTCAGCAATTCTATTTTTTTTAAGTTAATCTAAATTCTTTTAAAATATTTTTAATGTACGAAAATAGCAAGCCTTCATTTACAAGATGCGACACAACTTTAACATTATCGCTTTTTAGTTGTTCAATCGCAACAATGTTATTTGGACTATCTTCCCAGAGATATACTACGTCGGCATTTAGTTTCTCAACATATTCAAGAGCCTTGACATACTTGGCTCGAGGATCGGAACTTCCTACTGCTTCGATTTTTGGCATAGGATTGACGCCATAATCAGAAAGAAACTTTGCAACAGGAGCTGGATTCGCCCTTGCAGTCAATACTATAACTCTTTCCGACCCATGCTGTTTTAAAGCACTTTCCATTTTTGACCATACAGACTTAATAATAGAAGCGTCAGGTGGATAGACATCAAACTCAGCAAAGTCAAGAACATCACCTGGCTGACTTAGAGATCGTTCATAATCTCTATACTGTCTAGAGGTTACGTACTCTGTCTCACCTGACTTTCTATTAATGATCACTTTAGCGCCTGAGTCTACTAAGGTGTCATCAAAATCAAATATGTAAAATGGGCTTTCCATGAAATAACTACTTACCAAAAGATAAGTATGTATTTGATTGATTATTTACTCGATCTCTTGATCATAAGGTTCTTCAATCAAATAACCAGTCGAATGAACTCTGTCCAAATAATCTTCAAGTTGCTCAAAAGTTGTACATACCTTTATACCGCTTCTTGCTAGCATCAAGTTAAACTTTGCCCCTTCTGGGAGGCCTTGACAAAAGTACACGATCGGAACATTCTTAGCGTAGGCATAGCCGGCTTCCCATATGGTTCCGATATCCTTGTCTCTAGTATTGACAATCAAGAAATCTGATGTTTCGATATGATACAAGTTCCCTGCGAAGGTTTCATCCTGGGTCTCTTTTGGTGCATTCGGAGGGCAAACAAAAATCTTTCTTGGGCTTGCAAGGTCGATCCACTTTCGACTCTCACAAATCTCTTCAAGCCTTGTTAGCTCTTCTGCTTGAGTAGGATTGAACCACCCAGATGCCAAATAAATCTTCTTTTCCATTTTTACTTCTCCATCTTTTTTTGATAATCAGACTCAAGATCTGAAATTTGCTCTAGTAAATTGTTCCACTGTTGTCTAAACTTCGTGTTTCCGTCTGCTTCTTCAGTAGGCGGGTTAGTACCATTAAGATCATAACGATAAGCTTGGTAAATTGTATCATTCGGATGATATTCAATATGCTGGTCGCTGTCATCATCAGGCCAGTAAAGATTAGTCCCCGTTCCTGCCCTTACATTTTTAATATAGTGCCATGCCGGACTGGTAAGCGCTTTTGTACCAATGACAGTACTAGCCTCAGGCAAGACCTTGATTATAGCCAGTGCCATCTTTGCAGCAATAAGATTATCAATTGCAGGTTGAATCTGCTTGTCTGATCTTTGCTTAACAAATCCGATAATATCTTTGAGATTGAACCTGCCATAGTAAAATGTGGAGAGGCACTTTGGAAGAATAGTTCTCGCATCCATCATAGAAATTTGACGAGTGTCAACCATATCTGCGTAAAGTTTCTTTGAGTCCTCAACATGTCGCTTCCATCTGCGATAAAGCTCTGGACTGTTCTCAACAGAGCTTGGTACAAGACAGGGCTCATGGTGAAGAAATCTATCACCTGTACACTGGGCTGCAAAAGATCCTGCACGATGGCGGATGAGATGCGTTACGGTCTGTAGGTCGATTCCGCTGAACTTGAAGGTGAAGCTAAAAATCTCCATTGGCGTTGGAAGCGCTCTAAAATTTAGAACGTCCTCGAGATTTTCGCTTAGCTCATAAGTTGATGCAGATGATGGATCAGTGTACTCTGGCGTATCCGCCCAAGTTGCTTTAACATAGCGCCAAGCAACTTCTCTCATTTGTTCAGCAGTTGGGTGATCGACAAGTTCAACTTCTAGACCTTCAAGGTCGTTAAGAAAATCAGTCGTTGGCTCTTCGTCAAATCGAAGAGTCATAGGTAGTTCTACAGGTGTTAGATCGTTATTTTGAGGCAATTTTTTTCTCCTTAGATAGTATAATACGGCCTGCTTTGTCTTTGTACAAGCTAATATCCAGTATTGATTCTGTCATGAATGATCCCATCTTTTTCTTTGTAAGCACTGTAAAGATCATTTGAATCAAACCCTACAAGAATCAATAACGAAAAGAAGTAGTTAAAAGCATCTACTACCTCTTCGAGAAAAGCACTTCTATCAAAATCAGTTACTTGAGTTGATCTGTGCGGTTTCCAGTTCTTTAAATGTTGGAGTGCTTCAAACATCTCTTCGACACCTCTTAGTGCGATATCGCGAACATATTGTTGATCTTCTCTCGTCTTTAGATCAAGAGGCCAAACAGGAGATATTTCCGGATTTTTTGATTGTAATGCTTTCATAAATGCCTCTCTCATTTGAAACATTTCTAAAAGTTTGTCATCACCACTGGTCGACATCAGCTTGTTCCTCATCATTAGTCACCTCGGATTCAGAATCTTCTTCTGTGTCGTCTTGAAGAGCACTAATTATTTCATCATTTATATTAGTCATCATTTTTCTAGCATTTTCAATATCTTTTTCTGTCATTTCTTCGCCATCTGCTAGAGCTTCCTCTTTAGCTCTCTGCAACTGAATCTCTGTCATCATCTCGTTCAAAGACTTGTCAAAAATCTCTAAGCATACTGGGTGGAGTGTCAAGACTCCATCATCAGACTTCAGTCGCATCATCCTTAAGTTGTCAACTACGTCTGTTCCTGTCAAGAGTGCTACTTGCAATACCTTTGCAACATGTCCTATTACATCATCTGACATTTTCAATTGTTCCATTTTTTCTCCTATGATTGTCTTTTTGGTGACCAAAATGTTGATCTTCCGTCTTTAGTTTTTTCTTTCACAACTTCGTTGCCATCTAGATCAACTTTTCTATTATATACTAAAAACTTTGATCCGTATTCCCCTAAATTTCCATCAAATTGCTTATATGATTTAAGCGTCGCACCGCCAGATTGAAAACTTGTGACCATTACTTCTCTAACAGCATCGTTGAGCTTCACCAACTCCCGGTCTGAGATTTCTTCAACCTTTCTATGAGGTGAAATCTCTGCTAGCCAAAGTGCATCAGACTTTATATAATTTCCAACACCAGCGACAACAGACTGGTCCATTAAAGCTTGTACGACTAGCTTGGCATCTTGTGTCCTCATCTGTTGAACAAATAAGTGGTCCGGACATTTTTCGCTTAATAGATCTGGCCCTAATGACTTTAACTTTTCAATCAATGGCTGGGGACCTTTTACAAACTTCATTGTTCCAAAATTTCTAATATCATTGTAGTATATCATTTCATCATCAACTACAAACTTAAATCTTGTATGCTTGTTAGGGTGGATTGACCACTCGCCTGTCATTCCTAGTGTTGACCAAATTGACCAGGTCCCTTCTAAGAGCCAGTACATAAACTTACCGTGAACTCCTGTCCCAAGAACATGTAGCGGTAATTCTTCTTCAAATATATCAGCACCATCCGGAGATTTCTTTGTGTACCTCCCAGAGACAACTGATACTGAATTCAAAGTTTTTCCCGTCACTGCCCTTGAAAGATCTAATGCATATCTTCTTACTTCTGGTCCTTCTGGCATTTTTGAACTTTATCTCCTACTTGTGTATTATATAGAATGTAGGGCTTTTGTTCAAATGAATCGAATCATTATATCTGACACACATATCGGTACTAAATTTTATAGATCAAAAGCACTTCTCAAATTCTTGCAAGAAAATCTCCATAAGTACGATGAACTAATCTTAGCAGGAGATATTATTGATTTTATTAAAATCCCTGTGTTTACAGAGCGCTGTCTTGAAATATTGGAAAAAGCTCAGTCAGCAAAAAGAATTGTTTACGTCGTTGGAAATCATGATGAATCTCTAGTCGGTGTTATCGGAAAAAAAGTAATGGGGGTTGAGTTTGTCAAGAGATATGAGTTCGAAGAAGATGGTAGAAAGTTTAGAGTAGAGCATGGTGATGCTTATGACAAAGGCGTTCTTCATAACCGAATCTTTGTCAAGTTTCTTTCCGTCATTCAAAACATGCTTGAGTTTACATTTAACTTTGACTTCACATCTTGGTGGACAGCAATTCAGATTAAAAAGCACAAGCTAAGATCGATTATTCATATCCTTAGGCACAATCCGAAAATCGATGTCTTTATTATGGGTCACACACACATACCCGAAGCTTTAATCTGGGTTGATGAAGATCAGAATATAAAAACCTACATTAACTCAGGCGACTGGGTCACTCACCAGACCTATGTTACCATTGAAGAGGGGGTTGCGAGACTTAGGAAGTTCGAAGATCAGGAGTAGTTATTCTTCAAAAAGTTGTGGTAATTTACTAGAGCCCCGTCTTTTGGTTCGACTTTTTTCCATTCTCCTAGACAAAAAATACGATATGCATCTGAGCCGTACTTTCCGATCCCATAGAGTACATCTGGTTGATCTTTCCAGTCTTTTTGCAGGTAATCCTTAGACATATCGACAAGGGCTTTAGAACGTCTCTGAGACAACCCTAAGGGTTTTATCAGCGCTTCTATTTCAACTGGATTAGCACTTGCCATGGCTGATGGGTCTGGCCAGCGGCGCAAACACTCCCAAAAATAAGGTTCAGCTTGGACTCGCTTTGTTAGGTTGCAAAATATACAGACAACAAAGATCTTCCAGGGGTCTTCCCAAAGCTGTTCTTGAATTAGGTTGTAGGGTGATTTAGGGGGTTCCCATCGCATGATACTATTCTATCACTTCGCGACGTGCTTTACATCATTCTTCTGTTTCAGTATCTAATTTTTTTCTTGCCCAAACGATGCTTTTTCCCGGATGTTTTTTATTTCTCGATTTTTTCTTCGCTGCGCCCGGGCGAGTCCAGCCTCTAGAATTGACAAACTTGTTTAAGATTTCTTTTTTGAGTTTATCATCACCGTGATACCACATCCAGTACAGGGAATCTTTTATGTCTGTCAGCTTCTTTTCAAGACCCTTGCACTTGTTATTGAGTATGTCATAAACATCTTTTTCTTCAGGTAGGCTTAGCCCCATATCAAGTGCTTCCATTACAAGAATAGAATAATCTCCAGAAGCGTATGCTTCTGTTACTCTCGTATACACCTTAGTTTTTTTAATCTTTTCGTCAGGGCTGCAATTTATCAGCCTATCTGGATGTGTTTTTAAAGTTATTTTTCTATAGATTTTTTTCGCCCAATCAGGTACGACAATACTGGGTTTTTCACTTTCTTGTTCTTTGTCTATCAAGGCAGGATCGTCGGATGATGCTTTGGCTGAATTCGGGTCTTGATCCAGGGTATTTGTTGACGATTTTCCCTCATTGGCTCTGCCAAAATCATTATCGAGTACCGGATCATGAACATTTAACTCTGCTTGAATTTTTCTTATCTCACCATCAAGCTCAAGTTTTGCAATCGAAACTATTTCTTCTGCTTCTTCGACAGATGCCTTAAGATACTTTGCCTTGTAGGCATACTTCTTTGTCTTGTTCACCACTTGAGCACATCTAATCTTGCTCTTTCAACAGCTTCAACAGCCTCTGTGCAATATCAACAGGCCACCATACGAATTTGATCATGGTTCCCGAATAAAATTCTGCTTCTTTAGCTGCAGAGGCGGCTGCGGCGCGGTCTCGAGATAACGATTTCCTTCTAACTGCTGCTTCGTATAACATAAAATTCATTACAAAATGAACAGCAGCTCCTGAGAGGTATAAGTTTAAAAACATGTTTTATTCACCTAGCTTTTCTTTCTTCTAACATTTCGATCAGCTTTTTCTTCTGAGAATTAGAAAGCTTTGCAATATCAATTGATCGTGCCTTCTTCGTCTTGCTGGATTCTTTCTTTTCTTCAGCAATTACACTTGCTTTCTTTGGGGCACTAACTATTGATGCCGAAGCCTTCATTTTTGTCTTCTGTTTTCTAGTTACAGCTTCTGCTGTTACTTTTACAGATTGTTTAAAATTGGCATTAAAAGTTAGAGGTACAAAGATTCTATCATCAACTAGCACCTCAAGGTGTGCTTGATAGTTTCCCTCTGTTAGATTACTCTTCATTGTTGGTATAGAAACTGATACCTCACCGTCAGTAGACACATCACCATTAAACACGTAAGAAAAATCATTTTTCTCTAGCATTAGTCTGCATCTGGCGGTGCCTTGATTGGTTCCTTCTACAACAACCTTGAAAAGTAATTCGTTATCGTTGTCTAAGTGTAGATCGATTGTATCCATATTTTAATCCTTGAGAATTTTAATTCTGTCTATAAATATCTTGACAACGGGCTTAGTTACAGTCACTTCAGCAAAATCAGAAACTTTAACTGCTGTCTCTACACTCTCGTTATAAGCTTTTTTAACTGATGACCACGTGGGGTTGATTATTCGCTCTCCGTTTACTGCTATTAGTGCTGCCTTTACAACAAACTCGTCATAGAGTTCTTCGGCTTTTTCTGACGCTCTTGTCCCACCCTTTACTAAAGCAGCTCGAGCTTTGGTGGCTGCTTCTTTGGCAGCTTCAGTTACCTTTTTTCCGAAGCCTCGCGTGACTATTGTACTGTTCTCTCCGAAGCCTCGCGAAACAATGTTCACTAATCAAGCCTTTGTCTCTCAAAGACGCTTTCAACAGAAGGCGAGCCATCAGACCCTGACATCCCAAATGTTGCAATCACTGTGGAATTATCATTTTTATAAAACGTCATTGTTTTATTAGTTGAATCTAATTTCCACCTTCCGCCCTCGATACTATTGATAAAGTCTATTTGTTCTGGTTGCGGATTATACTCTTCTGTCGCATATGCTGGTGAAGATTCTCCAGTGTCCCACAGTATAGAGCCACTAAAGTTTGCAGAAAAGTAGATACTTGCGCTGTAAATTCCTGTCCCAGCTAAAAGCTCCCCTACGCCAGATGTTATCCTTGACCCGCTTAACGTTCCTGCTGAGTCGAGAAGGCGATATCCTACAGTTGAGAGACCCGTTTTTCCTGGCCCAAAATTAGCATTTTTGACAAGCTTAATTGGCATTCACTCACCTTCTTCTACTGTTTGCCCAGTTTGTTCTTCTTTATCACTAACTATATCTTCAAACTGGCGTTTTGCCTTGAGAGTGTGTGGTCGTTCACCTAAAGCCCTCTTATCAAGGTTCACACCTGACTCTGCTTTAGTCAACAGTTCTCTTTGGTTGACGAGCATTGCCTCTTTACTCTTGACTTTCTCAGCCAGCGTTGATGACATGTCATTTAAAACAACGTACTTACCCTGGGTCATTCCTGCGACTTTCGATACACTAGCTACTTCTCTAGAAATTGCTTGTCTGACAGTTGTTATCAAGTCAAAAAAATCTGAAATTAAATTTTCACTATTCTTTAAATCTAGATTTATTAAACCTACATCAAGTGTAGACGATACTTTGTTTAAAGATTTTATCACTTGAGCCGATGACTTATCGACCTCTACTGCATTTTGATAATTAGCTTCCAAACTTTCTTTGATCATGCTTTCAGCCTCTACCAGGCCTTTTACTTCACCTTCAGAATTTAAAATAAAATCTAAAACTTTCTCTCTCATTGCACGTTCCCCAAACACTAAGTTGTATTATAACATATTATACACTAGAATGACATAGTATTAAAAAAAAAGGGTGCCCTCTTGCGAGGGCACCCAGGTGTTTTAGGACGAATTCTAAGAATTAGGCCTTAATTACGATTACCTGATCTTCGTTCTCAAGAGCGAAGAAGAACGCAACTCTATCAGCACCTACGCCGTGAAGCTTGTAGTCACCATTAGTAGCTGCAGTTCCTGAAAGCATCAACTGGCCATTGACGTAAACGTCGGTAGCAGAAGGGTTCTGTCCACCGTCGTGATCAAGACTGTTGTTAACTGTCAGTGGAACACCAGCTGTGTGCGATCCAGTGATTGCAACATTAAACTTGCCACGAGTACCACCGCCTGCGAGATCATTGAGAGCTCCGACGATTGACTTGTTGGCGGCAAAGTTTGAGATGTAATCAGTGTACTCACCTACTGAAACAGCGAGTGAGAGAGCACCACCAGTAATGTTTGCTGCACCCGAGAATGCATCACCAAACTGAATTTCAGCGTTGGCGACGGAGCCCGTAAGAAGCAGGTTACCACCCTTGCTGTCGATTGTCAAAACGCCTGTCTCGTTAGTAATCGATGAAGCTGAGCCGTTGTGTGACAGCTTAAGGTCTCTTCCTGTACCTGCACCCAAGAGTGTGTTATCAGGTACTCCAACGAAGTTGTTAGCAGAGTTGACAGTGAAGAGCAACGCATCAGAAGCATTCTTGATTTCAAGAGCATCAGCATCAGAGTCTGAAACGATTATATCGCGGGATCCTTGCATATCAAGGTTGGCATCCAAGTCAAGAAGTTGACTTACTAGCACCTTCTCACTACCGTTTGATGTGATAGCAGCGATGTAGTTATTTGCACCCTCTTGGATAGCAAATGCCTGTGCGCTGTTATCAAGAATACCAATACGTGAAGTACCTGAGAAGTGAGTATTGAGTCCACCTCCACCGTCCATCAAGAGTTGAGTATCTGCAACGAAGTGAAGAATACCATCAGCAACCTGCTGAATTCTAGTGTTGGCATCACCGAACTGAAGTTGCTTGTTACCGTTCAACAGAAGACCATTGTCAGGTACGTGAGTCAAACTTACATCTTGATCATCACCGAAGTTAAGAACTGCAGAATCTGCAAGGAACAGATCTGACCAGTTGTTGTTAGCGCTACCAAGAGATGCACCATCATCATTCAGCGGGATAAGACCAGCTGTAGCGTTGATAGTAACAGCACCGTTAGACTTGACTGCCAAGTTAACACCGGAAGATGCAATTCCCTTGTTGCTGCCATCGAACTGAAGTTCTCTGTTGTTGCCAAGGATTCGAATGTGAGCCGAACCTGAAAGTAGCGCTGCATCAGAATCTGATTCATCATACTCAATACCGAAGTTTAAGTCATTTCCGAACCAAACAACCTGGTTATCAGCGAATCTCCAGTCTGCACCCGTCACGACAACTTTGTCTGCACTTGCTTCATCGTATGAGATAGTTCCGTCATTGTTACTACCAAATACAAGGCTCTTGTCGTCAGCCATCTGAAGACCGCTTCCGTTCATTGACATTACATCTGCGCCACCTGCTTCGAATGAGATTACGTCATCAGAAGGTGAGCGGATTGAAGTATCGCCATCGAGGTCCAAGTCAATACGACCTTGGCCGTTTAGATCGATATCATCAACGAAGAGCTTACGCCAAGCAGTGCCATCAGCACCAAGGTCGTCAGCAGAGTCCCCACCAGGAAGAACGTTGTTACCAGCTGGATCGAGAACGATATCAGCAGCAGCAACAATTCTAACATTTGAAGAGTCAATGTCGATTTGGTTAGTTGCACCAGCAATCTGGAATGAGTCAGCGCGGAATGAGATATCAGATGTCATACTTGCAACAGATGTAATTGAGCCACTGTTCGGGTTAGCAATAGAACCGATACCGAAAGCATTAGTATCGATACGGCCGAGTGCGACGTCAGGACGAGCAGCAGTAGCAGAGCCTGATGTGAAAAGGATACCGCTGTTAGAGTTAAGTGCTTGAGCACCTACACCCATAACGATAACTGGATCCTGAACAAGAAGGTTAGCTGTATCAAGCGTGGTTGTTGTTCCGTTAACTGTCAAATCACCTGGAACGGTGAGCGAACCAGCGATGGTAAACGCACCAGCAATTGTCATATCAGATAGAACGTGAACTGAATCAGCTCCCGATGAGCCACTTAACTCAATCTTTCCAGCAGAGGCTGAAAGGACGAGGTTTCCTGCATTAGCAACAAACTTTGAAGCAGCACCACCAGTTAGCTCAACAGCACCACCAGCATTGTGAGTAGAAGCGCCAGTTACATCAATATCAAGAATACCCGCGTCGACATCTACAATAGATCCGGCGTTAGCATCAGCGTCGATGTGAAGAGCAACTCCAGCAGTGTGAGCTGAGACTAGTGAAATGTGACCATCAGCAGAAGTCGTTGTTAAACTGATTTCGTCAGCGACATCGACGTCCATACCACCAGCTGAGGTTACTTTAAGTGCATCTGCATCAGTTCCGTCAGCGTCTAGGATCAGAGAGTCATTACCTGCTTGAACAGTAACACCACCAGCAGTTGCGACAAGGCTGATAGCATCATCAGCTGTACCTGCTGTGTTTGTAAGTGAGACCTTCTCATTTGCAGGTGTACCGTGAGGGGTGAAGACCATCTCTACAGCACCGTTTTTACCGAGCTTGAGAGTCTGTCCGTCAGCAAGAATCGCACCCACTGTCATCGAGCCAGCTGAAGAGTCGATTGAAACCGCCCCTGAGCCGTCGATGTCAATAGCAGCAGCGTTAGCAACTGTTACGTTTCTATTGTCAGCAATGTTGAGGATTGAAACGCCACCTTCCTGAAGATCGACACCGGCTGCACCGTCAATTGTGAGAGCACCAGCAGCTGTATCGATTTCCATGGCATCAGTAGCTTTAATATCACCTTCAAGGTGAAGATCTTGCCAAGCAGCAGATGCTGAACCTAAGTCGTAGGTGTCATCTGTTCCTGGAAGAAGGTTTTGATGAAATGTGCCTGCAGCTGATTCAGAGAATGACCCGGCGTGACCGTGAATTCTCTTAATAGATGAGGCTAAATGTGAGAGGACTACATCAAGTGATCCAGCGCCAATAGATCCTGTTGCAAGTGCAGCTAACTGATCGTTAATCTGACCTGAACCATCACCGATTGATCCGGTTACTTGAGATAATCTCATTTGTGTTTTTGAAGCCATTTGTTATTTTCCTTTTAGTTTATGTTTGTTTAGAATGATTTCTTACTAAACTACACGCTAACACTAACTGTCTTATTTAACCTAAACTAATAAACGAAATTAACTTAATTTTTAACTTAACGAAAACAAACGAAGCTGGGCTTCATTTCTTATATATCATCTTCTTTAGCAATCTTATGTGATTGTCAAATTTTGAACACTCACTGTTAATAAAATCATACGCTAAAGAAATAGCCGATCCGTCTGAATCATCAAATTCAAACATGAATCTTCCATTGGCCGATGACTCTGCCTTTATTAACTTCAGGCCTTTCATGTGCAAGAAAGCAGCTGTGGCTAAGTCGGATGTTACAAAAGTTTTTTGAGCCACTGGACCAGTCTCCTCGACTACAAAGTCATCAAAAATAAATATCAACTTAGTTCTAAATTTAACTTCTCAATACGACTGTCTTGATATCATATTGTCAATGAAAAGATGGACACTTAACCAATCATCAAAGCTGTGACTACATCATCTTTTTCTAAATTAAATTTGAAAGTTATTCCTGACGTCGACGACCCTTCTAGTTCATAGTCGTAAGATGATCCCGAGGTCATTAGCTGGCCGTTTAAAAATATGTGTATTTTTGATGGCTTGTACTCTGCTTTTGAAAAATCTGCACTGCCCATCTTCAAAGCAATGTTTTGAGCATGAGAACCTGTAACGGCATAGACTACCTTGGATGGTAATCCAGAAGCAAATCCCGTCACAGAAGATGATGTCAGATAGGTTACGGCGTCTATTAAATCATCTTTCTCAAGCAGCGCATTTAATTTTATCTGGTTGTCTGATAGTATTGTGTAGTCAGCTTCATTGTCGTCTACTTGTGCACTTGTTCCAGAATGTAGAAGCTGCCCATTAAGGAAAACGTCTATCATGTTAGGTCTATTACCTGATTTTTCAAAACTAGTACTAGCAACCCTAAAGGCAGAACCAGCCGCATGTGACCCTGTTACAGTGTAGACCTTCTTCTCTCTAGTGTCATCAGATCCACTGCCGCCGCCGGAACCACTACCCCCGCCCCCGTTGCCAGAACCTGATGATCCTGACGCTACTACTTCGTCGAGCATCTTTCCTACATAAAGAAATGCCCTTGCTGTTGTTGGAATTTTAGCAGCATCATAATCTTGCAAGAACACGATACCGTTATAATAATCAATACTCCAGTCTAGCTCGTCAAGAAGAGGAATCTCATTAGCCTCAGAAGGTTCGCCGGCGTAGATCTTCATGATGTAGGGGTTGGGTGCATCGTTAGAGAAGTTTGGTGGGACAATTTGAAGCCCACCTAGCGTCTCATAAAGCGTTTTACCATTATTAAATGTTCCGTTGCCCTTCTTGGCATTAGAAGAAACTGTTTGGTATGTTCCTGTCAAAGAAAGCTTATAAGCATGCGGACCGGAGCTTTGAGCTTCGTCTCCGCCACCAAAGCCTGTACTACCAAATGAGCCTACGTTGGCGTCGTAAGTTGTTCCAGCTACTGCAGTTAAGTCAAACTGAACAAATTCAACTGTTGCATCTGAACCTGCCGAAGCACTCTGGAGTAAGTACAGTGTTTTTGCCGGGCTTGTGGGTATTGACTGTCCAAATATTGTCTGTGAAGCTACTTGAATATTTGAGCCGATCGTTTCTTGAGCATCAGACTTTAATGCAGACGTGTTTGCTTTGCCCAGAAGTTTTTTCTGAGCAAATAAAGTCGCTATCTGATTAGTTTTTCCTGCCATGATCTACTCGTATGCCACCGTAATTCTATCTAAATAACCTGTCCAATTCTTGTGAGCCGTAATTCGAATTGCAACATACTCAGCTGAGGAAGCTGTTCCGTTACATGTCTCGCCATTGAGCGTGCAGATGTTTTCGGCACCGGACTTCACAACTGCGGCTGTCAAGTCACCGCTGAGACCTCCGTCTCCATCTGATGTGTTTCCGGCACCTGACGAAGCTCTGGCTGTGTCTAACCATCCCGTCTTTCCAGGCACCTTACATTCAACATGAATACTATCATTTGCTCCCAAGCTTCCTGAGTTGGGACCTGCTAGAGCTTTGATTGTAGCGTTTCCTCTTAATGTTATTGTGACTTGAGCCACATCGTTGGTGGTGTTGTTTTTGAACGCCCTAAAATATTCCCGGCGGCCGACAGAGGGTGAGCTATAGTTCATATTACCATCAGGTCCTTGCAAACTTCCTCCATCAGCAACGTTTCTATAGTCTCCTGAGTTTCCGCCTGTCAAGGGAGTTACTAGATGACCATCGTAAATTATTAATCCGCTATAGTAATTTGTATTACCACCGTCATTTACAGACTTTGTCGAATCCCAAGATCCTGTGGGTGCTCCGGCTTGACCCTGTGTTGTGTATGAACCTGAAATTAGCCTGTATTTTTCACCACTAAAGTATTCTTCAGTGTTTGCATTTGAATTATCGCTGGCACTAAACACCATAAAGTTGGATTTAGTCTGGGTTGCAGTAGTTACATTACTCTTTAGCGGATGTTTTACCCTAAGCGCTGCGGCCGCAGAAGTTGCATTTTCTGGTAAAGAATCAGCAGAAGCAAAAACCAGTGAAGCTGTCAAATTAAGGTTTGTCAGCTCAGACCCAGCTGTGGTCGATAATGACGGCATCGTTGTACTAGAGGCTGTCACCTTTTTGTCTGTCAGCAAGGTTCCTGATGCTACTATATGCTGAACAGTCACATTTGATGTGTTTACGACTGAGATGGCTGAGCTGTCTGAAGAGTACACATCCCTGTACGAATTTACAAACCTTGCAAGAAGACTTGCTGTGCAGTGTGTGTAGTATTTTATTCCGCTCAAGTGGAAGAGGTTGTTTGATCCTGAGAAGTTTGTCATCGAAACATTGTCTGCAGACATTGTCGATGAATCATTGTCATTCACCCACTCGATATAGTTTGTATTTCTATCAGACCCAGCAACGGTGTGTATAACCCTTGCATAATTCCAGCCGTTTCTCTGATCGGCAGTATGAATTTTGTACTTAGCTGTTCTATAGATCTCTGTATAGTCAGGCATACCGTTATTGTATTCAGCATGGTCCCAAACACTAATGTTAGTAAAGCCTGAACCGTTACTATTCAAAGAAGATCCGGCACCGTCTCCTGGGTTTCCTGTGCCTATTAAGTTATAAGACCCAGTAATCTCTACGGTGTGTATCACAGATCCATTTACTTCTAGTTTTAAAGATCCACTGTTTGCATCGGAGAAGGAATTGGCTACATGATTTTTGTGCGATCCGTTGTTGTCTCCTGTTACGTCTTCATTAAGATCACCTGTAATGTGTGTATCAAAAGCAAACACTGATCTTCGATGGTTGTTAGAAGACGCAGCAGTCTGATATGTTCCATTTATATCAACAGCAGAAAATCCGGCTGTTGTGCTTACATTTGTATAACCCGTTATTGACTTCGATGCGCCAAACGAAAGCTTGCAATCTGTACCATCTTCGTTACAATCGATATCATCCAGATCAGGTATCGCTGTAATTGTTCCAGTGCCTCCTCCAAATGATACTGTAATTTCACTAATGTTTCCTGTCCAGGATGCGTCAGCTTCAATTCTTAAACCTATGTACTCATTATTGCCTATTCCTACTGTTCCTAGCGTTACATAGTTTGTGGCGCTTAAAGTATTGTCAAAGCTTAGTGAGCCATTTGCTGTGTGCGCTCCGTCGTTGTCGTCATATGAATCAAGAACAAACTCGGTCGCTAGATCTAACCAACCAGTAGATCTAGATCCATCTGACGGGAATTTTACAAAAGCACGGAGTCTGCTTGAATTTAGAGCAGTTGCTGCTGGGACGATTGTCCCGCCAGAGCCGTTAATTACTATGGAGAGATCATATTTTGTAGAACCTGTTTCATTCTTGAACCATCTATAGAATGTTCTTTGACCAGACTCTCCTGAATAGTTGGGATTCTCTAGCGGCGAATTGTTTAAAGTCCCGCCCTCACTATCATCTCTAAAGTCACCTGAATTTAGTGCCTGAGTTGGTGAACAAAGTTTATCATCATAGAACTGAAGGCCGTTACTGTGCCCTCCATTTGACGATGTCATGTGTTTCTTAGAGTCCCATTTATTTGATGCATCATAGAGAGATGCTTGGGTATCATAAGATCCGCTAACAATTCTATAATTTTCTCTTCTAAATGTCTCAGCAAGCGCTGTGGATGAATTAGAGAGGTCATACATCAATATCCCGGTAGTAGAAGATTGACCGCTATTAGACAGGTTAGATTTTAGTGGGTGCGTAACTGAGACTCCTGCAGTTAGAGAACCACTGAGGAAATAGTTTGCTGATACAGTTGCTGATCCTGTTAGGTGGAGTGTTTTAGTGTGGTTTTCTCCTGCGCCCGTATTTATCGTTGGTTTTGCCTGTGCTGATATCGAATAAGTTACTCCAGATTTAGACGATGCTGAATTTGAAGTTGTAAAAGTTATATTGTTAGTATCGTAAACATTCCTATAGGCATTCTTAACTCTAGCCTTGTATGTTGCTGTTCCACTTCTAAAGTACTCGATACCGGACAAGTGAATACTTCCCGAACCAACGAAGGCTAATGAATTACCCTCAGCAACAAGAGTGTTTGGATCATCATCATTCACCCATTCAATGTAATTGGTCGTCTGTGTAGATCCGGTTCTAATATGCTGAACTCTAGCATAGTTCCACCCTCTTCTCTGCGTTCCTGATGCGATAAAGAACTTGCCTGTTCGATGTTTGAACGAAGTAAATGCATTTCCGTTTGATAAGGTTCCAGTAGAGGGAGAAGAAAAGAATTTAAATCCCGAGCCATTCGCGTCTACATGTGACCCGGAACCAAGGCCTGATGATCCGCTTCCGATTGGGTCTTGCGTCAAGTCCACTGTTTTGATTGTCGTTCCATTGACTGTCAAGCGAACGACACCCGAATCACCCTCTCCAAAAGAATACTTTGGATAATTCTGTATGCTATTCCCTTGACTATTATACGCCACATCACTGTTTAAGATTCCCGTGATATGAGTGTCACCATCAAATACTCCCATGCGAATATTGTTGCTAGCTGTAACAACTGTATACAAAGCATTTACATCTGCTGCAGATCCAACCCCGGCGGATGCTGCTACACTAGTGTATGCTGGGTTTGATGAAGCCAGATTATTTGAAGATCCGAACGAGAGGTACACACCTGAACCTGAGTGGAGTGCGTTGATATTATCTAAAGCGGGTGCTGGTTCTGGTGCGAGTGCTTTTAAAACCTCATTAAATCTATCGATTGCAGTCCCGATAGGTGTTGTTGACAAAAAGTCCGTAAATAGCCCGTCTGTGTACGAGCCGTCTTCAGGTTTACCTATCGAAGATGTAACCGATGCTATCCCACCCTGAGAATCATTTACTACAAACCCGTCTGTAAAGTCGACTCTTGAAATACTTGAGATGGAAGTTGACCCTGAGCTTACATTGATTGATCCGCCGCTAGCTGAAGCTGATATCGTTACTTGACCATTTGAAGCAGAAGCTATAGTTACATTATTTCCTGCAACTAGATATGAGACGCCTTCTTTGGTATTATTAATCGACCCAGAAATTACGCCACCAAACGGGCCCTTAGCTGCAAGAACTCCACTAGTAACAAGATCTCCTGAGAATATCGACTCATTCGATTTCACTCTTAGCGACACACCTCCCGTCAGGTGAAGCTCACCCTTTGTGTGTATGCGAACTTTTCTCTGAGTTCCAGTAGCAGATCCTGTCAAGTATATGTTACCTGCAGCAGAGCTTCCTAAGTCTATTAATCGTATTGTACCTGCATCTGATCCCAGCTTTACTTCGTCTCGAGCAAATAGTTTTATGCTTCCTGACGGGTTCTTTACTGTGGGTGTTGTTCCGTCTGTTGTGTTGAACTCAAAGTCGTTACCCACCTTAAGAGGTGAACCACCGAAAAGTGTACCACTTAAAACAACATCACCACTAAAGACAGCAACGCCTGAAGTGGCGGGTGTTACACCGCCTCCCTGTGCGCCTGAAACGAAGAACGTTACATTTGTTCCTGGGAGTGGGGGTAGATGATTTGATGTTGCAACTGATGAACTTCCAAAAATAGTTGTACCAGTTATAGCAAGCGCAACAGACGATCCTCCTGCAACCTTTATCTGCACGGGTTGATTATCTACAGTTATTATTGCTCCGGCACCGGTAGCACCTTCATCGTAAGCTTGATCAAGAGTGTTTCCTAAGTCTGAGTCGAACGGGTTCATCGCAACAGTGACTTGTCCATTCGAAGCAGATGTTATTGCAACGCCTGATCCTGCAATTAGATAAGAAGATCCATCAGAAAGGCGAGTGAGTGATCCGGATAAAGCTGAGCCCTTGATAGTACCATCGACATCCAGCTCAGTAGAAGGACTTCCCGTTCCAATTCCTACTTTCCCAGCACTATCTATTGTCATCCTGGTATTCAACCCGTTCGTACCAAACCTCATTTTATTGGTGTTGCCGGAATAATCAATCCAGCCTTCACCATCATTTGCGTTTGTGGTTCGAGCAAATCTAATAGTACCAATACCGGTGTTTGCGGAAGCAATTGTCATTCCGCGGTTGCCTGTATGGTCACCGATGACAAGATCGTCTTTTTCGTCGGGTTGAGCACCCGGTGTGGTCGTTCCAATACCGACACTGTCGTTTCCGCCATCTACGAATAGCATGCCGGTTTTGCCACTTGACTCTACACGGAAGTCTTTATCAGCGCCCGATTCGTTAAATGTTACATTCCCATCTACTTTCAGAGTGCCAGCAATATCGACTGAGCCTGTAAAGTGGTGTGTGTCGTCAGAAGTATCTCCAAATTTAGTAGAGCCGGAGCGGTACATTATACTCGATGAAACAACCATTGTGTGAAATTCATTTGCAATGATTGAGCCCGAAACTACTAGGTCGTCATTTATTGTGACCTGGCCTCTAAATGTACTTCCAGAGAGTGTCGCCACTAGTGAGTCATCGATTGCCAGCTCAGTCGAATCTATCTTTAATCCACCCCCGGACTTGAGGTCGAGTGCAAACTCTGTCCCACCAAGATCAAGACCGTTTCCAGCTGTATACGTCGTATTGGTATTGGTAGCTGCAACTGTAACTTGTCCATTCGAAGCAGATGTTATCGTTACGTTGTTTCCTGCAACGAGGTAGCTCTTTCCATCAATCAGTCTAGTTAGTGACCCGCTTAAGCCGAGTGTTGACCTTAGTGTCCCTGTCAAGTCAACAGCTATGTTAGGTAGATTGCTTCCGATTCTTACGCGCTCTACCAAAGACGTACCATCGTGTGTAGACAAAACAAGATCGTTTGTCGTAGCACCTGAAAGCATTAGAGACGCGCCGACAGCTCCTGCAGCCCCTTCAAAGCTTAAGTTGCTGTTTTGAGAATTGTTCGACCTTCGAAGAGTAATCTTTGGACTAGCTGCGTTCAGCTCAACTTCGGTTCCTGTGAATGTAAAGGCTGAGCTTGCTCCGAAAGATCCGCCATTATTGTATTGGATCTGGGTGTTAGCACCTGCAGGTGATGATGCAGCAGCAGCTACAGTTACCTGACCGTTAGAAGCTGACGTTATCGTTACGTTGTTTCCTGCGACTAGATATGATTTACCATCGACTAATCGTGTTAATGACCCAGAAATCCCACTGGTGAAACTAGCAGAACCTGTAAAGAAGTGAGTGTCGTCTGAAGTGTCTCCAAACTTTGTCGAGCCGCTCCTATACATTATGCTAGAAGACACCACCATGGTGTGAAACTCATTAGCGACTATTGTACCAGAGACAATCAAGTCATCGTTGACAGTAACTTTGCCTTTAAAAGTACTCCCTGAGAGGGTTGCTACGAGAGAATCATCTAGTGCCAACTCAGTTGAATCTATCTTTAGACCTCCACCAGATTTAAGATCCAGAGAGAACGTGGTCGTTGAAAGGTCAAGCCCGTCGCCGGCAGTATACGTCGTGTTGGTATCTGTTGATGTAACTGTAACCTGACCATTAGAGGCTGAGGATATGGTTACGTTGTTTCCTGCAACTAGATATGATTTGCCATCGGTAAGCTGGGTTAGTGATCCAGAAAGACCTTTCGTTGCCTCTATAGAGCCTGTTGCACCAACATTTCCTCTAAATTGTGATCCACTGATAGTTGCTACAACTGAATCATTGATCGCGAGCTCTGTTGAATCTATTTTTAATCCGCCCCCAGACTTGAGATCGAGAGAAAACGTGGTTGTTGAAAGATCTAGTCCATCACCAGCTGTGTATGTTGTGTTGGTATCCGTCGACGTGACCGTAACTTGCCCATTAGACGAGGATGATATCGTAACATTATTACCGGCAACTAAATAAGATTTTCCATCTGTTAGGCGTGTTAATGAACCTGACATTCCAGTGGTAAAACTAGCTGATCCCGTAAAGAAGTGGGTGTCGTCTGAAGTGTCACCAAATTTAGTAGATCCAGATCTATACATAATGCTCGATGAGACCACCATGGTATGGAACTCATTGGCAACTATTGTACCAGAGACGATCAAATCATCGTTTACTGTGACCTTGCCCTTGAATGTACTACCTGAAAGTGTTGCTACAAGACTGTCATCGATTGTCAGTTCTGTTGAATCTATCTTTAGACCACCGCCAGACTTAAGATCAAGAGCAAATTCTGTCCCACTAAGATCTAATCCATTACCAGCTGTGTATGTTGTGTTGGTATCAGTTCCGGTTATTGTAACCTGGCCGTTAGAAGCTGAAGTTATTGTTACATTCGATCCTGCAACTAGGTAGCTCTTTCCATCTGTTAGGCGTGTTAGAGAGCCAGAGAGACCTGTTGTAGCGCCCAACGATCCTGTTACCCCGATATTTCCTCTAAACTGTGAACCAGTTAGAGTCGCGACGTATGAATCATCTATAGATAACTCTGTTGAGTCTATTTTTAATCCACCGGCAGATTTAAGATCTAGTGAAAATGTCGTAGTCGAAAGATCAAGACCATCGCCTGCTGTATAGGTTGTATTAGTATCAGTAGCAGCTATCGTAACAGATCCGTTAGAGGCTGAGGTAACTGATACGTTGTTTCCTGCAACTAGATATGAACGTCCATTGGTCAGTTTTGTAAGTGATCCTGAGAGACCGGCTGTGGCCTCTACAGATCCTGTCACTCCAACGTTTCCTCTGAACTGAGAACCGCTCGTAGTTGCAACAATTGAATCATCGATTGCCAGCTCAGTTGAATCTATCTTTAGGCCCCCAGATGACTTTAGATCAAGTGAGAATGTTGTGGTTGAAAGATCTAGTCCATCGCCGGCCGTGTACGTTGTGTTAGTATCAGCTGAAGTTACTGTCACCTGTCCGTTTGATGAGCTAGTTATCGTTACATTACTTCCCGCTACTAAATAGCTCTTTCCATCCGTCAACCTCGTTAAAGATCCGGACATCCCCTGAGTAAAACTGGCAGATCCTGTAAAGAAGTGTGTGTCGTCTGAAGTGTCTCCAAACTTTGTCGACCCAGAACGATACATTATGCTGGAAGACACGACCATCGTATGGAATTCATTCGATATAATGGTTCCCGATACCACTAGATCATCTTTGACAGTCACTTGCCCTCGGAATGTACTTCCTGACAGTGTTGCTACAAGGCTGTCATCAATTGCCAGCTCAGTTGAGTCTATCTTTAGACCACCACCAGATTTAAGATCAACACTAACTGTCGAGCTTGCTATATCAATTCCATCTCCAGCTGTTAGAGAGCTTGAGCCGCTAGAAATGACCTCTTCGGCCATTTTTCCAACATAGACAAACGCTCGAGCATGTGCCGGAACTTTTGAAGCACTGTAATCTTGTAAAAAGAGTATCCCGTTATAGTAATCAACATTCCAGTCAATGTTGTCAAGCAGCGGGATTTCGTCCCCGACTCCGCCGGATCCGTCATCTTTATATATCTTTACAATGTATGGGTTTGGTGCTGTCTGAGAAAAGAAGGGCGGGACGATTTGTATTTTACCCAATGTTTCATGAACGATCTTTCCGTTCTTGAATACAGTCCCACCTTTTGATGGGTTGCTAGAGCTTGCCTCATAATCAGACGTCAGTACAAACTTGTATGTATGAGGACCAGATGTTTGACTCGATTCTCCTGAATCAGATCCAGCGCCTCCACCAGTATCATTTGCATCGTATGTTGTACCTGTAAGGACGTTCAGAGAAAACTGAACATACTCTACAGTATTAGCTGAGGATCCTGTCGCACTTTGTAGGACATAAAGCGTTCGGGTTGGCGACTCTGGAATTGATTCACCAAATATCAGCTCAGTGGATGTCTGGATATTTGAACCAATCAGCTCTTCACCGTCTACTTTTAGATTCGACGTGTGCGCCTTACCTAGAAGCTTCTTCTGGGCAAAATAAGTTGCTGATATGTTACTCTTTTTTGCCATTTATCCGCTCCAACTCACATCTACCCTGCTTATGTAGCCTGACCAATTTTTATGGGCAGTTATTTTTAAAACAAAATATTCTTGTCCTGAAACTGTACCGTCTACAGTTAACCCATTAAAGGTGCACGTGTTTACTGCACCTGAACCATCTGCAGTTGCGTCTAGATCTCCGCTCAAACAGCCGTCGCCATCAGATGTATTGCCCGAACCGGGTGATGGACGACCCAAGTCTAGGAACCCTGACTTCTCTGGTATTTTTGCCTCTACATATATGTTTTTATTTGTTCCCAGAGATCCTGAATTTGCGCCGGCTTTTCCAACAATTATTGCATCACCGTAGATTGTAATAGAAACACTCGGTCGATCGTTAGCTGTGTTATTTAAAAACCCACGATAGTATTCTCTGGCGCCGATAGCTAAACTGCTATAATTAACATTTCCAGCAGGGCCCTCTATTGTTCCGCCCTCTGAATGATTTCTAAAGTCTCCTGAATTTCCTCCATCGAGTGGGCTAATTAGATAACCGTCATAAAGCATTAAACCATTATAATAAGTTGAAGCGCTTGCGTTATTAATCGAAGATGTAGAAGACCATTTATTTCCAGACGAGGTCACAGAAGACTGAGTTCCGTAGCTTCCGCTTTGCAGTCTATACTTTTCTCCATCAAAATATTCGTTCGTATTTGCATTTGATCCATCACTAGCCGAATACACGTGAAGATTTGTTGTTGTCAAAGTTGACATCGTCAAATTCGTCTTCAACGGATGATCAAAAACCATTGCACCGGCACAACTATAAGCCGTCGTATAAGTTCCCAATAAAGACTTCGATCGAGAAAATCTAATTGTTCCTGTGGCGTGAAGGCTTTCATTTTGAGAATCAGTTGCAGAGCTCAAAGTTTGTAATGAATCAGTTGACGAAGATGTCGACTTTGTAGAAGACAATCCCGAACCTGACTGAATAATTTTTATTGCTGAAGCGTTTGATAAAGCTGTAAATGATATCGCAGAATTGCTATCTGAATATACGTTCTTATACAGATTTGAGACTCTTGTTTGTATGGTTCCGCTTGGCTGAACAAAATACTTCACACCGCTTAAATGGAACGTATTATCATCTTGAAATGCAGCAAGCGAAGAGCCCGCTTCAGCCAAAGCATTAGAGTCGTTATCATTTACCCACTCAACGTAGTTGGTAGCTCTATCAGATCCTGCTACAGAGTGAATTACCCTCGCATAGTTCCATCCGTTTCTTTGATCAGCAACTACGACTCTATACTTTCCTGTCCTAAAAACCTCTGTATAGTCTGGAACGTTATTGGCATACGTTTCTGGCTCCCATGTGCTCAAACTCACAAAGCCTGAGCCATTACTGTTAACTGACGTGCCTCCCCCAGATCCTGGCGCGCCGGACCCTACTAGATTATAAGACCCGGTCAATTCAACTGTATGGATAACTGAGCCATTCACTTCTAATTTTAATGATCCGCTATTTGCGTCAGAAAATGAATCAGCGACGTACTTCCCTGAAACAGCTGATACATCGTCGTTTAATTTGCCTTCCACAACCGTATCTAGCGCAAACACAGAACGCCTCAGGTTGTTTGAAGATGCAGCAGTCTGATACAGACCATTGATATCGACAGCAGTTCCCAGACCTGCTGAAGCTGCAACGTTTGCATACCCAGTGACCGACTTTGAAGATCCGAACGATAAATTGCAATCCGTTCCGTCATCGTCACAACCAATATCATCTAGATCTGGAATTGCTGTGATCGTTCCTGAGCCTGCGCCAAACGATACAGTTACATTATCCAGATATCCTGTCCAAGAAGCATCAGCCTCGATTCTCAAGACAATATATTCATTATTTCCAACGCCTACTGTGCCTAAAGTCACCTCGTTGGTTGCGTCTACACTTGAATCAAAGGTGTTACCACTTGACCACGATGCATTAGCTCCATCATTATCATCATAAGAATCCAAGACAAAATCTGTTGCTATGTCAAGCCAACCAGTCGACCTTGATCCGTCTGATGGGAACTTGACAAACACTCTTATTCTTCCGCTATTTAAAGCGGTGGCAGCTGAGACTATTGTCGTGCCACTTCCTTCTATCACCAGGGAAAGATCATACTTTGTAGAACCTGTTTCATTCTTGAACCATCTATAAAATGTTCTCTGGCCAGACTCGGAAGAGTAGTTAGGATTTTTTGAAGGTGCATTATTTAATGTCCCTCCATCAGCGTTATCCCTAAAGTCACCTGAATTGAGAGTTTTTGTGGGAGAATATAATCTATCTCTATAAAATTGCAGGCCATTTGAATGACCACCATTAGAGGACGTCATATGTTTGTTAGAATTCCACGAATTCGCGCCGGCGACGATAGATGCCTGGGTGTCGTATGCGCCGCTTACTATTCGATAATTTTCTCTTCTGAACGTTTCAACAAGCGCTGTAGAAGAGTTCGACAGGTCGTACATCAGGATGCCTGTTGTTGATGCTTGACCTGAATTTGATAGATTGCTTTTAAACGGATGTGTTACACTGACCCCTGCAGTCAAAGATCCGCTAAGAAAGTAGTTGGCAGATACAGTTGCAGAACCTGTCAAGTGAAGTGTTTTGGTATTGTCTTCTCCTGCGCCTGTATTTATTGTTGGTTTTGACTGGGCAGAAATTGAATATGAGGCTCCGCTTGAAGCGGCTGCACTATTGGATGTGGTAAAAGTTATATTATTAGTATCGTATACGTTTTTGTATGCATTTGCAACACGAACAACGTAGCTAGCTGTTCCGCTTCGGAAATATTCTATACCTGAAAGGTGTATGCTTCCTGATCCTACAAAAGATAGTTCGTTTCCTGCAGCAGTTAAAGCATTTGCATTATCATCATTTACCCATTCGATATAATTGGTTGTAGTTGTTGTACCTGTTCTTACGTGTTGGACCCTAGCATAGTTCCAGCCGCGGCGTTGGGTGCCGGATGCTATAAAGAACTTGCCTGTCCTGTGTCTGAAAGAATCGAAAGAATTTCCATTGGAAAGCGTTCCTGTAGTAGACACGGAAAAGAATTTAAACCCAGAGCCATTTGCATCTACGTGGGATCCCGTTCCCAACCCAGAAGTTCCGCTTCCAATTGGATCTTGAGATAAATCAACTGTCTTAATTGTTGAACCATTAACAGTTAGTCGAACAACTCCTGAGTTCCCTTCTCCAAAAGAATACTTTGGATAATTCTGAATACTGCTACCCTGACTGTTATAAGCTACATCACTATTTAGAATTCCCGTAATATGAGTGTCGCCGTCGAAAACGCCTAGACGAAGATTGTTGCTCGATGTGACAACTGTATATAGACCGTTTACATCAACGGCGGACGCAACGCCTGCTGACGCTGCTACACTTACGTATGCGGGCGTAGCTGATGCTAGATTGTTTGAAGACCCGAATGAAAGATAGACTCCCGAACCAGAGTGAAGAGCATTAATATTATCTAAAGCAGGGGCGGGTTCAGGTGCTAAAGCTTTGAGCACTTCGTTAAACCTGTCGATTGCAGTCCCAATTTCTGTGTTGGTTGTGAAATCTGTAAAAAGACCGTCTGTATATGACCCATCTTCTGCCGAACCTATGGTACTAGACCCAGATGTTGCCGCTGTAATTGTTATTTGACCATCAGATGAACTTGCCACAGTCACGTTGTTTCCTGCAACAATATATGATCGACCATCTTTTATCTTTGTAATTGATCCAGTTATGGCCCCGCCACTGGGTCCCAGTGAACTAACTGTCCCACTTAAAAAAGATGACCCTGTCAAAAACAGTTGTTGATCTTTGAAAGTTAGTTTTGCATCCCCGGTAAACTCACTACCGCTGGCGAACTGTATCGATCCATCAGAACCAGATGGGCTTACTACACGAATAGCTGTCATTTAACCACTTTACCAGAAATACACTTGTCATTCTACACAAATATTGACTAGCAGTATATATGTATTGTCTTCGTGAAGGTTAAAGAATACCTCAGTCTATATTATACATCGGTGAACTTTTTACCTCGTCTAAAAGAGTAGGAAGATCAAGACCAGCACAATCAATTTTCGTTTTGATAAAGTTGTAGTGGTTGCAGACTCCATGAAACTCTCCTCGCTCACAATCTCTGTGAACACTTGTCTCTATGTAACCCTTGTCATTTTTAGGATATTCAAGAGGAATCCCTATTCCTATGTGACATGCCTTCCAAAGCGCTTTAAGTGCTTCGAGCTGAACTGGATAAAAATCTGTAAAGGGCTTCAATGTTTTTCCATGAACATATCCATGCTCTTGAACAGGCCTTTCGCCGAAACCATTCTTGACGTACCAAGACTGATACTTTAGATAATATGCATTTGCTATTTCTACCCCTATGCCTTTCGTGTTTCCGCCTTCGTACTTTGGTATACCTGCGTGCCACGCCTTATGTTGTGTATCTAGCATTTGATAAATTGTTCCATTATTATCAATCAGGAAATGAACTGATATCCCACGACGATTTAAGACTTTTGCGCAAGATTCAGAGCTCAAGCATACATCCCAGTGGTTGACGAACATGGTTGGCTCTCTATCTGGTTTTCCTGAATAATCTGTATAGCAGCCCTTGTTCGCTTTAAAGCCTTCGTCTTCATCCCATAAAATAACCTTGTCCCACTCAATTGGAATAAATTTTCCGTTATGAACGATGTGTTTATCACCAGGTGTATACAGATTCTTCTTTGGCTTGTGATCTGAGATGCTTGATTCTCTCTCGGTCCATATTCTTCTGTAAGTTGTGGGACCTACGAGACCGTCTGCTTTTAATCCATTAGCTCTCTGCCACTTTTGGACTGCTTTGACAAGATTGTGATCAAATTCGTCGCAACCAAACCATGATGGCTCCCATTCAAGCTTTGAAGCACTTGAACTGTTATAGAAGTCTTTATCCATTTTTCTTCCTCTTTTTCTCTCTTTCGTATTCGTCGATATGAAACAAGACAGTTGAGGCCCAGGTCCTGTCACTGTCTTTTTCTCTTTCACTTAAATCTGAGTACTCTGTCTGGAGTTGCTTTCGCCACCTCTCAACATTCTCAGGTGTGTAGTTGTCCAACATGTATCTAGTCCAATGGGCCCACTGGCGATGTTCTAGGTCAGCTAATATTTCTAGCAAATCGCGGCGGGAAGCATTGTCAATCATTTCAATCTAGCTCGATATCTACGTTTATCTCAATAGATAGCTTTGGAACCCTAAGCTGATTAGCCATTCCGTGCTTTTTCGCTTCTTCTGCATCCAAAAACCAGTCAGCATGCTTTTTCTTATCGACGATCTTCATAAAATAGTCGTCTTTCTTACCGCAATTTCGCGCCATCATTGTATAAATCTTTTCATTAAGTCTGTCAGCTTCAGCAGCTCCGGCTTTTAATTCTTCAACTTTTCCCATATCCATAGAAGATACATCGTGTATCATAACAGTAGCGTTAGGATCCATAAATCTCAACCCTTCTTCTCCAAAGGAAAACAAAACAGCTCCACATGACATTGCTTTGCCTTCAACTATTGTAGCTACTGGAAGGTCCGCATGCTTTATTGCACTAATCATACTCATCAAGCTATACACTTGACCACCGTACGAATCAATAATAATCGGAATTACCTTTTGTCCCGTATTGTGTGCCAACCCCATTTGTTCATCAAACTTTTTAGCTGAATCTTCGTTAAATTTGTTTACCCTTATTATTACAGGGCTTTTTCTTAGTTCCACTTCTTTGATTAATGGTGAAACATTGCTCGTCCAAATCATTTTGTACCTCTTTGAATTTATTTATCCGCACTTAGCATAACCACAATTCAAGCAAGTGGCGCAGCCTTCTTGGTAAACTATATTAGGATTGTCACAACATTGTGTGTCAATGACACCGCTGCCTGGTTTTGTACCGTCTAATATATATTTCTTTAAGCATCTTGCAATTACTTTTGAGAAGCTAAATAAGTCTGCATCTCTATCTTTTTGTAGTTGTTCACAAATATAATGAACTGGTGCGCCATGGCGTAATGCCAGTGATAGTGTTCTTGTAAAAGCTGAATGGTTGGGATTGTCAAAGATCTTGACAATGTCTTTCACAATCACTTCATTTCCATCTTCTCCAAATTTTAAATCGTAGATTGAGTTCATTGTCTTTCTTGGTCGCTTTATAAGATGACCACTTTTGTATTTTCTTGGGATTTCAACATACTCAGATTTACCTCCGAAAATTTCGTAAGGTTTACCTTCAAGAAGGCCGATCAAAATAGTCCATGGTTCTCCAGCAATCGATGCCTGATGTACATCACACTCAAGCTCTTTTAGCCTCTTTGGCGCTGAATTCTCATTAAAGACAAGTTTCTCTTCTGGGTTGGCATCAGAGGAAACTAATACACCGGCGCGACTGCCGTCGCGATAAACAGTCACACCCTTGCACCCAAGTTCCCAGCCGGTCATGTATACATCTTTGACGGTTTCGACATCGATGTCAGACGGCAAGTTTGTTGTGTTTGAAATTGCATGACATACCCATTTTTGAGCTGCTGCTTGCATTCTTACTTTTGCAACCCAATCTATTTCATTTGCAGTCGAACATTTATAGGGGCTTAAATCCACTAACTCATCAGGGTCATCATCGCTCTGAAATACAGATTGTTCGATCCACTGTTTAAAACCATGGTGATAGACTGTGTACTCTTGCCACTTGTCACCCGAATCATCAACAAAGTCCACACGGGCGTCTGCGTCTTGTCCTGTCAGCTTCTTCCGTCGTGTATAGTGAAGCATAAATGCTGGCTCGATACCCGAAGTTGTCTGAGTCAATACAGAAACAGATCCTGCTGGCGCTGTTGTAGTATTTGCGATGTTTCTTCGACCGTATTTCACATAATCTTCTTGGCGATGGGGTAAAAGCTCGCCTATGATTCTTGATATGAAAGGATGATCCTTTTCTTTGTCATAATCCCAAGCTCCAAATGATCCTCTTTCTTTTGCAAGAATGATCGATGACTCATAAGAATTTAGCGAAAGCCACTTATAAACTTCTTCTGTTATTTCAACAGACTCGTCTGATCCATACTTTACACCTATCATCGCGAGCATATCACCCAGACCTGTAATCCCTAGACCTGTGCGTCTGCCCAGCACTGCTTGTGTCTTTATATTTTCCCAAAGATCAAGCTCAATTTGCTTAACTGTGTGGGGTTCGGGATCATTCTTAATTTTTGAGATGATTTTATTGACTTGATCTATTTCAAGATCGATCATATCGTCCATAAGTCGCTGCGCTTTTTGAACTTTTCTAGCAAACTCGCCATAATCAAATTCAGCAGAATCTGACCACGGGTTCGTTACAAAAGCAGTCAAATTCATCAACATTAGTCTACAAGAATCATATGGGGAAAGTATGATTTCTCCACATGGGTTTGTAGATGTTGAACCAAAGCCTTCAGCTTCATAAGCATCAGAAGGAGTCATTGTCTTTGCTGTGTCCCAAAAAAGGACCCCGGGTTCAGCTGAAGAGTGGGCAGACTCAATAAGTGCATGCCAAATTTCTTGTGCGCTATCTGTGACTGTCACCTCAGGTTTGTCTGAATCGACAGGCCACTTTAAAGTAACATCGTCACATGCCTTCACAGCGTTCATAAACTCATCAGTTACACGGACAGAAATATTAGCACCTGTCACTCTGGTCAAGTCCCTCTTAATCTTTATAAAGTCACGAATCTGGGGGTGGTGGACTGAAATAGTTAACATTAGAGCCCCTCTGCGCCCTCCCTGTGCTACTTCTCGACATGAGTTGCTGAATCTATCCATGAAGACTTCAATGCCATCTGTCGTCCTTGCAGCATTCCCTGTCGTCATTCCCTTAGGTCGAATGTTTGAAATATCAAATCCCACGCCGCCGCGGCGCTTGGCAATCTGAACAAGTTCTTGATCAGTCTTCAAGATACCGCCGTAAGAGTCATAGGGAGATTCGATCACAAAGCAGTTTGAAATAGACTGTATTTGATTATCATTACCTATTCCTGCCATGGGTGAACCTTGTGGCACTATGTATTTAAAATCTTTTAAGAGGCTGTAGATTTCGTCTTCAGGCATTGGGTTGGGATATTTTGACTCTGCCTTATAATACTCGCGGGCGAGGCGCCTGTGCATATCATCCGGTGTTGTTTCTTGATAGTCACCTAATCTATTTGTCAAGGCATACTTTGTTACAAAAACATTAGCAGCCAACTCATCTCCCTTAAAATACTCAAGAGAGTTTTTAAAAGCGACACTGTATCCTAATTTCTCGTCCATATCTACCCCTACTGATCTTGCTGTACTTCTTTCCACTTAGTCTTCAACAGTGATTTCATTGTTGCAGCATCATTCTTAGCGACTTCTCTTAAGTCTAAATCTTCTTCATCCAGGACCTTTATTTTAGATCTTGCTGTGTCCATTTGAATAGGAAAGAGAAGACCATCTCTTCCTGCACGATTCTTTGCGACAAAAAGTCGACCTGCACCTGTTGACTTTTCCAGTGGCTTTCGAGAGAGCGATATAACAACATCAGCAACCATTGCTTTTCCATATGCCTCTGACATATTTTCAAGTCCGACGATGTCTGATTTTGCTGAGTCTCTGTTAGCTTGTGATGCTGTCCAAATCGGTATGTTTATTTCCATCGCAAGATTTCTTAGCTCTTCATAAATTAATTTCAACTCATGACGAAGCGAGTCGTAAGACTTGGATGACCGCATGATATCAGCGTAATCAATAACAATAAGGCTGGGCATGAAAGATTTTAGCTTCAGCTTCTCTATATGGTTCCTGATTGTCTGGACTGTCGCAGCACCTGTTGGATATTCTTTTATTATCAATCTTCCCAACTCCATTCCCTCGTATTTTGATAGTACTCTGTCTTTGTTGTCTTGTACCTCATTACTAGGAATATCACATAAATTTGAATCGTACCTCAAACCGACTGCTGTTTCGGTTAGCTCAAATGTATAGTGAACAACGTTCTTACCTCGTCGAAGTGCGTTTGCTCCCATAGCTACCAAAAAGTGACTCTTGCCTACACCTGTATTTGCAGTAACAACCCCTATTTCACCCCTGCCCAAGCCACCATTTAGAATATCTTTTCGATCTAATTCAAGTATTCCAGTTGGGCAGACGCGTCGATTAACTTTTACAAATCTCGCCTCAATGTCTTCAAAGAAATCGTGCCCAGTAGATGATGGCATGCCGACTGAAACTGCTTCTTTCATTATTGTCAAGACATTTTCAAATTGACCGTCATGAATAAGATTTACTGAATTTTCCAATGCTTCTTTAAAAGCTTGACGCTTACAAAAATCAAGTGCCTTGTCTTTAACATATGAAAGGTCACCATTATCAGGGTTAGATTTTACTCTATGAAGATACTCGACAATTTGTTCTCTTAAGACAGCGTCATTACCCTGTGTTAGATCTTCTCTTATTATGCTTACTAGCAATCCCAGTGTTGGAAAGCACCTATATTTTTTGTGATAGTTAAAATATTTTTCTGTCAAGTAATTTAGATATTTTATCTCAAAAAAAGACGGGTCCATCACCTCGATCATCTGTGCTGCCCATGTATCATCATGCAAGAGACCTTGAAAGATCTTTTCTTGAAAAGATTTGCCATACTGCTTGAAATGGCCTTCGTGCGGTTGTGTAGCTTTCTTGTCACTAGCAAGACTCATCTCAACTCCTGATCGAAAAATTTAATGATAAAAAAAGAGCGTCTACATCAAACGTGTGTAGACCTTCTCTAGATAGCATTCTCATCACAGCTATCTTATTGCGACTGGGTTCAAAAGTATTAATGGCACCCTGTATTTTTTGAATTTGTGTTGCTGCTAAATTTGCTGTACCTAAATGCATAAGTTTCCAATTTCGCCTTGCAATATCTTCGCCTTCATCAATTCTTTTAAAAATTTTTGCCTTAGATTTAGCTTGACGAATCTTGCTCGAATTAAGTATGTCTTCAATACTGACAAATTCTGGGTTTGTCAGTTCTGGAAATTGGTTCACTAGTACCTTAAAACCTACACCTTTTATTCCTGGGACTCCGTCAGAAGTATCTCCACAAAATGATCTTGCTTGACAAAAATTATTTGGATGAATCTTAAATCTTTCCAAGACATCATCGACCTTTATGTATTTTTTGCTAGTAGGAGAAAAGACTTCGACTCGATCAGAAATGAGCTGATAGTAGTCCTTGTCAGAAGAGTATATCACACACTTCTTGTCTGTGAACATTGTTTTTGACATATACCCGATTGCGTCATCAGCTTCACAGTCGGATACATAAATTTGACATACTGGTGTGTGTTTCAACACATTGACAAGAAATGCAACCTGGCCATTCCTATTTGAAACTGTATCGGGTATTTCGGCATAAAAACGATTTAATCGCTGGGGTCTTCTGTTCTTTTTATAGTCTGGAAATATTTTTCTTCTTCTAGCTGAGCCGCCTCCTTCCCAAATTATATAAACTTGTTCCGGAAATATTTCAGCAACTATGTTCTTGAGCCCATTTAAAAAGCCTACAACACCACCGATAGGTTCTCCGTGACGATCTAGGGTTGGATTTGCACAAAAATGACGAGTAAAAACATTATAGGCATCTATTAGAAGAACTGTGTTTGAACTCATTCTACATTTCTGCCTCGAGAGCTATAGACCGAATCTCTTCGTAAGATTCAGGATCAATTTCTAACTCATCGTTTTTCATCTTTTTAACCATAGCTACTTCGAGCAAATCATCAATATAGTGCGAATAATCTGGGTTTTTCATTATCTCACCAAACTTTGGTTTATGAAATTTCTTTTCCACCAAAATCTCACCTGTGACTACATCTGTCACTGTCAAACATTTCCAAGAACCCGTACCAGAAAGACAAACTTCTTTCCCGTTTATTGTTTCGGCGCCGTGTTTTCGTAACAAATCAAACACTTGCTCATGCTCTTTGATTCCGACGCCAAAATGAATTTCAAAGTCAATCTTTCTGAAAGGGGGAGCGACTTTATTTTTAATAGTCTTTGCTGAGACGTGAATTCCTACTACATCATCTCCGTCCTTTATTTGTTGACCGGCTCCAAGTTTTATTCTAGTTGAAGAATGAAATGGGATAGCTTTTCCACCGGGTGTGGTGTCTGGGTCTCCGTACATCACCCCTATTTTTGTACGAATTTGATTAAGAATGACAAACAGGACATTCTGGTTCGCTATGACACCTGTAATCTTTCTCATACCCTTAGAGATCGCTCGCGCTTGGAGACCTATAGACTCCTTATCATAGTCGCCAAGAAGCTCTGCTTTTGGTGAAGAAGCTGCAACAGAGTCCCAAACAATGGTTACGGGTATGTCTTTGTCCATTGCTTTTGCCTTCATGATCGTGGCTTCAGCGATTGATAACACCTCTTCAGTACAGTGCGTATCAACGTATACGAATCTCTTAGATACATCGACGCCTAGCATACCCAGGTTCTCAACAGAGGTTGCGTTCTCGGTATCAATATAAACTACAATTCCACCCAGACGTTGCGTAGTTCTTGCGATCTGGGTGGCTATGTGCGACTTTCCAATTGACGGTGGGCCAAAGATCTCTACGATCCTACCCTCAGGAAGACCCCCATCTCTTCTGTTAGAACAAATATAATCTAACAATCTAGAGCCGGTAGAAATCCACCTGTTGACATGCGTAGGAGATTCATCATACGCAAGGTTGTAAGCGACTCTTTCTCCCAACTCTTTGTTGAGCGAGTCAATTAAATCAGCAGTAAAATCTTCTTTATTAGATTGGTTACTAGATATTGTCTTCTTTTTTCCCATTGTTACCTCGTATTTAGATAGTAATGCGCTAGATACAAAGTGTTCATATTAAAAAAGGGCGAAACAAAGTTCGCCCTTTTAAAACTCAATCTAATTTTCTATCTACATAGACTCAAGATCAGCAAAAGCATCATCAAGAGACTTGTAGCTATCTCCAGACTTTTCAGTTGAACCAGTTGAGGTAGTGGTATTACCTGCGCCTTCGGTGCCAACATCATCGGCAGAGTCGTCGCCATTCAACCAGTCGTTAACAATCTTTTCTAGTTCATCATACGACTTAAGTGTAAAGAGTTCATCAAGATCTGGAATGGTCTTTACCCACTCTGCTGCCTGGCTGTCATCAGAAGAAAGTGCTGTACCCTTTCCTCGAGGACGAACTTCAGTCATAGCCCACATCCGACCCGGGGGCTTGTTGCACACAACCTTTACATCACGGCCGTCATGTGGGTCTGTAATGTCTCCGTAGTCCTCATCAAGCATGATGTTGAGAAGAGACTGATAAACAGTCTTTCCGAAGGCCCAAAGGCGTACACCCTTATCTTCTTCCCCTCGAACGATGACAGGAGCATAGGTCCTCATCTTAGGGTATAGCTTCTTTGCTAGCTCATACGATTCCTTAGAACCGTCGTCACGAAGCTTAGTGATAAGCTCCTGGATGGGGTCAGGCTTTCCAAACTGGTATGGTGCCAAAAGACCCGGGTTATTTCCAATATTGTAGTAGAAATAACGCTCCTTGAAAGGTTGACCATCATTATCTTGGAAGGATAGCAAGCGAACTGTGTGTTCTTCGCCTTCTTGCGGCCGCCACATCGTGTTTCGCTTTGAATTGTTACCAGAAAGCTGTCCCAGCTTCTTTCGAATTGCATCTAAATCAATTGCCATTTTTTATCTCCTTAATGTTTAATGTGCAAATGTCCAATTACTTGGCTTGTATAAAGTACTGTGTGTGTATTAGTTGTTCAAATATTTATTTGTTTGTCTTGCGACTTTTTTTGCCCTTTTTTCTCTTACCGGGCATGTAAGGTTTTGCTCCTCCGAAGCCGCTGCCGGCTGCGGCGGCAGGAGTTCTTCTCTTTCTCCCATGGGATGGTGGTGATTGGCCGAGGGGCAGAGTCACCCCTCTGATTGTTCCTCTAGAAGCGCCGCCTCCTCCACCCATACCAATTGCATTTATTTCTTCTACTTCATCTTCTTCTTCGAGTTCATCTTCATCAATAATGTCTTCGCCGTCTTCAGACTCTGCTTTCTTGGTCGGTCCCGGGTATGCGGGAGGTGTATGAGGAGGCTCTAAAGACAGTGTTCCTCCTTCTAGCAAGATATGCCTAACATATTCTCTAATCAAACCCTCTTCCATTGTTTCCTCCAACTCCTCATCGTAGCATTCAAATGAATCTTCATCGCATTCAGGATCGTAAAAACCCGCTAAAGGTGTACTGGTTTTTCTTGAGAAATCAGTTGATGCATAAGAAGAAGGATCGCCTACTTGACCTGTCAGGGTTGGTGACTTAATTCTTCCAGATGCATAACCGGGTGCTATATGAAATTCAGCTGATTTTGGCATGTATATACATATTCTCTACATTACCCTTTTAATACAGCAGTCAGCCTGATAGCGTTATTTAAAGCCACAGACAAAATGGGCTGTCCGTTATGATAGAACTTAGACTCATCTGCCAGAGCACCTGAGCTTAAGAGGACTGCTAGCCATTCATTCTTTGAAAGATTTATTCCCAAATGATTTAGCAGCCAGAGCGATCGATGTTCAACTGTCATTTTTTCAAGCTTTTCATTAAACTTAAAATGTTGACCTAGTTTTTCCTGGTGCCACTTGGATGTCTCTTTGACAAAAAGGTCATGTTCGGTGTCCCCTACCTTTCCTATTGCATGAAACAACGATACTGTTATCATCTCGTCAGACGTCAAGCCCAAATTGTGTGCTTCGTTTTCTCTCCTTAAGTGATTTAAGACACTCAAAGAATACTCTATGAGACCTCCTTGATAGGCCCAGCCCTGCTCTTCCCTGCAATTAAACGGGCACAAAGCAAGGCGCTCTCCAAGTGCCTCAATAAAAAGCTCATAAGACTCAGACCTCTCTGAAACTTTCTGACTTAACTTATAGAATAATTCAAAATTGGACTGAATTTTTTCTGTTGGTAAACTCATTCATCATCTCCTGGTAAATCATACACCAAGAGAGTCGATTTTACAAATTAATCTAAGTTTTTAAGCTCTGATAGAACGAAGTTACGAAGCTTTTCGGCTGTAAAAGTCTCAATGAGGTCTTCTTCGTGATCCTTGTTGTAGTGTAGATTTTCTCCACCTGACCACGCGTCTTCTTTAGCCTTGACATCTTCTGGTTTGTCTTTGTCGATTGCTAAGCCTGTTGCCTTCTTCATTTCTTCAATTATGATTCTTTTAAGATCACTCTTCTTGATTCTCATCTTTAACTCCTCAAGACTACAGGATTAATTATTAACGTCAACGCCAAATTATTAAACTTTAGATATGGAAAGTGGGAATGATTCTTTAAACCCGGAAATCACAGAGGCTGTTTTGACTAAATTCTTTAAATCGTCGACAGCAAAAGGAGCTACATCCAAAAGCAGAGCATCGTGAATAATGTAAATGGGCGTTATGCCCAAGTCTTTTGCCCGGATCTCTTCAATAATTTTTCTAAATCCGGACAGACACACGTCTACACCCGTCGATTGTATATAGTGACTCACAAGTAAATGTGAATCACACTTAGTGAATGTCAACGGGCGACCGTAATAGTTTTGTATTGAGCTTCCGCTTTCATGACACTCTCTTAACAACCTTCTAGCAAGTACGTCTATCTTAAAAAACGTTCTTATTTTATCCAGGACTATGGAAGCATCGACGTCTCGACCGACAATAAGCTGTAACTTAACGGGCGATATACCGTAAAGTGCTCCCATGACTGCAATTTTTAACTTTACTCGATCAAGTTTTAGCCCTGTTTTTAAAGCTAAGCTATCGTAGATATCTTTATCAAATTCGACTCCGGCAAGGCACCCAGCTATTCGAGGCTCTAGAGAAGAGTAATCTACTTGTATTATTCTTCCTCCGGGATATCTTGACTTAAAAATCTTTCTATGCTCTTTCTTAAGTGTAAGAATCTTGGGTCCTCTTTTAACAACTGTCCTTCCAGTCGCACCTTGTTGATAGACAGGAGGTGGCAGCTTGTCGTCTGGCTTAGGACTAAAAGAATTAAGCGTTGATATCAATGTCGGGTTCGTTTCTTGAGCCTTTAGATCGTTAAGAATTTTTTTATCAATCAAGGCAGGTTGCAAGCTCGTCAGTGCTTCTCTGTTGACTAGAAAGTTGTCGACGTATGTTGTATCATTTATCTTGTCAAGTGCGCTCCAGAGATCAGCCACAAGGTTAGAAATATAACTTTGGAACACAGCTCGAGGGAGTGCATGATGCCATGGTATTGAAAGTCCAGCGGGTAGACCACAAGTTGTATACGCAGTCACGTATTTTTCTGGTGGTCTGTCTCGTGGATCGATATTGAACATCAAGCACAAATCATTTAAAGACCTAACTGCATTGGGAGCATTTCCGTATATCCATGCATCTTCAGGTGGCGATGATACCCAAGAAAAGAGACCTGTACTCCTTTCACACAAAAGATTCTTATCTGTCCCTAAGAGGTTTTTTGAAATACAAACTTGCACATGTTAAAATAACACGCATAAAGAAAATGTTCAAGGAAGACGAGCTTCGGCAGCTTTGACTCTATTTTCCCACACAGTTTTTTGACTAGAATCTTCCTCTGAAGAAAATGAAGAGCCTAGCCAGGCGTTAAAGAGGCCTATTAGGCGCTTGCATTTTGCTTTATTGTTATCAGACTTTTTCTGCTTTGCGTCTTTGTCTTTGCCTGTTCTCCTGTCAGCGTCTTCTTTGTACCTAGCAGCCAGGATGGCTGCGCCTTCGATATCATGCAGAAGGTTTCTAGGTTTCACGCTTCTGAGCGTTGCTAATCTAGCTGCCTTAGCAGCTGCCTTTTCAGCAGCTTCTTTTGCGATCCCCGCTTCTTCAGCATGTTCGTTAATTAAGTCTGTTTCAACAATTCCACGAAGAGCTTGCTGGTTAGTAACTCTCACTCTTACTTCATCTTTGTTTGCATCAACTTCATCTATGGCAGCCGCTGTCTGATCATCAACAGTTGTTCCGCTCGAGCCTACACGTGTTGCGATATCTGACAGGCGTTGAGTCAGATCTTTAAAGACTGCATATCCCCCTGTGTATAAGAGATTTGCAGACGTCGTAAACTTTCCTGCCGCAACTTCATGAGACACACTCATTACACTGTACAAAGCATCAAGATCTGTGCCTGTTCTGAAGTCTACAAAAACTGTTTGCAAGGGTGCGATAATGGGACATCCTGGAAGGGTCAAGTTTAATTGTTGAGGCATCATAGTCATCGGCATTATATCTTCTTCGATACCAGAATCATCGCCTGGATCAGACCCCTTCAACATGTGAACGGTGTTCAAGTCAGAATTTGATGAGTTACTAATACTTGCAGCAAATAGTGCTGAATTACTAGAGCCTATGTCAATAGAAGGTGCAAAAGTTTTTAATAAGTCTTTGTATGCGTTGCCTCGTTTAAATACTAGATAGTCTCCTTCGTTTGACAATAGACCTAAATCTTCAGCAAAAGTATAAGCTCTATTTCTATCAATCGCACGTGAAACAGATGCTGTGTAAGGCTCCTCTTCACCTTCAGATTGATTAACTGCAGACGGGACATAGTCTTCAAAGATTCTATACATTAAATCTGTCGCTCCTGAATATGACATCGATTTTTCGTCTTCAATGTATATCCTCAAGATCTTTGACGATTCGCATGTGGCTGCGCCTCCTACTTCTGCTTTTCCCTCTGGGGTCAAAGGCTGGATTGGAGGTGCTTCAAACTGAACCTTTATCAGTGGGGTTCTGAACTCATAGGGGCCCGTTTCGTAAGCGTGCTTTAATGCTTCTGACCTTTTGCTGTTAGCAGTTTCGAGAACTCGTTCAGACTCAATTTCTTTATAATCAAAAAACCCTGTGTCCTTGTTTACAGTTCTTGTATAGTCGCGACCTTTTGATCCGAAGCCGTATTCTGCCCATCCTTGATTATCAAAAAAGACGTTCTGAATCAGTCCTACAAAATCCATTATCCCTATGTTGGGACCTTGTGCATTGGTAACTCGATCCATTGCAGCTTTAAAGTCTGGCCAGTGGATTGGTATCGCTGCGATTGACATGTTGCTTATATAAGAAGCTCTGTCATTAATAACACCCCATATCACTTGAATCTCGTCAAACTCAGGAAAACCTGGGGCGTATGTCAGAGGTGATACGACGTAGAGATTGAAAAGCTTTCCTAGAGAAACATAGTCTCGGTTTTGCTTTCCTATCAACATATACTTTTCGACGCGTGCTGAATCTTTTAAGTCAGGCTTGTATTCGTAAAGCCTTGGGTGTGTACTACCTCCCCAGCATTTATCCCAAACGAGCCAAGGATCAGGCGCGTCCCAAACTCCAGTCAACTTCTTAGACGCAACGCTTTTGATTGTCTCTCTTGCTGAAGTCAACGCTGATATGTTTGACCCACCCGACCCTATCAATTCTTCTAGTGCAGCTACTGCATCATCGGGAACAGCATCACCAGCTTTTTTTGCAGTCGCTATTAAGGCATTGATTGAGTCAAGTGCTATAGGAAATGTAAATTGCTTTCCGGCTTTGCCTGCTGATTCAAAAATCTTTTTAATTCTTGTCGTAGGAAGGCCGGGGGTTTTTTCAGGCAAATAATCACGTATAGAGACGATGAGATCTTCCAGGTCTTGCAACATCCTCTGTTCAGATTTTGCGACATCATCGAGTATCTTTCCACCCTCGATAAACTGTTGTGCTCCGCTAGCTGCAATCGTCAACGTTACCTGAACTTCTCCTGTTGGAGTGAAAGAATACGAAGAGTTTGCAATCATGAACGTCTCAGATCTTCTCATGCTATTGATAAATTGACCAAAAGGTGCGTCGCCTATCGGCAAGTTTGCATCTGGATGGATCCAGCCATATTCTATTTTTAGATATGTAGTGCCCATATGACGTGGGCTTACGAGAGATGCTATTTCTGCAAGTCGAGATCTGTCATGCAGAGTAAAAGTTAGAGACCCGTCTGTAAAGATAATAGAGTTTACTTGGGGCGCTACATTTAGCTTTATGCCCATAAGAGACATGAACGGACGGTATGGGTCGATTACGCCAGATGTGGTTCCATTAAACCCACCTATTCTAGTTACTGTCCCACGGCGCTCGTCGGAATTTACCAGTGTTTGTGGTGATAAGAATACTTCCATGCCGCTTACATTTCTTATTTTCGATTGTTCAGCCTTCACGGACGTATCGTCTGCGCCGTCGGGCATTTCCAGCCTGTTTGAAGTTTTTGACCATGATGTGGAAGAGAACTCATCCTCGCCTAGTAAAAACCTGTATAATGATGGGACACCTTCTGCATCTACATTATCTGTACCACGACCTGGTCCGAAAAATTGAACGTCTAAATACGGCACACACCTGGACAACTCAATTGTTGGAAGTGCATTAAGAAAGATGTGCAGAGCTTCAGAATTTCCTGTTTCTCTAGAGAATGTTATATCATTGCTGCAAATATTGGTTATTATGGGTTCTTCTATCTCTTCTCTATTTTGGGCCACCACCGCAGCAGGCGATGTCGATTCGAGTACCCTCATCATCATCACCGTCCAAACACCCATCCAGCATGTGGCATTATCAGGATTTAAGCTAAATCCACCTCCGGCTGCCGGAGAAAGAGTAGGCGGGCCAAATGACTGCACTACAACTTTGCCTGCAAGATCTCCAGTATTGGCTTCTAGCATCTGGATGATCTCACCTATGGGTGGGTTTCCATTACCGACCCCATACAGAGAATTGCGAAGGAGAGAGATCGCATCGATTTCACTCACTGTCTTAGGAATTGCTGCGTTCGGCCCTGTATCTGTGTTTCCTTCAATATTATTGACAGGCTCAAACGTTACAGCGTCAGCTATGCCTTCAAGCAATCCTGTATTCCTACCCAGATACTTGGACAACTCATTTATTACTTCATAAAGATTTGATGGGTTCCATCTTTTTATTTGATCGCCAGACATAAGCCTACTATAATGCGTTTGATATAATACCTAAATCTGTAGGTATTCTAAGAAAAGTTCCGGGTGGGCACTGCAGACCCCAACCTATGTCGGAAGCGGCGGCTATTACCCACCAGAGGCGTGTGTCTCCATAGTATTTGTGTGCAACGTGATCCAACCTCTCAGATTCTCTTAGGGCAAGCTCTTTTACAGGTACTTTTTTCCTCTTGACAAGCCCACGTACAACCCTTATAGCGTCAGATGTTCCGTAGTAAAGCCTTTCACGCTGAGAAGTTATCTTATGTCTTTTCATTCGTTAGTCTCCATTCGGCTTACTCTTTTCATATGGCCCTCTGGCAAGCTTACCTACAGAGTTTCCAGCATTGTAGATTGGTGCCCTGTTCATTCCGTACTTATCTAATCCAGGCCCAATATCGTGGATTGGGGAGAATGAGATTGTAATCTGACAAGCTTTTGGCGCTTTTGATCCTTCTGAAGTTTCCCAGGTTATTTGATCAAGCCACTGAAAGTCCATCTGAGTTATGAATCCTGCGAGGCCTCGACCCATGGAGGATTCAAATGCCCTGACAACTGGGTTTGTCTCAGAAGACATGAATTCTCCAAAGTCTGGTGGGTCTGCAGCAGGTGCGTACTCAATTGAATCAGGATCTACTTCAAAGACCCCGGCCTTGGCAAGAATATAATACGGTATTACAACTTTAGAAAGATCGAGATCCCTAACCTTCATAGCTTGTTGAAATGTCCCATATTTTAAAGCCGCTGCCGCCAGGGCGCCGGCGGCACCTACCACAGTTTTTCGGGCCGGAGGTATGGGCGCAGTGACTTTACAATGAGCTATTCCGTATTTTGATATATTGCCAAAATCGCCAGATGTCAATCCCATTTCTAAAGATTCTAGTGTTGGTTCGATTTTTGAAATCTCAAAGACCATACCAGACGGAACCCAAACTTGACGCATCTTTTCTTTTCCGTCCTTCTGGATCATGACTTTCACTCTTTCTTTACTGGTGAATTTTGCGGAAATTGCGCCAAGGAGAGGCGGCTCGGCGTATTCTGGAGTTGCACTTTTATTAATCGCTGAATTTACATCTTCCGTCAGCTCGACTGCAGAGATGATATCAGATGCAGCCTCGGCAGCAAAGTCTGGATTTACACCTGGGCCGAAAAGCCTTGCCAGTGCAAATTTAGAATAATTTGATTTTATTAAATCACCTAATCTCAATCGAATCATTGGAGATGCTGCTAGTACTTGTGAGAACGGGGCAGTAAAAGGTTTGTCATCATTTACGTCTGGGTTTTGCACCATGGTTCCGCCAGAATACTGTGGGTACATCAGTGTCGTCAGCTTGTTAATCTTCCACCACATCTCATCAAAATCCCTCGGATTAGTTGAGACAACCCAGAAGGTCATTCCAATCGCTCGCTGCGTATTGTTGTAAATCATCACTGGATCTGCACGGCCGTACCCTTGATTTGAGTCATAATTGGCTGTATAGGAATCAGATAGTGACGTCAAAAAAGCATTAAATGATACAATTTCGTTTGTTCTAATATCGTGAAAATAAAAAGGCATGTACTCGCCTTCGCAAAGATCTTCTACTTTTTTAACTAACTCGGCTGAAAGTCTTGTGTCGCCTGAATCGAGAACCTGTTGCTTGTATCTATGGTCATCCCCCAAAGCGTCTTTAAACTCATTTTGATAGTTTGGATCTTCTAGACCGAATGATACTATTTCACCGCCGACAGATTTTGCCATTGTCAAGACGTCTGCACTTATCAAGTAAGTACTGGGAGGGGCTCCCTGGCGCCAAACTAGTGTTTGATCAGCCCCGTCGATTGTATATCTACTTTTACCTACTCGATATTCTTGAATTCCTGCCTTTAACTCTATTGCATCGATTGATGAGACTTTTGTATCAATAACTCCTGAAGCATCGCCAGGTTTAGAAATTATCTTGGATGCATCAGCTTCAATAAGGACGTCTTCGTAGATATCACCCATTGCTGCTAGCATGTTTATGTAGCCAATTAGTTTCGAGTTCCTAATTGTGGCAAAGAGGTCAGCAATTGCGCCTAAGGCAGCGAACAGACCTCCCTTGAAAATGTCACCAAACGCCAGGCCGATCTCAATGGTCGATCTAATGACAGCACGGAAAACAATTGAATAATAACCCGGGGAGTCATTAATGTTTCTCCCGCCCGGCAAGAATGAAAATATCCCACCTGAGCCTCCTTTGAAGGCATCTACTTCTCCAAAGAAAATTTCTGTCCCTAATGATGTCGCCTCGACAAAATCCATGTTCGTAGGACGTACACCGAAGAACGATGGTTTAACAAGCGCCGCTCCGCTGCCTCGGAAAAATTTACCTATTTTTCCTGGGTTTGGGTTGTTATACGATGATACTAGCTTATTACTCGATGGAAGAGGTAGGATCAGTGCACCAATAATCATCGCCACAAGATCTACTAGTATTCCAATTGCTAGAACAAGCGCAATGACAAGCACAGTCATTCCCATTTTTGGTGTTGCGCCGAACGGTTCAAGTGGGCTGTTTAAAACACCCCAAGATTTATCACGAAAACCCTTGTAGACTTTTGTAACAGATGCACCTTTAGTCTCTCGGTTTCCTCCGCCGAAACCGGGTTTCTCGACATTACGAGCAAGAACATCATTGGGGTCAACTTTTGTAGCCCCTAGCTGCTGGAGAGAAGGTAGGATCGCTGCCAAGTCGCCCGTTGACGGTGAGTGTCCTGTCGCAGCTACGATGAGCTTGTGACCGATATCCTTCATCTCTTTTAGCTTAACACCCCCAGAGTTACTATCATACTCACCTAATTTGTCTTGCTTCGAAACAAACTTCAAAGCATCAACATCACCTGATGACATCGGGGATCTGGATGGGTTGTAGGGTGACTTACCATCGGGGTGGAATCTATTGAATTGTGTCAAAACTGGGCTTATTAAAGCTTTGTCACGAGCCTGCTTAAGGGCTTCATGACCGGTTTTTGCCTCATCTTTTCCTGACTTATCAACAACATCAGCTATTTGATTTCCATCAAAGGTTCCGCCGCCCTTAGCATCGGGTGCAGACCCTCCTGAAATGGTATCATAATACGATCTTAGACCTGCTGCGTCGATGTTTTTATCGTATGAAACAGCAGATCCGCCGGATCCTACTGTGTGGTGGGCGCGGCCGCCGTCGTCAGCTATGATAGAAAAATCTTCAGATCCCGGTTTTAAAAAATACCTGTTCGATTCATTTGTTTCTTTTGCAACATAGTCACCTAACGCATCTCGAATATCTTCTCGAAGATCATCAACACCAGGATCAGCTGTACCGTCTCCCTGCTGATCGATTATATAATCGATCTTGTCAGTACCTTCTTTGGCACCATAGGGGTGTGCCCTTAGAAAATCTTTTAATGTTGATCTTGACTCTGCCACTTAAGTTCACCTATTACTAAGTATTCATCTTCTGAATATTCTCTTTAAACTCCTGACGCTCTTCGTCAGATAGCTCATTTAATCCTTGATAGAATTTTGCGATGTTTGGCATGAATATACTGGTTATCTCTTCAACAAAACCTTCTACGTGTGCCTTCTGTTCTTCATCGAGCTGATCGTAGTACTTCTTGAATCGATCGTCTTCTTGAAGCTTCTTTTTAAAGTCTACATCTAAAAGGTCGGATGGGTTTACTCTTGATGACATTTCTTATCTCCTATTTGGGTGGTGGTGTCTTCTTAAATGGTAAGTGTACTTTGAAGTTTTCTGTTTGTAACATTGCCTTGGCCAGATTCTCTGCGTCAAGATGAATATCAAGCGCGAAGTTAATCGATATCGGCTTGTCTTTGATCTTAGTAAATTCTTCTACGATTGATAAATGATCTTCAATATCATCGATTGTGGCTTTCAATTCAATGTTAGGAATGCCTTCAACCAGCGTGTTGATTGTAGCAAGCTCCATTGCCAGTGCTTCGATGTGCCCCTGGAGCGTAACGGCAGCTTCGATTCTCTCATCCCAGAGTTCTGGAATATAACCATAAAGGAATTCATGCTGGAATAAATCAGCTAGGTCGTTACCATCTGTAATGGCGTCTTGCATGTAACTGTACATCTCAGCAAAAGTTCCCGCGTATGCACCCATATTGTATCCCGAAGCATTGGCATTATACAACATACTCCCGATAGATTCAAATGCATTGGCCATGACTACACCCGCTTCATTAAAGTTGTCTGTCATTGATGGACCCAGCTTCATTATCTTCTTTGATGACTCGTTCAAGTTGGACATCGAGTCCAACGTACTGTTAACCAACCCTACTTGTTTCTGGATAGCTTCTTGCTGCTCGGCGAAGGCGGACATGCCCCGGCCCATCATTTCGAGCATTGTTCCTCCGGTTGCCCGGTCTAGCGCCGTTTTGCCGTCTTCGGTTTTGGCGCGGGCTGTGTCTCGAACTCGTTGCTGACCATGCATGCCGGCGAGGTGCTGCAACTTGTTCTCCATCATCTCATCTGCGGAGATGTCCAACATCCCCAGGGCAACCAGTTGGTCATTTCCTGCGCCCCCGAAGCCGGCTTCACTCATTTCTCGCTGCATCTTCTTCCCGGCCAAGCCCATTTCAATCATCTCTACTTGGAACTTGTCATTCATCTTCTTGATGCGTCGAAACATGCCGTCGGGCCCGAGCATAACAGATTCAAAATCAGAGATTGCGTTTTCCATCGCAGACTGAGCAGCTGCTCGATCGAACTCAATATCTGATGCATCGTGCATTGTCTTGACGATGTCTTGAACACCTCCGACGACTGTCTGGATCATCTGAAATGCTGTCTGAATGCCTTTACCAGTTGCTGATAATTCTCCAGTATTGGGATCTATTCCGAATTTTCCTGCAATTGCCGGACCTATTGCCTCCATTGCGTCGAGCGCAGTGTTAATACCTGAGTCTAGGCCTTCAATCAGCCAGCTACCATTCTGCTTCATTACTTTGGATTCAGATCCGAACTTCCAAAATTTCTTCAGGGAATCGCCCATTCCGGACGAAACCCTGCCCCACCCTTTCTTTAGACTGTTTAGCGCTCGTGACTTCTTGAATGGCGCGCCGAAACCGTCGAGTAGCCAACTGCCTGCTTTTTTAAGTCCTCCTAGAATCTTCCTTCCTGCGCCTGATTTAGTGAACTTCTTTAAAAAGCCTAGAGACTTTGAGAACATTCCGGTAAACTTTTTACTCTTACCTTCTTTTTCAACACCCATGTTGATACCTTGCATCATCGGGCGACCAATCCACTTTGCAAGGTTTTTGGCAGGGGATCCTAACCCGATCCAGCCTCCTACTTTCTTTAATCCTCTTTTGACACTTTTCTTTGCAGAGCGGCCGATGTCTTTTGCTTTTTTAACTCCAGAATCGATGCCATCCATGATGCCCTTTCCTACTTCTTTTGCTTTGGCTTTGGCTTTATCTTTGAGGTCCCCCAAGCCTTTCATGAGATTACTGCCAAGGTTTTTTGCCATGCTCCAACCCTTCTTCACCCACTTGGCTGCTTTCTTAAACGGCCAAAGGAGAATGTTGACGATTGCATCTTTAGCCGCTGCAAAACCGTCGATCATCTCTTGCATTATTGGTGGGAGCGATCCGGGCAATAGCCAAGACCATACGCTCTTAATTATTTCCCAGGCTTTCTTGAACGGCCAAGTTATGATGTCGACGAAGGCTTGTCCGACTGAGGCGAACCATTCAATAGTGCTGTTCCAGGCGTCTCTAATCCAGTTTCCAAGATCTTGGAAGGCGCCCCAGATTACTTCTACAAATAGCCAGTGGAAGGCGTCTCCGAGACCTGCCCAAGAATCTATGAGCCCTTGTTCAAAATTAAAAAAACCAAATGTTAGGAAGTCACCAAAAGCTGCACCCCACTCTAAGAAGGCTCGAATACCCGAACCTATAGTGTCAAATACCTTTGATATAACACTGCCCGTACCAGTCCAAATGTCTTTAACCCTCGAGAGGTGCTCACCCATCTTTTTAAGCCCTTGCCAGAAGAAAACTACGGGTGTTACTAGCTTTCCAAACAACTTGCCGACACCTTTCAGCAGGCCTGCAAACTTTGATGTCTTTGGAAAAACATTTCCAAAGAAAGTACTGAATTTACTTCCTACGTCTTTAATCCATTTTCCGGCTGACTGAAACCACTGACCTACTGTATAAAGAGGTTTAAACATCTTATCAGCAATCTTTCCAGGGCCGGTCAGCCAACTGAGGAATCCGTTCCACGCTGCTTGAAAAGGTTTGAAAATAAAGCTGGCACCCTTCATTGCGTTCCAGATTGTACTGAAGAACCCTCCAATAAACGCTCCCGCACCAATAATACCCAGACCTGCAACTTTAAGAAGAACAGCAGGGCTGAAAAGTGCCATTAAAGCTAAAACGATATAGGCCGCTTCTTTAGGATTAGATTTTGCCCATTCATAAATTCCCTTGCAGATCTCGGCCAGAATCAGTTCGATGTAGGGCCAGAGAGCTTTGAAGAATCGACCCCATGCGCTGAAGAGTTTCGCAAAACCCGATTCCATCTGGCCCACGTTTCCTTCCCCGGTTAGGGAGGCTTCGAACATTGGGAAGAATTCCTCTAGAGCCTTTGCAGCAGCAGTTACTAGTTCAGCTGCCATTCCGGCGAGGTAGTCCAGGGCTTTCATAATGGCATCTTTGAATCCCATCCCAAATACTGATTGGAATGTCTTGTCAAAGTCTTGAAATGCTTCGGTAAATTTACCCTGCATCAACAAGTCAAAGAATCCGCCGGGTCGTGCAAGCTGGTCCATCAGTGGAAGTAGCTTGCTGATGTTGTCAATAATCTTGTCGAAAAACCCTATGTCAACGAGGCGTTGGAAAACCTCACCTAGCTTCCAACCGAGTTCGTACATTTTCTCATTAAGTTCTTGAAACGACTGAAGATCGCCTTTTGACTTCATAAAGTCACTAAAGCCTTTCGTGATGTTCTCAAATATTCCACCTGTAGACAGAATTTCAATCATCTTTGAGAATTCATTAGTGAGATTCTTTACTGCGGCTGTCATCTTGTCCGCATCTGACATCTGGTCTTTTGAAGCTTTCTTCAAGTCTTTGACTGATTTACCCCTGTTCTTTTGTGAGAACATCAGCTGGGCTTCCTGCTCTGATAGGCCTGTCTGAGAAGCGAGGAGTCGTAACTGCGCTGCATTCATCTTTTCAGATGATTTCCCGGCGGCGAACATTCTCTTTCGCAACATCTCCAGATTCTTAATAGGATCCTTGGCAGCATTTTTCATCATCTTCATTGGATTTAGAGCCATGCCGAATGCTTGACCTAAAGCAGCTGCTGACTTGGCAGCATTATCGAAGTTCATAAACTTGTTTGTGATTTTAGCCAGGGACTTAAATGAAGTTCCAAGAGATCTTAAGCGACCTGCAGTTACGGCTGCAGTCTTAATTGTGATGTTACCAAAGTTGGCGACATCAGCCATTATCCCACCGATATCTTTCGAGATGACCTTTTGAGCAACCCCTGTTGCTTCCATCATTGCGTAGGATTGTTGAACTAATTCATCAGAGAAAGAATTCAGGTCTCTTCCAGTAGCTAAGGCTCGTGTTCCCAAAGCTTGCATTTCGGTTGCACCAAGACCCAGCACCTTGCTTAGAATGAGCGTATTTTCAATGTTTGGCATTAGGCCATTGGCATCTAAAGCGTTAAATGTGTCGCCTAGATCTTCAGCAGCTTTACCCACTGCGGCATATTCCTCGCCTGACATGAACTTGAACATGTTGCCAAACTTTTTCTCAACTGCGCCGGCGCCCTTGGCCATCTGGCGGAGACCCTTTGCTTGAGAACCGAACTGAGTTGCCAAATCTTGAGACTTTTGGGCAATCTCGGCACGCTTTTGGGCTATTTCATTAGCCATCTTCATCAACGCATTGACGACTTTTAGAGGTGCAATTATAAGGTTGAAGTTAAGCTTTAAGAAAGACTTGCCTAAAGATAGGAAGCCACCTCGCATCGCGTTGGCTGCTTTTGTCGCAAGCTCAATCGCGCTAGCCATACCCTTTAATGCTGCTGCGGCTACACCGGCTGCTCTACCAAACTTCTTTGTATCTTTAGCTGCTACACGCAAGGCCTTGCTAAGGGCACCTGTCATAGAGTTTGTTTTAGCAAGCTCTTTACCAAATGTTGATCCAAAATCTCCGCCGGCGTCGGAAAGCCGGTTAATCTCTTGTGAACCTTTTCTCCATGCAGACGTAAGCTGTTGAGAGAGCTTTATCTGCTCACCCATAGCATCATTTATGTCATTTAAATCATCAACATTGATATCAGATGCCATTAGACAAACCGCCTTACGCTACAGTACCTGTAAAATAAATATACAGTTCTTAAAAATCTAGGTATATAAGGCGCCTACAAAGGCCAGTCAATGCCTACTTTTTTCAATTCTAAGACAGCTACTTTTTTCTCATTAACAAGGTCTTTTACCTCAGACAATGTTGTCTCTTCTGAGTCTAATGCTTCTAGAAGAGCAAGTGAAGCATCGTAGGCACGCCCCAATGTCTCTGTCCTTTTACCTTCTCGCTTAAGACCTGCATATTCCTTGCGCTCAAGAAGAGAAGAAGCAGCCCCTATAATAATTTTATCATGAGTTTTCATTTGGTACCTCAAGATTAATTATCTTCTATCACGTGCTTCTTCTTAATCTTGCGGGAACTTGGGCCCTGTTTTTACCAGAGAGCATCCTTGATTGTGCGTCTTGCTGGTGTGCTGCATGTGGGTTAGGCTGTTGTTTTTCGTTAGCCTTTTCAATTTCTTTACCTGTTCTTTCTATAAACCAGTGTCGATACTTGACTGGTATGTTATAGGTCTCACTATAAGTGAAACCCATGTAATACATCAATAGAAAGTGTTGCTCAAGAAGTGCTTCTCTATCATTCGGCGTCAGGCCAAAAAAAGTTTACCCCGAGAGGTACCCCCAGTTCAGACCCCTCTCCACATGCAGGACACTCAAACCAGGAGGTCATGTCTATTCCTGGCTCTATATCGTCCATGTACTTTCTAAGTGCACGTGAGTCCCTTGCGGGCATATTTCTAATAAAGTTATTAATCTTTGATCGATCAGTAACTCCAGCGACTTCGACAAGAGTATGTTCAAGCCGTTGAGTAATATTGCTCTCTGAGATCTGTCCCATCTTCTTTCTTCTGGCATCGATCCTTGTAATTTCTTCTTCATCGGCGCCTGTCAAGAATCTGAACTTTACCTTCTTCTTAGTATAAGGTAGTTCGAAAGTAAAGAGGTTTTCACCTATGTCGTCTGGTGCTGCTCCTAGCCGGTTAATTGGCATTTCGGCTAAGTCAAACTCATATTTAGAGGATGTTCCACATTCAGGGCATGTTACCTCTGTTTTATACTCAGCACCGTATCCTGTAACTCTTAGAGCTATCATCAAAGCGTTTCGGTCACCAGAGATTAGGTCGGCTGCTCTAATGTTTTTGTCAACTAAGCAAGACTCAATTAGGTGTGTGATTACTGTCCCCTTTTTAATAAGAGCACGTGATGTCAGAATATCTTCTTCTCGAGCTGTCATAGGACGGATATCTACAGTTTCTTGGCCATGAAGAGGGTGATCTTCTGGATAGACTTGTCCTAAAGACGGCAACGGAACAGATTCATAAGGGATCTCTAGCCCAAAATCATCTTTCATTACATTGCTTATTGGAGCTCCTGGCATTGCCATTTTAGGTGCTTCTTCTTCAGAAAAAACCTTATTTCTAGTCTGTTTCTTTTTGTTGCTCAATTTAAACTCTCCTAATTGACCTTATCAATTATTCACAAATACCCAATTTTAGTAAAACTTATTTACACATAATTGTCAAGAAAATCATCATCAAGACCATCGTCTAAGTCATCTTCAAATTCATCTTCAATGTCTGCAAGCTCATAGATCTGATCTATGTCTTGAATATCTACAAATGTATCGAAGTGATCTTCTGCTGTTGATAAAATATCTTCTTTGCCGAAGTAAAAATCCAATTTATCTTCGGGCACTTCAATTGTATCTTCACCCTTACCGTGGGTTACATCTAGGATGTATACGTTTACTCCCTGTTGCTTTTTAACAGACAGTACATTGAATGGTATGTCTATGTCGACACCTAATGATTCTGCACAATCCTGGTCACTTATGCACGCGATGCGACGAGAAGGCTGCACGTCTTTGAGCTTTTCACCATACTTTTGAAAAAGTAACTTTGATGTATCCATGGTAAAATTTATTTTATTTTTCTAAACATGTAAAAATTAAAAAACTCTCGTAGTAATCTACGAGAGTTTTAAAGCAAAGCTTAATGACTAAATTATCAGTACTGCAGTACGCAGTTGTCAAATCTTAGTGTCATTGCGATTTCAACTAAGTCTGATCCGTCGTAAGACAAGTCGTTGAAGTTAGCTTCTGTGAGAAATGCTCCCTTAATATCCCACAGTTCAACAACAGTACCTACTGGATCTAGAAGCTTGAGTTGACAATCACGCTTGTAGAAGTCAGCATAACCTGCGCGACCTGATACAGACTCGAAGTGTGTTCTTACCCACTCCATTACCTGTTGGGCACCAGAAGGTGCGATCGGATCGTGCAAGGTTACAGACATTGTGCCGAACGTTGTTTTGCCGGCGACGTATCTGTGGTGGTTAATCCATGGAATTGCAACTTCCTCTGTGGTGTACGTTGGACGTGCAGCGGTTTTCATTAAGAATGCATCAATGCCCTCAATAGCGAATACCCATCGAAATTTTCTTTTGGGCTCGAACTTATTTGGGAGCATGTCAGTTACGGAAAGAGTATCAGCCATTTTGGGTTTCTCCTGATGATATTATGCTAATAATTATTACACTCATTTATTTTCTATCCTAAATTTCTGCACCAGCATTTGTGATGACGAAGTCTAGTGATATGAATTCTGCAACTCTTGTGGGTTGCAAGAATATCTTACCTCTTAAGGTGTTGTTTTCTACATCTGCCTGCGTTGTTGTAGATGTGTCAATTACTACCTTGAATTTATCCAGTCCCTGCTGTTCTTGGATTCTAGTAAGAATTGGTTGTACAGCGCCTGAGAATTTTGCGAGCGTTGACTCTCTGTTTGGTTCGAACAGAATTCTGTTAGCTACTGCCTTGACTTGTCTTCTGATTTCAATCAACAGTCTTCTCACGTTGACTCGATCAAGCGAGCTCTGTCTAGCGAGAAGCGTCTTTTGACCCCAAACGACCATGCCTTGTGAGCCTGGGAAGCTTGTTAGTGGGTTTACATCTGAATCATAAATTGTATCAAGGTTTGCACGACTTAATTTCACTGCGCCTTTTCTTCCCTCAGATGAAGGATCTAGAGCGCCGCGGCTGAAGCCAGCTGGAGCGAACCATGGGTGAGCAACTCTATCATTTTGAGAGAATGCACCCAGGACAACAACAGAAGGCGGTACTTGCAGGTTTGATCCTACGAATGGATCTCTTACTACCACATCGGGGAAGTAAGCTGCAGCAAATGACGTGTCCAAACCTCTGTCTTTGAAAGCTGTGATAGTGTTGTTGACACCCACATCTTGAACAGAGCCTGTTACAACCTTATTGTCGACGTCGCGCTCTTCGATGTCCATGATGTACATTGCATCAAATCTTGTTTCAACAGCTGTTATTGCCTTGTCTGTGATTTGCTCGTGCCTGATACCTGGTATTGCCAGAAGCTTAATGTCGACATCTGCCTTCGTAGAAATAATATCGAGTGCCTTAGCGTAAGCCGAAACGGTTGGTCCATCTGACTCACCCTGAGCTGCCTCGTCCATTTCTCTCTTAACAGCATTGTTAAGTAGTTTTGACTTGTCTTCATCGAAAATGTTGACACCGTCATATCCACCTTGAATAAAGAAGGTGAACTTGGCATATTTTCTAACACCCGGATCACTTAAGTCTGTTGCTATATTTAAGCCGCGTGTCTTGTTAGAAGCATTTGTAGCGATACCACCAAATCGGTGATATGATGCACTGTGCCACTGCTTAGCGTCGGGGGTCCCTGATGTTCCTGTTCTTACCAAGATGTTCTCAAGTGTGAAAAGCCCACCTTGGAAATTGTCGGCGTCAAGGACTCCAAATTGTGTAGAGTTAGCTGTCCCTGCATTGTCTCCTGCCCATGCTGGTTGATATGTTTCTTGCCAACCCGGGAAATATGTGGTATATGACTTCAGAGAGTTATTAAACTTCACGCCTCTGTTGAGCTCAAGATGATCGTCTTGCTGCTCAAACTGAATGCCCCAATAGTACGTTGGATCTGACTGCTCTTTTGGAGGTCTGTTTACCTTAATGTTCTTTCTGTAAGGAACGGGCAGTGTTTGAGCTCTCTTTAAGACTGATGCATCGTTCATTCTTCCGACGTGATTCGGTGGAGTTGTTAAGCATTCTGTTCCAGATGTTACTAGGTGGAAGTGACCTCTAAACCCTACTGGGAGTGAAGTGTCTTCAATCTTTCCGTCCGTCACGTCATCATTTAATGAAACTCTAATGTAGCTCGATCTATTGGGGTGTTCACCGTAGTTGACAAGCTTTTGAGCACCCAATTTCTTATCAAAATCGAACTTCGTATATTTGTCACCGACAACTCTTGGCAAGAACCTGTCAGAAAGGGGGTTTAAAGATAGGCCTCTAAACTGCTCCAAGACGACACGGTTTGTATCAGTATCATAGAAGTCTCTAACAAGCAGATCAAAAGTTCCGTATTTATCGATATCTGATTTTGAATTCTGGATATTTTCAATTGAGATCTTAAAGAGATGGTTGGCATATTTACCGTCGTCTCTAGAGAAGATCTTGAATAGATTAACAGGCTTGCCACCAAACTTCTGAGAAATTACCCATGGAGAACGTGGTTCTCTGTACCTTGTCTCGAACCCTTCGTAGTTAGGTGCCTTGTTAGAAGCGTTTGTGTTTCTTGCTAACGCTCCTGTAAGTAAGAATGCTACATCTTGATAAATTGGTGCACCTGCGCCGGCTCCGGAGCCGTTTACTTCAGTAGCACCTTGTTGAAGAACTCCTGACCCTGTCACCTTAGCTAGCGCAGGGTGAATGTCATAGTGAGCGTACAGATAGTGACCTGCTTCTTCTATTTTTGTAGGATCTGTGTTAAAGACACTAGAAATGTAGTTTCCTGCGTCAGGATCAAAGGATGATGTAATGACATTTGGATATTGGCCTGTTCCTTTGTGTCCATTGAGAAGCATTACGAATTCTTGCTTTCCGTTTCTGATGTTAACAGAACCTGTCATGAAACCGAATGCTGGTGATACAGAACCTGCAGTTGTTGACTGAGGCGTTTGCTTACTTGCGCCGGCTGCGGTGATTCCACCAGATAGTGATAGAACAACGCCAGAAGGTGCTAGAACAACTCCTCGAATGATTGGTGTTGAACCACCAGTTCCTCCGTCAAAGGACGTGGCTGAACCCTGAGACCCTGTAATTGATACTCTGGGAGCGCCTCCCGTCATTAAATCATGTCCTGAAAGTGCTACGTTTCCAATTGGTCCGCCGATAGACTGTGTAATGTGCACCACAGCTGATCCGGCTACGTAATTTACCTCGCAGCGAAGCTTATTACCCGAGGCTGAACCTGTTGAAGTAGCACCTACACCGAAATTGATCGCGTGGTGAAGGGAACCGAAGATCGATCTTGCAAGTTTTGCAGCAGTGTTGACTCCGCTGTAGCCGATCGCTCTAGAGGTTGACTGTTCCTGCGTCTTTGCTGCGTTGATCGATGCAGAGTAAACATTGCCCATACCGTCTCTAAAGCTAAATCCTGAGTCGCCTACTAGGGTTGCATATCCATCAACGGTCAGACGGACCTTTGCACCCACTTCGTCAAGCTGGACGCCGGCGTCGCTTAAAGCTGTACTTCTGTTAGACTCTGACATGAAGCAACCCAGGAAGTAAGTCCTTCCTAAGGGAGAGGAGTTACCCTTTGTTGCGTATGGGTTGTCGCCTAATTTTCCTGTTGGTTGAACTAGACGTTGACCAACAACAAATCCTGCGTTAGTTACCTTTCCATCAGATGCCTTCTTTTTACCGTCACCCGTTCCTAAGACTCTCACGTATGTTGCTGATTGTGCATTTTTTAGCCATTCAACAACTGCGATTGGACCGAATTTTTCTGCGTCGGTTTCACCAAATTCTGCAACGAAGTCCTTGATTGTTCCGACTGTAACAGGAACAAAGGCTGGTCCTCGATTCGCAGTTCCGATAACACCAGCTGGAACACCAGAAGGCGTGACTCCTGACGGCCCTGATAAATCTATTTCTCTTGTGCTTACGCCTGCGCTTTTAAAAGTTAATTCTGGCATTCCCCAGTTCTCCTATAGAGTGTTTCAATTCATAACTATTCATTACACGAAACTTGCGCCAGTTGTATCGACAATAAAGTCAACTGAGATGAACTCTACTGTTCTTGTCGGAACAACGACGATCCTTCCGTTTAATCTATTTGCTGCAACATCCTCTTCGGTGTTGTTTGAGCTGTCCATTGTGACAGAGAATTTTTCAATTCCTGCTTGTGCCTGTACGAGAGCTAAGAGAGGTACAACCTGTCCTACGAACCTAGATCTTGTATCTGGCGTATTCTGTTCAAACACGAACCTTGTCGCGATGTTAGAAACAATTCTCTTGACTTCAAGCATTAATCTTCTAACATTGACGCGATCAAGTGCCGACTTAGAAGCCTGCAGCGTCTTTTGACCAAAGATTACGTAACCTTCTCTAGGGAAAGTTGCGATTGGATTAATCCTTGAATCGTAAAGTGTATCTCTGTCTCCAGCATTCAATCTTACATCGACTCTGTCTACCATGTCGAGTGCCGCTCTATTGAATCCCGCAGGTGCGAACCATGGGTATGATACTTTATCATTATACCCTAGTGCTGCAATGGCTGCGACAGATGGCGGAACCTTAGCTTTCCTTCTATTGTAAGGATCATCAATAAAGACATCGGGGAAGTATGTAGCTACGTAGTTGTTGTCAAGAGCTCTTCCAGCAAACTCTTCTGATGTCTTCTGAACGTCAGGTTTGGCAGTTGAGTCATCAAAGAGACGATTTCCGCTCTCATCGTACTCGACTAAGTCCATGAGATACATCAACATACTGTATTCCTTAGCTCTTTGAGCTGCGTAGTCTGTTACAAATGCGTCTCTAATACCTGGGACTGCGAGGATGTTAGTATTTACTGTCATCTCGTCTGTCATTATTTTAACGGCTGTTCTATAACTTGCGACTGCGTTGTTGTCCTTTCCTGAGCCTGCTACGTTTACGGCGGCTGCGGAAGCATTTACAAGCCCTGGCGACCTGAATGACGTGTTTGCACCTCCATTTGTATCTGTTGATGCGGATCTGTCATTTAACTTAGCAGCATTTACGTCAAGAATGTTGACGCCATCGAATCCACCGTAGAAGAATGTTGTAAACTTAGAGAATCCTGTAAATCTGTTGAAGTATACAGATGATGTTAAGTTAACAAGTGTTCCCAGTGTAACTCTATGCTTTCCTGCCGAATCTTTAATCAAGTAATTGGAAGGGTCTGGCGTCTCATTTCTGAGATAGGCTGCAGCCTTCATGTGCTCTCCAGCTGAAGCTGTAAAGTTACTTACGAGTACTGTTGTGACTTTTTGAGATGCGCCTACAAAGTTACCAAAAGCTACCTTTGAAAGTGAGAACTTATTGTTACAGAAAGCGTCAGCAGCTGAACCCGTTACAAGGTTACCCATCTTTGCCAAGCCCATGAACTTACCATAGTTCTCGATTATCTGATTTTGTTGTGATCCATTGTTCGGCTTGAATGATGCGTTTGCAATAGAACCTGTCTCTGGAACTCTTTCAAACTGAACACCCCAGTAGAATCTTGAATCAGGCACCTCGTTCTTTCCTGGTTTACCTGGAACACCATCATCATTCGTGTTTTCATATTGGCCTTTTGTGACCTTAAACCTGAATGGGATTGGTGGAACGATTGAACCAGAGAGGTTTCTTGCTGCCTTTGCTCCGTCGGATGAGCCGGAGGCTAACCAAGCGCCAAGTCTCAAGGGTGGGTGCTGGCCGTGGCCGCTCAAAAGTGCAGCAGGTACAGTTCTATCAGTCAGCTGATTGTTTGTATTGATAACAGGGACACCTCTGAATCCGAAGGGAAGTGCTGTTCCTGGAACCTCTCCCGCTTCTAAGACGTCAGAAATGACAACCCTTACAAGCTGAGACTTGTTGGGGTATTTTCCTTCGACAATGATTCGACGTTCTTCTTCGTCCTCGGCGTCATGATTATAATATGCCTTCATGTCTCCAATTACGGCCGCAACGTACCTTTCATCTTTTGGATTTAATGAGCAGTTAGCAAAAGACTCAATTACCTCAGGGTTGCCATCGGTGTCGTCAAAGCTTCTAATTTCTACATTGAATGTTCCATACGGGCTGGCCTGGTTGTCAGATTTTCTAAGATTTCTAATCGACACCTTAAATTTATTGTTGCCCCATGCTCCATCTGAAAGTGTCTCGAAGTGAAACAGATCATACTCAGATTTACCGAAAGGTTGAGATATGATTGATGGCGTCCTTGGTGTCGTGTATCTTGTATCGAACCTTCCGTACATTTGTCTAAATGCTAGACCAGATGGGTTCTTAGTTGATGCTGATCCTGAAAGTAGTCCTACTGAGCCTCCGTCGCCGGTGTGGCCTGCAACCTTTGCAATTTCTGGGTCTACAGGGAAGTGGGCATATAACAAGTGCTGCTCAGAGATGAACTTCGCTGGGTTCGTGTTGAGAACTTTCGCAATATAATTCTGATCAGACGGGTTTAGAGAGCAGGACAGAATCTTAAGACCGGGTCGCTTATCAGTTACGGCAAATGCAGATCCTGCAGATGATGAAATAGCTAGCTTGAAAAGACCCTTGAGATCTCCTGATGCTATTATCTTGTTAGAGTCTGTTATTGATCCTGCAGCAAACTTTGATTTTGCCGGGACTGAACCTGTCGGCGAAAGGATCATCATTCTCGTTCCTGACGGTACGAAAACTATTCCTCGAATTAAGTTTACTATTTCTTCGCCGGAGTAATCACCTGTGTCGAAAGAATCATTGTCAGTGAACATTGGCAAGGTGACAGATTCACTAGCAGAGAGGTAATGTCTAGCAGCAATGAACTGTACAGCACCTTGATGTCTTGCGTCAGTGCCTGGCTGTGCCATCGAATAAAGGGTAAAGCCTGCATTTTTAACAGTACCTTTTGCCTTTGTTGTTGTCATGTCATCTAGAGAATCATTAGCTCCAGCACCCAACACTCTCATATATGTTAAAGATGTCTTGTGCTTTAAAAATTCTCTTACTGCATACGGTCCAAATTTTTCTGGATCTAATCCGCCAAATTTAGTTCTAAAGTCTTCAAAGGCACCGAGAGTTACAGGAACGAACGCAGGACCTTTTTCTGCTGTGCCTACGACGCCCGCAGGAGTTCCTACGGGACCTTGCACGACAGGGGCAACGTCTATTTCTCTTTCAAAAAAACCCGGTGAACGAAAAGTTTGCTCAGCCATTAGTGTTTACTCCTCGAGTAGTTACATTATAAATATTAACGAACAGGTCAAAATACCACTGCCTGTGATTGTTTGTGAAAACTACCTGCTCAAGTGTGTTTAAAAATCTTTCCATCTATCCCTCACCCCCCTTTGAGTCAGGCACAAGAGATGAACTCTTGGATGAGAGAGTACCGCCTGGTGTCGGGCCGTTTGCCGAAGCTGCATTTGAAGATCCTCCACCGCTTATATCTAGTGACCCTAAATCACTAACTATCGTAGCACTTACAGTAGATTCCCCAGATTGTGCATCGCTTGACAGCACCCTCAAGAATCTTTGAGAATTAAATGGATCTTGTATATATTCAGGACGGCCTCTCCAGTGGAGGTCATCGCCATGGCGGTCGAGCAGCGCTGTATCTTCGAGCGTAAATGCATCGATATCAGATGCGCCTACTGGGTTCTGTGTCTTCGTCCCAGCTGCAACAGAAACCGATGACTGTGCTAGAGTAAAAGCAATGTTTGGTGCTGATATAAATCTTCTAAAAGGCGACACGGCACCTTCAGGTTGGTTTGCGACTAAGTACGCGTCTACGCTTAAGGTGAACGTGTACCTTACAATTCTTTCCTGATCTGTAAAGTCGTCAAAATTTGTCCCGTCATTTAATTCATCATCAACATAGGCTACAAACCAATATCCTTTGTCAGTTGTGATCTTGAAGTTATTGCCGGGAGCTTGATAAGCAAGTATTGTTTGCTCAAGAAGCGAATTCATATGCGTTGTGTATTGTGTCCAAAACGTTACTTCGTAAGTCATTCCGTAAAATTTTGGAAAAGGAACAGTGATTATCTCGTATATGTTAGATCCCAACTTGCTGTCTAGTGATATCGAAGTAGGGCCCTTCTGATAATCTCTGCTTGCAAGCCTTCCTGGTTCTGAATTTTGCTTAGGATCTTTCAAATCAGTTATCGCATCATCTGAAACTACGCCGTCTTGATTGTTTAAGTTCATCTTATTGACAATTCTTTGATATCTTCTGTCAGATGAGTCGAGCCTCTTTTTAAGTACTAAGTCTCCCGTATCTTGGCCTCTTCCTGTGCGGGATTTTGACTGTGTCATTCCTGATCTTCTTATTGAAATCAAAGGGAGGATTAACGCACCCTGGTCATCGCGAATCGGCTTGAGTCGTTTGACTAGTGCGAATCTCTCACCTGTTGCAAAAATAACAGGCACAGATTTTTGAGCGCCTCGATGCGTTACAGTTAATTTCAAGTCTTTGTCAAAAAGCGTGAACACAGCTTTGTCAACATCTTCGATTGTGCATGCTGGAATGTGGAAATCATCAGGTATGTTATTTCCTTCATAGCCTGTCGGAATACGCTTTGATCCATCAATGAACTCTCTTGTTTCGTACCTGTTTGTTGATGAAGCAGGTTCTGATAACTTTGATGTGTCTTTTGGTGCCATCTTATTACTTCCTACTCGTCATAGAAACTAGACCCGGCATTTGAGTCTGTTCCCTTATGAGATACTTCTTGAGGTTCACTGATAGGTTGTTCTAAGATACCCTTGTCTTGAAGTGCTCTTACGTCTCCTGTCTCCCCGAGGCTATTCCTATCAAAGCCTCGCTGCTGTACGAACTTGTCCTGAATGGCATCCTTTTCTGCATTTCCTTCATCAGTTGGCCCCAAGACTTTTTCTTCTATTAAGCTCTTTCTAGCTTGTCTACCTACAAGCTTCAAACCTGTCTTATATTCAACTTGCCCGTAAACATTCTTATCCCAGATAGCTGAAGTTACTTCGAAGAATATTTCTCCAAAACTAAAAAAGTCGCCCTCAGACACCTCGATCCCCTTGTCTAAAAGATCTCGATAGTGAAGGAATGCCTCGATGTTGTACGTCTCTTCAGATCCAAACCTATTTGTTCTTATCTGTTCTGGTGTCCAGTTTACCAAGGCATCTATTTCAATAGGTTCTTCAAAAACTTTCTCTGGTGCTTCTTCGTAGACTTCATGGACCTTAGTCTTCATTATCGACACAGAGTAGTAATAGATCTTCTGACCTATGACATCTTTAGTTATTTCTTTTGTCAGGTCAGAGATTAAATCTATTTCTCGAGGTGTGATAAAAAGTCTAGACATTACATCATCCCATTATAATAGCTTTGCCATTAGGCATGGGGATCATACTCAATTGTTTTCTAACAGACTCGGCTCTAGCTGTATCTGTCTCAACAATTTTGTCATATGTCATTGAGTCAAGCATCTCTCGAAGTTGACTTATAAGCGCATCTTTTTCTGCTTTTCCGGCAGAAACCAAATCGCCTCCGTTCAACTGTAGATCACCGCCCGGGATTGGAACAGAACCAAATTTGGATCGAATTAGACCTAGCAGTTCTTTGCTCAGTGCAAGTGTATATTGGCGTATCCACTGCTTAGCCATGCTGTTTATCTTAGAATAAGACAGATTTCCAAACGGTATGTTGGACATGTTAGAGACGCCATAGATTGTATCGTCTCTAAAGCTTGGTTTAAGTGGGTCAGGTGCAAAAGAAACTCTTAAAAACATCTTTTTTGGATTAGTCTGCGTGGGCTTTGGAAAGATTCGAATTTTTGTTCCAATAATCTGATAAGAGTAATTCGATCTTCTTACTTTTTGAGACACCTTCAGCTGTCCGGCTCGAAGGATATCTTCAAAGACAGGCAACACATAAAAGATTGTTTCTGGCGTGAACGACTCAAAACTGAATTCATTATTTAAGTAGTTTATTGCAGACGTCGTGTCAAAAAATCTGTATGCCTGGGTTGGATTGTAGTGAAAAACTTCTCTTACACGCATCTTAGATCTGTGTGTATTATTACTACTTGTAAACAATACATTTCCATCAGCATCTTTAAGATCTGAGTAGATGTCGTAGTCTTGTTGATCTTGAACTAGTTGAATCGAACCAGAGTGCATGTTATAAGAGCCTCCGATTCCGGCTTCCATTGCATAAGGTTCCGCAAACCGTCCCAAGAATTCTAAGTTTTCCTTAGGGTGTTTCTGTTCGGATCCGGACATACTACCGGTTGCCAACCCTAAGAAGTTATTTAACTGTGATTTAGTCTGATATTGATTAACAAGATTGCTATATTCAAACATAGCTTCTTCAAAATTTGCCCATACTTGCTTTTTTGTCAGCTCGACAGAAAGAATGTCATCCCCCAACTTACGCTTTATAAATGTAACCATTTTGTCAGCGTCAGACTGAAACTGGCTGTCGTCATCAAAAGCACCAAAAGGTGTAGGGCTTGTTGTGTTAGCAAATGTCGCCATGTAAACCAACTCCTTGAAATCGCACTTATAAGTATAAGAAAAACAGCCTAATTTCTTTTTGAAGAAATGCTAACTTTTCAAACAATTGCAATGTGATCTGTCTACAGTTTGTCACCAGGCAAAATAAAAAAAATCGATTTATTTCTATCAAACAACATAAAAGTCATGTTCTGGTGACCAAATTGCTCCTATCGGTGTCAAGACAAACCATTTTTTATCCACCATAAAACAATCTTCCAGCTTAACTGTTTTTTCATGTTTAACAATCAAAATACCGTAGCAGCTGTCAGCAGGACCGACAACAAAATGCACAAGGGCACCGACATGTGGATGCTTTCGGGACACATAGTAAGTATCTAAAAAAAAGCCGCCGACTCAAAAGAGTCGGCGGCAGTAAGAATTAATCGCTTCTATTATGATGTAGCAAGTGTTGCTGTGTCATTAAGAAGTGCAGTTGTGTGATAGCTGGTTCCATCACAGAAGATGCTAATACGATCTCCGATCTTTGGGTTAGCTAATGTGATCTTCTGCTGATTTGTGATTGGGGCAACAACAACTGTTGTTCCGTTGCTTGCATCAAACATCAATCCTTCCAATGAGTTTGCGCCTCCGCTGATATCAACAACGTGAGCGTGTGCTGAAGCTGAGACGATGTCTACATAGAAACCGGCTTTGGCAGCAGCAATTGTAGGAAGTGTTACGGTTCTTGCACCGCCACTAAGGACGACGATAGCACCTGAATCAGATGCTCCAAGGGTCACATTTCCTCCAGAGCCGTCAACAATTGCTCTTCGGTTATTTAGACCTGCACCGGTAGTAAGATCTACTCCGGTTCCGGACTCTTGATAGAGTCCTTTTTCATTTGTGTAATTTACTTTTGGCATAATAATCTCTCCTTTATAAGGTAAATGCTCCCGATGCGCCGGTCCCCCGCGGGTGTCAGGTGATTATGTGAATCGGCCCACATGTAAGTAGGAGTTTAAGAGAGAATTTTACTTAATCAAACCTGCTTTTCTAATCTTGTTGGAGACTCCCCGCGGGCCCTGTCTAAGCTCAGAACTAAACTCTGTATCTAGAATTGACAAAAGTTTGTCAACTTTTTCTTCAAGTGACACGACTCTTTCAACTGTTGACGGCTTTTTAACTGTCGTCTTTGTTGTTGACTTTGTTGTTTTAGTAGTTCTAGGAGCTACAGTCTTAGTTGCAGCCTTAGTCGTCTTTTTTCCAGTCGACTTCGTTGTCTTTGTTGTTTTTGTTGTGTTGGTGATTCTTCCTGATGAGCTTGGCATTTTTTCTCCTAATTATCAAAGCTGTATTTGAAGTTACTTATTAAGTCTGAGAAACTATTGGTGACAATGTCATACGACTTATTTGTGTAGTACACTCTGTAATCGTACTTAGACTTCCTAATGTCAGTTTTTAGTTTCGGTATATTTAATGGTCCTAATCCTATCATACCACATACCATAGAAAAGTCAACTTCTAGGTCCTCATATCTTATAATAAAATCTAGGGGTAATTCGTAAAAAAGTTTATATCTTGAAGTGAACCAATCAATGATTCGCTCTTGTTTTCCTGTTTTGCTAAACGAGGCATACGTCTCTAAAAAAGTTAAAAATTTATCTTGTAGCGTTTTTGACCCATCATGTTGATCTGGTTTTAAAATGTGATTAGTCAGTGTCGTATCAGGTGAATAAAATGACCACCAAAAATAACTCACAACTGCATCGTATGGATTTCTAATAGTTGTAAATTTAAAGTATTTGTCTATGTTCAGATTATTTCTCAAAACTTCGGTAGGTGGCGTATGTTGATGCCACACTGGCCTGTAGCCTAATCGATTATTTCTTTCATGATATCCCAAAGATTTTTCGCCATCATAAGGTGAACCTGTTAGAATATCGTCAGGTCCGCAAAAGGGTGTCATGGCAAGCTCAAGACTTGATCCTGCTGATTTCATTTGCTTAAAAAAGACAAAACTATGTCTATGAGATAAAATCATGTTTTATAGTATAGCAAATCATCAATTCAATAAACAAATAATATAAAACGGGCGCCCTTTTTAGGGGGCGCCCGTTATTTTGTCTAAGGTTACCTAATTTTAGTTTAGATAATGTGCATATCCAAGCAGGTAACTGTACCGTAGAAGTCAGAACGAACCATCTTCTTGCCGTAGCGAGTCATCACGCCCTTGCGGGGTGTGAAGTCTTCTGGCGCGAAGATAGTAGGAGTGACGATGAGCGGTACGTACGGAGCGTAGACGTATCCTGTCTCAAGGTATGATCCGCCCTTGTATCCGACGAGGATCTTGTTGCGTGGGAAGTAAGGATCCTTGTAAACCGTGAAACGGTTTGAAAGGGAACCAACCTTCTCTGCACCAAGGCTCATTGGAGAGCTGACCTGACCTTGTCCGTCGAGGCTGTAGCTTGGCTTGTAGAGCACAGAGCTCTCAAGGATAGTAGCAACATCAGGACTGACAACGATGAAGTTCGCAGAACCACGCAGGGTCTTTCTGTGAATGGTATTGGCAACGTCGATGATTGTCTCGACGAGAGTCTCGTACCATTCGCGGACCGTACCAGTGAAGGCTGGGCCGGCAGAAAGCGTGCTGGAAAGATCTACTTCATCTCCAGTATCCTTATCAACGAACTTACCAGGTGCACGTGACCAGTAAAGGTTAGCACCATTTGCCTCTGTAAGGAGGTCGTTGAGGATCTCACGATCGAGCTCAAGAGCGATCTGCTCGGAGAGGATCTGAGTAAGCTCAACCTCAGCATCCATGCTGTGGTAAGCGTTCAGGTCCTGAGCAAGCTCTGGAGACCAGCGAGCGCGCAACTTACGTGTAGCTGCGGTAACTGCGATGGACTCGATCTTGATGTCGATCTCAGGGATGACTGGGCTTGGGGTGCCTGTTCCGAAGTTGGATTCGAAAGCTGGAATAGTAAGCGTGTCACCCTGATCAGCGTTAGCTGAAAGGCTAGGACCGATTACCCAAGAAACATCAGCTGCACCAGCAGGAACTGATCCACCGTCACTCAAAGCAAGAGCGAAGAGAACGTGTGTTCCACCTACAGGATCGTCGGACCAAGCTGAGCCTGTCCAGTCACCACGACGTGTAGCACGACGAAGGTTAAGAACACCGTTACCAGCCTGATACTTCTCGCCCCATGCTGAAACGTTGTTTGCCGTTGCGAAGTCTGTAATGGCAACCTGGTTAAGCATAGAAAGATCTGAACCAGAAAGCTGTCCGGTCTGAAGCATGCAGAATGCGACGTCAAGATCACCATCATCAATTGCGCGACGAACCTGAGGATCGTAACCAAGATATTTGGCGTTAGAGCCTGAGAAGTCAGTCAGTGCAGCAACTGTGTGTGAAGCTGTCCATGTCTTACCGTTGGATCCACCCCAAGCACCGAAAGCGTTCATAAGAGGAAGTGCTGAACCACTGTGAACTCTCGAGAAGCCGGTACCGGCGAGGTCGTACATACCACCAGCTGCAAGTGATCCTGAACGGACGCCCTTACCGCGTGGGTTGTTATAGATTGACTGACCAGCTGCGTACGTAGAATCTGTGGTGCTGCGACCAGGGCGATCTCCGCCAGGTTGATAGTCACCACCAACGTTGTTTCCGTAGGTGTAGTCAAGATAGAAGAGCAGTCCAGAAGGAAGGCTCATTGGCTGAATTGAAACAAGCTCGTTTGCAACCAATCCACCGAAAACACGGCGAACGATTGGGAAAGCGATGTTCGTAAAGCCACGAATATCGTTTGATGTTGAAAGAGCACCACCACCTGTAGACAGAGAGTTGGTCTCACGAAGAAGCTGAGCAGCCTGGTTCTCTAAAAGCATCGCCATGTTCTCGCGGTTTGTACCTTCGAGTCCACGGAGAAGACCAGTTCTGTTCCACTTCTCTGTAAGCCTGTTACCCTCAGAGCCCATATGACGTGAGCGTATATCTTCGGTGAGCTGCTCTAATGTGAATTTACTCATTGAATATATCTCCTTAATTAAAATTCAATTAGAAAGTTTACTTAAGACCTGCAAGCGTTGCCCAGCGATCAACTTCTGTATCAGATGCTGTCGATGTAGCAGAGCGTGTTGGCCTAGATGAACCCACAGCCTTTCGAACTGTTGATTCGTTAATTGAACCACTTTTCTTCTTAGAAGAAATCGATTCTGTCATTGTCTTGTAAAGCAGCTTGACTTCTCTTAAGCTTCTTGCATTATCCAGTGACTCGACGATCGAACGCATTTGGCGAGTCGATATATTCTTGTTCTGGAGAAGCTTATTTGCATAGAGTAACTTTGCATTGAAGAGATTCATCTCTTTCAACTGGGTCTGAAGTTCGTTAACAGCGTCAACTGCTTCAGAAAGCTGTCCCTGGAGATCACGATTCTTGCGTGACTCATTAACAACTGCAGCACGGAGTTTCTTGTTCTCTGCGTGCACGTTTAAATCTTTATCTGACATGGCAAGAGGATCTTTTCCTCGCTTGCCACCCCCGAAATCGTCTCCGGACTTGCCGGAACCTTTGCCACCGAACTGATCAGCCATGTCCTTAGCAATTCCCTTTACCTTCAAAAGGTCGGGAGCTTCACTGAGTGCTCTCATAGCAGCAATTTCTCGACGGAGCATTCCCTCGTCGATTTCAATCCATTCGTCATCATCGGTGTCTGCCTCTTGCATGTCACCTTCATGATGCATTTCTTCGCCTGCGTACATGGCTTCTTCGACTTCTTCCTCACCCCCTTCGTCGTCGCCTTCTACGTCTTCTTCGCCGGCTTCTTCGCCTAAAGCGTCTTTAAGTGCGGCAAGTAGCTCTTCAGCAGCATCAGGATCAAGTTCGAGGTCAACTGCCTCGCCTTCGTCTTCTACAGCTTCATCGCCTGGTTCATCGAGGTCTTCAGCCTCATCTTCTTCGCCGCCTTCGTCTGGGGCGTCCAAGTCTAGATCTAAATCTTCATCAGCATCAGCTTCATCTTCGTCTTCCTCGAAGAGATTAAGCTCACTGAGGTCTAATTCGTAAAGAACTTCATCTTCCGAGCGTTTTGACATTTTGATAGTCTCCTTAATAATGGTGTCAAGTGTTAAAGATAGAGCGGTGTCTGCATCAGATGATCCATCACCTTCGACTATACGTATTAGCTGATCACGTAAAGTTTTTGCCTCTGATATAATATTAGAAGCAATTAATTCAAATTTTTCATAGACTGCATCATCTTTTTCTTCAATTGTATTATAAAGAACGGCTGCATCTCTAAATGATTCTATTAGGCTCTTTAGGGCAACCTTGCTTTCCCGGGTCAATTCTTTGTCATTGTCATCTTCTGTTATCGACGCCAAGACGTTTTCATCTACTTCAAAAAAAATGTCTTCGGATTCATCTAATCCGAAGATTTCTGCCATGAAATCGTCACTTTCTAGATCTGATGTGCTTTGAGCCTCATCCAACAATTCTTTTTCAACTAATCGTTTTATCTGAGGTGTCATCGCTTCAATTATTGCTTTTTTAGCATTTGCTTCAGCTGCTTCTCTTAATTGCTTTGCTTCCGCAATTGCTTCTGTGTATAATGAGTTTGACATGAATGTACTTCCTATAACTGCAAGAGCCTGAATTTAATTATGTCTTAGAATTTAATTATTCTGTACAAAATGTTAATTCAGCTAGCGAGAACGTTCTTTTCTTTGCCTTCTTATTGCCCTGTTTTTCTTTTCTCGCTTTTTTTGTGATTTTGTTTTGTGATACTCAGTCTTTTCAACGTAGATCTTAACAACCCTTTCTTTTTTACATTTCTTTATAAAACGTCGTATCAAAGCTTCAGAGTTATCGCCGCGGACAGGTGTTTTTCTACCTCGTCGTCGGGTCCGATTCAGATCATTTTCACTGACGGAAACGTTTGCTCCTTTTTTCACTTAAACCTCTTCATCAAATATAAACACTGGTTCATCTTCATCAAAAAGTATATCAACCAGCCTATACTTTCTAGGTCTTTTTTCATCTCTTGGAAGTTTTTGACCGGCGGCAAATGATCTCTTTGATGTTACCCCGCCACGGGGTGCATGTCCTGTTGTGTAACCTACGGGTGATACACCGCCTGTTGCGCCGCCGGCTTGTCTACCCTTGTACAGACCAGGCATTGGAGTAATAGAAACACCAGATGTTTCATTTACTGTGTTGTAATTTTTTTCTGCACCCTGGTGTAGATCAAAACGAACTGAATGCCCTGAGAAACTTCCGTAGTCTCGACGCTTATACGGGTCTGAAGTTTTGTGTGTGAGGCTTACTTTGTTTTGAAGCTTCTTTTCCGTCTCTGGATCCAAGTCCTCGAGATCATCTTCTTCGCAAGACTCATCATCAAGGATGTCGGGTTCTCTATATGGATATGTCCCTTGTTTTTGATAAACTTTAGGATTGCTAATGGTTCCATACCCTGACCCAGTTCTGGGGTCGGGCAAACTCATGGCTGCAGCCCTTATGTACTCTCGCAAAATTGGTTCATAAGGGCTGCCAGTCATCTAATTAATTATTCTCCAGCCCTAGTACCAAGGCCGTAAGCTTTCAATGTGTGCTTAGCAATTCCTGCGGAAGATTCAGCAGGGATTCGAGAAGTAGCAGCTGGACCGGAGCCGAATTCGGATCCTGGGTCTGCAGGAGTGGGTCCTTCAGGCATGTCCTTGGCATTCATGCTTCCCTCTCCTGGTGAAGCTAAGCCCGGAGTAAATGGTGTACTAGGAAGGCCGCCGCCTCCGGTGGCTACATCAGCAAAGTTTGGAGCATTAGTATAATCTCTATCTTGCTCGCCGAAAGTATGACCACCATCATTAACAATAGCGCTAAGAAGAAGATCATCACCCTGTGCCTGGATGGAATCTCTTGTCAAAGTTCCGTTATGTATTGGCGAACCTGGGTAGGCTGTTTGTAAATTTTCCGTCCCGTGAGTCGAAAGTCCGGAGACACCGCCCTTTGCGAATTCGGATGAAACATAATCAACTGTGTTTTGGTTGTGTGAAGGCATTTTTTGTTTCCTTGTTGTCTAGTCTGTGGTCATTGAAGACTACAAGATTAAATATCACTAACAATGAAAATCTTTATAAGATGATTTAAATTTGAGAGTATTACCTTAATTTCTTCTCAGCAAAAGCTAGCGTTGCCCAATTACCAGCGCCATCAAATAGGTCTTCAATATTATTGTTAGAAACAACTTGTGCGGCTTGATCAGCTTGACCAGATGAGCCTGCAAGGGACATCATAGATCTCCTTGGGTCACTAGAGTCAGCGCCATATTGTTCTTGAAGTGTTGTCCTGGCAGTATCAGCAAAAATTGCACTCATGACAGGATCATCTGTCATTGTTGAAGTGACTTCATTAACTTTCTTTCCAAACGTCACATTGTCCAGCGCTGGTCGACGAGGAGTAGGTGAACCCTTGCGCCGTGAAACGCCTGATAGATTTTTTGATGATTGCAATGTTGCGGGTGCATTAATTCCTTCACTTAAGATCTCAACGAGACATTCCTTAACAATTCCCTTTAACATGCTTTTAGTCACTTTTGCCATCTTAGCCAACGCCTCCAAGAATTGCTCTTGCAATAGACCCGGAAGTTGATCCAGTCAAAACTGGGAATTCTGCTGCCCGAATTCTAGTTAGACCTGCAATTATATTGAAAGATGCTGCAGTTGCAGAATCTTTAGTGAAATAAAGTGTCTTGCACCTCAACTCCATTCTAGGGGTGGTTTCCCCCGCCTTGACTACAAAATAATTTGCTGTATTGACACCTCTTGCTCCATTTGCAGTAAACCCTACGCGGAGACCTGCCGAACTAGAATTATAAACTGATATCCATCTAGTTACTTCTGGAAAGTCTAGACGTATTGGTACGTTTTGAGAAGTTACCTCACCTGCAGCAGAAGCTGTCACATAAGGCACTCCTGAAATTTGGTATTCAGGTACAAAATTAGCATTTGGACGTGGATTTTTTAATGACATAGTTCTTTACTCCCAATCCAAGATTTCATTGAATATTCTATCAACTTTGTCTGAGTTGTTAAAAAAGGCATCGAGGTCGGCCTCTGTTACAAGTTGTTTTCCTTCTCTCATAACAAATGCACCAGGTGTTGAAGGCTCAGAAACGAAATCCCAACAAATTAGCTGGAAATCATCTTGCACTACTTGATATTGACCTTGGCGCTTTGTTGAACCCACACCCCGAGAAGATATGCCTAACTTCACCCCAGATTCTACAAGGCTCTGGAGTATTTTTCCACAGGGTGTATCGAGAAGCTCCACAGAACCATAGACAACATCGCCCTCGAGATGAGCTTCCCTAATAATGTGAGAAACATTCTTGAGTTCAACCACAGAAGAATCTGGATGGTCACATTCTCCTAGTGCTCTATTTTCTTGAATAAATTTTTGATAATTTCTTAATTCTCTTTCGAGTATTGCTTTCGGGTATATTCTCCCATTTTGATTTACGGTCTCTGCTTTTTGAAGAATTCCTTTCAAAATAATTTTTCCATCATTAAGTTCTCGGGACTCTTTAATCATGTCAGGAGTGTAGTCAAAATTAGAGTAAGAATTTATGACATGTAATTTTTTAGACATTTTCGTTCTCCAATTGATTGATCATGCTTAGAATCGTAAGAGACTTAGAGACTGTTTCGTCATTAATGTTGCTAAAATCATGCTCGTTAATTTTAGTCAAAACTCTTTCAACTTTTGACATGACATATTCACTGTCTGTAGAGTAATTCTCAAGTGTTTGTTTTGCTTTAGATACCAATCCTACAACATCGTCTTGTATAGCAGCAGGGTTGCCTGTGAAAACGTACTTTCTTAAAAGTGCTCTTTGGTCGCTGCTTAGATTTTTACCGTATCTATCATTAAATTTTTCTGCCATTAGGCGCACGACAAAACTATCAACATCTTTCTTTTCGTCTATGTCAAACTCATCTGATCGCTTGTCTTCCAAAAGCCAAGAAGCTATTTTATCTTCATACTCTGCAAGGACTCGAAGATCTCCGGGAGACTCCCTTCTCCATTCATTCAGAACTGTCTGGACTGTTGCATAAAGTCGATAATCATCGATCTTAGTCTTATAAACCTTTTCGGAGTCCAGTTGGTAATTTATTTCTCTTATTAAATTAGACTTTTCTTTATCTAACGCTTTTTCGTTTAGGGCGCTCGATGCTTTCTTTGCCTCGGATAAAATTGAATTTGCTACAGATTGGTTGCTCACAGTAGTTTCGATGAGTGATCTAAATAAACGATATTCTTTATAAATCTCTGTGTTTGGGGCATAATATTTTCGAATTATCTTCGAGGCAATTTTTCGCTGCTTATCTCTTTTTTCAACTAAACATTCAGCTATGTACTTTACCAAGATTTCATAAATTACGCCTACATTTCTTTTTTTGTTGTGCGTTTTAGACATTTTATTGTTATTACTCCACTATTTGTCTTCGTCCTCGTGGGACTCATTTAGTATTACGGATGTGTTATTACTTATCTTTTCGCCCAAGTTTTTTATAACAGATCGGATCTCATTATTAAACTTTGCATTTTTATCAAGCTGAGAGTCGAAAAAATCATCTAAAAATCCATCAGCTTCTTTCATTGTAAGGCTTCCAATTCTAGCTAGCTCTGCCCCGGGTGTCCTTGATCGTTTATTTTCACCTGTTGCTGAGGCGCCTAAATCTATTGCTGGTACGCCTGTCTTTCCTGCGCGCCGGCGTCGGCGGTCATGACCTGTGACTTTTGAAGTAGGCTTTACTGGATTTTCATCGTCTTCGTCATCGTCTTCGTCAAGTAAAAGATCATCGTCTTCGTCGTCGGCTTCATTAGCAATCATTTCTTCAAAAGTTTTTGAAGTTAAAAGGTCTGTTGTCCTCGGGGTGTAACCAGCTGTCTCTGTACCTGCGTCTTCGGGAGTTGGTTCATCTCCCCCTTCATCGCCGCCGCCGCCTTCGTCGCCGCCGCCGCCTCCGAAAATGTCGCCGCTTGGTGCTCCGAAGACACCACCGGGGGTGTCATCTGCTGCAGGTTCACCTTCGGCGGCGCCAGGAGGTTGAATCGATTCTATCTCAAGCTCTCTTATCTTGTCTTGCTCTCTTCCCTCTTCGACTTCATCAATAGCTTCATCAGTTAAACCTATAATGTTTTTTCTAATCCATCTCTTGTCAACAATACCTTCTGGTACTTGGCCGGCGATTTCCATTTTTGATCTAAACAGCTCTAGCTTTTGCTGCTGTGCTATTGTGCTTGGATTAGAAAGTCTAAGATCAAAATCAATTAAGTCGTCACCGTCATAACCCTTTACATACAGTGTGATAATAGCAATCTTATTCAATTCGGCAATGATTGTTCGCTGAATCCTTGCAATTGATCTTGAGAATCTTATATCTTCTTGAGCAAGAGTTGCTTTTGAAGAAAGAGCCTCATCGTAACCTAAGTAAGCTTTAGGGATTTTTAGTGCTGCAAAAAGCTTCTTCTGAACGTATTCAACATCGTTGATATCGTTTTGATTTGTTCCTCCTGCTAAAGTGTCAATTTTTGTCCCTGTTTCTGTACCACGCACTGGTAGAAAATAATCTTCATCAACAGAGAGTGGGTTATATCTCAAGTCAACTCGCCCAGTCTTTTTATCAACAACCTGACTTCTCTTGAGCGTCGTCTGAACTTGCTCCATATAGTTAGGGACTTCTTCAGGTGGGACGTTACCTACGTCAATGTAGAAAACTCTTCTTTCAGGTGATCTAATAACTCTATAAACAAGCATAGCATCTTCAATAAGAATCAACTGCCTCCAGATTCGGCGGGCAGCTTCTAGAACTGATGATCCGTACGGTAAGAATGCATCGTTACCTAAAAGCCTAAAATGAGATATTTGCCAGTTTTCAAGAATCTGGTTTCCTTGCGTTATCCATCGAAATCGCACTGCCATGGGGTCGTTAGGGTCGAAACCCTCTTCTCTCTCAAGCTCATTTACTGGAATAGGGTACGCGTTAATTACCCCCTCGTCTGGATCTACATCATTAAACAAAAAGAAGTCGCCGTACTTGCATAAAGTTCTGACCCAAGAAGATAGATTAAAATCTACATTTATGACGTCATAAAAGAGTTCTTCAAGTATTCTCTGAATTTGAGGGTTTTCTGAATATATGTGAAGAACCCTTCCTTTTTCATCTGGGGCGGTAGACTCTTCTGAATATATGTCTAGAGCACTTGCAATTTCAGGCATATATTCCATTTCAGAAAAGTCTGCATATCTTGCAGTTCTATCATATGACCCGTATGCGCTCATGGTATGAGAGTACACACCGCTTTGATTTCTCTTGAACGTGTCAAAAGGTGTATTCTTAGAAATAGTTTTGTATTTTTTTACGCTTCTATTAACAGCAGGGCCTGACCTAAAAAGATTTGTCAGTCTCTTGAAAAGCGTTTTTTCGTCTTGCGCCATTTTTTACTTCCACAACCAGTCAAAGTCAACCGGTATTTTATTGCTTGTTGTTTTATCTGCGTCCTTGTCAACGTCACTATTGCTTGTTGAAATTGGCATAAACGGATTAAGCCGATCAGTTAAATGTCCAGTAACATTTTTATCTCGATATTGATTTCTAGTAAATTTCATTCCCTGGAGCATCGCTTTATTTAGTGCCATAGCATCTTTACTGTAATCGGAAGATGTGTCATAAAGCCAGACACCTATTGCCAAACTCATGACTAGATCATCATTATACCCTTTCATAGCTTGAGGTTTATTGTTTTTCCAAACGAAAGTCTTGAGTTCTTCATAAAGCCTGCTAGAGTAGATCTTTATTTCTTTGTTTCTTAGGACTTCTTCAAGCTTTGTAAGTATTTGATTTCTAGATTTTCTTTGTGTATCAAAGCCGGCTTTGTCTGTGTCATACCCAGGCGTGTAAGCGCCGATATAAACAGACTTTCTGTTTCGATAATAAAGTTTCGGATAATTTAACTCTTTTAATTTTAAAATTGTTGCGTATCCGAACGAATTGTTTTCAGGAACCATTAACGCATTATTATATTTTGTTCCCCAATCGAATAGTAATTGTGCAAATCTATCAGGAGGTATTTTTCCTTTATATTCAGCTACAATCTCAGCAGTTGCTGTATCAAGTATGTGAAAAGTTGAAAAATCTTTTGCATCTCCTCTAGCAATATCTGCAGACACAATATATTGATGTGCGCTCAAAGGCTGTTTCCAAACCCAAACGCACCGTGCCGGACCGTCTCGAAATGAAGGTGCTTGAATCATGTTTGCAACCCATTCGATATCCTCGTTGGTCAAGAATGTTTCACCTGAAGATGCGAAATCGCAGTTTAGCTCTTGAGCTATCTGCCTTTTTGTCATATTGCTGGTTTCTTTTTTGAACCAGTCGTCATCGCGCTCTGGGTGGACGTCCCAAGGTAACGTTATAGGATTAAAATCATTTAGATTATCCAATGCATCTGTGTACAATTTATGGTACTGTCCACCTACTCCATTGGGTGTTGATAAGATTACAGCGCGTCCACCAGTAGATAGTGTAGGATATAACCCCATCCACAATTCATCAAAGTTTCTAACAAATGCGGCCTCATCGATAATCAAAAGTGAAAGAGCTTCAGATCGGCCGGCGTCGTCTGATGTGGGTATCGCTTTTATTGAAGATCCGTGACTAAATTCTATAGACTGCTTATTGTCTGCAACTATCTCAGGCAGTATCAACCACTTGGGTAACGACCTTATTAAGACTTTAACTTTTCTAATAAAGTTTTGAGCGACTGCAAGTTTTGTCGCAATGATTAGAATATTTTTATCTTTATGAAAGAGGGCTAACCACGCTGCGTAAGATGCAGTTAATGTTGATAGGCCTAATTGTCTTGCTTTAACTACTACATTAAATCTGTGATTTATAAAATCTTGAACACAATCATCTTGGAAGTCAAACGTCTTGAATGGTATTAAGCCCCTAGTAGGGTGCTGGATCTTAACGTACTTGTTGAAAAAGTATTTTGGATCTTTACCACACTTAATAATTTCTTTGACTTGGTAGTTTTTAGATGGTTGCTTACTAGCCGGCATACTACTCTACTTCAAAAAGTGTTTTTCGCCTGTAATAAGCAGTCTTTCTAGGGCTGTGAGGGGAAGCATTGATTACTTCAATGCTGTCTTCGGATGTAAGTTGTTTTGTCTTTAAAGATCGTCCAGCTGCTTCCTTAAAGTCTTTCTTAACTTCTTTCATTTTATTGTTTGTAGCTTGAGTTGATTCATTTTCGAATGCCTTCTTTTGATCTCTCATGCTAGATTCACTTGCAAATGTCACAATAGATGTATAATCAACACAGAGTCGATTCGGATCAGAACCATAAAGAGAACACTTCACAGAAGCAACAGGAGAAAGTGTCGAAGATTTACCGTAAGTTGAATTTAAAATTTGTCCTAGAACATGGATGTCTTGTACTGATAGCATTATGTTAACTCCAAAAGTCGTTATAAATATTCACTGTGTTTTAAAACTTTAAGTCTGCAATCGATATCTTTCTATTCTGCAGATCTTTCTCGACCACATCTTTTGGTGGGCGTGCACCTGAAAGCCATGCGTCTCTATCTAAATATGCATAATTTACTTCACAATTTGAACAGCACTTGCTATTATTATAAGACTCTAAGTCAAGTGTAGAATTAAACATTACATCACACACTGGACACTCTGCAGGTAGAATCATTATTTTCTTTTTTGGTTTTATAATAGTAAGGCCGTCAGAATTAATTCTGTATTTCCTGTCTTTATCCAAAGATTTCCATTGCATCATTACTCCACAAAAACATAAGAGTCTTTACTCTTTCTTGTAATATCAATTACATTGTCAACAACATCTTTAACTGCGTCTACGTGAGATATTACTAAAATATGATGAAACCATTTTTTCAAAGATTCAAGAAGTCTATTGCAAGCCTCTACGTTCATTTCATCTAGCGCCCCAAATCCTTCATCAATAATCAAAAGATCAGTCTTTGGCAAAGACGAAACATTGATAAGTGCAACTCTAATTGCCAAAGACGCCATCATCTTCTCCATTCCTGAAGCCAACTCTATTACACGCTTAGAATCTCCGTAATTAATGTATATGTCCATCTGATTTGAATTCTTATCTGCCTCTAGTTCTACTGTAAAACCTACGACTCCCTGAAGAATTTTTGCAATCTCAGAATTAATAGAAGGTAGTTGTGACATGATTATTTGAAGCGGTATACCTTTTTTCGACATTGCATTGTTGAAAAGATCGTATATTTTTAACTTCTTTTTTAAGTCAATGAATTTTTCTTTCTCTTCTTTTAAGGAATTTAGATTGCTTTCCATCTTGCCGACAGATTCTGCCAGCGATATCCTCAAAGAGTCAGAGTTGTTTATTTTTTCTGTTAACTCTTCTATTTTTGTTTTTAACTCCAAGAGTTTTTCATCTACAGATATATCAAGTACCTTTGACTCCAAATCTGAGAGTGTTTCTTTTGCAACTACTAGTTTCTCTCTCTTGTTTTTCAATGCGCTCGCATTATTCTTCTTTTTAAACTTTAAGTCATTTCTTTCAGACTTTAGCTCGACTTCTTGTTGCAATACCTTGTTGTATTTAGAAAGTTTTTCTTCGAGCTTCTCTTCTTTAAAAAGTTCTATTGCCTTCTCTGTCGCCTCAAATTGACCTTCTAGTGTTTCAATTAGCTCTCTTTGACTCCCTATCTTTAATTTGCTCTTGTGAGAGTCTTTTATAAACTTGCATGTAGGAAAAGAATCTCCGCATGGTACTTCAGACAGATGCTTTACAGACTTTTCTTGATTAGATAGTCGTGTTTTCTCTTTATCAAGTGTTGCTTTGATTTCTATGAAACTAGTTTCAACTTGACGCTGCTCCCTAATCCTCTGATTAAGATCTTCACGAGAAAACAAGCCCTGAAAATTTTCTATCTTTTTAAGCTTTTCATCGACATGCTTAATCTCTAAGTCAAGTTCGCTGTTCTTATTTTCTAAATCTAGAATATCCTCTTCGATTCTTGTGGTCAATTTTTTCTGTGAATCTACGTCATGATGCGTTACTACATCGGCATCATCAAACTTTGACAGAGATAATTTTAAATCTTGAAGCTTTGCTCTGTCTGTGTCTATTCGAAGCTGTGTTTTAACAATCTGCTCTCTTTTCTTATCTAGTGATTGTTTAACATCATAAATGGCTACATCCCAATCTCGATCTGGAACATTTTTCAAAGCACTCTGAAGGTCTCTTGACTCTTCTTTTGACGAATCCAGCATTTTTTCGAAGATTTCTAGGTCAAGAAACTTGGTAAGAATCATTTTTCTTGATGTCGCCCGCTCTCTAATGAAATTATTCATCTGGCCTTGGGACGCCAAAGACGTCATAAGAAAGTCATCAGCAGTCCCCAAAAGTCTGCGCAGAACTTTTTCTGTTTCTCTACGCTGTTCTTCTGTCATGTCTTGAATCATCTCGCCATCGAGCCCGGTTCGATAGAAATTTAAGTGAGTTGTAGCATTAACTTGACCGCTTCTATTTTGATGCTTGACTGATTGGCGCTCTGTCCTATAGTTTTTACCATTTATTCCCAAGTCTATTTCTACCTTGCAATGACCTTTTCTACTATTAATGACATGAACGTTTTTAATTGGGCCTCGATCTGTAGTGTTGTAAAGGCCGTACATCAATGTTCCGATGATTGATGATTTTCCAGATCTATTTTTTCCAAATATTCCCGTAATTCCCGGCAGTGTCTCAAAGTTTATATAGTTTCCTTTGCCATATCCAAAAACATTGTCAAACTTCATAGACTTGATAGACCACTTTGTGTTTCTAGTAACGGCCGTGTCAAAAACGGCTGCTTGGCTATGCTTTGAAACCAAATCTTCAAGAGTTTTCCACTCGTCTTCTTTTAAGACCGCACCTTTGTAATACTCTTTCATCAATAATTGAAGTGTCTTTTCGGATCGCAAATCTTTAATTGCACTACCTTCTTTGGAAGTTCTTAAAGATGTCTCACCAAAGTCGACGTCATATTTGTATACGATTTCTGTAGCTTCTTTAACATGTTTCAACTCTGAATGCAGATGAACGATATCGGTTTGATTTATTTGGTTTTCAGATTTTACTCGAAATCTTGCTCCATCTGGGTGCTTTCTTGCTTCTTCCATCGTGTCAGGAACATTTCCCTTCCACTCGATTGTGACAAAGGGCATGGTGTGGTGTACTTCATAAAACTTACTAGTATACTCATCTTTAGATTTAATATCCCAAAATAAAAACCCTTTACCCGGATCTTCACCGTAGTTTTGCTGAATTGTTGAGCCGCAATAAGCTATGCGTTTTTCATCGTCGAGATATTGCATCTTGTGGATATCGCCCAACAGTGCAAATTCATATTCATCAAAAAAACTAGTCTTTACTTCACCTTCGATGTTCCAGTTAATATCAGTCTTTGATCCTAAAACACCGCCGTGAAAAAGTGCGATATTAACGTCTCCCGGAACAGGTTTGACAGATTCCCAGTTTTCTTCATCAAAACAAGAAAAGACGCACCAATTAAATCCTGCAACGCCTGTTGGGTATGTTCCTGACTTTTTATATAGATAAATGTTCGGATTATTCAAGGCTTTGACAATAGGTGTTATTGCGTCTTGCCGATCTTTGTTTAAAATCAGACCGTCATGATTACCTAAGATAACATGTGTAGGAGCAATTTCAGCAAGACCCTGGAACCACCAGGACAAAACATCTATTAATTCTGGAGAGATTCCCTGAGTTTTGGAGTGTACTATGTCTCCGCCTACATAAATTACATCAGGCTTTTGTGCTTTTGCTTTTTTAAAAAAGTCTTTGAAAGCATCTACGTACTCTTTGTGTCGCGATAGTCCCCTAAAGTGAACATCAGCTATGTGTATTATTTTCATACCGCACCAAATAAACTATAAATAAAGCTATTCATAATGTTCAAAAGATTATATCTTTATAGAACTAGAGGTTATTATCCCGCCTATTAAGTCGAATAACTTGTCTGTTGATCTCCAGGGTTTAGCAGATTGTTTTAGTTTTAAAAACTCAGATGTTGTCATTTCTCCAACATCATCATGCCCAGACGTGTCTAATATTCTTACAGGGACATCATAACTAGATAGGCAGCTAGCTATCTTCTGAGTCTTTTGAGACATGTCACTATCTAAAGCCAAAACGATGGGTGTCTTGTTTGATATTATCCTGTTAAATAAAATAGAGTCTTCAGAGAGAGAAGATCCTAAAAGACACGTAGCGTTTTCATCGCACTTCATCAGGTCAAAAGGTCCTTCGACTAGCGTCAATTCTCTTGTCCAGTCAATGTTAATTTCGTTAAAAATTATCTGAGTTCGTGGAACTTTTGCATTAATATAGCGCCGGGTCTCATCTTTGTCGATGGATCTTCCAACATAGTAGTTTGTCTTTCCTTCAAAATCAAACGAAGGAATTACAACGCGCCTACGAAATCTCCCGGAAGTGCAAGATCCTAATCTATAGTACCATAAATCTCTACTTGACAGTCCCCTACGCGTAACGTAACGTATCACAGCACGGAGATCTGGGTCAAGAGATTTTTGACATGTTCCTAAAAGAACAAACCCGTCAGGTAAGTTGACGTCAACTGAATCTTCTTCTTGTTCATTGTTATCCGAAATTAGCTTTGCAGTGCAAAACTTACTGTAGTACTCTTCCAAATGCGTTCTAGAAAAGAACTTCTTGATGATGGGTGCAAGAGATCTGGACTTAAGTCCACATATCCAGCAGTGTGTAACGTCTGTGTCTATTCGAATTGAAAGTTTCTTCTTAGATGGATTTCTCTCTCCGCATTTGGGACACTGCACGGCTACATTTATTCCGTCGGAAGATACGACACATTTCCCAAAAACTTTTTGAATAAAGTCTATTTTTTCTTTCGAAGAATACAATTTCTATATCATCATTCCGGCTTTGCATATCACATATGCATCAGACATATCGTAAGCTGCCGGATCTAAAATTCTTTGCCCTACACGCGGACCTGACTTAAGAATTTTATACGGCCACTCTACCTTTGTATTAGATGATTCTGTATCTTGATCTACCCAAACATGGACCTGCTCTTTAGTTGATAAATCTGATTTTCTATTGATTTTCAAACCTAGAGTCTTTCTAGCTGTGTTAACGTTAATATAGACCGGATCTTTTCCTGTCAATACTGACATTTCGTATGATACCATCCCATTGAATCTGGCTAGTGTCAACAACGTTTTTGCTGAACTTCCACCTGGGCGAAATGCTTGAAGATTCTCTTCAACATAGACACATTCTATCGGATGTGTACGAATAACTTCCGATAGTTCATCTGAGATGTCTGACACCCTGCTGAATAAACTCTTCTTGTTATCTAACCTAATATATCCTAATCTTATTAGCAAACCCTCAGAGTTAAACAGAGAGTATCCCGTACAACTAGTTGAAATGTCTAACCCTAAAAAGAAACCCATTAAAAATCTATCTTTGTCTTAAAAAGAAACTCGTCACTACTTCGCTTGACGACAGGTTGTGCAAAGTTTGTCTTTGTAACAATATTAAAGTTGTCATCATGAAAGTTAATACCAGTAATGTAAACAAAGTCTGTAGACGTATCATTGGCATAGATAGATGCTGAAGTGGCTACGAACGTTGGATTAGATGATGAATTTATCTGTCCGGCGCCTGCCTTAACAAGTACTTTCATTACATGAACATCGTGTTCACCTTTGAAGTCAATTGTATGTTTGTCTTTTCCAAACATGGGGATGTTCGGGGATTTAATGATCATCACACCTTCGTCATAGTAAATGTTGCCCACAGACGACCATTTTGCGTGCGGTGTCTTTGAGTCAGCCCTATAGATGTTGCCTCTTGAATTGTCCCTTAACGTCATTGGAACGACACCTTCAGCATTAGCTATGTCAGATACAGTGGGTGATATAGACCCGGTCAACCCGGGGTCATGCATCCTAAGGGACCCAGGCTTAATTCTTTTTCCGTAAAAGAGGTTAGATGCATCAAAGAAAACAACTTGATTTGATGAGTTATCTCTAGTTCGCTGGTATATCGTTAAAACGACTCCCGGCGCTTGACCTAGATTATCAGGATTTGATCCCATAATTTGAGAAGCTATTTCTGATTCGTCGTTTGTCAAACTCTCAATTAGAGATGATGTTAGGATTAAGTCATTAAGTGTTACCAGAGACAGATCTAAGTTTCCTAAGTCATTTACAAATTTACCCATTTCAGCTGTTGACTTCGGTGAGGTGGTATAAGTTCCTGATTTAAGAAGATCAAAATTAGGCTTAAAGTATCCGTTGTCGTTTGGCAAGACAAGTAGATTTCTGGCCCTTACTGAACCTGTTGCATAAAGATATTGGTTCATTGTCAGTTCTACTTGCGCATCTCCAGAGACCACCGATGCTGTCAAGTTAAACATTCGCGGGTATTCTTTTTGAACAAACTCTCTCAAGTAGTTTTCACAGTTTACTAAGTGCCCACCCACACCAAAAGAAAGTGACACGTTGAACGGATCATCTGTGGTTGATCTCGTTGTTTGAAAAGGTGTTAACAAGTTGTTTCTTTTTCTTGATTCTTTTGTAAATAAAACAGGAAGGTAAAATAACATGTCTTTGTAGCTTGGTGGCCCTTGGATTGATGACGTTAAAACTTCCTGTGTTGTAAGATATCTGTTGTAAATTCTTATATCGTGAACTTCTGCATTTAGAGGATTGCTAAAACTAAAGCTTGAAGGATCGCAATTTTCTGCTGCTAGACTCCTTACACCTTCATTTGTATTTGCATTAGGATTGAAAAACTGCACCATGTTGGATGATGAGTGCATTAGATTTCCGCCAACAAAGTAATTTCCTATTATTAACCCTTGAGGATCAGCAACACTCGCTGTGGTGGCGTTTGTGCCTCCGCCAAAATACATTTGTTGACCAGATGGGTTGAAAATAGAAGCAGTCAAGTTTACGACAGGTGGGCGCTCTGATCCTGTTGCATGCAAACCATGGTGAAAAATATGACCTGTTCCTGTTATGATCAGTGTGTTTCCAACTGTTCCACCTGTTTTGTGTTTAATAGTAACAGCATTAGATGAAACTGATGTTGTCAAGCCCAGCCCAGATCTTCTTACTCTATTTGCAAACACACTTGCTGCTTGAGCCCCTGTTGTTAGCCCATAAACAGGTATCCTTCGTGTGTTAGATCCTGAGACTCCGAACAGTAAGTTTGGAGAATTACTGGTATCAAACTCAAAAAGTCTTACCTTTCCATTCGTCCCGGTCATAACGATGACGGTTCCGTCAGGCGGTACAGCTCCAAATGTAAAACTAGCACTGGCCAAGATCTTTCCTGTCTTGTTAACGGGCGCTATACTAGCAGACGGAATTGAAAATTCGCCCCTTTGGATGCCGTCAATAAGAATTGAGCCAGACCCGGCGTTTAAAGTCCTCGTGCCCCAACGGATTGCAACATGGTGCCAATGATTTTTTTGCAGTGAATTATCATTTGTTAAAAAGATTAAGTCACCTGGGTAGTTACTAGAACCTCCAGATGTACCCCTGTTGGATGTGTTTGTATAGGCCACGCTTGTTGGCTTTACATCCGCACTGTGTGAAAGCTGGAGCATGATTCGAAAAGAAGTGGGCAGACCCTTTTCATCTTTTCTTGACCCGCTTACTACTGATACTGCAAAGGTTGATGACAAGTGCGTAATGCATCCTGCGACATATGGGTCTGATGCTTTTAACGTTGTTCTTCGTGGGTTTACATAAAAGCTTAAAGTAAATGCCTTAGAAGGGGTATAGGGGCCATACGTTGTATCATCTTTAAAATAGTTTGGATAAATTAGTGCACTATTAGAAGGAACATATGAAGCAGTGAAGAAGTTAAGTGTTTGATAGTTTGTAAATGCGTAGTGAGATGTTGGGTTATCAACTCTGTGATACGGCATTATCACGTTTTTTATTACATTCTTTCTACCTGTGTCTTTTGTATATTTGAATGAAGGTTCAAAACGTATTATCTCCATCGCCTTTTTATTTCTAGCCGACTCTGGATTTGCATGCACTCCAGAGATATACAACTCTATCGCACTTCTAAATTCCCCCGCATCTGAGCCGCCCGTAAATGTGGAGGGTATTGTTAGGTTCGTAACACTTCCTGAAGACGGGTTTTGATACTGGGTTGAGATGGTTGTGTTCCCAGAAGCGCCTCCTGTCTTTTGTGTTAAAACAACTGTCGTTGTCGAACCATCTTTAAACTTAGACTTTATGTCAAGCCCAGAAGCTGTGACTTTTTTAAATGCATTGTTGAAAGTTGCAGCTGCAGTCGCAGCGGACCCAGTTACGTTGTTTACTGTCACTCTGGTTGCCATTGATGCACTATAAACACTGGTCGGGGAATGTGCATCAAACTCGAATCTAGACGTCTTTCCTTGGGTGTCTGAGACTATTATTATGTCTCCGTCTTGCGGTACTCCTCCGAACGTTATTTCTGCCGACGCTCTTGTCGGCTGCTTGGCAGAGTCTATGCAATCCAGGCGCAAATCTTCCAAACTATCTGATTGCAGCTTAGTTTCATCAAATGCTGCAATTGATTGCGCCTGCTTTTCATATGGCGACCTTCTTGCAAAAACGTAAACAGATCCAGTCACTCCCGCAGACGACGATGTGTATGACCTCACCGGATGTGTTGCAAGAGTAACTAATTCAAAATTATCTGGACCTAGTTTGATTATCGCCATTATCTACATCTTTTAAAATACTAGAAATCTAAGCGAACCCTGAACGTCACATCCTTTTCATCATTCTTTTCAACTGGTCTCGAAAGTTTAGCAACAGCGAGAAGATTGTCATTCGAATCGAACAAACCGACTGTTGTTACGAAAGAGAAAGTTCGCTGGGTTTCTTCCTGACCCTCATCGATGACAACAATGTCACTATCAGAATCCACAAAAGTCGGATTCGAAGAGTAATTAAACTCATCTGCTGAAGCTCTACAGAAAATCAGCGTACTATTAATATTGGTAATATTCTGGAAAGTCAACGAAGTGTTAGAACCACTTCCAAACCTTGTTGAACAAATATGATCGCATATATTATCAATTGAAGCAGACGCCACGAAAGAAGGAATGAACTTAGCGTTTGTTTGCTCAGCTGTATGACCTATGATTGTCTTTCCAGCTGCAATGTAAGTCGTATTGTCATTCATTGCGTCAATAGATCCGGACATCCTTTGGGATCCGGATGTGACTTTTGCCAAGTCTAATACTGCAATTCCTCGATCGTAGAAGAGCAATCCTACGTTTCTAGCTGTGTTTGATGCGTCAACAATATTACCTACATTACCACCCACGGTTACTAGCTTATTCGTTGACGATCCCAAGTCAGTAAAGATAGCTGATCCTGACTCGGACGTTACAGCCAAGTTAAACGGAGTTTGAACTCCATCATTAGCAGCTGATGCACTTTGGAAAAATTTCATAGCAAACGTTTCACGCTTAATTGCGTCCCTGGAAAAAAGTCGCTTAAACGACATAAACATCGCTGTATCCATTCCATTTGTTGAGTCAGATGACCCAAAGGGAGATACAAATTGAGATGTTGCATTACCTAGTAATAGCTGCGCATATTGTTTGTAAACATTAACTTTTTCCCTCATCATCACAGTCTGAGATGGGAACAGTTTCTTTCCAAAAGAGTCTTCTCCAGAAGATGCACTATTGACTGTGGACCCTGTGTGATAAAGCCCTACAGTCAAGTCAAACACGGGGTTTGCAGTCTGAAGTGAGAAGTCTTGATCATATACAGTCTGGAACAGTGAGGATGTAATACCGGGGCCTACACCTCCCGTAACAAATACTTGATATTTTCTTCGTGTTGTTGATCCTGATATATCCTCTGATATCACGTCAACCAGCTGGTTCAAAAACGATCTTGACGTTTTAATATCCGCTGCTGTTAATTCTTTAAAGGTTGCCATCTTTGCTCCGTAATTAGCTGCTTATTTGAACTTCGAAATCATAAACTGAGCCGTCTTGGACTCCTGTTGCCTTAACAAAGGTGCTGATTTTTGAATCTGAACCTCCGTAAATTGTAAAATGATTGTCTGTAAGTGATTTTACTTCAAGAGTCATAGTTAATTTTGATCCACCGATAGATGTCACCGCCTCATCTCGAAGCAATAGGTATGTTGCCATATTATTGAAATCTATATTGTCGGGAGACTGCCCTTGAACTTGCAAGAAAAGATTGCTCATTGTGACTATAAAAGCTTGATTTCTTAATTCTACATCAATAGAATCTTCATTATCTATCTCTTGCGTCAACGTTATTGATCTTGTTGTGTTTGATGTTCTTCCCATCGTAACAATAGATCCGGCAACTCCTTCCCCAGATAATGATAAACTTGGCAACCTCAAAATACTTGGGTTCGATAAGCTAATTAGCTTGTATTTTAATGCCTGATCGCCATTTGTCAATGCTTCGAAAATAGGTGTGTTCTTTTCTACTTTTTCTTTACCAACAGTTCGACCGTACTTTTTAATCACTCCATAATCAACTTCATCATCGCCTAGCGCGAATTTAGTAATTGAAAAAGAGCCGTCATTCCGAGAAAGGAACTTTCGGCCGGTGTCTGTTAGAACTGCGTCTAAGATTATATTGTTTGTGCTGTGATCGAGAAACCCCATGGATTACTTCTCCTCTTAAATTAATTATACATTTACCAAAAAATGTTAGTAAAACTATTTATTCTCTTCATTGTAAACTAAGATGACCTTCTATTAAATTTTCTTCTTTGAGCCTTCCTTCTTCTCTTTCTTCTTCTAGCTCTCCGTGTAGCCCTTCTAGCCCTGACAAGTGCTAAATCTTCTGTTTCTTCTTTTCCGCGAGGTCTTGTATCATCTATTTCTATTGATATTTTACGCTCTTTTTGCTGATCTACATTTATAAACTGAAGCTGATAGGAACCTGACTTGTCCCGTGGGCTTCGCTTTGTTGTTTTGATCAGCTCTAGATCACTCCCAGCCTTGTCGGTTATCTTTAAGTATTCAGGATCAAAATAAATATGCACTCTTCTATGACCTGAGTCTCTTATAGTGTCTACAAACAGGTCTTGTTTTAAATAAAGGTTTGGATATTGTTTTGGTGCACCGGAAGGTGATATTTCTTTTGTTACCAGCCTATTGTTGGCTCTGTCAAAAGTTACTTCAAACTGATTAGAATAATTTGAAGTAAAGTTTCTTGCGTCAATCGAACATACTGCGTATATAAACTTAGAGTCCATTGTAAAGTCGTTATCTCTATAGTTAAGTGCGGGATGCTTTAAATAAATTCTTCTACTCTCATCAATATCTTCGAGGTCGGGATGACGCTGGGTGCTGTCATCAAAATCTAACATTGCTACTAATTCAAAGGGTTCTAGAATGCTTTTTCTTCTAAAAACTTGAAACTTTTTAATATCGCGCTGGGGGTTTACAGGAAAATTCCACATTAGGTTCAGCGTGTTAGACGTAAAATGCCAGACTGGTTTAAAATCAGCTGGTTCACTTGGAGGCATAGTTTCTATGCACTCTACTATTGCTCTGTTACTAGGCTTGGACATTATTAACATTGTTGACGACATAATATCTGTTTGATCTTCAGATGGCGCCTGGAAGTCTACTTGTGCTACAGTTTTGATTTGATAAACGTATGTTTTTCCATATTTTACACGCGTATCAATAAGCCTGGTTGATGTTGGATTGTTTATTATAATGTCTTTTATTTTAACGAGCTCATATGTCTCGTCATCTACCTCGTATTTTTCTATGATGTACCCAATCACTCGTGATTTAGTATCTGCTTGACCTGCATCTATCATCCTGACTCTTATGGGTTCTGCAATTAGATCGTATTCTTCTGGGTCTATTTCGTTTGGTTTTACACCTGTTAGAGCTTCTTCAGTAATTGCTTCACTTAATTCGTCTAAATCTGCCATTTCATCAGCAAATATTGATGACGGATCTGATGTTGCTGAATCTATTAGTACATCGGCAAACTTATTATTTAACTGTATTGCTAGTGTTACATCTCTGGCATTGGGTGATTTCTTTCTTGAGAGTTCTTCTCTTTTTTCTTCGTCAACAAATCGTGCTCCCGTTGCCTGTGCATTCATTGCATCAGCAAGAAATTTTGGAGTCACCTCTGGGCCGGTTCTTTGATTTAGCTCCTTTGCTTTGTCAGTTGGGGATGCTGGATTTTTTTCTTGTGTCAGATTTAATGTCATGTTCAAAAAGGGCGTTAACTTATCGTCAAGCCCCGAATCTTGAACTACTAAACCTGTGAAACTGTTATTAGAAATAGAAGCTTCATCTTGTATCTCGTCTATGTGATCTTGTATTCTAAGAAACCTTATTCTCTTAGACTCTTCTACGCCTGGTACGTTTACTTTTAGGGGGCGCCATGTCAAAGCGATGTACCGTGGTACTTTTCTTTCTAGTTCTTTCTTAGCAGCTGGAGACATTCGTCTACTAGAGACGAGATTCTGTCCTGACCTTCTTAGAATTTTTCTAGCATTTGGATCATACTTGTCGCTTGTTGTCTCGTCTGCTTCGAAAAAGTTATAATAAAATTTGGCGCGGACTCTAGAGACTTCAGGAACATCGACAAACGACACAAGAGAGGATGGGTATGTTAGTTTTCTAGGCATTAGTCATCTCCGTTCATAAACTGTGTAAAAAGATTTCTTCTTCGGGTTCCAGTTGGAGTTTCAGCAACGGCTGCTTCCTCTGCGCCTCTCCTTGACTCACTTTTAGAGGCTGATATCATTTCAACAGCAACGAAATATTCATAAATAGATACTTTGCCTTCTGACTTTCTTCTTGGTTTCAAATACCACCTACCATTACGCCGGATGATCGCTTTTCGTCGACGAGCGTTTCTAAATGCTCGCCTTCCCGACTTGGTAGAATTTGTCTTTTTCACATCTATCGCAAAGTCATCAGGATCTACTGGTAAACAGTAAACTCTATCAAATAGTGTTGGCTGGAGAACTGTATGCTGGTTATTTTTGGCTCTAAACAGTGTTGTTTTGCAAAAAGACTCTATTTGTTTTATTGTAGCTTGATGCTCTTTATACTCTTGTTCTGTTTCTATGTCTTCATCAGTCAAGTAGATGCTCATAACGTCGGACAATAATTTCTTTGTTCTTTTATCACTATCAATCCTGCTTTTTACAGGTTGCGCGGCGCTTGCCAAGAAAAACTCCTGCTCATCAATATTGATTCCTGTCATTAGTCTGATGTAATACTTTAGTGCTTGATCATAGATTCCGTTTCTAACGATTGCATAACGATTTGCACCCTTGGGAAGTACTTTAAAATCATCGCTCTCAATCATAGTCTTGTAATCTAAACCATCTTTGCCTATTCTCCCTCTGCTGTCATATTCTTGATAGATAAGCTTTTCTCTGACGATGTCGGAAAATTTATCTGTCAATCTAATTTCATCAAATGAATCAACTGGAGAGAGGTGATATCTGTCACAAAATGTATAGTATCTATGAGAAAACACAAGATCATCAAATTGTTGATCGCGCTTATAGACCCTGAATCTTATCATGTAATCTTTTTTATACGGGTCATAAAGCGCTGACCTTCTTGAGTCATCGACCATTTCTGTCTGGAGTCTTTTGACCATCCCTAAGGGAAGCCCTACGCACAGAATGTTTAGATTATTAGCTCTACGTGACCTAAATCTTCTCTGCCTTAATGTTTGATCCATCAAAGCAGATTGACCGAACTTAAATCTGTCATAGTGCGGCACAGGAATCGATTTCAATTCTTCTGTGTTAGTTGCAATAGACTCTAACTGCTTTTGCTTAAGCGCAATTTGATGCTCATTCAATCCGGCCACTATTACGGGCCCCCCGGGGGTGTTCAGAAGCGCGTTTAATAGTTTTTGGTGTCTTCTCGAACCTTCTGTGTCAAACCATCGCTGTAATCGAATAGCTTCCCAAACAAGATTCCTCCCATACATTCTAAGCATTCTAAGGCGCTGTTGAAGAAAGATTCTTTCCTCTTCTAGAGCGTCTTCTGAACCTTCGAAAAACCCTATTGCATCTTCGTATACTTCTTCCTCATAGTCAGATTTATGAGATTGATCATACTGATCTGTTGTTTGTCCGTCTATGGGTATCCAGTCGACAATACCTGTTGATATATGACCTGAAGCAGCTACACCTGCCCGAAAATATGTCATGCTGTTCCTGTGCCAGATCTTGCTTCCATTAATTGCTGACTCTTGTTTTTTCTCGAACTTAACAAGTGCAGATTCGTAAATTTGGTTTACAATCGTTAAACATGCATCAAAATACAACGCTTGAAAATGATCTTCTGGAATCCCCTTGTTTCTAGACATTCTTACGGGATTTTCCGGGGTCGCGGCGTTAAAGATATCTGGAACAGTGTCCATAGTTAAAGCCCTAAGACCTTTAGCTGCTTGTTGAACTAAATCTAATCTATCTTGTGCTTGTTGCTCCATGGTGTCTGCGGCTTTATATTGTGAAAGGGCTTTGTTTCTGTGAGTCTCTCCTATTGTGTTAACCATCTTCGCGATTGTACCGTGACCCGGAGAGAAGAGCATGGCCATACCGATCTTCGCGGAGGTTGAGCTCATCGATGGGTATGACATGTTGGAGTGTGGGGGCGGTGGGGGCGGTGTCATTTTGCCAACAAGCTTAAACATCTTTCGGGCTTTCTGCATGTTTTTGTCAGCTTTTCTTCTTAGTTGGCCAGCAGTAACTGTCGCCATTCTAAGTAATCCTCGTGCACCCATAACATCATCGTTCAACTCATTGCCCAAGCTTCTTGCTGCAGCAAAAGCTGCCGGATCTACCCTCCTCTTTGCTGTCGTGAGATGCGATCTATACCCCCGCATCATCACAGCGGCGAAAGCTCCTAACTCAGTTTCTGGATCGCAAAAATCCATTGCGGCCTTTACCGAATCTGTCTTGACTTGGGGGCCCATGTCTTTGTCTTTGTTCTTCCCGCGGCGAGCACCTGTTTTTCCACCAACAACTCTCGATGTATTTTTTCCATTCTTCATTAATCTCGAAGGAATTCTATGAAGAAGGATGCGGCACAAATCTTTTATGTGTCGAGCACACTCGTAAGGCGTTTGTAGTTCATTAACATCTATCGTAAAGGGCCTTTTTGATCGCTTTCTGAGGTTCATGTGGCGCATGCGAGCGGCTACCGGATTCTCGGGACCAGGGTTTGCTAATTTAGCTAGCAGCCCCTGTCTTTCTAGTTGCTGCTTCAACTCTTCGTCTTCTTCTAGCATTTCTCTTAATGCTTCTTGCTGCTTTAGGAGTTCTCTTCGATAAGCAGTCTTTATAATCTGTATTACGCAGAATCTTGCTCGATCGCTTCTCTCAGTCAGCTCTGAAATTAGACCTATTCTAGATCTTTCTGGCTTTCGCCTTGAATCGGCTACGGTCCACCTAACTGTGTTTGTCATCCTTCTCAAGACAGAGTCACCATGGAAGTCTGCGTGGTCACCATAAAGTTTTGATGGCCTTCTTGCCGACTTGCGGCCGCCTGTGCCGGGGAGGTAATACATTGTGCTGGCACATACTGTCGCGGTGAGTAGTGATTGCATAAATTCCCTGGCAAAGTCAGCGTAACCACTAACATCAAATGCTCCAGATTCAATTATGTGATCTGCCAGAGCTACTGCCCCGGGGGCGTGAATATCATCTCCATCTCGAGATCGAACATACGAAGACTCAAAAGGTAGGCATGATACTCCCTCGTCTTCCGATACTAATCGAAGAGCACTTGAAGCGCCTTCAAGCCCTGCGTCTTCGTCTAGATAGTCGGCAGGTGAACCAAAGGTATGACTAAAAAACTCTTGAGGCCCCGGAACAACACCGATACGATCTACAAGCTTATCATGCACTACAGGTAAGGCTCTAGCAATAGAATACTTCGACTCTAGTGAAATAGCGTTTACTAAAACTCTTATCTTGTCTGTATCGTCATCAGGCAATTCACTTAATTTGTCTTTGTAATTTTCAAATGGATCCATCTCACTGTTAGCGTCAATAGTAAATGTTACTGCGCCGATGCCGCCCGATTTCACAGTTTCATCCACATTAAACGGATGAGAATCTGATGCCCTTACCTTCGCATTCTTATCTACAAGGACTGGAGAGTGATGTTCAAGTGTGTTCTTAACGTCTTGCAATATCTGGGCGATGACTTTTGTGTTGCTGAAGTTCACATAGTTTGATTTAGAATATCCTGTCTGAGTCAGCAATTCTGCTGCTGTTCCCACAGTTTGGGGCGCTGACTTTGCTCTCTTTAATGCTCTTGAAGCGTTATTAACCCGTGTTGCATAAAAGTCAGAATCCCCGCCTGAAATCCTTGCAGCATCAGCCTTCATTTTAGCATTGTCAAGTCTTTTTTGTGCCCTGCTTATTCTCATCATTCTTCGACGAGCTACGGCGGCGTTATATCTTCCTACAATCCGCTCCAGCTGGGGTTTTGCATCTAACATATACTTTGTATAGTTTACACGACGCATGATTCTTCCCAAATCATGTACGTGCGTCTTTGTTTCAGCAATCACACTGTCATACTCTTCAAGTATTCTATCTATTTCATCTGCTAGTGCATCGTTCTCTTTTAGCCTATCTAAGATCTCACCGTTATTGTCAAGGTAGGTCTGTCGGAGGCTTTTTTGTGCTTCTAAGACATCATGAATTCTACCGATTTTGGTTCTTCCATTAGATCCGTAAGCGGGTTGGAAATTCATTTGAAAAATAATTTCAGGACGTAGTTTTGACACACCTCTTGACTCAAGATAGACATCAGACTTCTTAGATATCTCTAGTTTCTTTCTGTTATGATTAACCCTTTCCTTTCGTCTTCGATTTCTTCTTGCAAACTTAAATTTTCCATTACGCGTAACCCTTAGCTTGCCTCTTGCCCTCTTGTCTCCGGCAAAAGAACGCATAACTATTTTTCTCTGAGTTTTTCTGGCTCTTTTCTTTCGTCTTCTAGATCGATTTGACTGTGTGTTGAATTTTACTTTCTTCAACTTTAAAGGCTTTTTGACAGGCATCAGTAATTTCTCCCTTGTCGTCTTCTCTTAGAGGCAATCCCAGAGGATATTAACTGCCCTATCCGGGTAGTCTCCCCTCTTGTAAAGTCTACGTAAACCGGCGTCACCTTGAATTCGATAGGGCCGCGAATTCTAGGTGTAAATCTGTCAATTAAAACGTATCGATTTCTACCTGGAATAGATACAGTGTGAAAAATAGGTAAAGAGGACTTTCTTAACTCGACTGAAACTATAAAGTGATCAATTTTTGAAGCGTCTCCGCGGATTGACCAGGTTAGCTTATTTTCATATCTATTAATTTTTTCGACATCTCCCCGCCTTACTTCAGGTAATTGATCTTTGAAGCTTGCATCTATTGTTTTGACCGATCCTGTCTTCGCTGCATTAAAGATCGTATTTTTTCCAGTATTTCTAGATCTACCTCGGCGAGGTAAAAGCGTACCTGTCCTCAAAGCTTTTCTTGAAAGCTTTTTAGCAATAGCCACCCTGTACTTCCTTTTAGTTCTTCGATCAGTTCTAACTATTCGAGAGCGCCTCAAGAGCGCAGCCGGGTGTATTCTACACCCTGTAACTACATACCTGTATTCATTTCCGCTCTCGAGAGGTTTTAATCGACTTGTTCTGGAAAGTCTTCGATCGTCAAAAATAGAACTAGAGGAGGGATCAAATATGTTGAATTGTTCTCTCTCGCCTGTTGTTAGGTTGAACCTTTCGATCGAAAAGACAGTCAAAAAGTCTGCATTGTCTCTCATTTCTTCATTTTGCTCATCTGTATTGTAAAATCTAGCTGTACCAGACCTTTTTTGATAACGCTTGAGCATATTTGTAAGATTAGTTCTTCCAGAAGTCTGTGTCTCATCTGTCACTATTTTCATTCTTACGTTTGGAGAGCCATGCTTAGATATTCTTACATCTTCTAGCTCAAACTCAACTTCAGAATCTAGTTTTTGATACTCAACAAATGCTGTGTCGATTGTCCTTACTTTTAAACCGTCTAGAAAAGTTAGGTCGACTATGTACTCATAGACCCTACCGTCTCGAACAGAAGTGTCAATAAACTGCATTGACTCACTATCAATAATATGTTCGGGCGTGTCTACATCTTTTAATTCTCTAAAAAGTACTTTAAATTTTTTCTCTTTAGCAGACAAGTCTCGTCGAAGAATTGACATTGTTATTGCTGATGTATCGAAATTTTTAACCTCTATACTTAGCCCATCAACGTCTGGTTGAAGAAATATCGAGCTAAACTTATTTCTAACTGCCCTATTTTCAGTTCCTATTTTACATGGCGGAGCTACAACAGATCGAAACCCATAACCTCTTCTTCTACCTCGTACAGGTATTGCTCTATAGATTATTGGATTAGTGTTTTGAACATTATCAACAATTCTTAAGAATCTTGTTCCGGTTGTCCTTGATCTTCCTCTCTTTCTAATCCTATATCTTCCTACAAGCTCATAGTCGGAATTGATTAAAATATCAGAATCATTAATAATTCTTCTATATACTTCGATTGAATTTGCTTTTTTGTCTCGTTGTCTTATCTCTAAAACATTTTTTCCCGGTACACAATTAACATATCGAATAGAGGGTGCTCTTCTAGGGTATATGTAATCTGTATAAAACTTTGGATGGTTTAGTCTGTGAACTTCTCTTTGAAGAATTGCCCCTTCGCGATCAAGCAATTCAATAACTACTGAAAGTTTTCTAGCTTTTCGAAACACTTTGTTACGAATGTTAATTCTTTTTCTTACAGTTACGTACTGCTTTTTTCGTCTAACAAGGACGGGTATCAGTTCATTGGGAGGTAACTCTTCTAGAGCAGTTGTGTTGTTTATTTCTGTGAGATCTTTTCTCAACGTCTTGATTATTTTGCTTCGTCGAGCATCTTTCTCCATTTTTGCTGTTGTTAAGATACCCGTTATCGCATCATCTTGAGTGTTTATTTTGTCTCTTGACATTACTAAGTTTGCAGGGTCTTCATTGAACTTATTGATAGCTTCAAGAGAAAAACTCTGAACGTTTGAGGAGTCTTGAGTGCTTAGGTCTTCTTCAGTTATCAAAGAGTTTACATAGCTTGTCTCTATGTTCTCATCAAGCAGATCAGAAACTGTCTTAAACTCATAAGTCCTTATATTCGGCAAAAGTGTTATAGCATCTTCTTCATCGAACCTATCAACATATCTTGCAATCTCATTATTAAACCTGCTTGTTATGTCGATATGTCTTCGAGCAATTATGTCTCTTCTTCTTGCCCTTATTCTATCTTTAGTCTTTGGCCTATCCACTAAAAGAGCATCAATGGCAGACGCTGGTGTGAGACCTCCTGGGCCGTCAAATGCGGATTTTCTCTTTTTAGATGTGGGATATCTCAGAGTAATTCTTAGCTTAGATGCCCTTAGTTTTATGGCTCTTATTTGATTTACTCTGACTGCAAATTCATAGGTAAATCGCCTGCGACGTCTACTATAATTTACTAAGTTGATGAATTCATCATCAACATCAATTGCGTCTATTTCTTGTGATGTAAAAGCCTTCATTATTCAAAAACCAACGTAAACATGTTAACAAAAGTGTACGAATCTTTACTGTCAGGAAATACTTTTCCTACGAAAAAAACGTGCTTTTCAGGAAAATCTTCATCTCCTGTGACAAATTCTCCAAAATCAATGACATCAAGCTTTTTAAAAGTTGTCTGGCCGATTTCAAAAAACTGCCCTATTAAATTATTCTCTAGTGACGTTTCATAGAACGTAATAGTTTCTTTCTCCCTTCCCTTAAGCTCAGCAGCTAGATCTTCGTACTTCATCATCGGATTTTGACCTAAGTCTGGATAATCTCCAAGAGGTAGTTTGTCACCTACTGTGTTTGTTGCAGCATTTACAGGAGGCAAATATAAAAAGTTTGCAACATGAGAAAGGCGTTTATCTTGAAAAAGAGATTCGACATTGTCAATAGAAGTCTCGCTAAGGTCACCTTGCTCAAAAGGTGCGTCAGGCCTGATGTTGAACTTCATGCTAAGTTTGTCAATATTGAACTTATTATGTCCTAGAAATGCGTTTTTTGTCCCGATAACATTGTTCTTTTCAAAACTGTCAATTGTTCCAGACAGCATGTCTGAAGCAGCACTATTAAACTGTATTGAATTTTTTACAGCGCTCTGTTTTTTGGTTCCACTTGAACCAGAAAGCACCTTGCTTCCTAAAGATGCCGCGCCCTCTGCAGAAAAGGGCAGCATAAATCCGCTATCATCTGTCTCAAAAGTTAGCTGATCATGTATTGTATTGGCAGCTTCGAAGAACAACCTTGACTGTGCGTCAGAAGAGCCACTCACTATATCACGCTCATAAAAAGTATGTGTATCAGTAAATGAAGCGTACTCTATCTTCAATTTTCCAGCAGCAATCTGCTGTCTCCCACTATAAGTGACAATTGAATCTAGTATTCGTGTCTTTTTATCTAGTATGCCTGACATGTTGCCTCAAATTATAACTATCCACAGTACAAAAATCCGTACACATCTGTTGCTAATCCTTCAGAATTAAATGAGATGTCTTCCATGGACTTACCTACTGTACTACTCCTAATAATATCGTCGGATTGCTTCATAAGATAACCAGGTACATCTGATGTTACAAGGAGATCGCCTTTTGAAACACTTCCATTTTGGTTGCAAACTTTAAAACCGGTCAGGATCGATTCGGTTTCACCTTCGTTGTGCTGCTTCGTGTCACCAATAGAAGCTACCTTCCAAAGTTTCTTAAACTCAGGAGTTGCTTCCCACTCACCTGATTCATTTTGTATCCCCTGGTCTACATAGTTTCCCAATGAGTCTCTTTTTTTCTTTGATTCACTAGGAACGTGATCACCGACATTTCTAAAAACTTCTAGGCCGGCTTCGTCGCGACGCTTATAGACTTGATACCAAACTATTCCAACAACATCTTTTTGATTTGCCGATGTTGTCTTTACTATCTTTTGGCCGGATAGTGACACTGCGTCGCCTGTTTCTAGATCTTGATCAGATGAATAAATGTGGCCTTCCGTAAAAAAAGCGTCTTCAGACACATTACCGTCCAAGTATAGCATATTGCCATCGCTGTTTCTTAAGTACGCGATTGTAGAACCACCTACTCCCAGATATATCCTTCCTGCCAAGGACGCGTGTGTACTACCGTAGAAAGAAAGAAAACCTTGAGTGGCTGAGTTAGATGTTGCAACCCTGAACTGGCCGGCTTCATCATCAGGGCAGGCCATACATAAAATGCTGAAACCGCTGTCTTCGATAACAACTGTATTTCCTGTATTTGTCGTATGCCCTGCCGAACCTGATCTTATATGAAGTTTTGCGCCGGCGTTGGGAGAGGTGGTGCCAATGGAAAAAGATCCGTCTTTCTTAATATTGGCCTTGGAGTCGTTGTTCGTATAGAATCGTAGATCGTGATTTGTTACTGTTCCAATTTGTCCCAATTTTGTGGAGATGGAGTCTCTTGCGTCAACAAACATTTGGACGTTTCCACTGTAGCGATTTGCAGTCAGTTCAATCCTTGCTCTTTCAACTGCAGAAGTAGTTGCTGATCCGCCGAATTCTGCGCGGTCGCCAATCCTCAAGTTGCCTCCGTAAACATGAGCAATCGTACTAGGATACACGGTCCCTATTCCGACATACCCATCTTGGGTAATTGTTAGACGAGTACTCGATTTGGTCTTGAGATACATTCCATGAGCACCGTTACCCTTGGCATCTATAGCTATCCCATCATTAGCGATTATATGGAGATCGTTTACAAACGTCTCCAAATACATGTGACTTTGGTTATACTGTAATAGGCAGCCCTTATATTCTCCTCCGTGATTGAATTTTATGACGGATCCGTTGGTTGACTTTCCATTGTTTAGTTCAAGCCTGCACCAGTCTTGAGAGTCATCTCTTATTGTTAAGTTTGCCTCGTATTTAGAACCTGACACTTTTGCAACTGTGTCCTTGTTGACAGAATTGCTCTTTTTTCCTATCAGGGTCTTATGAGGAATTATAACTTTTTTAATATTCCTGTTACTGTCAACTGACTTATGTACTGCCTTTTTCCTATACTCATCTTGTGACGACATTAGCCGACGTCCTCTTCAACTATGACAGCTGAATCTAGTATTGAATCATCAAATGGGTAGGGTCTGTTTCTAAACTTGCCGTCTCTGTCTGCATCAAAGAAGGGAAGAGAGGATGAAGCGACCGGGCTTAAGTTTTGCGAGTATGTTCGAACAGGCTTGATTCTACGATCTGTTATTGTACTTACAAATCTGATATGCACTGGACCTCGTGTCACAAAGTTATTTGACCTCCTGCGACGGCGGATCCTAAAAAATAATCTCCTTCGCCTTAATCTAGGGGTTCGGACAAAGAATCTTGTGTAAGGTCTTTGTTCAAGCATATCTCTATACTGCCCGTATGTGTCATGTCGATAAACGGCAGTAGTGTTCATCGGTTCAGTATTAATCAGCCCATACCTGAAACCTGAAGCACCTTTATGCTTTGTCGATCTCCTTATGCATGCCATCGTGCCCGTTGTATGACCCGCTGCGTTGGCTCTGATAAATCCTAAATATCTGTCGTCGGCTACATGTGGTGCGGCGTCTTTTGGATTGGTTTGGACCGCATCAGAACCATCATTACCTGTCAAGAAACTCTTGTGAAAGCCGTTGCGGCCGCGTGGATTTGAAGAATTAGAATTTACAAATCTAATTTTAGCATTATCACTATAAGACCCAAAAGGAGTAAATAAAGCATCCTGGGCCGGGTCGGCACCGATTCTAAATAGCGTTTTTCTTACCTGTTTTGGGTTAGACATGTACATGTTTGGTTGGCGGGCTCCAAGTGAACCTGCTTTTGCTGTTGACCTTATATCAGTTCCCGAGTAGACTGTCAACATGTATCTTTGAGGTTTAGCTATTCTCCTTGGGCTCATCTCAAAAGGAAATGCCAGAGATCCTGAGTACTGCCCTTCGTTGATATAGGAAGCTGTAGAGGCACCTAGTGATTGAGACGTAATTTTACTATGTGGATCGTCAGGGCCTTCGATATAATTGTAATGCTCGCCGCGGATTACTTCAACACCGTTAGGGCTTCGAGATATACCGTCTTTAGGACCCTTGGCATTTGTAAGAATAGAAGATCCTCTTACCCAACCTGCACGATCAG